TAGCTAGTAGGGCTGTTCCTTGTAAGAAAGAGATATTTTACGAAGGAACAGCCCTTAATCGTAGAGATGTAGTATCAACTCCTACCACAAGCACTCCTTATACTATTGATTCAAGTTCAGAGTGTAAAATTTCCTAAAAACCAAGAAAATAATAGTAAAAAGGGCTTGACAAACTCAAGCTCTTTTGCTATAATGAGGGTACAAAATTCAAATGAAATGTAGGTTTTATTTTCTATGAACATTTCCGAAATTCAGCGAGTAAATGACGCTATTAATTATTACACAGAAAAAAGTGAAGAATATAAAAACAAAGCCAGAACAATTGCTAAAGGCTGTATTTGGTTCGATTGTGGGCATTTCATTCCAGAATCAGAAAAAGAAAATTTAGAAACAGTTTCTGAAACTACAACTCAACCAGAAGTTGTATTTAGAGATTGTGGCTATGGAGACGATGATAGAATTGCAGATATAACTCGTTTTACTACTTTTTATATTTGCCCTCTTTGTGGAACTAAGAAAAGAAAAAATACAGTAATTATTCGTCAAGTAAATGAAAGGCGTATTGGAGAATGGAAAACGAGCTAATTGTCTCTTCAATCAATATTTACGAGTGGGGTTCAAGGGTTTATCAAACTGCAACAGAATTTTCCGATTGGGATTATATTGCGATTGTTCCAGATGATTTTCCTAAAGAACCAGACCAATATGAATTTGGAAACCATACATATAATATTGAACATGAATCAGACTGGCTTGCAAAGCTTAAAAGAAATTCTGTTGAAGCTTTAGAATGTCTTTCCCTTTCCCCTAAGTTCATTGTTAAAAAAACAAAATCTTATCCTTTTACTTTCAATCCAGAAAATGCTCATGCGTCAATTTCTGAACGAGCATCTATTGCTTGGGTTAAAGGAAAGAAAAAGCTTACTATTGAAAAAGATTTTGATTGGCGCGGCGGGAAGAAATCTATTTGGCATTCTTTAAGACTTTACCTTTTTGGCTATCAATTGGCTCAAGGTGGAATTATTTGGGATTATACCATAGCCAATAAATATTATAATGATATTGTTGTTGTAAGACATGGAGAAACAGGTCAAGAAGAATGGGAATATCTTAAAAAGACTTATCATACTCTCAATAACAATCTTCATTCTCAAATGAAAGCAGAATTTGAAAAAGTAAAAACGGGAGAATATATTCCAATTTATAGTATTCGCCCATCTAAAAAATATTATGAGGTAATGAAAAATGTATAATGAACGTTACAACACAAATGATAGCACAAAGCCTGTTAAGAAGAATAAGATTCCTCGCTTTCTTCGTATTCCTCTAATTGTTGTATGCACTCTTCTTGCTCTAATTATCATTGTTAGTAGCATTAAGATTATTCCAGAGGGATATGTTGGTGTAAAGTATCGCGTGGCAACTCTTGTTGATACTTCTATTGGTGCCGGTCCTCATGTTTGTATTCCTTTTATTGAAAAGATTCGTAAGATTGATGTTCGTGAGCAGGTTTACGAAGCACAGACAACTGCTTATACTAAGGATACTCAGACTGTAGAGAACATTGTAATTAAGGTGAACTATTCTTATTCTACTGATAAGCTTGATGTTCTCATTCGTACCATTGGCGTAAACAATGTTGAATCTAAGCTTATTATGCCTCAGCTTAATTCTGTCCTTAAGAATGAAGTTGGCAAGTATAAGGCAGAAGAGCTTGTTCAGAATCGTTCCGCTCTACAGGAATCCGTTGAGGATTCTCTTCGTTCTAATCTTGAGGGATATGGCGTTGTTGTTACCGCTCTGAATATTATTGATGTTGATTTTGAAGATTCTTTTGAGCAAACTATTCGTGAGAAGGTTGCTGCTGAACAGGAAGCTCAGAAGGTTAAGAATGAGACTGTAAAGAAAGAAGAGCTTGCGAAGCAGGAAGTTATTGCCGCAGAAGCCAATGCTCAAGCAAAGAAGATTGAAGCTGATGCTGATGCGTATGCAATTAAGGTTGTTCAGGAACAGCTTGATAAGTCTCCCAATTATAATGACTATATTCGTGCTCAGGCTTGGGACGGACATCTGCCCGAAGTTATGGGTAATACTGTAAATCCTTTTGTAACAATGGGTAATTAATATGACTAATGAACGTGCTGCTCAAGTGCTTATCGCCGCATATTCTTTTATAGTTAATCAATGTGATAATCAATTCATAGACAACTATGAAATTGCTTGTGCAAAAGCTGTTGGATTACTTATGAATACCCCTGACATTATTGAGGAGACAGAATAATGAATTTCTTTCAAAGATTTTTTGGGCATTTAAAGACAGTAACAAAGCATCGTTGGTGGGTTTGTTATTATTGTTTTAAAGCTGGCATTCCGTGGCAAGGACTTGTCCATGACCTCAGCAAATTTTCTCCCGTAGAGTTTTGGGAATCAGTAAAATATTATCAGGGTTTTCGCAGTCCCATTGACTATTGCAAAGAAGTTAATGGCTGGTCTAAAGCATGGATGCATCACAAGGGTAGAAATAAGCATCATTATGAATTTTGGCAGGATAATTTTGATTTCGGTTGTAAGCCTGTTCAGATGCCCTATAAGTACGCTCTTGAGTTAATTTGTGATTTTCTTGGAGCAGGTAGAGCTTATAATGGGAAGAATTTTTCTCCTGAAAATGAATATAAGTGGTGGCTTAAAAAGAAAGCTAATGGTATTAAAATGCACCCTCAGACACTTGAATTTGTTAATTTGATGATGGAAGATTTTCTAAATTCTGGCTTCATTAATACGCTTGTTCGAGCAGAGGAATATTATAATTTTGCGGCAGTCCGCACATATTCTAAAGATTCAAAATGGAGAGAAACAATTGAGTGATAAAGTTTATGAATTTAATTCTTCTAATGCCGTAGGTTAGCTTCGGGAAATTGCTATAACTAAATGGCTTGAAAACAGGGAAGATGTATTAAGTGTAGAAGATGTTTCAGGGGATAAATTCTATTAGAATTTAGATATTGACCTTATTGTAAACAAAACCAATGGTACATCTTATACTGTTGAAATAAAAACAGATACTTATGTTACTGGTAATTTATTTTTTGAAGTTATCAGCAATGAACAGCGTCAAACTGAACGGTGTCTTATGAAGTCTGATGCGCAATTTTTGTTTTATTATTTCTTAAAAACTAAGACTTTATATATTCTTAATATGAGAAAATTTAGGCAATTTGTTATAGACCGAATGGATATTTTGAAAGAGAAAAGAGTGAAGAATAAGCTTTTTACAAGCCGAGGATTCCTTGTGCCTTTATCTCTTATTGAGGCTGAAATGAAGCCGTTGAAAAAAGTTCAACTTTAATTTATAAAACCCTTGACAAGTAAAAAAGAGTGTGCTATAATAAGCACATAAAGTTAAGAGAGGTCATTAAAGATGAATGTTGATTTCGTAGTTTGTATTATTGCTGTTTTAGCAACGATTTTAACCATGCTTAGTTTTGTTCCTGCTTTTTGTGAAGCTATGGTCAAAAACTATGATTGCACAGGCAAATCCGTAATTAAACTGCTTATTAGTTGCTTTGCTTTTGCTACCATCGTTGCTATTGCCTTTGCTTATCCTTTAATCAATGCTACTGACAAAACTCTTCAGTCCCCCACAAAATATGTTGGAGCAGAAATTGTAGCTCGTGGTACAGATGGAGCATACATCTTTCAAGAGATGGAATATGATACGGGAGAAACTTATCGTTATATCTCAACAAATTGGCTTCCTTATGATGCTGTTTATCTTTTGACCGTAGACAAGGAAACAGATGAAGTTCTTGTTGTTTGGAAAACAGCAGATGATGGACCGCGCATTGAAGCGGTAGGATAAAAACATACTTTTATTTTTGCTTACAACAATCCTTTCGTTGTGATGTGGTGGAGCTTTGCTCGGTTAGCGCGTGACTTCTCTTCGGAGACACCACGGGATAGCATCATGCGTGGTGCTATCCCTAATATGCCGATGTAGTTTAATGGTAAAACATCAGATTTCCAATCTGAATTCGGGGTTTCGATTACCCTCATCGGCTCCATTTTAATTAAAATTTAAAGGAGATATTATAAAATATGGATGTTACTCAGATTGTAATTATGGTTATTGGTCTTTGCGTTGCTCTATGTACCGCAGTCGTTATTCCTGCCTTGCGCAATAAGTATGGTCAGGATAAGATTGACAAGGCTCTTGCAACCATTGAGACTTATAAGACTATTGCTGAGATTGCAGTAAAGGCTGCTGAACAGATGGGTCTTACTATGGGTTGGGATGGACAGAAGAAGTTGCAGGAAGCTATGGACTATGCTGAGAAGAAGCTCGCTGATATGGGAATTATTTATGATGAGACAGCTCTGCGCAAGGAGATTGAGGCTGCTGTTTATGCTATTAGTGGCGCTCTAAAGGGTAATACTAAGGTTAAGACTGGTACGAAAGCATCTATTACAGAGGCTTAATTACGCTCTCTCCATCGGCGTTAAACTGATGGAGAATATATGGTGCGTTAGTCAAGTGGCTAAGACCCCACCCTTTCCTATAATGCAGGTTTGCCTTGAAACTCAAGATGTGTTTGATTCACATATTATAGACCAACGGTGGTAACATCGGTTCGACTCCGATACGCATCAATAAGCAATGCGGGATAAACTTAGAGGGTCTAAGATTCTCAGCGCAGAGAATGTCTATGAGGAATAGATGGGTTTCGATTACCCTATCCCGCATTGTTTTATAATTTTTTGAGGAATTGCTATGAAACTTTTTTCACGAAAACTATGGATGAATAATGAATATAATTGCGCTATTACAGACGAATTAAATGATTTGTCTGGTTATATGACTGGATATAGAAATAAAACTAAAGCTTATGGTCATTATGTTTTGTTTGATGATGGTTTCGTAAAAGACAAAGTTATCCCAATTAGAGTAATTGGTGGAACTGTTGGCGCAATTAAAATTGATGATAGTTTAACTATTACAGATATTATCATTGATACAGAATATGTAGTAAAAACATATCCAACTAATGTAAATGAACTAATGAAGCATTGGATTGGAGAAGAAATTGAGGTAGATAAAAATGACGGACACGAAATTTTTTGAATTTAGTAAGAATGTTATTCGTAATTATGTAATTAATCATTTGGATAAATCTGATACCGTACCTAATTTTGATGTGTATATCGTGTGGTATTGTAAGACTTTGCAGAACTGGAAGGCTCTTCTTTCTACCACTCTGTTTGATGGTATGTATTACGAACTTACCCTTAATGGTGATAAGGACGAAGCATATCTTGATGCTTATAAGAAGTGGGACAACAATTGTATTAAAATTCCAACGGAGTATCTATAATGAATGTTATTATTCCTTTTGTTCTTGGAATGTGGGTTATGTTTGTCATTGATTATATTCGCAGCATGAATAAAAAGTAACCAAAATTTCTGAAAAAAGTTTAAAAAGGTCTTGACAAACAAAAAGGTTTGTGCTAATATAAAGCCAAGCTCAAATGAGCGCTCCATGATTTATCTCTTTCGACTCTTACAGCAATTTTTTAATAATATTCTTGCCAAGAAGCTAACTGTGGTTCGATTCCACAATCCTTTCCCTGAGAGGATTAGTCAAGTGGTAAGACAGCTTCATGAATTTATTAAAGAGTCGAGAATAAAAAAGTTATTAGCCTATTGACAAATCAAAATCAATATGGTATAATAAATACATAAAGTTGGTTAATCGGTAACTGTGAGAAAGTAAGATAACTCACGAGGAAATGTAGTTCACCAGCCTCACTTACTTGGGGTGCGTAATATGTTGCTAAAAGACACCTTCCCAACTATAAAATTAAAAGGTAGCAAGTGTATCATTTTAACGGTTTTGGATACACACCTTCTTATTAAAAGAGGAATAAAAAATTTGTTTTATTTAGCAAGAGTGGTTTTAAGTTCCCTGTAACGTGGTATGCCAATCACATTCAATCTTGCTATTTAAATAGGTAGAAGAACCTACTGCGTTTCTTGTTAGTACGCTCCTATTTTGAGTTGGAACACTTGAAAACCAGTAGCGTTCCCAAACCGAAATATCATTTGTGCCTGTAGCTCAGTTGGCAGAGCAGCGGCCTTGGATAATAGCGTTTAGGCTTTAGCAAGTGCGAGACTTGCATTATCCCTTAAGCCGTTTGTCATGGGTTCGAATCCCATCAGGCGCACCAATTGTTTGGTAGCTCCAAACTGATGTAGGCGATTATCGGCTTACCCTACAAAGAATAATAATGCTTGCTGAAAACTGCGGAATCGTTAGGTATACATGGCGATTTGTGAACGGGACTATGACTCCTAAGTAGACGATGTGATAATCTAAGCAAGAAGCCGACCAAAAATGGGAGATTAGCTCAGTTGGTAGAGCGCATGACTGTTAATCATGATGGCGTAAGTTCAAGCCTTACATTTCCCGCCAGCCACCAGTGGCAAGAATGTGTAAACTTACTTTGCTCGTGTAATATTTGGTCTCCTTAACTACGATACAGTGAAGACTAAGCGAATGGTCGGTGAACTTTAACTAAACCCGACTACCATCATTAATTATAATGATATTCGACACTCACAGCAACTTTTTATATTAAATACATATGATTTAGGTTCATAAACGTAAAATAATATAGTGTCGAGAGAATTTAACGCAGAAAGGACAAAAAACTATGTCAAAACCAGAAGAGAAAATCATTCTTGACCTTTGTGGTGGTACTGGTTCATGGTCTCGTCCTTGGCAGCTAAATGGATATGATGTTCGTATCATTACTCTTCCTGAATATGATGTGCGAACTTACAAGCCTCCTGAGAATGTTTGGGGAATCCTTGCTGCTCCGCCTTGCACAGAATTTAGTAATCTAAACTGTATTGCTGAAAATCGCCATCGTGATTTTGATGCTGGTATGGAAATTGTTAATGCGTGTTTGCGTATTATCAAGGAGTGTAATCCTGTCTGGTGGGCTTTGGAAAATCCTCGTGGACATTTGCGTAATTTCCTCGGAACTCCTACCATGACTTTCCAGCCTTGGGAATATGGAGACCCTTGGACTAAGGCAACTGATATTTGGGGTGATTTTAACATCCCTCCAAAAAAGTATTCTCATTGGGAAGATGTTCCCAATAAGATTCCTCTGTATACTCGTAAGGGAAGAAACAAGCCTAATTTTGCTTTTCTACATAAGTCTGCTTGGAAAAATATTCCTCAGCTTAGTTGGCATCATCAGCCTGAGACTGACGCAGAGTTTAGAGCAATGACTCCTCCTGCTTTTGCTTGGGCATTTTATGAAGCTAATAAATTGGAGGATTGAGAATGAATGAAAAGACTCTGGAAGAGCATCTAATTTCTTATTCTCAAAAGTCCTCTTGGGAAAAAGTAAACTTATTGCAAGACTTTTTTGGTATAGAATTGCTTTTCTATCAAAAGTGTATGTTAGCAATGATGTATGAGGCAGACAACATTTTTCCGAATAAAAGAAAATTTTTATTCTAAACCTCTTGACAAACACAAAATGTTGTGATATACTTAAGTTACACTAAAAACAAGATGGCTAACGGCAGTTGCTCAGACGGGTCGGGGTTAGCATAGAAAGGTTAACAGGTAGTACAGCGGTAGGTAACAAATCCGTAAGCCGAAATGAGTTGGGAAAACCAAATGATACGGCTTAGTCCCTCATAAGAGGTTGAAGAGAGATTTTAGGTAAAGGGTAACAACCTTTAACTGCTCTTCGTAATTGACCATGAAACAGGGTCATAGCTACCACATATTGTTTTTAGATGCTTTTAGGTTTTTAAATTCCAAAAAATATTTTAAAAACCCCTTGACAAACAAAACAAAGTATGCTATACTAAGTACACAATCAAGAAAGACGAATGGTTGGTGAGTCTCAAAACAACCCAACTCCCAAATGGTAATAAGTGCGTGAGCTTAAATGAACAATATAATGAAGAAGCGACCCCGACCTCATATATCGTATATATATGTTGTAAATTAGAAGAGTGTGGTGAGCAGTAATTATAGGAAACATTTAAGTAAGGATTAATCGCAGTCCTGCTTATTATCATTACCATAACTTAGCAGTTAGAAAGGTATACTGACAAGTATATTGATGCTGAATGGTTTTAGTCCATCGTCCTTTGGGGGAACTAACACTTTAAAGGTAAAGCTACGAAAAAGCTTTCTCGAATGGTCGGTGAGAGCATAAATAATCCGACTACCAGATTCTTTTGTAAATGTTTAATGTCCATTCGACACTCACAGCAATTTTACTTAATGTTCTTGAAAAACATCGTGTAGGGTTCGACTCCCTATTAGAATAACCCTTGAGCAAGGAATGTCTAAGTCGTGGTTGGCCTGAATAAAAGTGTCGAGTATGCTCACTTACTATATATGCTATTTAGAACAAATGGAGGTAGTTCGCTTGGGGGCAGCCCCAAGAGATGCTGGTTCGAATCCAGTCAATAGCATCTAAATCCTTTATTGCGAAGTCTGCATTTTTCCAATATAAAACCTTCCCTGAATATCTTTCAATTCCTGTGCAGAGGATATTATGTAGAGGATTTCAGTATAAGGGCTGAAAGTTTATTGGGTCTTTCAGGAAGCGCTTTGCCTTTGTAGTGTAACGGTAGCACAGCGAGGGGGTCTCGTGTGTCTCAGTTCGAATCTGAGTAAAGGTAGGGAAGTTTCTTCTCTCTTCCCTTAAAAGAGAAGTGAAGGGTGGGTGTCTTCGGATTCCCCTTACACGAATGGCTGGTGAGTGTTTAAATAACCCAGCTACCAGCGAGAAATCGTCACATTATCAACGGTAGCACAGTCGATAGCTCTTACTGAGTATTTGTGCTCTATAGACTCTATAAAGTAAGAGGTCTTGAGTAATGGATTGGGTATTCTCGCTCCATTAAATCCTTGAAAGAAAAAGTATAACAAGGACTTTCTTTTAAAAACACAGCAACGACCCGCCACCTTGTTTGTATAAGGGGAAGCCTGTGAGTTATAGTTAAAAGGTCTATAACATTTATATCCCTACTTAGTGTAAGGAGCACACCTATTAACTGATGTTGAGCAAATACTAAAATAGCTTTTTAGTGATAACAGACGCATCGGGGGAGGTTTTCTGGTTCGATTCCAGTTGTAGGGTCCATCGAGGTTCGGATAAACCGATAAACAATTAGTAAACGAGTTGCTGCTTTGAAAATTGTGTAAGGGGATGAAAAAATGCGCTATAGTGACTCCGATATAAGCACCTCGAACCAAAAGACAGAATGGTTAGATATTTCTTGATGTCTTTTCAAAAAACAAGAAATCCGTAAGATAGATACGAAATTTATCTCGGAATACAGTTTAACAGGTTACAATGTATTCGACACTAAACCGACCTCCAAGCCTGATGGACTGGTAAAAATAGAAAGGCTATTCTAAGTTTAGTAATGAAAATGACCGAGATAATTGGGTGCAAGTTTGTCGGAATATTCCTGTAAACCTCTCCCTAATCGAACCGAGGGCAGATATGTGGAAAGCTGGTCTGTCAGTAGTTGCTAAACCGAATATGGCTCGGTACTCCAATCGGCAGAGAGAGCGGATTCAAAATCCGTCAAGTGTGGATTCGAATTCCACCCGAGCTACCACGGCTCGATATGATGAGCCTCCTCATTTTGCTTCGACACTAACAGCAACAAAGTTATAATACTTGCAAGAGGGCCTGTGTGTTGTAGGTTCGAATCCTACTGTCCGCACCAATATGCGGACATAGCTCAACGGGTAGAGCAACAGAATGTATAAAATGTGTCGAGTTTTAAAAACATTATTAAATTGTATTAAAAAAGATTTTTATGTCTTAAGTATCTCCTCTTTTTGAAGTGCCACAAGAAATTTATAACTTTAAAATAGGTCTTCCAGAGCATACATCATTGCTTTGACAAAAAGATACGAGCATAATCTCACGACGGTGTAGGTGTAGTAGGTGTAGGTGGTAGGTCTTTCTGCGTTTTTTCTCTTTTTCTTCCTAATGTTGATATGAATATTAATGGGAAATAGCTAAAAGCCGAAAAAACAAAAAGACAGTCCTAATTCAATGTAAAAATCTTTTTAATAATCGTCCTCACAAAGAGAGTGGTGACTTGGAGTGAGGACAAATAAGGCGGGAAGGGTGTCGGTTCCCAAACGAGACTCATAACCTCGTCCACGTTGGTTCAACTCCAACTCCCGCAACCATAAAATTCTATAGAAAAGGAAATGACCCAGCATGAGTAAAGAATGCCTGTCTATTCCGTTTATCTTTGACGGAGAAGAATACCAAGTAGTTTACAGTCCTATTGATATTATTGATGAAATTTGGATTGAGAAGAAAAATACTGGTTTCTTCTCTAAAATTTTCCCTTGGTCTCGGATAAGTAATAGAGACTGGTATCCAGCAGTTTGTCAGGAATATAATGAATACCGTCTTAAGCATCTTGACTTTGGCTTGCCTACTTATAAAGATAAAAATTACATGGAAGAAGTTATGCGTTTTTATTATCGTGAGTGGGTTGCTGATGTTGTTAGCTCAAGAGAATCCCGCGAACGAGAAGAAGAACAGTATAATTATATCCTCAACAAAAACTATGAACCTGATGAGGTAAAATATGAGTAAAGAAATCGAACGTAAATGGCTTCTAAAGGGCGGAGATTTTAGTTTCCCAGATGAAGCTAACGTTATTAGAGAGCAGTTGTGGCAGTATTATCTTGAGATAATTGTTGATTCTGATAATCACATCATCAGCGAAACTCGTATTCGTTATAAAGCTGGCTCTAATAATGGCAAGTTGACTTACAAAGTTGGTAATGGACTTGAAAGGCTTGAGTTTGAAGATAAGCTTTTTTCTGCTCGAAAGTTTGTTGCTAAAATGAGTAAGGAAACAGGTAAAAAGGCTATCAAGAAAGAACGTTTTACTGTCTATATGGATGGTCAAAAGCCTGTTGAAATTAGTATTGTTGATGATGCTTGGGCTTATGCTGAGGTAGAATTTGAATCTACAGCAGAAGCTAAGAAGTATAAATTCCCTTGGCCCGAGATGATTGCAACCGAGGTTACTGGTGTCCCTAAATATAGCATGGCGGGATATTGGGTAAATACACGCGAAAACCACCAAATTTAACCCAAAAAGTTGCAAATTTGGGCTAAAATAGGTAAATAAAAACGGAGTTTTATTCTGATGTTTGATTTTAAGAATTCTAAGCCAACGGTCTTTTGTATTCATTGTAATAAGATGGTTGGCTATGATACAGATGTAGCTAAAGTTAATCTTACTATTCGTGGAATTAATTTTAATTATGATGAAAAAATTGCATTCTGTGAAGAATGCGGCAATGAAGTTTATATTGCTGCCTATAATGACATTAATGTAAACTCTCGTGACAGAGCTTATAATAACGAGATTAAGCGTCGCAAGGTAACTCAGGAGATTTATGGAGTTTCTAAAAACACAAAAAATAACTCTGAAAAAACTCTTGACAATCTTGAAAATCTATGATATAATTAAGTCACAATCAAGAGAAGAACGTGCTCCCATTGCTTTGTCAATTGGTATAGTTTGTAACTAACAGCTCTCCTTTGTTTGTTCTCAACTTTCTGTTCATTTTTTGAGTTTCATTTTGAAATCGCCTCCTTTCTTTTTTGCACAATGGTTGAGCACTTCTTCTCTTGTTTGAGAAAAATAAAGTCTAAAAACTCCTTGACAAACTACAAAAGATGTGCTATACTTAGCACATAAAATAAATGTGGAAGTAGTTTAATGGTAGAACCACGGTCTCCGATTCCGTAAGTGGGGTTTCGATTACCCTCTTCCACTAAAACAAAGAACTTCGTGGTAGTAAAACACGATAAATAAATTAAACTACCTCCTGTCGGTCAGCCTCTTCGGAGGATATGTAGGAGTTGTTGGGTGAGGAATCGAAAGTCCCAACCGAAGTTCTTGTTTTTCTAAATCTTAGAATCAGTTAAATGGGTTATATAGTGTGATGGGTTAAGTAGCATTGTATAAGTTCTGTTAGTAGGCTATCGGACGATAATCCGACAATGCAAGTGCAAGTCTTGCTTCTAAGATTTCTTTTATATAGTCCATTAGCCAAGCGGTAAGGCAGCGGATTTTGATTCCGCCATACGAACGTTCGAATCGTTCATGGACTGCCATATTATAAAACTGAGGTAATAAATGGAATTTTTATTGGACCAATATAATAGAGAAGAACTTTAGGACATTGTTCAAAATAGCAATTCTATGTCAGAAGTTCTTTCTAAATTAGGTTATCGTGCTTTAACAGGTGAAAATAGGAAAAGAATTGCGAAACGTTTAGAAGAACTTGGAATTTCTTATTCTCATTTTACAGGGCATTATAAACACGTCCGTCGATACATTCCAGACGAAGAAGTTTTTAAAAAAGATTCCACTGTTAGTCAAAGTGCTTTAAGGAAAAGATTTCTAAAAAAGAATCTGGTACCTTATAAATGTGCAATTTGTCGGTTGCCAGCTTTGTGGATGGGAAAAGAACTTATTTTAAATCTTGACCACATTAATGGTGAAAATACTGATAATGAATTAAAAAATTTACGTTGGGTTTGTCCTAATTGTGATAGACAATTGCCTACCAATGGACGGAAAAATAATAAACAATTGCGTAAAAATGAAATTCATAGACATAAGGAATATAGCGAACCCTCAGATTTAATAAAGCCACCTAAAAAACCTAAAGAACAAAAACGACCAGAAAAAGAGCTTTTATTAGAAATTATTCAAAAGCATCAGGGGAATTTTGTAGAAGTGGGAAAAATATTTAACGCTTCTGATTCAATGGTTCATAGATGGTGCAAATATTATAATCTTCCAAGTTCTTCTTTTGCATATAAAGAAAATAAAGCAAAACAAAAAAGAGAACGAGAAAAACATCCAAACTTACCCATTCCAGTTCGCCAAGTAAATAAAGATACAAAAGAAGTTATAGCTCGTTATTCTTCTATTTATGAAGCTGAACATATTACAGGAATAAAAGATATAGGAAGACGGGTAAGTGGTAAAAGAAAAACCGTTTGTGGTTATATTTGGGAAAAAGATAATTAATATATCGACTCTCACAGCAACTTTTCTTCTACATATAATTTTGGTTTATATTTGTACAATGAGTCGAGAATAAAAAACAAACAGTAAAACAAAAATAAGGAGTAACATTTTAAATGGATATTATCAATACTCCAAATGGTCCAGCAATTCTTGGAACAAATCCAACAGAACTGGCTACTTTTGAGAAGCAGTCAAATGTAACTCGTGCATTTAAGGTTAGTCTTTTCTGCGCGAAGTGTAAAGCTGAGATGGAAATGACAAATCAGATGATTCCGACTTATCCCCCAAAGATTCAATATATTTGCCCCGTATGTAAGAATAAGATTACATCTGAAAAGATGTATCCTTATATTGATTATGAGTTTGAGGGAGAAGCACCTAAGAAAACAAGTCAGATTCTTGTTTAAAATCGCTAATAAGAGAAAGTGATTTCTCTTAAGTTCATATAGTTTCCTTTCTTTATCGACCCTTACAGCAAACTTTTTTGGACTTAACTGCTAATTAAGGATTCAAACAGGGTCGAGAATATAGCGTAATAGCTCAGTTGGTTAGAGCAGTCAACATCCGCATCGTCTAAGTAAGACAAAGAATGCAAGTTCAATCCTTGCTGTGGATTCCATTATAATTGACAGGTCGATGGTTCAAATCCATCTTACGCTAATAACTATACTAAAATAATTGTATAAGTAATCTTTCAAATCGACGCTCACAGCAACATAAGTTATAATAGATAAAAATACTATTTTATTTACTAAATCATTGATTCCTCCAATCAAATTTGTGTGTTGTTTTATTAGCTTTCTGGTGAGTTTCCTTTCTTTAGCGTCGAGTCCTTTCTAAGAGGTTATAATGCCAACAAACAATGATAAATATGTAGGAACAATTGTAGGACAATACGAAGTCCTTGAATTGATGCCTTATAGAGATAGTAATAATGCAAAACTTTATAGAGCAAGATGTTTGAAATGTGGAAAAGAACGTATTTCAAGAATAGGAAGTATTAAAGACACTACTACTTGCCAATACGGTCACACTTTTACTCAAAGAGAATGGAATTGTCCTCGATTAAGAAATATCTATTCTAAAATGAAAGATAGATGTACTCATTCTAATCGAAAAGATAGTCGTTGGTATCACGATAAAGGAGTAAAAATTTGTCAAGAATGGCTTGAAAATCCTCTTTTGTTTGAAAAATGGGCTTTAGAAAATGGATACGAAGATGGTTTAACTATTGACCGTTTGGATGAAACTAAAGATTATTGCCCTGAAAATTGTCATTGGATTCCTCAAATTGATAATTCAAAATATAAATCTACCACCCATTTATATACGGCTCATAAAGAAATTCATACTGGCAGAGAGTGGGCTAAGATTTGTAATTTGGGTACAAATACAATTAACGCTATCGCAAGAAATTACAGTGTAGAAATAGTAGAAAAATTTATTGAAGCTCGTTTAGATTCTCCAAATGAAGAAAGAATCGGAAACGAAAGTTGGTTGGAACATTATGGAATAATTTAATAATATCGAGGAGTAGCGCAATTATCAGAGCGGCGGTCTCTAAAACCGCAGGTTATGGGTGAGAGTCCCATCTCCTCTGATGCTTCTCAAGGGAGAAGTTAATTCTTCTCCCTTGTTTCCGAATAACTTAAGTGTACCTCATGTGTCCTTTCGCAAGACACATTTTACCCCAGCAAAAGGAACCAAAACAGAATGACCCATGAAGAATTTGAAGCAAGAGCTCAACAAATCTATAACGATTGTGAGCGGGACGCAAGTTTGAACGGTGGTTTAGGACACGCTGCAATGGACGCTCTTATGGAAGATTGTCTACGAGAAGCGCGGTACATTGCAGGACTTGAGATTTTTAATTCTCTTCGTCATATTTGCTACTAACCATACAGGTGTAGCTTTGGTTTCAAACAATAAAAATAAGCTACACCTGTAGTTTTATATATAGTAACAGTAAACAATTTAAACATTTTAATTAGACAAATTTAAGGAGAAACAAAAAATGATTGATAACTATATGCCCACAACCTCTACTCAGGATGAGCCTTTCCTGTTTGATTGTGATAATAAGTGTTGCGGTTGCTATGAAGATGGTTTTCAGTATCTAATTCTTGAGGACGCTGGCGTAACTAAGGCAGAGCTTAAGCGTACTGACATTGATGCTTTTAATGTTCTTATTAAGCTCTTTAGTACACTTTCTACTAAGTATGTTGCCTTTGAAGACACCAAGTTCCATGAGCCTGTTATTATGAAGCCTTCTTATAGGGGCGCTGCACGAGTCAATTTCAAGGATGGCGATACCTTTAATGAAGACGATGGCATTAAGCTCTCTCGTGAAAAGGCACTATATAAGTATCATCGTGACTTTGACCGAATCATTGCAGGTGCTCTTAAGGACGCTCGAATTCTGTGTGCAAATCTTGAGCGTTATTGTGACAAGAATCACATTGATATTAGTAATGTTCCTTCCGTTCAGGAAATTCGTGAGACTCGTTACAAGAAGATTTAATTAGTTAATGTTAGCGGATTCCTCCTTTCATAAAATAAAAATCAAATGACTAAGAGAGCGGAAATTTATCCGCTCTTTTAGTCTATATAAATATCTACACTTACAAACTCGTAAAAATTTTTCTTGACATACAAGATATTGTGTGTTATAATTAAAACAAATCAAAGAAAGGAGTTTCAATTTTGGATTTAAATTATCAAGAAGTAGAAAAGTTTTATTCTGACTTATTGGACACTAAAACTCCAAAAGCTCAGAAATATCTTGTATATCAAACTTACGCCGAAGCAAAAGAAGCACAGGAAGAGTTAAAAGATGCTGTAACTTATTTCCAACACAATGCTTATACTAAAGGTTGTTCTTGTGTAGCCCATAAAATTACAGATGTTCTATACATTATTGAATCCGTATCTTTAATTGGAGAACATAAGCCTCATTATTATCCACTTCTTTGTTTTGAGGGGAATTATGAATTATGTCTCGATGCAAACGGATATAATTTTTGCACAATTAATTATCTCGATTCTGTTCTTTATGGTTATATTTATTTATATAAAAACACAGAAAACGCAGAAGAGAAATTTAATTTTGTAAAAACTTACCTTTATTATGCTTCTCAAGAACATCTCAAGAAAGACGAGGAAAACAATCATGACTGACCCTTATATTACTCCACATTGCGAAGCATGGCTCATGTCAGTATGCAACAAAATTAAAAATGATACTTTCCTAAACGCAGAAATTTACACTGGTTTAAAAGAAGCTGGAATTGAAATTAAAGGTAATACAAAATCTATGAAGATTGATTTCAGTGCTATTTGCGCTTATTATCATGCTTTAACAAAACTTGGATATGATAAATCGGTAGAGGCTGCTACAAGAGAATGCGAGCGTTTAGTTGGATGGAAAAGAAAGATTTAAAAAAGAACAAATTAAAAAATAGAATCACCTCAAATAATTTCACCATAATTAACTGTGATGAAATTAATAAGGAAGAAAAAATTCGAGAGCGTACCGTTGCCGATATTCCTCATAAATGTAAATTCTGTGGCAAAGAAATGCGCCTTTTCAAGCCAGATGTTTTAGCTCAAATGCAAGAAGATGTTAAAGCAGAATTAGGAAATTATACTTGCGATTGTGAAGGGTATCATAAATATTTTATTACAGTTATTCAAGAAAGAAAATCTCAACTTGAATTTCAAAAAGCAATGTATTTAATCAACAAAGCTCGTCAAGAAATTTTCTTGGAATCTGCTTTTTACAAAGATGCTGTAAAGCTCTCTCAAATTCGAGCAAAAGCACAAAAGAAAGTAGACCAACTTGAAGAAACAGAATCTAAAAAAGAAAAATACAATCAGTTAGAAAACTATTTTAATTCTGTAAATGCATTTAACGAGGGCAGAGGAAATATTCTCGATTATTATTTCTGGCCTGTGTTTAATACAGGAGGTCAAAATAATGAAAGTAAGTAATTTGTTTAACATAGCAAAAGATATATTTATTAAATGTATCACTGTAGTGACAGGTTGTACCACAGGTATTTTAGCTGGTATTTTAGTAACTGCTATTGTTGTAGGAATTATAATTCTTTCATTAGGGTTAATTCTTTTTGGGCTTGGATTAGAATACTTTATTTTAGCCATTCTTTCTAAGGGATTCTGTTATCTATTAGGGATTCCGTGGATGGGATGGATTAAGACTTTTCTGTTTTATATAGGACTGGTTATTGTACGCACCATTTATTATGAACTACAGCCAGAAGATTAAACGATTTTAATAAAGGAGATTTTACTTTAAATGAATTTAATAAAAAAAGATGGGGTTAATATTCTTTCGGGTTCTGTTGACGAATTTGCTATTAAGATGGTAAATTGTGCCAAGAAGAATGTAAAAAATCACAAAACTTATGTAAACGCAAACTTCTTTGCTGGCTTCAAAGAAAGCGGAGAATATTTTACTCTTCCAGTAAATCATCTTGTTTGTGACATTGAAGCTACTTCGGCTCCACTCGCAAAGTATAATAATCTGCGTGGAAAGTTTGTGGGCGAAAAGTATTTTTACAATTCCTATGTCGCGCAAGGCGGTGTTCCTCAGTTTTGCGGTCATGCTCTTACAACTTTTTATATTGAAAATGGCAAGCCTCATATGGAAGATTTAACCGAACTGCGAGATACTATGACATATGCCATTGCAGGTATTCCTCTAATTAAGGATGGCAAGGACGTTATGTGGAAGGATTATGTTAAGCCCCAAGGTTGGAGCGGCGGCGAACTCCGCGCAACCTATCATATTCTTCTTGGACTTAAGCCTAACGACAATAACATTTATATCATGGATTGGAAGTCTACTCGCAACAATATGATTTCACCTTATGCCGAAGCTTATTATAAGTTTAAGCCGATGGGCTTTACTAATCTCATTAAACTTGATGGCGGTGGCTCAGAGATTATGAAATATGAGGGCAGAACCGTCCATGCTTTATCTGAAAACCGCATTATTAATGCAATTATTACTTTTGAGCGCAAGGGACAGCAGAATGAGTATGAAGTAAATACTCACAAGTTCCCTACTCGTGTTCTTGTTCGTTGGTGCAAGGGTGATGATGTAAAGTGGATGCAGCAACAGCTTTGTAAAGCTGGTTTTACTTGTGATATTGACGGTAGTTTTGGTCCTGCCGCTTATAAAACTCTCAAAGCTTATCAGAAGTCTCGTGGACTGGAAGTTGATGGTAAGTGTGGTCCCGCAACTCGACAGAGACTTTCTCAGGAATAAATTATGGCAGAGAAAACTTTTACTATTTCTTGTACAATGGAAGAAAGATGGATTAATCATTTTCTGTCTCTTCTAAGTTATATGGAATTTTGTGGTAAAATTGGCCATTCCTCTTTAATTGGTTTTTATTCAGATGGAGACGGAGATTTCCGTCCAGAATTTAAAACGGATATGAAATGGGAAAAAGAATATAGTCATACCACAGAAAGAGCCCCAGAATTATATTTTGACGCTGGTTAAAAATAATTAAGGTTTGTCAGGATTTTTATTAAAAGGTCTTGACAAGCCTTTTTTTATCTGCTATAATAAGCACATAAAAAATAAAGGAGTATGATGTTATGGAAATCGCCTCTTCTTATCTGGTAAATTATACTACTTATCAACCTAATTTAATTGTTGTATGTGCGCTTGTGTTTTTGTATGTTGGAGCTTTTGTAAGTTTCCTTGTTTGTGTATCTATCATTGATAAAATTATCCGTCAAATCGCAACCAGAATTGGATTAGGTCTTTTTATCCTTGCTATTAGTTGGTCTTTTATTATAAATACTAAAATGGTAGAAAATTATCACTATTATCAAGTTCAAGAAATTTATGTCCATGATTACGATATTTCTCTTAAAACCTATATGGAAGATTATGAGATTCTTGAATCTACACCCGTTTCAGTTACAGTTCGTTCAAGAGATTGGAAGAACGAATATCCCGAATTAGTTGGTAAGAAAACTGATTTCGACATTAAAACCATTGACGCTGAAAACAACCCATTAGGAAAGGATAATTAAGATGGTTTACGAATATACTACAACAGTTGACTTTCCGCTTACTCAAAACAAAAATGGCTGGTATGTAACCGAAGAAGCGGTCAAGAAGATGGTGCGTTATTACAATACGCATGATGGCTGTAAAGCTCCTGTTGTAATTGAAAAAAGTTTAAATAAAACTGATATTGTTAAAACAATCGCCCCTGTTGTTGGAACTCCTGTTGTTGGAACTGTTGATTCTTCTAAGAAACTGCTTATCGAATATCACGATGAAACCAAATGCAGTGTTAAGATTCCTGTGCTTTTAAAAACTGATTTCTCACCTGAAAAATTTTATCAAGCGGTTGACCTTTGCAACATAAACGTTAATCCTAACAATCCTGATGAGCTTATTTCTTTTAGGATTGAAAGTGTTGTCGCTATCCCTAAAAATAAGGAGGACTAAAAATGAGTTATGATATTAGTTTTCGAGTGAAAGTTGAGGGCTTAGATAATGTATATGTTGAGCCTTATGGTGACAACACCGATGCAAATATTACTTGGAATGTCCGTGAAATGATTATTAAGTCCACAGGACTTGAAAATTGGTGTGCTGAGGGTTGTCTTGGACTCTGCAAAGATATTATTCCCCACATCGCAAACGGCCTTGCTGAACTTGAAAAACACCCAGAAAAGTACAAGCAATATGAATCTCCTAATGGTTGGGGAACTGTTAAAGGACTTAAACATTTCTTTGCTTGTATTATCAATGACTGGACTTCATATTGTGAAGATTATTCTACAGAAACCCTTGCAGACGTAACATATTTTTATATTTGTTAAGAGGAGAAAAAGTATGAACTTTTTTGAAGAAAAGACCGACATTTATTATGAACAGTTTTCTTTTTGGGCTTTTGCCGCCCTGTTCACCTTAATTCAATCCACAATTAGCGGCTATCCTCTTTTGTGGTATGTTGTGGGTTGTGTTTATTTTGTTTTTGCTTGTGTTTATCATTGGCTCTATTTTGAATCTTACTATCATTTGCATGACATTAATAAAATGGATAAGTACACGGCCTCTTTGAGTCGCTGGATTGCGGAGAAAAATCGTGACCTTTCCTAAGAAAATTCGAGAGCAAGTCTATAATAAATATGATGGACACTGTGCATATTGCGGACGTAAAATTGAGTATAAAGATATGCAGATAGACCATTTCATTCCACAGAGACGGTGGAATGCAGAACGGAGTAATGACATTAGCAATTTACTGCCAAGTTGTAGGTCTTGTAATCATTATAAACGTGCTCATTCTCTTGAAACATTCCGCAGATATATTTTCGAAATTCCCAAAAAGCTCAAAGAAAACTATATCTATAAAATTGGTTTAATTTATGGAAATGTGATTGAAAATGAGCATCCCATTAAATTCTATTATGAGGAATGTGAGGAAAAGAAACACCATGACTTTAGCCGAACTAAAAAAGATTGTTGATGTTTATTACGAGGAAAAGTATGTAAACCCTGATGAAGTCAATGTAATTATTACCTTGGAAGAAATGTCGATGGGGCCTCGTGCTGGGACAGGGGTTGAAAATATTTTTATGGGATTTGATTGGGAAAACAATCAATTTCGTATTCAGCCCAAAGAAAAACTTGTTCGATACAATAAACAGAGAGATATTCCAAAAAGAATTATTTATTATAAAGCTCAAGGTATTTATTGTTGCACTACTTGCCAGCATCCTATGAAGAAAACAGAAGCTAAAAATAATAAGTATTGTCCTTATTGTGGGCAGAAACTTTCAGGCGAAATTTTACTCATTTGATAAAGGAGCATAAGCATGAAAATCAATCGTTATAAGCTCACTCCCGATTTTATTAACTTGTCTCAAGATAAGCAGATTGAGTTTCTTCTTAACAATGGATTTAAAGAAGGATTTTGGGGCGCTCAAGAAGATGGGAGAGAACATCTATGGTACAGTTCTAAAAATTTTATTATCCATAGTTCAATTGATTGCAATGTAACAGTAGACCTTTTACATCTTGATGAGTGGAACGATTATGACTATATTGCTATTGACGATGAAGATTTCGGACAGTATTATCAGCCCTTTTATGATTGCATGATTGGCAAAAAACAAATCGGAAAATGGGAATTTATGGCAAAATGTGCTCAAAAATATAACGAAAAAATGGCAAAATTTTGTGAGATGCAGCTTCTTATGCTGGGAGAATATCCACAAGGAGAATAAAATGAACAATGTTTTTGAATATGTGCTAAGTTCTATTGACTCTAATGATTTTCGCAATGCATATTATGATGCAAGTGAGGAAGAAAAGAAGCTATTTTTTGAGCTACTTATTAAGAAACTGTATGATGCAGTATACTAACATTTTAATTGTTAGTGTGAAATAAAAATGTTACAATACCGAGGTTTTTATGCCGTCTGAAAAAACGATACAATCTTATTTTGCAAAAGCTAAAAAAGCATCTGAGCAAGCAACCTATCCCAAGCAGAAAATTGGTTCTGTTATGGTATATTCTGGCAAGGTGATAGCTGTTGGCTATAACACTTTTAAAACTAACCCTCTTCAAAAATACTATAACAAATATCGTTTTAGCTCTGACCCTAAAAATAATGGTCTTGTTCATGCTGAGTGTATGTTGCTTTTGAAAACAAGATTTCTTGATTTGGATTGGAATAAAGTCTCTATCTACACTTATAGAGAATACAAAGACGGTTCTTTGGCGCTTGCAAGACCTTGTATAGCGTGTCAAACTGCTTTGGCTGAAAGAGGAATTACAGAAGTTTACTATACTACACCGAAAGGTTGGGAAAAATTATAAGAAGTAAAGAATTTTTAACCAATAAGATTTGTCCGTTTTGCGGTCAATATTTATATTGGACATATGAAGACTATGAAAAAATTTATGAATGTGGAAATCCTGACTGTACTCCCATTAGAAATAAAGTCTACGAGCTCCGTAAAAATTATATGTTAGCTCAAACTGAAGCTATTAAAGCGAAAGCAGAAATTGAAAATTTTGTAAGACAAAACACTTATCTGGGGCAGAAAAAAGAAGAATATAAAAATTTAACGAACCAAATTAATTTCTCATCGAAAGAAATGGAGGGATTTTTTAATGATAGAGGTAATTAAAATTGCGATTTTATCTATTCTATTTTGGCAGCTAATCTCCTGTATTGCCATTATGGTAAACGAGGATAAAGGACTTTATTTTTCGGTTTGTGTTCCTGCTTTTATTCTCAATATTATTGGGTGGATTTATCGTAAGATTAAGCTAAAGTATGCGCAGAAGAATCTTTGTCGTGTTGCTGTTCGCTCTGAAAAACTTACTGACCCTGTTCCTATTTTTACTTTTTATTGCACTCATAAACAATATGAAAAGTTTTATCATAAGGGAGAAAACGAACATTACATTGAATTTCTAAAAGACGGTTCTACTTTTAAGTCTGCTCCATTTAAAAATGAAATCTATCGAGAACAGGAAAGTTTTGCTGGCTACAAAGAGTTCAGACAAAAATTCGTAAATCCAAATAAATAACTCTTGACAACCTCTTATTGGTGTGCTATAATCAAAGCAAACTAATAGGAGGTTTGTTTTATGAGAGTGCTATCACTTTTTGACGGGATTTGTTGTGGACATTTAGCTCTTGAAAGAGCAGGAATTAAAATTGATTCTTATGATGCCTATGAAATTGAAAAGAGTGCAATTAAAGCTACACAAGCTAATTTTCCCGATGTGGTTCACCATGGAGATGTAACTAAGGAAGATTTTACTAAATATAAGGGAAAAGTAGATATTATTATCGGAGGTTTTCCTTGTATGGACGTTTCTATGGCGGGTAAGGGAGCAGGATTAAAAGGAGCGCGTAGCGGACTGTTTTATGAATTTCTTCGTGCCATGGAAGAATGTCAGCCAAAATATTTTCTTGTCGAAAATGTTGTGATGAAAAAAGAATGGGAAAATATTATTACTTCTTGCCTCGGTGTAGAGCCGATTGAAATTAACTCATCTCTTATTTCAGCCCAAAATCGCCGCAGACTTTATTGGACTAATATCCCTAACGTGACTCTCCCCAAAGATAAAAACATTACTTTGGCAAATATTCTTGAGGATATTGAATTTCCTAATCCTGCTGCGATTCGAGGTCGTAGACTTAATAAGGCAACCATTGTTGGACGTAGACTTGATGAAAATGGACATAGACAAGATTACGATAAAACTATTCCTATTACCCAATGTCTTGAAGTCCGTGCTTCAAACACAGATAAGTCAAATTGCCTCACTACTGTGGACAAAGATAATGTGCTTACACCACTTCCCGTAGGTAGATACCCAGACGCTTTTAAGAATAATCTACCTTTTAGGTATTATACAACTAAAGAAATGTGTCGTTTGCAAACTGTACCTGATGATTTTCTTAATATGATTCCTGATAGCGCTGCTCGAAAAGCTCTTGGAAATGGTTGGACAGTTGATGTGATTGCTCATATTTTTAGTTTTTTGCCCAATGAGTATAAAATTTCGGAGGCAGAGGCATGAAAATTATTGTGGATACCATTCCCCGATATTCCTACGATTGTATCTTTTGCGGAAATAAATATTATGACATTTGCTCTATTAGTGAATGTCAATGTGAATTAGAAAAAAGAAAGGACTGTCCTTATCTTTTAGCTTTGGAGGATATTTATGGAAAACAACAATCTTGAATTAAAACTATTATATGCCAAGGATGCCATTTTTAGGCTAATCGGTCAATATTGCCGTTGTTTTAAGGGTGATGACGATAATTATTATATGAGCGATTATTACGAAAGTGCGTTAGAGAGAAGTTTTATGGAGCTTGGCTTTAATAAAGATGAAGTCCCTTTAATGGAATTTTGCCAAGCATGGGAAGACAACAATAGAAAAATTTGGTCGGTTAATTTTTTAGACTTAGAATATGGTGGAATGACTGCTAAGGAATATTACAATCTTTTTGTTGAAGATTATAACATTTTTTGCTATTCCTACGACAGCATTATTGAAAGGGCTAAGGAGAAACATAATGAGGATTGTTGAAAATAACGCTCCTGTAAAAAGAGAAAAATGTTGGAATTGCAATTCTATTCTTGAATTAAATCTAACAGATTATGATACAGACGAACATTTTGAAAGTGACTCAACTTCTTATGATGGGAATTTTCATTCTTCTTTTATGACTTATTTTGTTTGTCCTTGTTGTAGCAAGAAAAATTATTGCGCTGTTACTATTGATGGTGAAAAAGCTGACCTTAAATATTTCAACCGATAATTAACTATAATAAATAAAAACTAACTTTTAATTGAGGTATTTTAAATGACACATGAACAGTTTAACCGTCTTGTAGACGAACTTGAGAATACACGAGTAAAAACTCTTAAGGAAAAGAATGCTCGCTATTCTCAGCCTGATGATGCCCTTCACAATTTTGACGAAGGGGCTAAGATTATGTCTTGCACTTCCGCTCAGTGCGCTTGGAATTATGCAACTAAGCATATTATTGCTCTTCGTGATATGGTGCTAACTAATAATTTTAGCAATCGAGATGATGTTCTTGAGAAGATTCAGGATATTCAGAATTATCTTACCTTTATTTGGTGTATCTCTGAGGAAGAGCGCGAGAAGCTAACCACAAGTGACACTTGTGTTCAAACCGTTTCTGCTAAGAAAAAGAAGTAAAAAAATTTTTTAAAAAATTTCTCTATAGCACTTGACAAACTATCTGTCAGGTGCTATAATCCTAATATCAAAACAAGCGACCGACTCAGCAAAACTCAAAATAAATTAAGCGGTCGAGAATGGAGAATATTATGTACAATAACATTAACAAGAATTCCAAGAAGAACTCTAACAAGGCTTGGTCTCCTAAGCCCGAAAAGCCTATGCGTCAGAAGTCTGGCAAGGAGAAGTTCTTCGACAAGATGGAAAAGACTAACAAGGGCTTCTATGTTCGTGCGGTTGTTCCTAAGTCTCTTCCTGATAACCTGACCTATACCACCAATGGTGCTGTGGCATATTCCACTACTTCTTCTGCTCTTCTTGATATGTTTACCAAGTTGGTAAGCTACCGTTCTCTGGATGAGAAGCAGATTGTCACCGATTGGCGCAAGGCTTTTAACGAGAATCCTTATCTTGCTATGCGTTTCCTTGGCTATACGATGGACATTCGTTGCGGTGCTGGCGAGCGTCGCTTCACTCAGATTGTCATTCGTGACCTTGTAAAGAATGGCGGTGCAAGCATCGCTGCAAAGCTCGTTCCTCTGATTGGCGAGTATTCTCGCTATGATATGCTTTATCAGTTCAGGGGTAATCCTATTACCGATAAGGCTGTGCGTAATCTTATTACTACTCAGATTGAATCCGACCTTAAGAATATGAAGCAGAATAAGTCTATTTCTTTGATTGCAAAGTGGCTAAAGTCTTGTAACAGTCACAATGCCGAGACTCGCAATCTTGGTCTTTGGACTGCAAAGCAGCTTAATATGACTGAGCGTAATTACCGTAAGACTATCTCTTCCCTTCGTAAGTATCTCGATGTGGTTGAGCGTAAGATGTCTTCTGATAATTGGCAGGCCATTGATTATGAAAATGGAGTCTGTAGTCGAGCAAACCTTAACTATAACAAGGCATTCCTGCGCCATGATACTGAGCGCCGTCAGGCTTTCCTTAACGCCCTTAAGACTGGTGAAGCTAAGATTAACGCTTCTGTGGCGAATCCCTGTGATATTGTCAATAAGTACATGAATTTGAATGCCCGTTGGTATGGACTTCCTCAGAGGGCTGATGATACTCTTGAGGGTATGTGGAAGGCTTTGCCTGACATGATTCCTGATGATAAGGGTATGCTGGTTGTTTGTGACTGTTCTGGTTCTATGCAGAGTGGTATTGGCAGTAATACCAATATGCGTTGCATTGATGTTGCTATGTCTCTCGCCATTTATTGCGCAGACCATCTCAAGGGTGCTTTTGCAAACAAGTACATTACCTTTAGTGCTGACCCGCATATTGTGCGCTTTAATGATAACGATAGCCTCTGTAACAAGCTTCGTAAGACTTTGGAGTGTCAGGATTGCTCTAATACCAATTTGGAAAAGGTCTTTGACCTGATTCTTAAGACCGCTATTGACAATCATTCTCCCCAGTCTGACCTGCCTGAGCGTATTCTCATTGTCTCTGATGGTGAGTTCGATTCCATGTGCGATGCTGATAATATTCTCGGTTGTTATGGTTGGACCAGTTCTCGTAAGCGTGTTGACAAGACTTTCATGCAGAGTATTGCCAAGCGCTTCAAGAATGCTGGCTATAAGATGCCCACTATCGTTTTTTGGCGCGTGAATATGTCTAACAAGACCGCTCTTCCCTTTAAGATGGACGACCGTGGAGCTATTATGGTGAGTGGTTACAGCACGAATCTTCTCAAGATGGTTCTGTCTGACAAGACTAATCCCATGGACGCGCTTCTTGAACAGCTCAATATTCCTCGTTATGACTGCTTCGAGGCAGCATATAGCGCATAACTCAAAAGGGTAGGTTTTCCTACCCTTTTTCTCTAAAAGGAGTACACTTAATGTTTGATAAAACCTATCTTTTATCTCCTCAAGGACAAGCAGATTATAAAGCTTGGATTAAAAAACTAACAGATATTGCCTCAAAAGAAGCTGGCGTTTCTGCAACAATAGATAATGATGGAGAACCTGTTCTTATGCTTATCCGAGGAAGTGACCATGTACCAGAGAAGCTAAGAGATAAAAATGCCAATCTTTATGTAATTAAAGTCACAATTGAAATTAAAGATATTCTTATGCGAGAACTTGAAGAAGTTGAAGCAACAATCAGAAACTACAACTTCCCAAAAGAAGCTCTTCCAGAAGTCTACGAAGGTGTAGAAGAATCTATTATCTCTTTTTTAAAAACTCGTTTTATTGAACGAGAAGAAATTCTTCGTAAGGCAGAAGAAGAAAACAAATTCAAAATTTATGACTTCTTTGATAAGGAGGATAAGACCGATGAAAATTCAGCAAGTAACAAACAATCCTGACCTTATTGTAATTGATGGTCGTTGGCGAATTTCTCTCTCCACTGGTGAGATAACTGACTTTGATGGGACTAAGGCGTATGACCCTCCCGAATATATTTTCAAATTCCGTGACGAAGCGTTAGCTGGAAAGTGAGTATATTATGGAATACATTTCAAAAAAAGATTTAGTTGAAAAGCTTGAATATACCATTTGCGATATATTCTCTTATGTCGATGATTACCCTGAATATACCGAAAAGGGTTTTTCGAAAGAGCTTGTAAATGAAATTATCAATTCTCTTCCAACCATTACTCTTTCTGATGATTAAAAATATTTAAAAAACTCTTGACAAATGCCTTTTGGTATGTTACTATTAAAGCATACCAAAAGGTTATTTATTTTTTAAGGAGTTTATATATGTTTTCGGTTGAAACTGCCATTGTTGATGAGATTGTAAGATACAATAAAGTAGATTGTCCTTTTGTTCTTTCATCGAATTTTTCAGAAAGTGTTAAAGAAAAAGTAGACAAAAATTTTAAAGACATTTATAATTTGCCTACTCTTTGGAGATTACATAGAGCATCTTTTTCCTCACCTGAATTTCCTGTTTACGATTTTCAATTTTTTAATCTAAAAAGATTGGTTTGGGAAACTTCTTACCTAAAAATGAAAGATGTATCAGAATGGAAAGAATATCTTGAAGGAAAACTTAGGCTTGAATTTAATCGAGGCAGAATTCAGTATGATACTCTCATTAACAACGCAAAAGAATTTCTAAAAAACGAAGAAGGTTGCGTAATTTATGATGCAACAACTACACCAGAATGGAGGACAAAAGAATGATTCAGATTCGTGATAATGTGTTTGAGACAAATTCTTCATCAACACATTCTCTTTGTATTTCAAAAGAGAAGTTTGACCCGAAGAATATCCCTGAGTATCTTAATATTACCGCTAATGAAGATTTTGGGTGGCGCAGAGATACCTATAGCACCGCAGAAGAAAAAGCGAATTATATTTATGAAGTCATGTGTGAATGCGGTATGATTGCTGAACTTAAAGACTTCAAATCTAAAATTAAGAAGCTTGGAATTAAAGCCAGTTATCCTCGTATGGAAAAGGATAAATGGGATGATATTGTCATTGGCGGATATGTAGACCATGCAGGGGAAGCTGTTCCATTTGTTCACGAGCTTTTGAAAGATGAAGATAAGCTTTGTCGTTTTCTTTTTGATTATAAGAGCGTCGTTTATACTGGCAGTGACAGTGAAGATGATGGCGACGCAAGTTGTTATGTGGCAGAAGCAGCAGAAAACAATGGCTATACTTGGGGATATGATGAAAACGAAGATTGGAACGAAACTCACCATATCCATCCAATGTATGACCCTGAGCATTATGAATATTTCTTTAAGGGGAATTAAAAATGAGTAATAAATTTGACCATCTTGGTGCTCGTATTTATGCAGTAACTTTTCTTGAATATACCAACGCTCTACAGAATTGTGTGTCTTACAATCCGACACGCGAAATCGGTAAAGCAGAATATATTTATACTGAGCAAGGTACAGGTAAAATTCTTGTAAGCGAAACTAATATTGATAAAATTAAGAAGTTTGGCATTAAAGATTTAACCTTTGTGGGCTATCTTCCTGATAATCTTTTCTATCTTTAATTGAGGTGATTTTAAATGATTCAGATTCGAGACAATACTTTTGAAACCAATTCCAGTTCCAGCCATTCCCTAATTATTACTGATTTCGATGGCAAGTATACGCCCGAAGAAATGATGAAGGGTATCTATCTTTGGGATGGTAATAAGGATAGAATGTACGAAAGTAACCTTGAATTTTATCGTTCTCCTTTTTCTCTACTTGCAACTTTTGAATCTAAGTCTCGCTATGCTATCGCGTCCTCTGATGGACGATTAGCTGATGAGGTTGAAAAAATTTGGCATAAGTATATTCCAAATTTTAACGGATTTAAATTTGATATGAAAACCGAAGAATACGACTATGACAAAAAGGAATGGGTAGACCTTGACGAACCTAAGCCTATTTACGGTGGAACTGATGATTATGAAATCGAGGGTTGGCTTAAGAGCTACAATGTAAGCCTTGAAGATTTTCTCACAATGCGTCGTTATATGGTGGTTTGCGATGGAGACGAAACGCGAGAATGGTACCACATTCTTGATAGCGGTCTTGTGGACAAATCTCACATCATTCATGACAGTGAAAAAGAAGCTGCGGAAGAGTGGAAGAGAAAGTACGAGGAGGAAAATAAAAAGTGAATTCTTTTACTATCAAACACATTACGGGTGATGTTCTTGATTCTGATGCTCCTATCATTGCGCATCAAGTTAATTGCCAAGGTGTAATGGGAGCAGGGGTAGCAAAGTGTATTCGTGAAAAATATCCTGACGTTATGACAACCTATTCCAGATGGTGTAAAAATTATCAACCTCAATATCTTCTCGGGCAGGTACTTGATTATTGCACAGATAAAAATCAAATTATCGCAAATTGTTTTGCACAAAATAAAACAGGTTCAGGTCGTATGACTGATTATGAAGCTTTTTATTGTTGCCTCGAAAATCTCAAAGAAGAATTTAAGTATTATGGTTTTGAACATCGAATTGCTTTTCCTTATAAGATTGGTTGTGGTCTTGGAGGAGGAGAATGGGATGTTATCTTAGCTATGATTAAGTCCGTTTTTGGTCACGATGGTGACTATACCATTGAGTTTTGGTCTCTTGATGAATTCGATGTAATTCCAGCAGTATGCTAAGTAGTTCCTAAATAGGATAAAATAAAAGAGATATTTTATTTGAGTTTATTTTATCCTGTTTTTATCTCGACAAAGGAGGTAACTCCAATGTCTGATACTTTACATTTTACTGACCGAATAGAACGTTAGAAATTTATTGAATCTATTGGTCGGTATGGAACGATTATAGCCGAGGTACATACTGATAGGGGGACATCCTAATGGTCCAGAAATTCACAAGATTACGGACAATGCCATTATTATGATTTACAATGAACGAACTGGCAATCATGTAACAGATTTAATTGCTCGACCACGGCAATTATTACGCTACGGTATTCCTATTCCCTCCTATATATTAGAATTAGCTTATCAGCATTATCAACTCGGTTATAACAATCGTTAAGGGGTTTAAGTTTTTTTCTTAAACCCCTTGACATTTATATATGAGTATGCTATTATATATACAACTTAAGGAGGTTGAACAAAATGACAGAGGAAAATCGTATTTATTGTGCTTATGATACCCTGAATCCCACTATCAATCCTGATGGTTCTGAGAAGCATTGGTGTTCTCATTATGGCAGTTATGTTTGTAAGGGCTGTGACCATCGGTTTGATGGAGACCGCATCAAGAAGTATATGGAAGACCATCCAAAGGAGCATTAACTATGGAAAATAATTGGGTTTCTTACAAGAACGGCAATTATATTGTTGCTCTCGATACCGCACATGGCACGAAGATTCGTTACAACGACCTTGATTCTTTCAGGGCAGACCGTCCAGAAAATATGGACATTTGTATTACTCGTTATTGTGAATATGGTTGCCCCTATTGCCACGAGAACGCAACTGTTAATGGTAAGCATGGAGATATTATGAACTCTAAGTTCATTGACACTCTTCCTGAATGGACTGAGGCAGCAGTCGGAGGGGGCCGAGTTACTTCTCATCCCGACCTTGTTCCTTTTCTTCGTAAACTTAAAGAGCGTCATATTATTGCGAATATCACAGTTCAGCAAACCGAATTTATGTCTCATCTTTCTCTTCTGCGCGAGCTTAGTAATCAGAAGCTCATTTATGGTCTTGGTATTTCTCTTACCAATCCTTATGAAGAGGGATTTATTGCGGCTGTTAAGACCTTTCCTAATGCTGTTATTCATGTGATTAATGGCGTTGTAACTCTTGCACAGCTTTCCGCTCTTGGTTGTAAAGACCTTAAGATTCTAATTCTTGGCTACAAGGAAGTACGTCGCGGTGTAGCATATAAGGCTGATGTAGACCACATGGTTGAATTCCGTAAAAATCGACTTTACGCAAGTCTTCCGTTTATCGCAGAACATAATTGGTTCAAGACAATTTCTTTTGACAATCTTGCCATTGAGCAACTTGAACCTAAGCGTTTCCTGAGTGATGAATTCTATCAGGAACGTTATCTTGGTTGTGATGGAATTGATGGTGAAACTCAGACTTCCGCTTCGTACTATGTTGACCTTGTGGAAAATGTGTTTGCTCGTAATTCTTGTGATGTAAATCATCGTTATCCACTTGAAAATCATACTGCTACGGAGTGTTATCAGCTTCTCCGCGACAATAAAATCTAACGGAGGAAAATAAAATGAGTTTACTTGGATTTGGCTCTCCTTTTGCAGACATTTTCATGGCTATGACAATGGATAAACGCTTTAACGAGCCAAAAGATAATTTTGGTATTCCCTCTACTCCTGATGTTTGGGATGAAGAGGAACTTGACAATGATTATTTTTCAGATTACGAAAGCGAGGAAGATTTTTAATGTATATTCTTTTTGACCCTAACACCAACGATTATGTTTGTCGAGCTTCAAACGGAGGATATAATATCTGCAAAGGAATTTCTCAGTCTGCCTTGTTTTCTACTGAAAAGGGTGCTCTAAACATCCTTAATAATGGTGGCATTCCTAAGCTGATTGCTTCAAAGCATACCTTTAAGCCTACTCGCGTTACCACAAAGTCTGGCAAGGCATATAAAGTTATCAATCCTGCCGAACCTGCTCCTGTTAAGGCTTTTGATTTCTCTGCCCCAGAGGAAATTCGTAAGGCTGCTGACTATCTTGGTCGAGTAATGGAAGATGCTGCTGGACTTTCTCTTTCTATTGCTAATATGGATAGAGAAATTAGTGATATTCAGCATTACATTGAAACTAAGCCTCTTAATGCCGCACAGCGTAGTCATATCTTCAAGATTTATCGAGAGAAGTTAGCAGAACGTAGACTTTATAAAAATCTTCAAGATATTACTTCTACAATGGAAAACGCTCATATCAGCGAAAAGAATCTTAAAAATATCGTATATTCGGTTGATGGTCTTGATACAAAGGCATATTCACCTCGTAGCGCATTTGGTGAAATTCTGTTTGGTGTAAAGAAAGTGGAGGAATAATTATGATTCTTATGACTAATGACCAGATGAAAGCACGTCTTAGTGCAATGCTTAACGGACTTCTTGAAGATTCTGAATTTACACGCAAAGATATGTGTGATATTCTTGAAGACCTCGCTGACGAATTTCGTTATTAAGAAAGGAGTATATTATGGGATATTGGGACCCGCCTGAGTATTTTGATGAAGCAAAGTTTCCTGAAATTGATGCTGAAACCGACACTCTTATTGAGCATTTAGTTGGAGCAATCAAAGAGGAATATAAAGACAAGATTGCGAAAGAATCTGACGCTTATCAAGACCTTAAAGCAAGTTATGACAGCTTGCGTAGAGAACTGACAAATAAAAACAGTGACCTTTTAGCTAAAGATGGGCTAATTGAAACTCTCAATAAAGAATTAGCTAAAAAGAAAATGGAGCATCCGTCCTTTAAGTTTAATATCGGAGATACTGTATATTTTTCAAGAGTTACTTATAATTCAGAAAAAAAGGTTTTCTGTCCTCGTTGTGGGGGAAAGGGATGTATCACACTTGATGTTAAGACTAATAATCTTCCTGCTGACATTACAGACCCTGTAACATACATTTGTCCAGACTGTAGAAATTCTACTGGAAGCTTCCTTTATAATAAGGCGAAGCATTTTAGGGAATATAGTTATTACAACTATTACGTTGAAAAGGGAAAAGTTCTCAAAATTGAGTACGTTATTGGCGAAAATGAAACCTCGACGCGATATTTTGTTAAGTCTGCAACACAAACGTCTTCTTATTCTTTTGCTGAGCAAGATTTATATGAAACCTTTGAGCAAGCCTCTCCCGCAGCACAATGTGATAAGGAGCTTTCTTATATCGAAGCTTGCAATAAAGTTGGCATTGCTCCAAATTTGATTAATAAAGAGGCTTCTTCCGATGTTAAGCTTACAGCCCTGTAAATATTGCGGTAAGACTCCAAAAGTGTCTCCATTGGTGACACGAGCAATTTTAAAACAGGTTCAAAGCAATTCAAAGTCAAAGATTTTTAAAATGCAAATTGAAAGAATTGAAATCCCTGTTTTTTACACCGTTCAATGTCAGAATAATAAATGCAAGAACCACTTGCATAAATTCCCCAATAAAATGATTTCTGAGGATTCTATAAATGGAGCTATTCTAAAATGGAATCAGCAAAATTAAATTCTTTCTTTTTTGTGGGTAAAGACCCTCCTGAAAATCCTCATATCGGAGATATTTGGTGTAGTGGTGGAATAGGAAACCCAATGATGGTTTGGACAGAAAATGGAGCAGTTGAAATTGGTGACATACCAAGTTCTTTGGATTACGATTATTCTCCTATGACAGACAAATTGGAATATCCTACTCATTGTTCTTCTTGTGGAGCACCAGTTAATTCCTCTCGCCGCAAATGTGAATATTGTGGAGTAGAATATCGAAAAATTTCATATAAAAATTAACAAATAATTTTTTAATCTCCCTTGACAGGTGCGTAAAACCGTGTTATACTAACGGTAGTAAACCATCAAGGGAGGTTATTTTATGATTAAGAAGTATTCTAAGATTATCCCCGAAGAATATCTGGCTGTCCGCTGGAAAGAGAATAATTGGGATGAAGTTAAAAAGTTTGTAGGTGACTACAACATAAAACTTAACCCCCATGATGAAAATACTTTTTTCATTGTAGATGGAACGCATGATACTTATGAAGAAATGGATTTTGTTCACATGGGAGATTATCTCGTAAAAAGAGGAAAATATGGCTTCCCTTATTCTGTTAAAGCAGAAATCTTTGAGAAAAATTTTCATTTTGAAGGTTGGGATATGACATGAATATTCTTTTTCTTGATTACGATGGAGTGGTAAATACTCCTCAGTGGCGTCCTCATCCAGCAGACCCTTCCAGAATGCTTTGCACTTTTAACTTCCCCAGTAACAACAAAGTAAATGATTTCCAATGTGTTCAATGGATTTCTGAATTTTGTCAAAAGTATAATTATCATATTGTAGTCACTTCTTCATGGAGATGGGAAGATAATTATAAAGAATGTCTCATCAATGGTGGACTTAGACAGGGGATTGAAATTCTTGGGAAAACCCCAGATTATATGTCCTATTACGGAGCTACCCGAGGAGATGAAATTCAAGCATGGCTTGACATTCATCACGAAGAAGAAATTAATTTTCTTATTGTAGATGATACTTGTGAAGAGGATTTTGAAGTCCACAAATGGGATTGGGAAAACAATAAGATTATTGGTTTGGATAAATTCCAAACGCTTAAGCTTCAAGACAGATTTGTTCAAACCAACACGCTGATTGGATTTAGAGAACCAAGCTTCCACTGTGCAGAACAGATTCATCAAGCTTTTAATGTAAATAAAAATTAAAACAAACCAAGAACAAATTAAAAGGAGAAATTTATTATGTTGCCTGTGAATGTTGAGGGTATTACTTGGCTGACCACGAATTACACCGCATATAACACACCAATTATTCTTGGTGTCATTTCGTATGTTTTATTAACATTAAGCTGTTGTATTGCGTTAATAGTAGCTTTCTTCTGGTTTAGTTTTAAAGAAAAGTATTTAACGCTATATTTAATCGCGATTTTTGTATGCTGTATGATTTCATTTTTAGCTATTTACCATGGTGAAAAGAAAAACCGAGAAAATTTTATCCCCGAACCTATTTCTTATGTGGTGTATATTGAAGACAATGCAGATTACAAAACTCTTATCCAAAATTACACTATTGAATCCGAACAAGATAATCTCACAACTATTGTTCTAAAGGAGAACTAAAATGGAAAATTATCTATTTAAAAACATTCGTAAAATTCCTACAAATCTAACGTGTGGTGATTTGATAGATTTACGTCAATATTTGATTGATGCTGTAAATTGTTACGATAATATTTCACTTCAAAGCAAACAGGCCATTGGAGGACAAATCTTCACTAAATTTGAATATAAAATTTTTAAGGCTGTTAATTCTTACCTTGAGACGATGGACTCTCATTCTGATGATATTACCAATAAAACCGAATCTGATAAGCATCTAACAGATACAACCAACAATCCATGGTCAAGTTCCCCACAAATCCCCACTATTATCCACAATGTTAATGAATTTGGCCATACTCCTAAACGCAATTCTGTTCATAAGACAAAACATATTCTTACTGATGCGGCAAAAAAAGATATTAAGTCGCTGGCAAATCTTTCTCGAATGTTCTGCGATTGGGCTAAAAATGCGAGTTTGGATAGGTCTCCTACCAATTTTTGTCTTGAGTATTATGGTGTAAAGATGGAAGTCTCTTTTGCTGTAAACGATGCTACTGTCTATTTGCGTTTCACAGGTCTTAATTCAGTCAACAAATTTTACAACAAATTTTATTCATTCCACTGTAGTCCAAGTGTAAAGCATAAGTCTTTTTCGCGTGAATTTTGGCACACTTATCGTAGACGCATGACCAAGACTATCGCAAAGGCTATTCGAGCAATTGATAATAATCCTAACAATTGGTATTACATGGAAGTTAAAAGGGGAGCTTTGGATTAATGAACGATTTTGTTATTCAGGGTGTAACTATTTTAGGCACAGAAATATCCAATCACGTTTTTGACGTATTTCGTTTTGTTCTTTGTGTGCTTCTTTCTTTAAGTTTTTTTGTTTTTGTGTGTCTAAGCGTGTATTATAAAGAGTGTCCATCTGTTATTATTTGTTCTTTGCTCTTTATACTGGCAATAGCGGCGACATTTTTAAGCTATAAAGAATGGAAAGCCCCACCAGAAACTATTTATACGATTTCCATTGATGATGCAGCGAGTTATAACGAAATAAAAAACAACTTTTATTACATTCGTGAACTTCCAAACGGCCTATATGAAGTCAAATTAAAATCAATGAACTCTTGACAAATCCCTGTTTTTATAGTAAGATAGTATTAAACTAAAGAATAGGAGTTTCAAAATGACTAAAAATCGAAGAAAATTATATCATAATTTGTTCCATTTGTCTCCCACTCCTAATTTAACCATCCTTAATCCCAGAGTTCCAGAAGCGGCAGTTTGGGGTTTTGAAGATACAAAACAAAAAAGAGTATGTTTTTCTACTTCAATTAAAAGATGCTTGATTGCTTTATCAGATTGTAATGGACAATATTATGTGTATGTCCCTGTAAATCAGCACAAAGCTTACAGCCCTACACCAACAGAAGTTGTTGACGTAAGTGAGACAAGCGAAAAATGGATTACTCGCCCAGTTAAAGTTAAATGTATAGGGACTATTGTTCCTACTACATATACCGTGCAAGAAGTTTACTTCCCCATACATGATGAAACTCTTGGCATATTTACTTATGACTGGAAATGGATAGAAAAATATAATTAATAAACTCTTGACAAACCTCTATTTTTATGGTAAGATAACATCAAACCAAAGAATAGAGGTTCTGTTTTATGACTGCTCCAAATAATATCTGCATTTATGCCGACCCTTTCCCTGATGGGGAGCTTCATTGCCTTGCATATTCAGAAGCAAAATACCCAAACGGAAAAATGAATTTGCATTTTCCTGTTTGCTCTAAAAAGAATTGTCCTTTAAAGAATCCTAAACTTTTGAATGGAGGTAGTCTTAATGTCTGATAAGAGAGAACTGTCTGGTTGGCTTGCTCCTAATGGAGATTTTACTCCCGTGTTTTGGGGAGGGCATGACAAAATGAGTGAACAACTCTGTTCAATGTTAGGTTTGGAGGAGTTTTTCTTGCCTGATGAAGAGCTTGTCAAAAGAGGTTGGCTTAGAATTAGTTATATTACGCTCAATGGTGGACCAATCATTAATATTGGAATGAGAGAAGACACTCATTTTACAGAAAGCCAAAAGAATTTTCTTCGTCCTTATTTCGAAGATAAGGAACATTACGAGTTTTTTGCCTATCTCTATGCCATTTGGGAGGAAGAAAATGAGCGGTAAGAAATATAATGAAAAATTGCAAAGAAAAACTTTAGATTTTCTAACTCTCTCAGAAGGTTGGGGAGGAGAAAATACTCTCCCTTTTAACTTTGAGTTTGTAAATTTTTGTGCAGCTATTGCAGTACATTTAGGCACAAAATATCCTTGGGAAGTTTTTCCCACTTACAGAAATTCTATTCAATTTCAAATCAGTCTATATAACAAGACTACCCCTGACAACCGTGACTTTTATTTTGAATTTGAAATCTATCCAAAAGTTGAATTTAAAATCTATCCAAAAGAAAGTACGCTTGGAGAAATTAATAAAATTTCTTATCTTTTTGTAAAAGAGAAAGAATATCAAAATGCTCTTGGTGGATTCCTTGAACTCGAACCAAATTCTTCCCCCTCTGATATTGCAAATTACTTTAACACTCTTGTAGGAGACTATATTTATGAACAAACCAAAAGAATTTAAATTGGGTTGGCTTTCTCCTGATGGTGAATTAGTAGAATGTAATAGCTTTGACCATATTTATTCTGCCAGTGAAATTTGCGATAAACTTGGTTATTCTTATACTAATACAAGAGGAAATGCGCCTGATGATGTTTTGCTTGCTCATGGGTGGTTACACTTGACATTCTCTTTGCTTGACCACGAATATAGAATTTATTATGCCTATTTCAATCATGTTAGATTAACAAAAGCACAAAAAGAGTATATTCGACCTTTTAAAGAAATGGGCTACACTTTTGGAGACTTGTTTGAGATGACTTGGGAGGAAGATGATGAGGAATTTAATTAAGAAAATTGCTCTGGCTCTTGTGAGTATTTTCTTTTTTGCATCTCTTTTTTATGGTTATATGAATTAGAGGAACAAAGATATGGACAACATTATTCATGTTCCATTTAGCTATAATATTTGGAAACCCTCAGAAATGAGATATTTCATTGACAAAGAAGCACAACGTTGTTTCAAATCTAAAGACCCGACGAAAATTTTGAATCGCAGTTATTCTTCTATGTATGTAGAATGGTGGCTGCACAATATCGGATATTATGCTACAGTTTGGGTTGCAGATGAAAACGATTTTTTCTTTGACCTAAATATGAGATTTAGAGACGTTGACTTGGAAGAATGGAGAACATAAATGGGACCACTTATTTTTACATTAAGTCTGCTTATTTTGGTTGTAGTTTGGAATCCTTTTGACACAAACGAAAAAAGCCACAATTTAGCAAATAAAATGAGGGTTTTATCTCAAAAGTCACTAAAATTGCAACAGGATAACGAGAAGGCTTTTTATAAGACTCATATCAAAGAATGGAAAGAAACTCCTTTTTACCAGTTTGTTTTTGATACTATTAAAAAAGTAGCAGAAAAAGGTGAAAATGGAGTAATTATCAACTATTATTTTGATAAATCTAATTTTCCTCCAATTAAGTCTCATTATGCAGAAGCCATTACTTCCAGCGGACATAAAACTTTATACGCTTGTTACGCATATTATTTTTCAAAAGATGAAAAAGATAATATTCTACAAGATTATGCTTTACATGAATCTTATTTTTATGGCTTAGAAAAATATTTAAAAGAAGAAGGTTTTTATGTAAAGGATTCAACTAATGACGATTCCATTACAATTTCTTGGTAATTTGCAAACTTTTTCATAAAACTCTATTGACAACCTCCTTAGTCTGTGATATTATTATCATAGTAAATCTAAGGAGGTTACTTTTATGAAGCTTGATATGAGATTTGGATGGTTGATGCTTCGTATTTTCGCTTTGATTGTCACAGTATCTTTTCTTTTTAAGAACGGATTTAATTCTACCTTTATCGTTTACTGTGTGGCTTGCATCCTCACTTGGGCGATTGCTCTTAGGTATGAAAAGAAGATTGCTGTAAAGGAGAATTAACATGAATAATTGGTATTTCGATGCTTTAAAATATGCTAATCAACTTGCTACTAATTCTGGTGGTTGGAAAGAGGGAGAACAAGAAGAAGTAAAAAAAATTCTTTCTTTTATTGGTGGTATGCACGATAAGGCAACAGAAGATTCCGAAGAAGATTCTCTTTACAATGTGTTTGAAAATGGTTACTGCTATTATTTTGCTCAGATTTTAAATTTAGCATTCCCCGCTTTAGGAAATGTTTTTTGGATTCGCAATTACGGGCATATTGTTTGGCAAAGTCGTTTCAGTCACATTTGTTATGATATTAACGGAATTTACGTTGACTATAAAGATGGAGATTTGGTCGAAGTTGCCAGACTTGGCAACCTGTTAAAAGATTTTCAGCACACTAATAGCGTATATTTTTCTTGGAATCCTGAGTTTGATGAATGGTGTGAGAAATATAATTTTAAATCAATTATTGCTATCGCTATTATTTACAAAAATCTACCAGAGCTTAGCGGAAAAAATTATTCTGCTTGGGACGAACTTTATTACTACATTGAAGATGCAGCAATTAAGTTTTGGGAAGACTCTAACGCAAACAAAAAAGCCTGTCTTCATACTATAGAAGCAGAACTTAGAAAGGGTAAATTTTAATGAAACTTTGGGTTGATGATATTAGACCTGCCCAGAGGATTGGTGCCAAGCCTATTCAGTTAATGCAGCTAAAGAAATGATTCTCGCTAATTATCCTGATATTTATGGCATTTCTCTTGACCACGACAGTGGCATTTACAATCAATTTGGAGGAGATTATATCAATATTCTTAAGTGGTTAGAGGAACAAGAACATAAAGCTAATAAAAAGATTGTAACTTTCCCCATTCATATTCATAGCATGAATTCAGTTGGAGTTCAAAATATGCGAAATATTATTCAGCATAATAATTGGGAAGAAATTTGTTATTGGGACTTAATTTAAAGGAGGATTAAAATGAACAAGCAGACAAACGATTTTATCATTAGCCTTAAACGTCACACAGAGACCGAAGACCGCTTTGGAGATTACTATCTCAACGCAACAGCAGAATATCTTTCTAATATGAGTGAAACCCCTATTGAGCACTACAATAAGAATATTCTTTACAATTATATTCAGTCTGCTTTTAAAGATTTCATGTCTACGGCGGATTCTCCTCAGCTTGCCATGTATGATTTCTTTGACTCTTTTAATCGTAATGTTAAAAAGTCTTCTGACCCAGACCTTGTTCTTGCTCATGCCTGTTGTGTAGCTATGGATTTAAGCCAAGTGCGTGAAAAGAAAGATGGTATATGGGTGACAGTGAATGGTTTTCATGTACCTGCTGACCCCAAGGACGATGAAAATTTAAATAACAAAAGCACCGCACAATCATCTGAAAAGGTTGAAAATTATTCACCTATTTATAGCACAACTCGAAAAACGGCTGAGACTTCTTGGCCTGCATGGAAGAAGGAAGTTTTTAATAATAGTGTCGCTATTTCAGCACACGCAAAAAAAATCTAAGGAGTTAATTATGGATTATATTGACGCTACCATCGAAATGAAAATCAAAGAAGATGGCAATCCTAAATTTGAGATTGTTCTTCCTCAGATTGTTGAATGGACTTGTTACCTTGATGCTTCTAATATAGCCGTTATTCGTAAAGATGTGCAGTATTGGGACGAAGTTGAAGATTTTTGGCAATTCAGAGATATTGTGCGTGATAGTGGTTCACCTTCTCCTTTTAATGCTCCTTATATTCGTGGCGTAAAAAAGCATGATGCTAATTATGTTTTTGACGAAGACAAGAGTGTTAAATGGAATCGCAATGCTGTAATTGAGTACAATAAGACAGTAGATTCAATTCAGGCTAAGAATAAAAAGTTTCAGAAAAACGCAGATGACATTTTCGATTCTTGTGTCATTGCTTGTATTAATTCTGTTTTTATTTGTGCTGGTCTTAAAATTAACACAGATGAAATTGCGTATATCATTGCTAAGGCTAAGGAATATGACTATGATTATGCTTATGAGTTAGTTGACCGAATTGAAAATTATTGTGATTTTTATGTCGAGCTTCTTAAAAAGAGGGAAAGCAATGCCTGAAATTTGTGTAAAATCTTTTGCTTTTCAGTATGAAAAGCAGTTTATCAAAGAAGTCAAAAATTATGTTCTCCCTTACAATATTTACAACAATCTTGTCAAAGAAATCAACGAAGAGCCTCTTAATATTAGCGATTATTTAATTAACACCGAACTAAATTATGCACTTAATTTCCCTTCTCATTCGGGAGATGATGGTAATTGGTACAAATGTGGAGATGGTAATTGGTGTAAAAAGGGCAAAAAGCTAAAAGAAGATAAGACTTTAAGGCTAATTCTTCATTCCCTTTGTAATAGTTGCTCATGGTATAATCATTATCTTCATGTTTATTGGGACTACGATAAAAGCATTCTCACTTTCGAAGAAGAATATGGAGATAAATACGAAAATTAACTAAAAACCTATTGACAACTCCTTTCACCTATGGTATACTAATCATAGTAAATGAAAGGAGTTGTTTTTAATGGAGATTGTTCAGACTTTGGTTCTTGGAGCAATTGTTTTCTACGCAAGCTCTAATCTTGGACGCGAAGTTGCTGAGTATCTGGATAAGATTAAGGAGGATAAAAACAATGACTAAGAGAGATAATTACGAAACCCTTTGGAGAGACCTTTACACTTATCTTACCGCTTCTAAAGATGGTGAAAAGCTAACTTCCTATACCATTGCTCGCTATATGGAAGGGGCTGAGGCAGAGCTCAAAAAGCGTTTGGCAAAGAAAAACTATGATTCCTATGGGCTTTCTTATGTAATGGGACAGATTCGTTACGCTTCCTCTATGGACACAGATTCTCCCTACACTTTCAGCGATTGGGCGAGTCTGTATGAAACTGTCCAGAAAGCCAAGAACGAATTTGAAGCAACTCAGATTAAGTGGTCTGATGAACGTAGTAAGTGGATTTTCCGCAAGACTTCTGCAAAGCGTGGAGATATTCATACGGTTGTTCACAATCCGTATCTCACGCCTAAGATGCAACAGATGCTTTGTTATATGGCTGACAACGATTTGTTTTAAAACCGATTGCACAAAAAGAGCAATTACAAAGAAATTGCACAAAAAGAGCAATCAAAATGAACAAACTGAACTTAATTAAAAGGGAGATTTTATTTGTGAACGAGTTTAAGAATTGTTACAAGTATTCTGATGTTTGCGCTCGTATCATTAGTGGTGGAGACCTTGATACTATTGGTGAAATGGCTATTGCAGAGACTATCTATGGTGGTCCCAACAATTTTGTTATCCGCAAGGTCTATGACTTTGGAGAGATTGGCACTTGGATTGCTAATAGTTATCTTGCCGATGATTCTTCTCACTATTGCTTTGACAAGAATGCTCAGGAATGGCTTACTGCAAACGAAGATTGGTGGACTGGAAAGTGGGGGCGAGAGACAGAAAAGAAAGCTCCTTTTGATTCTCGTAAGACAGCACACGCCAATTATTCCATTGACCATGTTATCGAATGTCTGAAAAAGTCTCCGCTTTATACAGCCGAAAGAATCGAAACAATTGATTATCTTTATCGACTTAGAGATAATGGATATTCTCTTGTTTGTTGGAGTACAATTAACGGTTGGGTAGCTATTAACTATGATGTTGAAGACGGCAATCATGCTGATATTAAAGCTTTTTGCTACAGTGACGCTTCCATTCTTGAAGAGTGCTATAATAAGGGTTGGTTGGATGAATAAAAAGCATACTGAATGTGGGATTCCCCATGCCCAAGAACTTATCAAAAAGAAAGCAAATCTAATTCCAGACAATCTTAAAAGAAAAATGGAATCGTTTGTCTTTTGGCTTGACGTATGGTATAAAAATGACTCTATTGAATATTTTAGCCATGATGAAAAGGGCTACATTCTTCATGGCTTAAGCAGACCAATTCGAGGGCGTAAAATGGGATGTGACAGAGAAATGCCAGAAGATTGCCATGAAGCTGCGGATTGGGTTTTAGATAATTTTGAGTATTATATTTCAGATTAAGTTGAGGTAATTTAAAATGAAAGATGTAATTTATTCTATCCCCATTGATGATTTCATTGACCGTGTAAATGCGGCTGATACAGAGCTTGTAAAAGATAGAAGTGACGAATATCTCCTTAATAGCAATCTCTGGACTGATAGTGAGCATATCCTTGCAAACGCTTGCCTCAATCTTGATGATGCTCGTAATATGGGTATGGATACCGTTATTTGCGCTGTTACAAATGGCGTGAGTAAGTGGTATGCTATGAAAAAAGGTGCAAATGGGTATCGTGGAGAAGATACTAAGCTATTTTTTGCTCCTGCTATGTATGCTCGTTTCTTTACACTGGTAAGGATTGAGGACAAATTTAAGCCTTAATTGTGCAACAAAATTTTAAAAGCCTATTGACAATCCTCTTATAATCTGCTATACTATATTATAGTAAAAGATAGGAGGATTGTTTTTTATGAAGTCTTTTAAAATTGAGGACAAAAACTTTTATCAAGCTATTTTACCTATTCTTGAGCAATGCTTTGAAGTTGTTAATTATCCTGTCCGTTTTCATAGAGGAATTTTTTATAATCTTTCAAAAAACTGGTTGGGAACTTTTGACATAACCTTTTTTGCTCTTTCAAAAGATGGTCTTTGTACTCATATTACTTCTCTAATAAATACAGAGACAGACTTTCTTTACAAGTTTGGTGGAAAAACGTTTGCGAAAATGGTTGAACATTACTTCTCTCCTGCTGGCGATACTTCAATGGGAATGATTGACTGCTGGGGACATGAAACAGCGTTTCTTTATACCACAACGAAAGAAAAATATTATGTTAATTTCATCAATCTTAATCCAGATGATGTTGAAGAAATTCACGAATTTGATAAATAAGGCAGATAAAGGAGACATATAATATGTTTAAAATTATCTCAAACAAAGCAACAACTTATAGTTGCATTTGTCCTGTGTGTAGTAGTTATTTCCTTTTTACTAAAGGTGAGCTTCAATATCAAGACTGTTTTTCAGACCTTGCTTATTTTGATTGTCCGTGTTGTGGTGCTGTCCTTACTAATGATAAGGCGGTACTCCTTGACAATCGTGACGCAGCACAACATTTTAATGAGGTTGTATTTTAAGTGAAGTGTCCTTTTTATGCATTTTTTGTTTTCTGAAAAATGTTTTCAGAGAAAAATTATTCGTATAGATATACACTAAATAACACATAAAATGAATTAATATACAAGGAGAATATATGGAAACCGTTACTTTTTCATCTCAGTTTATCGAAATTTTTGACCACCTCTGTCAGAAGTTCGGTGTTGTAATTGATTGGAGCGCTCAGAATGTCGTTCCTTATATCACAGCCCTTTGCGGACGTATGACCAAGTATCTTATTTTTAAGAATGTTATTCTGATTTTTGCTTTCATTGGAGTCTTTTATCTATTTTGGCGTTTTTCAAAACCTTGTTGTAGCAAGGAAAACAAGTGGGACCCCGACTTTCAGTATTGTAAGAGTATGAATATTTCTTATATTCTTGGTTGGCTTGGTAGAGGAATAGGCGCAGCATTTACTATTGGCATGAGCATATCTGCTCTATTCACGATTGTTAGGTGTATCTATCTTCCAGAATTTGTGATTATAGATTGTCTCAGCGCCCATCTGTAATTTGATAAAAAAGTAAAAAATATTTTAATAGCCTATTGACAAACCTCCTCTGATGATGTATTATTAAGATACAAATTTGAGGAGGTTACTTTTATGAATCCTAATGCTTGCACTGATACAACCACTTTTGGTCAGTATATGGAAAACAATCTGCATCTTTTCTGTCTTTACGATTGCTATATCAATCTCTTCCCTCACTTTCCCAAGAACGATGGCAAAGCGTTTGACGACCCTGTGCGAATGTCAATCAAAAACGCTCTCCAACTCTTTGGGGATAAAAACCTTATTCAAATTAAAACCTATGACAACACATTTTATTTTCAGCTTAAAATGGAGGGCTAACAAATGCTTACTATAAGCAAGATTTATCGCATCGTCGATGATAAGAACGACACTCGTATTACAATTGAAAAAGATGGTGGCATCTATCGCTGGGTAGTAAAGAATGCTGATGGTGATGAGCTTGGTTTCACTCTTACTGACCTCAATATGTCTCATGTTTTTCAGGCTATTAAGGACATGGGCAATTTTGTCTGAGAAAAAAGGAGGATAAAACGATGCAGTTTCCTCACGAGTGTTTTGTAATTGCACTTTCGCATAGAACCACTAAAAATATTACCACTGATGATTTTGCTGGTGTCAATCTCGATGAGGGGATTGTGCATGGCTGGGCTAATTTTAAAAATGCAAAAACATTTTCAACCGAAATAGAAGCCAAACATTTTTTTGAAGAAAACAAAATTTATCTTATGCGTAAGCTTTCTTGGGTTGAAACTTATAATCCTCGTATTATTCGTGTGACTTTTACAGAGGATTGTAAAACTAAACTTGAATAAACTTAAATGAAAAGGATATAAAAAATATGAACAAAACACTCATTCTTGGCTCTCGCCATAGCGGTAAGACCTACCGTATTATCCATGAAGCTATTGATGCACAAGGTATTATTATCTGTGCTACCGAAAGCAGTAAAGACCATATCAACAGCATTCTTCGCGAATGCAATCATACCGAAGTTCCCGTTTTTACTCTTGCTGAAATGAAGAGTGGTAAAGTTCGTGGCACAACTGGTCCTTTGTTTGTGGATGAAGCTCAGGCTATTCTGGGAGCACTGATTGCAGAGAATGTAGGCATTCTTCCTATTTGTGGGTATTCTTTTGATACAACCAACACCAATCTATTTCTTTTGCAAAATTCTCTTTAAAAATTATAAAACTCTCTTGACAACCTCTTTAGATTGTGGTATTATAGTGATACTGAATCTAAGGAGGTTGTTTTTATGAAGATGGAGCTTGGCACAAAGATTGATTATTTTGGCAATGTTTATGAGTATATTGGAAACGAGAGCGATTCTGACAGCAAGATGATTTTCCAATCTGTTAATGATGATTCTTATGTTATTTTGACAGAAAAAGATTTCATTGAAGACGATATTCAGATTTTTTAAGGAGTATTTATATGCTACACAGTATCAAAGACCTTGAAAACTGGCTTGAAAAGCATGGAAAGATTCTTGAAAGCAAAGTAGAAATCTTAGAGCCTAATAAGCCCAGATATTTTATTTCCTATGATTTCTATTGGAATGGAGAGGTTGTTGCGGGATTTGCTTGCGGACAAAAAACTTATCGAAAGTGTTTGCAGACTATTTATAATGACTGCATTGAAATGATTTGCAATTATATTTACTATTTATAACGACTGTATTGAAATGATTTGCAATTATATTTCAAAAGGAGTGTATTGGGAATGAGTGTATTGGAAATGAGTAAAATTGGCCTTCCTATGAGTAGAATTAGCTTCCCTTGTGGTAATTGTAGCTATCTCTCTTGCAACGAAACACAACAGCAAGAAGCAAAAAGTAAAGGAATTGACATGAACCATTACTGTAAGAAGTATAATAAACGTTTATTTCATTATACCAATTCTCGCAATCACTCGCCTGAAATTTACGCTTGTGAAGAGTGTGATAACCAAACTTATAATAAGCTGGATAAATATATTCGAGAAGAGCTTCGTCGTGATATGGAAAATGACTCTGCCTTTAAAATTAACTACCCTTCCGCAGAAAGATTTCTTGAAATTGTCAAGATGATGAAAAAGGAATCTGACCTTGTTGGAAACAAGTCTATGACTCTCTATGAGTTCTATGAGAGCGACTTCTATCGCGAGAGACTTGAAGCAATTTCTAATCAAATTAAGTTAGACATTGAAAAAGCCATTGAAAACGATAAATCTCTTAAACCTATTCCCAATAAGGCGGCTAAAACAAAAAACTCTATTTACGAAACATTCATTTATGATGGTAGGAACTAATGGAGAAGCATAAATTTTAAAAAGGAGAAATGAATTTTTATGTCAAAACTGGGTAACGTATATGAACTGGATTTTAATACAAGAATGAAGAATAAATATCCAGTCGTGTATATCAATGACGAATATATCGTTTGTAAGTGTAATGGCACTAACATTCCAAAGACTTTTAAGCGTAATGATGGAAGCATTTATGTCGGGAATGAAGTGCTTGATTATGCTATTTTTAGGGCTATGGACAATCCTCTTTTATATAGAAAATTTTATATCCTTTATGTTCCTAATGGTACGAACGAAACTTTTTCTGAATTTTTCGTGCAATCAGAAGCGGAAAAGAAACTTGCAAAGGCTCAAAGAGAACTTAACGCAGCAACTTGGAATTTAGATAGATTTACAAAACAACTTGACGAAATCAACAATAAAATTAATCAAGCTCAGAAAAATGTCGTTGATAGACAAATGATTGTAGATAAATATAAAAAGATTGTTGCAGAAGAGGTATTAAGCAAAAATGAGTAACCAATATAAGATATTCGCCTATTATATTCCTGATGCAATCGTATATTTTAACAACAAAATTAAAAACTATAAGAAAATTGACTCGCAAGGGAAGTTTAAAAGCGTAGATTGGCAAGGAAGGATTTACGAACTACAGCACCTAATAGACGAACTTGTATCACTCTATGGAAATCCCCCATCTAATAATCTACGTTTCGATTCTTTAGTTTGGTGCTCAGACAAAGCTTTGGTAACTAAAGATTTTACAGTAAATGAGGTTACAGATTCTTTAGCCAAGGGAATTTGGTATTGTCTCCCTGTAAGTGGTTTTGATGGACGATATTTTCTTAGTGAAGAAAGTCAAGATACTTTGAATAATTTGCGTGAATTTGGAAAATTAGAGGATATTGTAAATGGCAACAATGAATAAGAGCGTTCCTTTCAAAGACGGAGATAATCTCGATTTGTATTTATCTATCGCAAGTGAATACACAGTAGATATTGAAGATTTAATTGACTATGCGGAAGGACGTAAGTTTGAGACTATCAAAGAGGTTGGTCATGCCTTTGAGGATGGAACTTTTGTAGGTTGGGAATATGCGCGAGACATTGATGTATTTAAGCGTTTGCGTAATATTGGTTGTCGCAGCATTGGGGTGAGCAACCCCACTAAACCCTCCCTCTCTGAGCTTGTAGGCTTGATTAACAATGAAGAGTTTTATGGCGCAGTTACTCTTAAAACTCTTTGTGCAGAAAAAGAATATATGGATTATGTGCTCAAACACGGTTATTAAAAAATAATTTTATAAACCTATTGACAACTTCTTTTCAATCTGGTACAATAACAGTATCAAGGAAAAGGAGTTGTTTTTATGCTGTATAAGAATTTTGCTGAGAAACTTCTTCGTAAAGCGATTGATTTAAGAGAATGTTCCAAAGCCATAGAAAATGAAGCTATGTGGCATACTTCTGATGAAATTACCAGCCTTGTTTTGAAGATGGATAAATTTTATCAGGCTGGTTATGAGTATATTAATTGTCTAAAATTCCATTCCCACGACTCAGAGGATATTTCATATCGTTTTGTTCTTACCGAAGAAGAGGTAGATTTAACTTCTGGATTAGATGAAGAAGCGGGATATATTGTTTTAAGTGAAATTGAGCGTCAAGTTATTGACAATGCGATAATGACGGAGGTTTAAATATGTCAACTAAATCCATTTCTGAAAAATACATCTTCGTTGTCAATGCTACTGATGATAATGGTCATACACAGGACTATTATTTTGAGCCTTGTTGGGACGGTGGGGCTTCTATGTGGTCTAAGTCTTACAAAGATGCCGACAAAGTTGAAGGATTTAATTCTTTCGAAGAAGCTGTTGAATGGTGGGATACTCATAAAGACGATTACGAAATTCTTTTTGACAGGTTTACCACCAATAAAAATTCTCTCATTAAGATTGAAACAGTCCATAAAGAGACTGATATGAGCAAACTTTTCAACAAGCTCTGTACCACTTAAAATTTTTAAGTGAAACAATCATCTCACTTAAAAAAATTAAGTCAGACCCACCCCAAACTTAAAAAAATTAAGAAAAATGGTAAATAAAATGGAAGTTTTATTTGCTCGTTCTAAAGGAGATAGCTATGAATGATTTTTTCTGCGAATTTCTTAAAAACCTTGTCAATGTTTTTGTCGCTGTTGTTATCGGACTTGTTCTTGGTGGTCTGATTTTAGGCGCAGTTGCTCTTTTTGAGTGGAATCTTCCTTTTAGTCCTTTCTCTAACATTGTTATCTTTGGTGTTCTTGTGGCACTTGTTTGGACTGTCTTTGATACATTGCAGCAGAAATTCTAAGGAGGTATATTATGAAAATCGAAAATGCTATCGCTCATGTTACTCGCACTATTAAAGATTACAAATCTCAGCCTTTTGTAACTTGTACTCCTTTGTTTGAATCTATGTGTGAGGAATTTATCAAGCTCCTATCTGACAAGGAAAAAGAGGGGTATAATTATATCTTCTATGTCAATGATGGTAGAAAAGATGAACATGGTCTTTATCTGAATAGTTATATTTTGACTTTTACCAATGTTAGACACGTTTCTGATATTAAGTCTCAAAATTATTTTCAGATTGATGATGAATTTTCCGATTTAATTGACTTTCTTGAGTTTGATTTCTGGTATGCTTATTGTCTGAAAGATGATAGGATTCTTAATGTTGTAAGATAAAGGAAAACCATGATTACTAAATATATAATCTATGCTTACACAACCAAGGGTAAATATACCTTTGAACCTTGTGATTATAATGAAGCTCAAATGTTTTCAATTGATATTCGTTCTATTAGCAATGTTAAAGGTTTTGAAACAGAAACCGAAGCTATGTTTTGGTTTTCTAAAAATAAAGAAAACTTTAAGGTTTTATTTAAGAATCTTAAAGTCGAAAGGGTTCTTGTGAAAGCTGTTTACGAAAGCGCTTTTGAAAAAAGGCATTTCAAGCCTTTAGACTTGAGCTTCATCGTTGCTTAAATTTACACTAAGGACAATATAAATTGTTGATATAGTTGAGGTAAAATTAACATGACTAAAGAAGAATACATTTCTTATAAGAAAACTCTTTTCCAAGCAGAATGCAACACCAGAATTAGATTAATGGAAAAAGCTGTTAATCAGCCTCATAAAGATTTGGTTTTTGTCTATTGTGATACCGATGCTGTTTGTATTTACACTCGCCCCACTCTATCCATTAGAAGAGAACACCTTTTTAGAAATGAACTTATGTTTAATAAGAAACCTGTAAAATGGGCTGTGTCTGAATGCTATTGTGGTAATCATAGTTTCTTCTTTGACGATGAAAAGAATAGGGTTTGTTCTAAATGTTTTAAAACTTATCTGAATTCTTGGGGTTGTTTAATGACTGAACATACTGCTCATTGGGAGTCTTTAAATTTTAATAGTAAAACTCATCCTATGGGTATGACCGATGTTTTTTCTATGCCAGCAGAAGAATTTGACGAAATGATGAACGATATTCAATAAAAGCCAAAATAATTTAATAAACCATTGACAAACTCTCCTTTGTTTGGTATACTTAGTATATCAAATGAGGGAGGTTTTCTTTTATGAATAAGTTTCTTTGCATTGATAATTTCTATGTAAATAGTAAGCTGGAATGCTTGGCTGGTCGTTCTTATCCCATTGAATTCGCTGATGGGGATGATGAAGGTTATGTAACCATTCATAATACCGAAAGTAGCGAAAATGTTTGGGCTACTTGCCTTGATTTGGGAGACTGCTTCGAAGGGTTTTAAGGAGGTTTTTATTATGAAGCTTACTCGTGAGGTTGATATTTACCAGTGTCCTGTTTCCACTAAATATTGTTTTTTGTCATTTGGGTGGTTAGAACCGAATACAGTTAAAATTACTGATTATGTGCGCGTTTGGCATGGAGAAATTGAGCTTGATGATACCTCAGAAGAACTTGTAGAAATGGACATTCAAAAGGCTATTTGTGATAAATGTTTCTGCCGTTTCCAAAATGGTCAGGATAAGACCTTTTTTGGAAGAAGTATTACAACCTCTGATGTTATCAGTGTTAAAAAGGATAACACTGTTAGTTATTACTATTGCGATTCTGTTGGTTGGGAGCTGATTAAAACTCAGCGTATAGGAGGATAATATGAAAGACCAAACTAAATTCGTAGAAGAGATTTTTGAGGATGAAGCTATCTATGTAGATATTTGGGCTCCTTATTATGTTCATGAGCTTTTGAATGTCTCTGACCCTGAAAACTGGTATCGTTCTGATAAAATCATTTGTGCAATGTATCATCCTAAGTGTTGGATTAATTCTAATAAAGATACAGTTCGTATTATTTTTAAATCTTATGACGATTTTATGATGTATCGTGATTTTAATTACTATTGCTTGGATAGTAACTGGAAGTTCTGCATGGAACATTATTTTAACAATCTTCCTGATACAGTTAACGTTGACTGGCTGTATGAACATGGGTATGTACCTTTTTGATAACGAAGAATTGGAGGATATTATGAACAAGAATAAGTACAATATTCAAGTTTTTCCCAATGGTCATGTGATTATCTTTGAACAGAGTATTCTTGATGAAGCGATTGAAAAGGGAAAAGAGATTCTTCTTGTTTGTAATAATGCAGATGGCGGCTATGCTTATGCATTAAGCGCAAAATCTTATGAGGATGGCATTTACTTGTATTGTCAGGACATTTACAACACTCTTTTTACTTCGGATGAATTAAAGCGTTTTCATGCAGCAATCATTGACGAGGGTGAAGAAATTATTATGAAAACTGGTTCTTATGCCACTGCTTATCGTTTTAATCGTTTTGTAGATGATAAAAGCGAAATTGAGAATCCAAATGATGAACTTTTTCGTAAAATGATTGACGAAGAAAGCACAGTTAAAAATCTTTCTAAATCTTATGATGATAATGGAGACCCTGATATTGAAGATTGGAAAGAGCGTGTTTGGGCTTTGATTCGTTATCATGTTGTTTCAGAAGATGCTTTGAAGTATTGTGTAGAAGAAGAGGAAGATTAAGGGATAAGGAGCCTATTATGTATAACACACCTGTCAGAATTGATTCTACCATTGTAGCAAGCCGTCTTAAAATGGCTCGTGACAATAAGGGCTTTTCTAAAGCTGAGGTAGCAAAAGCTCTTAACATCGCTACAAGCTCTATGACTTATTATGAACAGGGCAAGGCTGTTCCCTCTATTGATAAGCTCTATGCCCTTGCAGACTATTATGGCGTAACTATGGATTGGCTTTGTGGTCGCGTTAATAAGAACGATGCTGTTCTTAAAACTGAGTTTGATGTGGCTGAGGTTTTACTCGCTGCTTTACAGTTTGAAGGCATTGAACTTGATGTTTCTGATGAAGAGGTTGATGTGCTTAATAAAATTGAAGTTGCTAAGTTTGCTCTAACCTCTCCATTTCTTAATAGGTTTTTCGTTAATCGTTTTTATTTAAATCGAATTAAAGAAAACTGTACTTCGGAAGAAACTAAACAGGCTATGACTGAGGTTGTTAAAACTCGTCAGGAAATCGAAAGTATGTATACAAAGATGCTTGAAGAAACTGATTTGAAGCTTAAAGACGGTCAGAATAATATGGTAGTCCGTAGGGTAAGAGGAGTTAATTAAAAGATATGTATATCATCGGATTAATCTATCAAAATATTTTTACTGGGGTTTTTAATACTGTTTATATAGATTGTAATTATGCGTTAACTCCTCATTTTAAGAACGCTCTTCTCTTTGCTAAAGCTCGTCGTGCTGAAAAAGGTTTTAAAAACCATAAGCAAAAAATTCTTTTTGACGCTAATCGCTATTCTGGTAAGGTAAAAGAAGTTCGTATTTTTCAGGTAGGTCTTATTCCTATTGAAACTTTAGCAGATACATATAATTTTACTGCGGGATTTTTGGAAGATTGAAAGATGGAGAAAGTAGTTTGTCTTATATTTAACGTATGTATTTAGAACGTATATAATAAGAAAAGATTTTTCAATATATAATAAAAGGAGCTAATTAAAATGGATGTTGGAGATATTGTTACTGCTAAATATCCGTATGGCGAATTTTATGGTTGTAGATGTATTGTAACTGACATTGAAGACTACGAAGTAATGGATATAATGGTTCTTGAGGGGAGTTATAAGGGAAGAGAAAAGGCAGTATATATCCGCCAGTTTAAAGGCGTAAGTATTTGTGATTATGATAGAGGATATTATCGTACAATGACGTATGGCGATTGGGTGAAAAGGCGCGGTTAAAAATCTTTCTAAGTATTATAAGGAAAATAGGAGTATTTTTTATGAAACGAATTGAAAATCTTAAGACTTATACTCAGGAAGACTTGAGAAAAGATATTGTCAAAGCTCTCTTCGGAGATAACGCAGTTCTTGGTAGAGACTATGTTGATTTTCATTACCAACCTGAAAATGATGCTGGTCTTGTTGTTAAATTCCGTGATAAAGAATCGCCTTTTGCAACTAAGACCTTTATCATTAGAATTGAAGATGCGGCTAATAAGGAAGTTGTTAAGGAGGAAATTTAACTATGATTACAAATGGCCTTCTTTATGGCTCTATCTATTTATAAGGAGAAATATTATGCCTATTCAAGATATTGTTTATACTATTTACAGCGATACTAACGATTCTTATCTCTGTTGGGATGAGATTGATAACTATTATTACTTCGGTCAGAAAGATGATGAGAATATCATTTGTTGGTCTTCTCCTGTTGCACTTAATAACTTTTATGCTGTTGCTATTAAGGACCTTTCAGTTATGAGAACTCCAAATCTTTGCCCTCGTTGTGCAACTCTTATTCGTAATAAAAATTGATAAAACTTGTCCTAAACTTGTTTACAATATATGATATAAACAAGTTTAAAATAAGTCCAAATATTTCTTGACAAATTATCCAATGTGTGTTATAATGTAGACGGGGATTGAAAGATTCCTGTCTACTTTTCGTGTTATAAGGAGACTTTATATAGATGTATGATTACGAAACAATTAAAAAGAATTTTATTAAAATCTCTGAAAAAGATAAATTGACTTATAGAGAAATGTGTGAACTTGTCGGAGACAGGTTTGCAACAAGTAGTGTTTTACGAAAAAGACAAATGGATAAATGGAAACAGTTTATTTCATGGAAACAAAATAATAAAAAACAATTTACCAAAATTAAAATTTGTTCTGAGGAAGAAGCTATTGAAAATATTTTTGAAAAATGTATGACTGATAGTCTCGGTTATACTTTAAGTGCTTTTCTTGTTCTTTATGCCGCATATAGTGATGGTAAAACCAGAATTCATACTTCTTATTCTGAATTAGCAAAAGCTTTTGGGATGTTTAACGAAGATTTTAATTTAGCTCGTTTTAATTTACCAGAAACCGAGTTTAATTGTGAAACTGAATTGCTTGGTTTAAGAAATGACCGTTATGAAGGATTGGAAGATATGAAAAAAGCTATTCGCCAAGCAAGAAAAAATAATCCAAATGCTTTGTCTACTAAAAATCACAAATCGGTTCAAGATTTTTTCACTCGTTATGCAAGAAATGCAAATAATAAAATTGAAACCGTTTTAAATAAATTTAAAAAAGATAAGGTTTTAAATTATTCTGAAACTTATTGTGGTGCTTTTTTTGATACTGATGATGTAAATATATTATCTCATTTAAAGGATATTTATTTAAGTCCTAAAGATAAAGCATATTATTATGATATTATTTCTAAAAATGAAAAAGGAGAAGAAGTAAAAACTTCTATTTTTGTCCCTTATAAAGATAGAGTTTTTATTGGTGATGAAGAAGCTATTTATTTAAGTATTCAAAATAAATATGCTCATGACTTAGGGTATCAAAATTATGGTGAGGCTTTGAGTTTTGGAAAAGGAAAAGAAATTGACAAACTTTCTCAAATGGAATTGAGAGAAAAACTTCATTGTTTTTATGTTCGCCCAGCTTTAAATATCTTGTTCTCTCCTAATGGTATTGATTATAACAAAGAATATTATCAAAAAAGTTTAGAAGAGATGTTTAATTTACCTTTTGTTTTATCCTCTATTCAAGAAACTAATAAACAAAATAAATCAACGTTTCTTAATAATATAAAAGAACGTCAAGAATCTGAAACACCTGACCCTATTAAAAAATTCGGTGAAGCATGGAATTCTTTAGCTTGGGAAGAATTACGCCATGAACAAAATATGTTTTATCTTGTTCAAGATAGATTATCTAAAAAATATCTTGATATTAAAAATACTAAATATTTACCAGAAACAGGAGATTCTTCTCTCCAATCTGTAGCTGATTATGAGGGATATTATAAAGATAGTATTTGGCTTAAAGTATTTGAAAATAGTATGAGAAAAATTAGTAATTCTGAAAATTGACAGACGTTGCTTCTTTTGACATTTTTTTAATTTTGTCAAATGTCCTTTGAAGCCTTAATTTATAAGGGTTTTAAGCTTGTTTTAAAAACTAACCCTATCTTAAGTCACATACCTGATATTATAATATAGTTTATATCAAGGGGGTAGGTTAAAATAGGGCTAATGATAGGGTAGGTCTCTTGAACCCTTATAAATAAAGGCAAAAAGCGATTAAAATTTTTATTAAAATTTTGCAAAAGTGTCATGCTATGACAAATTTATTTGTAAGGATTTATCCTCCTTCGCTTGCACATTTATTTGTAGTGAAAAAAATGTTCGCTTCGCTCCATTTTCTTTCCCTACAAAAAATGTGTCTGCGCTTGCTTTCTTTTACAGATACCTTTACTTTCTTGCTTTTGCCACTGGAAAATATCCTTCGCTGCGCTCGGACTTGTTTACTCCGTAAAAATGCAAGCATTTTTATCGTCGTAAACTGCGCTCTTACGAGTATTCCCCAGTCACGCTCGTCCCACGGCTCCTCGCGTGTTTTTTATTTTTAAGGGATTATAATGATAAAATAATAAAAATCTCTTGACATTTTAACGCTTTTATGTTATTATTTGTATAATAAATCGTAGGAAATGGAATAGTGAACTTGACTTTTTAGGAACGAAGTGACGCTAAAAGTCTTAGTTCACTCCATTTACGGGACTTTTATAAAAGAGGTTTTAATATATATGGGTGCTATTAGAGATAAATTGAATTCTATTGCTAAAAATGAAAGATTGTTTTCTTTAAATGAGCTATATGACAATCAGAGTATGCCTTGGAATGAATATTTTACTGAATTGATTAAAATTGTTGAACCAATGTCTGATGAAGAATTTGCTCTGTATCTTGAACAGGGTGACACTAATGCTGCTGAACTACTGCTAAAAGATATGGATAGCTTTCGTAAAATCCGTGAAGGTATCATTTCTGACTATATTAAGTTAAGTAAAAGTAATCTAAAGTAATCTTGTGAGTTTTTAGAGACATTAAGTAAGTAATCATTCGTATTTAAAGAAAGGAAACATTTTCATGTGGTATTGTGTGCCTAACTACTCAATGAAGTGTAGAATTTATCCTAACAAGGAACAGCAAAAAATTATTGATAATATTCTATATGGTATTCGTGTGGCTTACAATGTTACCATGTATGAAATGATTACCAATTTAAAAAATACCAAAGAAGCTACAGATAAAAAAGATAAAGAAAAGATTATTCATTTCCCTGTTTTTGGCAATATGGTTAAAAAAGACTGGCTTAACTATCTTCGTAACAATTATCCTATTGTTAAAGAAGTTCCTGCTGGCTGCCTTAGTTCTTCTATCTATGGAATTTTTGCTTGTGATGCTAAAAAAGCATGGGAGTCTTTAGGTAAAAAGCCTGTTGAGTTTTACAAGCCTTTCTTCTATTCCGCAAAGAAACCTCGTACAAGTTATTCTTATCAGGAAACTTTTTCTAAGTTCTCTTTTTCTGAGAATAATAAAAATGTTCTCTATATCAATTTGAATAAAGTTGGTCAGATTAAAATTCGCGGTTGGAATCAAAAGATTAGATTTGATAAAGACTGTTCTAAGGACTTTTTTGATTATATTAAAGAAGCTCAGAATAAAACTCAATTTGGACTGACTGTTAGTAAAAATAACGTTGGAGAGTATTATATCATTTTTAAACTGTCTAATATTTACAAGTTTATCAATGAGCCTGAGAATGAAAATAAAATTGATATTGGTGTCGATGTTGGTTTGAAAGATATTGCCATTTGTTCTAATGGTAATAAATATGAAAATAAGCATTTTGCTAAGGCTGAAAAGCGCCATAAAAAGATTTTGAATCGTCAATGTTCTCGTAGATGGGGTTGGTCTAATGAAGAATTTAGAAAGGCTCATAAAGCTAATCCTGAAATTGTTCCCTCTAAAGGATATGAAAAGGCTATGTTGTCTATGAGAAAATTGGATAATCAAATTGCCAAGAAGCGTGATTTGTATAATCATGAGGTAACAGTTGATATTTTATCTTTCGCTAAAACTATTGCTGTTGAATCTCTTAATGTTAAAGGAATGATGGCTAATCATAGACTTGCTTATGCTTTGTCTGATGCTGCTATGTATGATGTGCTTAATAAACTCTCTTACAAAGCAGGTTGGTATAATCGAGATATTGTTGCCATTGGACAGTTTGACCCCAGCAGTCAGCGTTGTAGTGTATGTGGCTATCAGAATCCTTTGGTAAAGAAATTGTCTATTAGACAATGGGATTGCCCTTGCTGTGGTTCGCGCCATGATAGAGACATTAACGCTGCTAAGAATATTCTTTGGTTCGCACAACAGAAAAGGCAAGAAAACAAGGAAACTCAAGAAGCCTAAAATAAAAAGATAGAATTTTAATAACACCTTGACAAATAAATAAATTTAGTGTATAATATCAATATAAAGGTTGGAGGTTCAACCCCGCCTTGGTGTGAAGATAAAGCTCACAGAAATTTTCTGAGAGGTTCGCACCTAAAGTCGCCTAAATAACTCATAAAACACACTCTAAATTGAGTGAGAGATTGATTTAGGAACTGCACATCACATACAAGAATGCGAAAAATGTTGATATTATTGCCGTCGCATTCCGTGCGGGTGCGTGGATTGAAATGTAGACATGGTAGTCGCATCTTACACGGATGTGTAAATTGAAATAGTATCATATTTTGTATGGATGTGTGGATTGAAATGATGTATGACCTGCATGATAGTCTTGACAAGTGGAATGGAGATAATCAAAAAGGTGTGAAAAGAATTATTCTTGTGTTGAAGATTTGGTTAGTGTAAAAAGTCTGTGGATAAAACGTGGAAAAGTTGTGGATAATTTATAAGAAATATGTGAATTGTGGATAACTCTGTGGATAAGTGGGTCGGTTTGTGGAAACCTCAGTAAGCTGGAAACACTCGTCTCCCGATATATCGGTTGCCGATATAGTCTAATCTGGTTCCTTTTAGGGGAGGAAGAGAGCGCAACACCAAGCATCTTGTTAAAAATTTTTTTTCTCACAAGTTTCTTGTAAACCCTCAAAATTCCTTAAATTTCCATAAAACCCCATAAAAATTTCTAAAACTCTCTTGACAAAAGCACTTCTATACATTATAATATGTATATCCTAAATAATATGAACATTATGTTTATGGAGGTGTTTCACACAATGCCAGTAAATCCGATTCGTATATCTTCACACGCAAAGCTTCGTTTTTCATCTCGTTTATCAATAACCCATAAGTCAGAGTTTTTAACTTTAACAAAGGCAGCACGTTCAAAGGGACTCCCTATCCACGCATTAAATATTTCGAATTACAATGGATGTTACAAGGACAAGTTTAACCTAACCTATCCAGAGTTTTTAGCTCTTAAGAACAGGGTGTATTTCAAGTCAAATGCGACAAAGGCATATTATTATAAAGGATACATTTTCGTTTTTGAGGGAAAGAGCTCAAAGACCTTAACGACAGTATATCCAATCAATGTGAATGGATATGAAGGTAAGGAACAGCCTAAATTTTAAACTGTGAAAACTATGGAGATTATGGAGGGATAAATAAAAATGTTTATGGACATTGACCGTTATCAGATAACCATGGATGGCGAAACGTTATTTAACGGAGAATTTTATAAGAATCTCTTTATTAATATTTACAATCATACTGGAAGAGGGATGGAAAAATTCATTGAGACAAGGCGATATTATATTCCCAAGAATCAATGGGTAATGTTTTTGCATTTTCTTGAAGAGTGCCCACAGGGGATTGCTGTAGATAGTGTAGAGAGTTTATTGAAATTACCTGATGGGACAAGGATTAAAAGGTTTGAAATTAAGGGTGTTCCGTATTAAAATAAATTAAGCTTAAATAAAGTTAAATAAAGGAGTATAAGAAAAAGCTAAATGCCGAACATATATAAGCAGAGGAACAAGCTAAACCAGCTTGCATTAAAGAAGCAGAAGGAGTTTCCAGAGACAGTAGAGTGCATTAAGCCATTGTATTCTCCAAAGAATCCAGAATATATTTCACTTAATGCAGGTGAGAAAGTAAATCTAAAGCGTTTTCCGTCAGCTTCAAGTAAGGATACATTATACACTTTTGGCTTTGTGTCAAATGCTGAACATGATAATGTAGATTTATTTTTCTTAACAGAAGATGAAGTTCGAGAATATTTTGATATAAGTGAAATTGAAAAGCGAGGGCTACAGATTTCAGATGCTCCAACGGAGACAGGCTTTGGAATGGCATTGTCACAGCTAAAGCAAAGTTAATGTTGAATATCATTAAAAAGATATTGACAAAAGTTAAATAAAAAAGCAGAGGTTCACACAGGACCTTGAAATATTATAATAAAATCTCTTGACAATTTACTTTTAATGTGTTATAATGTCCATAGTGGATTAATAGATATTTATCTGTTAGTCTCACTATGGACTTTTTTGTTCATATTAAGCTTTTAATCAACAAGGAGTTATTTTATGTATACCTTTAGCAATCTATTTATTAGAGGTTAGCCCTGTAATTGTAATTTAAACAATTTAACTAAAATTATTTTAAATCATATAAGACGAGGTAATTATTATGGCAAAAGAACGATATAATGATATTGTAATTTACTCTTCTTATGTCGCAAAGCTTTTAATCAGACAAGGCTGCGAGATGCGTCAAGCAGTGCCAAATGTAAACAATCCCTCTGAGGAAGTTTATTATTTTGTACGCAATCCTCGCACACAAAAGATTGCTGATTTACTAATGCGACAAAACGTAGAAGAAGAGCAAAATTAAATTCATATGATTACTAAGCTCTAAGGCAATTATAGCCTTTTTATCAACAGAAAAAAGGAGATTATCCTTTTATGAATTTAGATTTTACTCAAGAATACAATCGAAAAAGTGTTGAATATAAATATATTCAAATGTTAGCAAAAGATTTTGAAGCATCAAAAGACGAGAATAGGTCTGAACCATATATAGCCTTAGATATTCGTGATAGGCGTAATTTTATTTACAATTATGGAACTGATGCTCTTTTATTATATGAGACTATTTTAAGTTTTTTAAAAGCTGAACTACGAGAAGGTGGTTCAAGGTCTGCCGTAATTCCACAAAAACTGATTTGGCTTGAATTAGATTGGAACAATCGAAAGTACAATAGTGCTTTGAAAGCATTGGTTGATAATGGAATAGTAGAAGCTGAATTAACCACAAAAGGAGTGAAATTCACTCTTTTAAAAGATTATCGCAGGAATGGTAAATCAGAAGAAAAGGTTTATATTAAAGACCTTTACAGAGCGTGTGGTAGATATATTGAAAAAGATAAAGCATTAGCAGAAGAAATTCGTAAACAGGCAAGCTTAAATTCTAAATTAAGAGAAGCCAATCTTGATTTAAGAGAAGCTGAATCCAAAAACGCTGCGAAACTTGGACTTGAACAAATTCATTATGATAAAGAGTTTCAAATAAAAGTAGTTACTTTAGAAGACATTCAGAATCAATGTGCTCCTTTAGCTAACATTTTAAAGAAGCTAAATTTATCTGTCCCTATGACAACTGAATTGTTAAACAGTACAGTATATTCTATCGGAAATTATATCCAGTCTCAAATAAAAGATTTTGATTTTAGCTCTAAAGAAAGTGAAGAGATTCAAGATTTTCTAATGGCAAGACAAAAGGCTTGTATTAGATATTCTTTTATTATCCCTAAAGCCAGTTAAAGGTATTTAAGTATATGCATTTTGCATACACTTTGGAAAAACTAAAGTGTGTGCATTTTGCATACACTTAAACTCAAAGTTCGTGCGTTTTACACACACTTTACGCAAAGCCTGTGCATTTTGCATACACTTGGGATAAAGTCTATGCGTTTTACATACACTTTGTTTTAAAGTCCGTGCATTTTGCACACCCTCATCGCTTCTAAACCCTTATTTTATATGGAGAAAAAAACTCTCTAAATAATATATAATAAATAAGAGTATAAATAAGATTTAGATAAGTAATACAAAAAGTAAAATATTGCGCCGCTTCGCTGCGCATTACGCTAACGCTACAGGAGGTAGATTAAAATGCCAAGAGGAAGACCAAAGAAGAAAGTAACAGAACCGTTCAAATTAGTTGATGACCAGCATAACGCGCTAAAGTGTCAAAATGACACTTTAGAAAATGACACTTTGGGGAAAAATGATACTTTGGAAAATGCTGAAGATAATACAGAATCTAAAAGAGGCAGGAAGCCTTCAACCTCTAAGCAATATCCTCTTTGTACTCGATGTGGAAAGCCTATCTCAAACACTAATCCATTTAGAGTTAATTTAGCATATCTTACCTCTGTAGCTTCTTATCATAGAGAGGTTAAAGAAGATATGCCTATATTATGCAATGAGTGTGCTAAAGGTCTAAGTGATGCTGTAGATAAGTATTTAATTAGTGGTGGAGCTAAGAGGAAGTTTGAAAGAGAATAAATTTTTATTCTTTCTGGATGTTCCACTGATATAATAGTTCAAATCTTTGTCCAAACCTTGTATGATTTTGAACATGAAATAAATACGAAGAAAATGCGAAATAAATCCGAAAAAATAAAACAGAGCAAAAATAAATTAATTTTAATTAAAATAAATTAAGGAGAATAATCTCATGGCTAACACTACAAATCCCTATGTCCCTAAGCCCGTATACGAAACTTGTGTCACTCGTATCATTGGAGAACATAAGTGTCTGTGGTATTCAAACTATAGACCTGATGTGCATAAGATGGAAAAGCTCATGGAAAGTAATCCTGATGATGTAAAGATTGTTTTAGATTATCGTAATGAAACAGGTGAGGCTTATGGTCTACAGGTTAAAGTGCCTGAGAAGTGGTTTAAGACTCCAAGCAGACCTAAGCAGATTAATCTTACTGATGAACAGAAAGCTGCAAGGTCTGAACGTATGAAGAAAGTCGCAAAAGGACTTTGGAAGAAAGAAGAGAATAACGCATAATTGATTCTATTATAAATTTTTTAGAAAACACCTTTTAAATTTAATATAACAAACTACCCCAGAGAGATTACAAGCTGTCTCTTTGGGGTATTTTTGTAATTGTGTGTATTTGTAAAAATTTAGGTGTGAAGTGGACGAAATGCAAAACCTAAAAAATTATAAATAGTATAGTGTTAGAATTTTGAGAATTTTTGTTTTAAGAGGAGGGGGTAATATAATTTGATAGGTAGACGTGGATTTAAAAAATCGGGGCGTTATTAAAAGAAATAAAGAGGAGTCGGCGGGATTAAAAAAGAGGGGCTTTAAAGGCGAGAAAAAGAGGGCGGGACCGTTAGAATAAAAAAGGGGGTGGTAGGTGGGGTAAAAAGGGGCCCGCAAGGTATAGTTTCCCCTTCCTACCGGAAGGACCTTATAAACTCCCCAATATAATTGAAGAGAAAGACTTTTGGTTTTTAGTCTTTTTTAAAAAATCTCTTACCCACCCACCACAGCCCAGAGATTTAATTAAATGTTATACTGTTCAAATAAATGATGTTGAGGCGCAAAATCACCATAATATTCTTTTTCTGCCTTTAAACGAGCTATAATTGCTTCGTTTTCAATAAGAAAAGCTCCTAAATAATGATATTGCCCATCAACTCGAATAAAAGCTCTCCATTTCCAAGTTTCTTTTTGAGGAGAGATTACACCTATAACTGGATGTCTATCATTGCTTTTATCTCTTAAGATATTCCAGCTATTTTGAAGGTGTGTAGCTGGGCGCAAATTTTCTTTGCGATTATTTAAACCGTTTCTATCTTTGTGGTCATATTCTTCATCTTTATCGCCCATGATAAAACGATGCATATAAAATTTGCGACGTTTACCATCTTCAAAGTCATCTCTTTCAGCATAAGCATACCCATTTTTATGATAAAACCAAGTATATTGAGAGACTTTTTCGTAATCTTCTAAATCAATATAAAAGATTTCTTTTCTTCCATTGAAATGACCTATAACATAATCATCGAAAAATTCATATTGATTTAATTTACGAGGACGTGGGCGAGGTGAACAACCGCAACTAATGATAATTTCATGTTCTATTGGATGTTTTTGGCGGCTAATAATATTACCGCACTTGCACTTCCAAAGAAAATATTGAGCAGGCGTTTTTATTTCACCGTTTTTTACGCGCTCAATTTCATGTTGATTGCGTTCCTCATCTTTACCCATGTAGATAAATTGACCAACTTTATCCCCAATTTCCATTAGGATTCCTCCTTTCTATAAGTCCCATCCACCCACCCATTCCTTATTTAAGGAATTTTACATAATTGATAACAGAGTTGGTGATACTCTTTAGAACTAAACCAATCTTCAATATCCTCATATTTCTTAGAAATAATCGGAGGAAGTTCAGCTTTCTCCTGAGCCCTTCTCTGTTTTCGCTGTTTCTTCTCACGTTTAATTTCGCTTTCGCAATGAATGATAAAAGCAATCATAAACGCAAGAATGGATAAGCTGATAGGATTCATAAAGCCATCAGTAAAACCAGCCTGAATAGCTCCAACCCACCAGAACACCCAACAAAGCGAGAATAAAAATACCATCATGGGCAACACTCCTTTCTTTTAAAATCAGTCTTCCCTATTCAGGAAGTAGTACAACACTAACCATGCCGTACCCAAAACGATAATAACACCTTCTACTGTGATAAAACCATCTCCTTTCTAAAAAATATTTTTATTCAAACATCGGCCAATTGTCAATGTTAGAACAATCATAGCAATCCTCCGCCAGTTCCTTCGAGATATAACAAATGTCACCGATATTGGTTGCGCCGAGAATTTTTAAGTCCTCAGATAAAAAGGACTTAAGACGAATTTCGCAGTCATCATTAAACTCAAGCGGAGGAATCTTCGTTTTAATGCAAATGCTGGTAATTTCAGCTCCATTCTCATCTAAGAAATAAACTTCGACAAAATAGAAATCGTTAATGGTTTTCATAATAGTTCTCCTTTTTCAAATTTAGATTTTTTTAGTGTAAACGATTAAGAATCATCGTCTGGGTATCAAGAATGATACCCTCGTCCATATCTTTGATTTCGACAATAGAATCACGAGAATCTTCATTCTCAATGATTTCATCAAGCTCAAAATCGGACATGACCTTAGAACTGCCATCAAAAAACGCAACCCAATACATAATTAAACCTCCTTTTCAACATTAATTTCAGCGACGCTTTTAGATTCTTTCCTGTTTCTTGTGGTACGATTTCTTGTGGTACGATGGATTACATTGTAATCCATAGTATAACAGAAAGGAGTGATTCCGTCAACATCATATTCAATTTTCACTTTCACCCATTCAGGGTGAAGCAGATTAGACAAAACAGTTTCTACTTCTGACTGCTTAAAGAAATACCGTTCATCATCAGCAGAACATTTTGTGCGCCTTTGATTAAAGTGCTCAATAGCTTCAGACAAGACGGCATTCACAGCTTCGGTAATGATGGCATTGTTTTGCTTGGTGAGAGAAAGCGTAGATGTGGTGTTGATAGTGTTCATAATTAAACCTCCTTATTATTTGTGTTGTACTTGCTATTTTCAAACCATCTCTTAGCCTCATTAAAAGTAATGTTACTTAAGAAATGCTCAAGATACTCCCAACGAGAAATTCCTCGTGCCTCATCATGCTCAATTTTCTTAAGCAAGCACCAATGGGGACGAGAATATTTCTGTTTAGCAAGAGCATATTCATAAGTGGGATGAAAATATACAGGATATTTTTTCGTGCTATATTTATCTGAACGAATCCAAGCTGTCATTATAATTGTCCTCCTTTTAGTTTTAGTTTTAGTTAAAGAAAGTACAAACAGCGTCACAAAGTTTATAACGCTGTCCACGAATCTTGATATAAGCTTCTCCATTCATGTTAGAATAGATGCGAAGCTTGTGCTGATATTTGGGATTAGTTTTCTTTCCAATCCAAGCCCCTTCAGCACAGAACAGGGAATCGTTGATGTCGTATTCAATTTTGTAGATTTCCAGACCTCCCAGAACAGAGAGATAAGCAATGGGATAAAGATTAGACATATTCTGCGCGAAAAATTCCTTCTTTGTCATAATAGACATATTAGTTCTCTCCTTTCATAAGACCGCGAAGTAAATTATACATCAGAGTATTTGCTTCTTCATCAGTTTGAAGCATGACGGTAGCTTCTTCAAACGTTTCATCGTTAGTGATTTTGAGAGTGGTACGACATTTGTTTTGAACAATAGTAATCATAAAGATTTCCTTTCTCCCCGTATAGCCGATAGGACAGCTTGATTATTGCATTGTTAATTAACGATGTGAACAAGTTATAAAATTATAACATTAATGCTGCTGGAATACAACAGTTTTAATCTTTTTATTCCAGCATTTTTGACAAACCGTGCAAGTGATAGTCTTATCATGCTGATTGGGACAAGTAGAATAAGACTTGGGAAATTCAGGATTCTTAGACTTATCCTTGAAATCCACATAAGCCACAGGAAGGTTATATGGATTAGGAACAGACCAGTTTTTATCCCAAGCAGAGAAAATGATGTTTAAGTTCTTGGGAAGCTTTTCGTTTTCAGAAAGCCATTCATTCACAATGAAATATTTCTTTGTGAAAGCCATGAACTTAATTTTGGGATTCCTAAGAGCGGTTTTGACCATGCCCTCAAAGAAATCATAATCAGGAATGTCGCCAGCATCAAAAAATCTGCAAAGGCTTAAACCTGAATACTTAAGCTTGAAATCTACCTGCCCCCAGAAATCTTCAGGGTCGTTGTTATAGATACGAAGATTGCGAAGATATGCTGCCTGAACAGAAGTAATCTGCTGACATCCTCGCATACAATAACAACCATCCTTCTTACAAGGAGCATCTTCACGACAGCAACAAGTAGGAACTGCAATATCGAGAACCCCCATACCAGTCTTAGAGTTTTTGTTGGTTACATGGATTTCGTTGGTTCTCATGGAAAGATGCTGAATGTATTCTTCACGAGACAGGGCGAATTCCTTCTTGTTGTTGACAGACTTAGCCATAAATAAAACCTCCAAATTTTAATTTTCCTCTTGACAAACTCAAGAAGATGTGTTATATTATCATCAATGGGAGACAGAGAGGGAGTGTCCCTGTCTCCCGTCAACTCATTCGTTAGTTGCGGTGCTTGATGATGAACACCTGAACTATGCTGCTAACATAGTCAACGAAAATAATTCGCTACATATTTTCACTTCCTTTCTAAATAAAGTGACTACGAATGAGTAGCCTATAAACAGAGAGACAGCTAAATGAAACTGTCTCTCTATTATATTTATATTTTAAGAAACATGGTAAGTTGCTTTGAGGATAGCTTCAAGCTCTTTCTTTTTCATAAGCTTGGCATTATGAGTAATCCAATTAATGTTACGCTTAGTGAATTTGGTGTTTCGAATCTTCTGAGGCACATCATCCCAGTTAAGATAAGCTTCAGGTCCCATTACAGGGCTATTAAAAATATCGTAAGTGGTAAAAGCATATTTAAGATTCTTTTCATTTCTTGCGTCAATGATTAGACAACCATTGTTATTATCAGCATGGAAGATATAATTTTCCAAAGAAACATTATACTTATCCTTAAAATCCTTCCATTCTTCAATAAGGTCAGTTCCAATTACAACATCTTTGTAATCAAAATTGACACTTTCAATATAACGGAGCTTATGAGCAGTACACCAAAGCGAACTAAAATCAGTCACCTGTCCTTTAACCCACTCCATAGTATATCTTGCTCTGGAAATCATTCTTTCACCATAGTTCCACTGGAAATAAGTGGCACTGATGCAATCACGATTCTGATTATCCTTGTAGATGACATAAATCTGAGAACGCTGACCCATAATAAATACCTCCAAATATTTTTTAGAATTTGTTTAATAAGCTTAAAAATTTACTTAAGAAACATCTTACCATTTTCAGTGGTAATGGTGTTCTTGTAAATCACATCCTCATAACGGAAGATGTAATTATCCAGAGTTTCATTACGCTGGAAACAATCAGGCTTAGTCATACGACCAATACCAGACTTATTCCCCTCGTAAACTGTGATGAAATAGAAAGAAGGTTCTCTTACCAGATTATTTCCAAGAGAAGCAGAGAAAGAAAAATCACGAATATATGTCTGAATTTCTTTTACTGTTTCTTTATCAGCAATAACGTTAAGAACGTTAGAGCAGATAACAATATAAGGGTCATAACAGAGCCCCGAAGACAAAGCAATATTGTTTTCTTCAACAGGCTTCCAGAACGGGTCATATCCCTTGTAGATAAAACCCTTAGTAGCGATGAAATGTTCAATGTGGTCAGTATATCGACCACAGCCAAAGTCAAGGACAACAGGAGTTCGATTGAACTTTGTTATCTTAGCCCAATGTTCGCGAAGAGCATCCCAGTTCAAACGATTGTAGATAGCAGGGAGCTTCTTGGAGTTGATGGAAGTGTTCTTAGAAGTGATGTCGGACTGAACAGTGCAATACATTGTAATACCTCCTTAAATTAAATGATTTTGTTCAAGAGCGAATCTGTGCTGCGATTTTGTCAATGACAAGACGATACTTGTTTGTCATTTTAGGGGACTTATAATTACGTCCTCTACGATAAACATTGAGGATGTCATATGTATCATCGTCAACAAAGGGAGAAGGAAACTGAATAAGGACAGAAGCAAAATCAATTGGTTCTGTAGGAGCATCAGTTCTCCACTCAACAATGTACTTTCCGCAACTGACAACAGGACGGAAAATTTTAAACTCCCGTCCAGATTCATCATGGAGAGTCTTGAGATAAAGAAAATAATTGCCATAAGCTGTACTGTATTTAGTCTTGGTCATTGTCATAACCTCCTTAAAAATATTTTTAGAAACACTTGACAAATAGAAAAAGATATGTTATAATCTCCACCATAGAGAAATAAGAAACCCGTATTTTTCATTTCTCTTTTTGGCGTAATAATCAAAGATTAGTTACGATGGTGAAGTACACGACTTGCGACAATCGCGTAATAATAATCTACATAGATTATTTTCTACATTTTATCACCTCAATTCTATTCCTAAGAACATAAGATAGCTATACGGGTAGCGAGTAAGAGAGACAGAAGGATGAGTTCTGTCTCTCATTTTTTAAACATCAAGAATAACAGATTCCTCAATAATGAGAAAATCACCAGCAAGATGCATATCATAATGGGTATAAGTTGCGCCAGCAATGGATTCAACAGGAATTGGGTCGCTGACGTAACCCAAATTACTCAGATACTCTTGTTTTGCATTGAAATCTACAAGACCAGCATCAGCTTCAAACCATTCATCTTCATTGTCAAAAGTGTAGATGTGAAGCTGGGTCTTTGCTGTATCGTCACTATCAGGAATCCAAGCATAACCAGTAGACATATACTTTTTCATTTTTGTTCCTCCTTAAGATTAAACTGGTATTCAGCACTGACGATTTGTGCGCCAAAAGTGGAAACGAGTCTTGCTTCAACTCCCTTGATTAGTTCATCTTTAGTAAAAGTTTCACCAAAGTTATCAGGAATTTTAATGGTAGCTTGCTTAGGATAAAGATTGGAATCCTGCGAATCCGCAAGATTCCATTTAATGTTACGCACATAAACCTTCATTTACCATCATCTCCTTAAAACAAAGTTTTGACCTCAAGTTTATTACAATAGCATTTGCCACAGCGATAACGCTCAGGATGTTCAATAAGTTTGCACATTCTTGACCTTGTAGCAACTACTCTGTTACAAACAGGACAATAAACCTGATACTTTACCCCTCCAAGTCGAGCAGCAGTTTCCTGAGCATACCATGCAGGAGCATCTTCAGGATTTACACAACGAGTTACTTTGAACTCTGTGAAATTGGAAACATAATTAGCCTTATATTTCCATTCACCAGTATGTTTCATGCCGTTTTTAGTAGCATGAAGGACTTCATGGAGAATTACTTCATGAACCCCTCTGGGAAGGGCTGCTTCGAAATACCGATGAGAGAACGTGAGAACATATTTGTAATCACTGTCTTTATGGCAAAGACCCAGAGATTTGGGTCTTGGCTTTTCGTTCCAACCAACGCGGAACTGAACATCCTGCATTTTCTTTTCATGACCCCACATACAATCCAGCCAAGCACAGATTTCATTCACCTCCTTTCTAATATCATCGAGAGTATAATTTGCGGTGTCGGTGCGGGAAAAAGACTTAGGAATCAGAGAATAGATGTCAGCCATAATGTCAAACCTCCTTGAATTTAAATTGTTATGATTTAATTATGGTCACGAATATCTGCGAAATGGTCAATGATAGCGTTTGTGTCTTTTTGGATTCTGTTGGTAGCCTTTTCAATTTCGTTGAGCAAGTTGAAGCGAAGATTGACGTAGATGTTATATTCTTCCCAACGAGTGATAAAACCAGCAGGAGAAAGACCCAAAGCTCCAAAATTAGAAGTAAGAATAAGTGGAGTGTTTAAATCATAACTTTCAATAGAATAAGAATATTGAACATACATATAATTGTTTTTGTTAATGGTAACTCTGATTTGTTCTCCTGTCTTATCATCTATATAAGAAGTCCGAATCACAGGGATTTTAGCTTCCTTCATAGCTTCGACCAAAGGTTTAAGCTGTTCGCAAATTGCGTCCCATTTAGCTTCACCAATGGCATTGATTTTGGGAGTGTATAAATTGTCAGTGGTTTTGTAGTTGGTTTTGGTTTCACTAAGTTTCTTAAGAGCCGTAGCGAGTTCCAAATCTTCCTGCATATCGTACTCGACAGTAACCTTGATGTTGTTGATAGTGTTTGTGTTCTTGATTTCCATAGTGATTCTCCTTTAAATAAATTTGTTTTGTGTTAAATGGGAAAGGGCAGAGGAATTAATCCTCCGCCCATAGGTCGCTGAGATTGTCTGCACAATCGTCCATGCCCATAGAATACTCTGCACGAGCATTGGGAAGGTGATAAAAAGCGTAATCCAGTTCCTTAATGACGTTGATGAGGTCGGTTTTGCTGTAATTATGACCATTATTGCTAATGAAATCATAAAGGTCGCGATTCTTGATAGCCTGAATTAATGCCTGATAGCTTTTATCCATGATAATTCTCCTTTCTTAATCAGCAACTTCAATAGTATAGAAATCTTCGTCACAGTGGAAACACTGATAGGTGTAACCTTCAACAGTAGAAGGATAAAGATTTCGTCCACACTTAGGGCATTTCTTTACGGGGTTACATTCCTCACCTCCATTCTCAAGGAACTCCTTTTCATCATCGGTGATGATTTCATTTTCATTAAGAGCAAAGAGAAGTCCGTCATAAGTTTCACAGATTTCTTTCTGAAACTCAGGAACAGCACCAATCCTGCGCTTAATCATTTTCACCTCACTTCCATCCACAACAACGCAAGGAGTTTCATCTCCAAAAACATTATGTTCAAGGAGACAATAAAGCTTGTCATTGACTTGCTGAGAATCAATAACGCTCCACAGACCGCTGTGACCGATAGTTTTGTAAGTATTGTCCTTAACCATTTTGAAATCCTCCTTAAAATTGTTATTGTTTATGGTTAATGGTTAATGGTTAATGGTTTGGTTAAACCCGAGAATAGGTATCCCAATTCACATTGTAAAGATAAGAACCCATCATAATGAGAAAGAGTTTACGCTGGTTTGACTCTCCCCAAACACGACGCATACCAGTGATATTGGGATGAGGCCCTGCATTGGGGAAAGATTCGATATGAGACTTGAGAAACGGAGAAATGCTGGACTTCTTGGCATACTTGACAGGATAGACTTTGTTTTTCATTTTGTTAAACCTCCTTAAAAATCTTTTTTAGAGTTCTTTAAATTAATAGGCTCAATTTCATAAGTATCTACGCTATTAGGCATATTTAGGTCTTCAAAGTAATAACCTTCCTCGGAAATCATTTTACAAGCTTTAAGCTCGTTCTCTGAAAGGCAGTCTTTATTGAAGAGCGGACTTGTAGTAGTAAGACCTGCGATATAGCAAAGAGCAAGTTTAGGGAAAAATTCAAATTCATAAACCTTGAAGCTAACTCTTCCTTCTTCCACAAGCTGATTAAAAGTGTCAGCCCACATACAAACAGCGGTAGACATATTAGGGCAACTATCATCAGGAACACAAATGTCCTCCCAAGAATTGATAGGCTCATTAAAAGAGTCTGTATAAAAAGTAATCTCAAGAACACAGGTTGTGTTAAAAGGATGAGGTAAACAAGCATTCTGAATCTGAGCCGCTTCATTACAACGTTCAATACAATACTGAATCGCTGTTTCATTATCATCATCATAAATACATTCAGATTCTTTCATGAGAGAGGCATCATAAAAGAAAATAGAATCTCCATCGGCACACGTCCAAGGATGGACAATTTTATTGTTTCCATACTCAAGACCATATTCACCATGCGTAATGGGCTCGACAGCAGACTTGATGCAACCATGATAAAGAGTATAAGACATAATACTAACCTCCTAAATATTTTTAAAATTTTGTGAAATAATACTTGACAAACAGGTTGAGATATGTTATACTGTTCACAGTAGAAGAAGTTGACCCACATCCTCTTCTACTGTGAGTAATTAAAGTGGTGTATTAATTACGGTGCTTCATAATGAAGACACAAACAATATTGTCGGTGTAACAGACGTAGATAATTTTCTACATACAATCGTCTCCTTTCAAATAAGATGATATATAAACAGAGTTGTGGGACTCTGGAAACATTAGAGAGTGGTTTTACTGCTCTCTTTTGTTTTATTTTAGTCACGAGGGTCTGGACTCACATCAATCCAAAGACCATCTCCTGCCTCGTAGTCATGATGAAGTTCAACATTTTCGACAAACACATCATCAGGAAGGTCAGACCAATCCCAATATCCGACAGTATAATAGGTACAGTCACCTCCAACCATCCATTCACTCTTAGATGTGTTGTAGATTGCGATTTGGGTATCTTTGGAGAGGGTACGAATGAAATCCTTGATGGAAACGTAGTGGTCAGGACTTTCTTTCTTATCTTTGCCATTGAGATAATCAACAGCCGCCTGAAGATTATCCATGAAGTAATGACCCTGAGCCCAATAGTTGCGCTGATAGTCGATGCCCCAAGCACCAACATAGCGAGGGCTTCTATCATTTGTCCATGCACAAAGAAGGGTGCGGTCAAGTTCTTTGTTCTCCGCAACGATTTCGTAAGTAATTCCATTGTCATTTTTAAACTCTCTAACCATTTTTAATACCTCCAAATATTTTTTAATAAATTTTGAAAAAAGACTTGACAAATGTGTAAAGATATGCTATAATCAAGTCACAATCTAAAAGAGACCTGCAACCTCAGATAGATTGTGACTTGTGCAAGAAATCAAGTAGGATTAATTTCTATGCTTAATAATAACAACCTAACAGGTATTATAAGTATAATCAATGTGTATGATTTTACTCATGTGAAATCACCTCTTTTCTCCCTCTATAGGGAAAGTTAAGCTTTGCAGGAGCTTAATAAAAAGGACGAGTAGCTGTGAACTACCCGTCCTTTTATTTTAGGTATGATTATTCGTTTTCAGGGAGCGCCATAAGAACAACTGCCAACTCTCTGAAAAAAGCATTTCTTGCTTCTCTTGTGTTAGGTACATCACACATTACCCCAGAAGCGGCACATTCTTTACATTCTTTTCCATTGGGACAAGTTGAAAAATCATACAGAACTTGAGCTCTTTCTTTAATGGTCATGTTTGTTCTCCTTTCTTTTTTGTTAATTAAAAGTTCTTCTTGCCAACAAAAGCAAGATTTTCCAGCTTGATGGTCAGAACATCAGGCTTTTCATCAAGCTTGTTGAAATACGATGCCTGAATAAGCCCAGTTGCTTGAAGGTCAGTCTTCTTGATTTCCTTTCCATCGAGGAAATACTTGACCTTAGACTTATTGGGAGTGCTGTGAGCAACAACATAGAGGTTATGCTCACCAGCCTTGTTGGTGTGCTCGATAAAACGGTCAGAACCAGCGAGATAAGTTCCCCAAGTCCTCTGCTGAGGAACATAGCCCTGTTCCATCTTTGCCTTGATGGAAGCCTTGTTTGTACGATTGATACCGAAGCGGACAGTTGCGAGAGTCTTCTTGTAGGCTACATGACCAGCCTTCTTTGCTGCGGCAGTCAGAGGTAAATCTGAGCACCACCCAATACTTACGAATGTCCCACGATGAATGCTGTTGATAACGGTCATAGCTTCGTTCTTGTTCATGATAATTCTCCTTTAAAAATAAAATTGTTTTTAGGGTTTGTTAATTGTTGTGAGCTTTACTCTTCTTCGTCGGAAGATTCTGAATCCTGAATCTTTTCATAAGCAGCATTCATAGGGCAAAATTCGCAGGTGTCAGCGGTGCAACGATTGTGATTGATTTCATTGCGACAGAAAGTGCTAATAAGGGACTTGAGATTGCTGATTTCGGTCTTATTCATGATTTTATTCTCCTTTTAATTTAAGAATTTTTGTTGATAAGGTCAACAGTTTTTCTAACAGGACACTTTTCACATTCTTTTTCTGAAAGAAAAGCACAATCTAAACAAACAATGTCCACAGCTTCCAGATAGCGCTTAACGCTTTCCTCTTTGTTGATGGTCTTAGTCATGATTTTGTTCTCCTTTAAAATAAATATTTTTTAGTAAAATTAAAATTAAGATTCCTTATTCATGAGGTCAACAGTTTTTCGAACAGGGCAAGTTTCACACACTTCTTCAGATAAGAAAGCACAATCTAAACAAACAATGTCCACAGCTTCCAGATAGCGCTTAACGCTTTCCTCTTTGTTGATGGTCTTAGTCATGATTTTGTTCTCCTTTAAAATAAATATTTTTTAGTAAAATTAAAATTAAGATTCCTTATTCATGAGGTCAACAGTTTTTCGAACAGGGCAAGTTTCACACACTTCTTCAGATAAGAAAGCACAATCCATGCAAACAACATCAACTGCTTCTAAATACTGCTTTTTGGCTTCTTCCTTGTTAATGATTCTGGTCATAATTTTGTTCTCCTTTAAATTAAAATAGATTTTTTATTTGGAAAGCCAGTTTTATTCTGGCTTATCCTCTTGTGTAATACCGTACTGCTCAAACAAATGGCGCTGAGGTGCAAAGTCTGGACCAAAAAGTTCTAATTCTTTTTGAAGTCTCCATTCGATAGCTTTTTCTTTTTCTTTAAATTGTTTGGCAAAATGTTGTTTATTGCAACAAATTTGTCCTTGCCATTTATTTGTTTTTTTACAGAATGTTACTCCTGTAAATCCGCTTTTGTTGTTTTTCGAAAGTGTCGTGTTTCGCATATTTTCAGAGTGAGAAGCAGGTCGAAGATTCTCTTTGCGGTTGTCATGTCCATTCCTGTTTGCGTGGTCTATCATTGGATATTTAAAATCAGTTACAAATTGATGGAATAATATTCGCTTACCTTCTATTTGTGTTTGTATATAACTGGTATCATAATCACTCCAACAATAGTTTTTTATTTTTTCGTAATCTTCTAAATCGAAATAAAATTCTTTCCCTGAATCTACTGTGTATCCTACTCCATATTCTCCTGTTAAGTTATAAGAATTTCTTTTTTCAGAAGATTTTATGGTTTGGGAAATCTGAAAACATCCGCAACTTTGTGTATGTCCAGTGGTTAAATTTTCCCCTAAAACTTTAAATAGAGGACTATTGCCGCAAGAACATTCACACCACCATTGAATACGATGCCTACCATTAGGTTGCACATAATCTTCTGCTGGTCCAATTACCTTTAATTTGCCAAATGTTAATCCTGTTAAATCTTTTCTTTTAGACATTTTACCTCTTTCTTGATATTAAAGGAGAGCCGCTTATGCGGCTTCTCCAACAATATCATAAACTTTATTAAGCAAAGGCATACCATTGATAACAGCGGTGAAACCCATGGGAGTCTTTGCAGTACGCAGTGCGACAGGATGGCTCTCAAAGTCTGCGACTGCCTGCAAGGCTTTAATGCCATGTCCGTTGAAGTTTTCAAGGTCATTAGCCTTGTAGCACTTCATCAGATAATCAATCTGACAAAGATTACGAATCTGGATAATATCCTTGTCTTCAGTGTGAACAGGGAACAGTTCCTTTGCCATCTCAAAGAACTGATTTTCACTGAAATCAATCTTTGCATATTCCTCACATTCCTTCTTGAATTCCTCAAGATACTGCTTCTGCCCCATAAGAGTGAGACGTGCTGCCTCAAGCTTATGATTCATAGAGGAACTGTGACGAATAGTAATTTCATTCACCATTCCCTTGCGAGCACGAGCAAGACAGTTGGAGCAAAAAATGCGAAGGCTGACATAGGAAATAGAAATTGCCTTACTACCGTCATGGGAGTTCTGAAGCAGAAGATAGGGCTTGTAGTCATCTCCAAGGATGTTCATCCCCTCTGTACTCATGGTAATGATGTTCTTAGCTCCATTAGTTCCATAGCTTCCTGCGGTTTCAAAGTGAGCACCTTCTTCCACAAGAGAATCAAGGAAGTCAAAAGCATCCTCATTGTTCAGAATTTCATAGTTGGGGGAAACAATGCCGAGAGACTGCATAGTGTCAGTACGAACCGTTGCAACCTTATCCTTGATTGCATAAGGAGTCTGAACTACAATTTGCTTATCTCCCATCATCTGAACAACGGGCTGAGTGAACTGAACAGGGAATTTCTCAACCTTGTAGTTAAGTCCAGACAATTCGAGAGCCTGAGCAAGATTGCCAGCAGAAGTAATGTTTTTGCCGACACCATCGGTGAACACGGTGCGCTGAACATTGTCAAAACGAGAAGCGATAGGAGCGACTTTCTCACTATTGAACTGAAGAATACCCATAATTTTTCCTTTCTGCGTTTAAGCTCGCCAGCTTTTTTATTTTTGTTAAGATAATTATAGCACGAAATCTTAGGGTTGTCAAGAGGTTTAGATTAAATAAACTAAAGTTTTTTAAAGGCAAAGGGTGGAATTACTTCCACCCATATACCTTCTTAATGTATGGCGCAAGGGAACGGGTGTATCTGGTAATGTCTTTCTTGGTGACTGTGCCATTGTAGACTTTCCAGAGGAAATTGTCAGCTTGGTCAGAGGTAATGCTGGGCTTAAGTTCTCTGAAAGTGCAGAAATGAGTGCCGTCATGATGCGATTGACGACATCCAAAATCGTATCTATCGACATAAAAATCTGCGTAGTCACAACTTCCGAAGAACTCAAGACATTCTCTGATATTGTTACCGTAAAGCTTATATCCAAGCCTACGTCCATTCCAAAGGCCAACATCAGCAATACAGACGATACGACCTTCGGTTTTGATGTTGAGATTCATGCGCTCATCATCAAGATAATTGTTATTGAGCTCATACATCTCTTCTCTGAGCGTGTCATCGTCAACATCTGTCGGAAGCTCATTCAATTCCCTGTTTTCAAGTAATCCCTCCTTCCAGTCTTCAAGATTAAGGTCATAATTTTGCCAAATATGGCGGATGGGTTCTCTGGATTTCATTGTTCATACCTCCAAATTTTATTTAAGTTTATTTTAAACCATCTAAGATGATTTGTCAAGGGGTTAAACTAAAAAACTGAAATTATTTTCCAGCAATCTCATCATAATTTTCCCGAACGGAGCGAATCCGACTTTCATCGGCTATAATTCTACGCTCAATTTCCTTCATAAGAGTAGAACGGAAAAGGTTGTAAATATTATAATCATCCCATTTAACAAGCCATCCATCCTTGTCTTCGCCTAAAGCGGGAGTATAATATTCCTCACTGGGATTCAAAGTATAGATAAAGGGAGTACGTCCTTCAATTGAGCATTTAAGGACATAAACTTTACCAGAAGGATTATAACCAATACACATAAAACAACGTTCGCCAGTATCGTCTCTATGAAAAGAACCCTGCAAAAAAGTACCAATTATATCTTTTACCCCAAGATTTTCAACCGTCTTACACAGCTCAAGAAGCTGATTGCAGATTTCAGTCCATTTAGCAGCGCCAATAGCCTTAATGCGAGGAAGATAAAATTCCTCAGTACGCTCACGAGCAGTTTTGGTGTCGTTCATCTTTTTAATGAGCTCCATCATTTCGGTGTCCTCGCTCTCCTTGCAAGTAACGGTAACAGTCATGTTCTCATAAGTCTTAGTAGTCATATTTTGCTCCTTTTCTCCCCGTATAGCCGTTAGGTCAGCTTAAATGTGTTGTTTGTTGATGTGAAGTTGATTTGTTAAAGGTTAACCCTCCATCACCTTTTTACAGAAAACTTTGTACTTCTGGCTCTTGAGGACACCAACAATCTGTTCTTTGCGTTCGGGCTGGTTCTTATAGTAGTTGGAGTTATAGCTAAAATGCCTCTGATAAATCATCTCAGGGTTTTTCTTCAACAATGCTTCAAGAGGACAGTAAAGGTTTACATCGACTTCTTCACCATTATGCTTATAGGGCATTTTGATGTAAATGTCACAGGAACCAGAGTTGTAAGTAGGAGCATAAGCCTTGAACTTATACTTCTTCAGATAAGGATAAGCCATGAGAATTGCTTCTCTGAAAATTTCTCTAAGATAGACACTCTGATAATCAAGAGGGACAACATACTGGTAAGCATCTTCGCAATGGTCTCTTCTCCAACCATTGTGCTCTTCTGTAAATATAAAATTTTTCCTGATTTCAGGGATAAGAGGATAGTTTTGGGAGTAGTATCCACGATTTTCAGAAGATGAAGACACGGGGATATATTTAATACCACAGACATCACTCATTTTGATTTTCTCATTTACGAGCCAAAGAAGGACATGGGTTGGGAAGCACTTTTCCCACATATCCCATTCTCTGATGAGTTTCTTAGCCCTTTCGTATCCAACGAATTCATCATTATGGTAAGTACCCTGATACGGAGAATAGATAATAGACATAATTTTACTTCCTTTCTTAAATCTAAAAATGTTTGTTAATCATCAAAATCGCAATTTTCTTCATCGAGGTTAGCATCTCCAACCCATTCAACCTGACGCATTGGAATTAAATCCAAATGCTTGGAAGCATATTTGATAGCTTCGTCAATGGTCATTTCATCAGGAACTTGAATGGAGGAATTATATACTCCAATACAGTTCACAGTTACGTTTAAGGTTTTCATAATTTTACTTCCTTTCTTAAATCACAAATGTTGTTATTAGCACTCGGTCTTCTCAATAGTCATATCGAAATGTTCCTGACCACGTTCTTCAGCTTCATCAATCTTTTCGTTAATGTACTGAAGAAATTCTTCACGAGTTTCGCAGAGAATTGCGGTGCCATCTTCTTCGCCAAGGCAAAAGCTCAAAATCTTGTTAGACATAATGTTTCACTTCCTTTCTCAATTCAAAATAATTAATTGCTTATGGAGTTGTTATGATTTTCCAAGTCTTAAGAAGATTGTCTTTATCTCGCCCAAACATATATACGCATTCAAATCCTACGCAAAGATGATACTCCTCAGACTTGGAAAGACGAATGGGAAGAGAGTCGATTTGCCGCTTGACTCGAACAAAACTTTTTATGGATTCTTTGGCCTCATACTCAAGTAATATGGTTTTGTTGAACTTATTATAAGAAGGATTCGTGCTAAGGACTAAAGCGTATACAATCATATGAATATTCCTCCTTTCTTAAATCATAAAGATTATTTATTTCTTTTCCTTAGCGTCAGTAACTTCAAAATCATCGGACCAAGAAATATCTTCTTTGCCATAGCCTTCGACCTTACGGTAAGCATCGAGTTCAGATTCAGCTTCAACCTGAACAAATCCATAATGGGCAAATGTGACAGTGTAAATCTTTTTCATGATACTATTTCCTTTCCGTTTTAACGTCTTGAACGTGACGTAAATTTATTGAACCTTAAAGGTTCATTGGAGTGCAGGATATATTTCAATCCTGCACCCTATCAACCTTTAGAGTTTTTCAATTAGGTCTTTTGCCTGATTTTTTAAAGTGACCAAGATTCCAATCTCGGTGCAACGATTGCTAATATCTGTGCTTGCGTTGTAGCATATGGAATTTTTCAATTTTTCGATTTCGGCTTCAATTGCTTTTTGGAGCAAATATTCGGTTCTATACTGAAGATAAGTCTTGTCGTACATATTATTTTTCCTTCCTATTTTCTTTTTTATTTTAGTCTAACCGACCACAGTGCCAAACAATGTCAGTACAACCAACAATGGAGAGGTAGTTCTTGATTTTGTCAACCCACTGTTCCCAACTCCATTCTCCTTGTTTGTTAGAACGGGGAATCATTTTGTATTTCTGACCTTCATATTTGAAAATCATACCGTATCCGATTGCACAACTTCCCTCATCAGGAGACATTCTACAAAGGTCTTCCCAAACCTGAGCAATGGCTTTGATAGCTGGGATTTTATTTTCGTCATAATCTTCAGGATGGAAAAGGATAATGGGTTCATAGCTGGATTCGTTGTAATCATGCTTCTTAGACATAACAGAATTCCTTTCTAAATAAAAATTTCAAAAAGTTCTTGACAAATGGTTTTTTGTATGTTATAATACTCATAGAAAACAAGGGGTCGGAGGTTCAACCCCGCCTAAGCTTACTTAAAGCTTAAAGTAGCCTAAATAACTTGTACCAATCATTTTAAATTAAATGAAAGATTGATTTAGGAACCATTTTAAATGGATTGAAATAGGATAAATCCTGAACTGACCGTTTGGAGTGTCAACCGACGCATAGGGGACACTCCTTAAAGTTGTTTTTGTTTTTTGTTTTTTGTTTTAGTACATATAATACTCATCATCATCGTGATGAATATACTTTTCAGTCAAATCCTTTAAAGGTTGACTGATTTTTGCAGGTTTCTCTTTAAGGCGTGAATCCTTAAAGGCTCGATTTGTGTAGTATCGGAACTTGCCATGTCCCTTTACCATTTTATTATGTTTTTGTGCCTGTAGAACTTCATGTTCGTTCATGCCCATACTATTTCACCTCCTTTTGTTTTATTAATAATGGTATCTGCCCCCTTGGGGATTATCCTCCTTCCTTTTGTAATCAAATACTTTGCTAATATTATAAGCCCAAATGCTATTTAGGCTTGCATCAACACAAGGTTGAACGTGAATTGGAAAATGAATTGAAGCACAATACTCTTCAATCCTTTTGAGTTGGAATTTGCGGAACACCGTGATGGTTTCACCCTTGAGCAGAGCTCTGATGTCTGCTTGTTCAAGAGTGTCAATCAGAAGATTGAGCTTGTTGTTGCTATCTATGTTATTGATAGCTTCATTCATATATCTTCCCGTCATCGCAGTCATTCTACTTAGCCTCCTTTTTAATTTTAGAGTTGACCATAACTTTCATTTCGTCCTCATCAAGCTGAGGAAGAATTTTGAGCTCATTTAAGTACCAAGGCATTTGGCACTTTTTGCAGATAACCAAATTATTCTGCATAGTAACAAATTTGTGAGAGTTGCATCCCTGTTTAGGGCAGAATGCAGTGAATTTCATATGACTGATTTCTCCTTTAAAATTTTTCTTGATAAACTGTATAAACTATGTTATAATCTTCAACAGTTAAAGAGATAAGCAAATGAGACTCAGAGCTCTTTAACTGAGATTGAGTTAAGCTGACAACTTATCGTCCCTCATTTTGACGAATCACGGCAGCTCTTTGCAATTCACATTGAGAATCATAATACTGGTTAAAGGCATCACAGCCTTTCCAAGAAAGTTCTGATTGAATCTGTATAATGTCTTCAGTGGCTTCCTTCAAAGCTTTTTGAGCCTCCTCAAGAGCAGATTTTTGTAAGGCAATACAGGTGTCCATTGCAACATTCTTTGCCATAAGAATGGCAGTGAACTCATCTTTGAAAAACCCTTCATAGTGCTGAGGTGCAATATGGGTCTTCATTTCATTGAAGGTACTCATACTGATAAGCCATTCATTCAATTCGTTTGATGCCAGAAAATATACAGGGTCTTCATTGGTATTTTGAATATTCTGAATTTTATATACACACAGAGTATTCATTGTAGTAGGTTGACGATAGGTTAAGATATATTCGTATCCATCCAAAGTAATATTTTTCATTTGCTTTTTCCTTCCTTTACTTGTGTGGTTATCTTGCTACTTTTTTTGTTAAGGCTTAATGCTGATGCTGAACTCAGTGGTTTCCAACTTAAAGACTTTTGCATCCCAATTGTCATGGTTACGAGTTTCGCAATAAGCAAACATATTATCGGGATTCTCATAGGAAATCTCGTTTTCATCATCTATGAAATCATTGTCGTTTAACCATTCCCACGCCTCATCAAAGTAGTACATTTCAACATAGTTGGTGACTACTTCGTTGTCAATTCCCTTAGCATCAAGGAAATCGACGAACAGTAATTTTCTTGCTTCGTCGGCATTAGCGCCACAAACTTGTGGAACATTGATTTCACGCTCAAGGCAATCAACATAAAGATACATAATTTTATCCTCCTAAATTAAAAAAAGTATTTGAAATAACAATCAATAGGCTTGACCGTTACTTTTGCGTTAGATGCTAAGCCCATCTTGGTTGTCTTAATGACATAACCAAAACGAGCATAAGCGTCCTTCTCACTTCTGGCTACCACGTCACCCTCGTATAGCTTGGACTGTCCGCCAAGCTGAGAGATATAGGCTTTGACGTGGTATTTGCAGCGCAGTCCCATTAATTCACCTCCTTTTCTTTGTAATTAAGGCACTGGTCAACCTTAAAGTGAATGCCGTGGTTGTACCAGTATTCAACTCGCTTTGAGTTGAATTGTTTGTAATGTACGCAAATTTCTTTATTTGCGCAAGTTACGCAAAGGCTGCTGTGTGCGCGAAGATAATCATGCTTTTCCTGCGGGGTCATTATTTTCACCTCCTTTTATTCCCCTGTGATAATCCATTCTTCGCCATTGCCATCAATGATGTGAATAACATCCCCATTGATGGTAACGTCCTGAAGATTGGACATCCAAGACTCTACAATTTCAATCTGACTTGCCATTGAAGCTTCTTCAGCTTCATGCAGACCATCTTCATATCCTCCATTATAACTTCCTGTTAAATCTTCCTCAGAATATAAGGTTGTATCCTTAATCTGATATGACTTTTCTCCCATGTCCCATCCAAGATAGAACATGAAGATGGAACAAAGGGTTGCGATGAGTGCTGCGACCAAAATAATATTTTCCTTAATTTTCATTTTTCTATTCCTCCAAATTATTTTTAAAAAGATATTGACAAACGCTAAATGCTGTGTTATAATTCTCTCAAGAAGTGAGGAATCCCGTATTATTTTCTCACTCCTTGAGGCTATTGGTTTATACTATCAGAACTTTAAGTTGTGACCTTAAAGCTCAATCACGCCACCAACATAGATGGCGTAGACTACAATGCCGAATTTGTAGTCAACCTACTTTGTAAGTGTCATATATAATTCACTTCCTTTCTTCCTCTAACTGAGGGATTGTCGCACTATACGGGAGCGACAAAAATGGAAAAGATTGAACGACTCGTTGTGGGAGTCGTTCTTTCTTTTTTTTACTTGCTTTTCTTGATTTTCTCTAACTCTTCTGTAATGCATTTTGTCATAAAAATCAGCCCATCAATTTTATTTTCAAATTTTCCCTGAATAAGTTGCTCCACAGCATATCGAGTTTCTTTTTGCACCTCCTTGTATTTTTTCAATGCTACCTGTAGAATAACAACATCTACATGAGAACAATCAATGAAAATGTGTCCGTTGAATCTTTTATATTCTTCACTATATAGACAATTTTCACTGGCAATAAGAGGCTCACCCTCCTCGACACAATGTTTAATTTTAATCCAAACACTGCGACCAACACTTCCGCCATAAGGAGAAGTGTTGTAATCAAGAGAATAGGCGGGATAAACTTTTCCGTCAGTTAAATCCATAACGGGGATACTACTTCTAACAGGCCAATTACCTGTTTCATTGAACCATCCGCGAAGGACTTCTTCTTTTTCGGGCTGGATTTTTAAAATTTCGCCCCAGTTAAGAATGTCCATGGGGATAACTTTTTTGATGCGCTCTTTTCCAGAAGCGATAGTGCTGATTTCGGTCTTTTCGGTGTTCTTCATGATTTCGTTTGCCATAACTGGCTCCTTTCTGGTGTTATAGACTTATTCCTTGTCTGTATAAAAAATATTTATTATAAACACTTGACAAATGATTCGTCAAGTGATATAATACTCAATAAGGGATGAGAGGAAAGCCTACACTTCCCTCTCTGTGTCATTAGTTACGATGTTTCCAAATGAAGAAAACATATATGCCAAACTAACGATTGATATAAACTATCTTTTTCACGAAGATACTTCTCCTTTCTTTAGTAATGCGAGGAGCTACTACATATTGTAGGATATGTAGGTTCGCATGAGCCGCTTATACTGCGAATAAGCACTCTATAGAGGGACAGAACTATCAAGCTCTGTCCCTCTAACAATGCTTATTAGAACCGCATCACTTCGGTGCGGTAGACTTTGCCATTTGCGCCCTTATTATAGCGCTTTACTGCGCCATAACTAATAGCTTGAGCAATCTCCTGCTTTTGAGGAGAATCATTGTAATGGCAAGTCTTACAGGACTTGCCGTTACAAATTCCCATTGTGCAATTATACTTACACTGCTTGGTCATGATATTGTTCTCTTTCATTTCTGTTTCCTTTCCGCTCATTTGAGCACTCCTTATTTATTTGTTGGAACTTTATATAAAACACTTGACAAATATCATCAAGCGTGTTATAATCAGAGACAGTTAAGAAAGATGCTGTCACATCAATCTTAACTGCTCTTGTGGATTTATATTAGATTATTACCAGATAATCTCCAATGAGGAGACTACCTACATAGTCTCCTCGATAACTATAACTAATGGTTCTTAGTTACGGTTGTAGAGTATTCTTACAGCTACTAAGCTGTAGAAGTAGTTAACGAAAAGTATTTTCTACATTTTATCACTCCCTTCATAATTTGGTACTTAATTATAGACTATGTAGGTAATCTATAATTAAGCAGAGTGTTTATTGCTCTAAGCACTTTATGGAGCCCACTATCAACTCCTTTTTGAGCGGATAGTGGGCTCGAACAATGCTTAGGTGTTGAGCAGTTTAACGACTTGCTCAGGTCAGGGGTTTATCCCTCAAGTGCAACCGCAATTTCAGCAGCACTGGGGTGCGTTAAACACCCCTCATCCCAAATAAGGGATTTAAACACGTTGGCGAGCTTAACACCCGCTTCCCCATTGCCGAGGGGATAGAACTTACGCCCCCCAGCAATCGTGCGAGGTAATACTGTCACCTCGTACAGCGCGTTAATGGTCTGCTCTAACGTTAGACCATTAAAAATGCCGTGACCGCAGCCACGGTCAGCGGAATTGATTAACTCGTGTAGAATGTTTAATTCTGCCTGAACCGCATTGGTATCCATACCGAGGATGGTGCTGATGGTGATGATGCTGTTATTAGTGTAAGACATACTGTCTCCTTTCTCTCCCATTTAAGGGAGATTGCCCTATTGTTATGGCTGGACAAGCCTTATTATACCATCTTTCGATGGTTGGGATAGCATCTGATTAACGGCTCAGATGCTTTAGGAAGCCGTTAAAGAGCTTAAATGTGGCGAAGATACCACATAAAGCTCTTCTTGCCTCCTGTGAGGCGGTAAATGATATACATCCCCAAAATAGAGATGATACCGATAATGCTAATGATGCTGAAAATGATAGAAATAAAAACGATTCCGAACATTTTACTGTTCTCCTTTCTGGTGTTAACGTCTTTTCCTTGACAAAATAAGAAATATTACATGAATTTCTATGAAATTCGATTTGCGAATTCATTAGGAATTCATGTTTCTTAATTCCCAATTAGTTTGGATTTAACTGGGAACGAAGAACTAAATAATAAGAAAGAGATGAACGACTTGCAAATGAGCTTGTCGTTCATCTCTTCGGTTTTGTTGAGAATGAAAGCAAGTGAATTTACATTTCATTACTTACAAACTTCTATATTTATTCTCATATGTGGAGGAAGTAAGTCGGGACAAAAATTTTTTTAAAAAATTTAAAAAATTTTTTTGTGCGCCCAATTCAATTCATAACAAAAAAAAAGACAGAGCCTCCCAATCGAAGCTCTGTCTAAATATTTATTCAATCCATTTAATCTTTCAATCTTTCAATCTTTCAATCTATTCAATCCTTACTCTCCAATAATCTTCTTTAACTGCCTCTCATCCATTCCCTCAATCATAGTTTTAACAAATTCCCCAAAATCACTTTGTCCATTATCCCCAGTAAACTTAATTTCGCCATGCCATTTCCCAATAATCTCCCCGACCTTAACGCTTCCACCCTTGCAAGCTTTTCTAACATCTTGCTTATTCCATTCCTGATGAAATTTAACACCCTCATGACAAACAATATCAATCAGTTTATCAAAAGCTTCAGCCTTAGCTTCCATAGAATCATAATCCTTAGCATCAATAGTAACGGTCCTAACTTCATTCATTTTATTTTCCTCTTCGTTTTTTAAATTCTGCTTATTTGAAAATGTCAACCTGTCTTTATTATTCTCATCAACAACGACAGAAAAATAATCTTTGTATAATTTATGTGAATATTTTACAAAATTTTGCCAACTGTCTTTATTTCCTCGATAAATTTCATTTCCTTTTTTATCAACCCCAAGAAATTCTATTTCAAATTCCCCCGTACTCAAATTTGAATCAGATTTAATCTTTGTTATATGATACTTATGTTTATTTTCTTCTAAGAAAGCATTACACTCTGCCTTATCATCAACCAATAGTCTAAGCATATTTTATCCTCTTTAATTAATCTTTCTTCTCTCGATTCTTTTGCATCTTTTTAATCAAGTCATTCAAATTATTCTGTAATTCAACTTGCTTGTTTAAATTTGCAATTACTTTATCTTTAGTTTCAATTAAACATTGAAGCATTTCAATCTGTTGTTCCAGTCCACTTATTCTTTCACAATCATGAAGAATCATTTCATCTTTTTCTTCTAATTGTTTAGTAAGTTCCTCAATTTGCTTTTCAAGGGTAAACTCAGGAAACCAACCTTGTTTTCTTGTGTGTTTTTTAATTTTTTCTAATCGTTCCTGACTAATGATAGGTTCAAGAGCATCAGATTTCTTTTTACCAAACTTATATTCAAATGCCATAATTAAACTCCCATACATTCTTACAAACTTCAATTAATTCTCTAATAATTCTTTAAGATGTTTGTTTTCATTTTCCAAATGTTCAATTACGTCTCTAAGACGTTTATTTTCGTCTGCAAGACGTTTATTTTCACTTTTAAGATACTCAATATAAGCCTTATCAGCAATCATATCAAGCATTTCGTTTTGTTTAATTCGCTCTATAATTTTAGTGTTATCAAATTTATAATACATATAGTCCACCCAATTTACCATAATTCATTAAACCCTTTAATAACACCATCATAAAAATCATTAAAACTTACAGCATCGTTCAAATAATTAGGCTTGTAGATTATAGTTTGATAGTTATACATAAACTGACAAAGATACCCAAGTTTTTTATTAAAAATATCGCAAATAATTTCCTGTTTAACAACTTTCTTGCGCATTTTATTCTGGATTCCAAGCCCTCTATATCTTGTAACAGGAAATCCGTGCAATCTTTTCCAATTGTTACTAACGAAATACAAAGATTCATCAACACTAATCAGCCCTCTATTAAGCCCCTCAAGAACAACATTGCTCAACAGATTACCATTTTTAGCTTCCATTAACAAATGATATTTAAGTTCAGCAATCTGAATAGACTTCTTATTACCCCAAATGAAACTTAAATCAACATTATAAAGACTACAATTAAAAGTTTCGGTATCATTTTTAATTATTCGAATAGTATTAGTCAATTTCTCTGGCGGAACAAATTCAATAGGTTTAATCTCATCAAAGAAATTTGAAACCTCACCACAAGTAATCAAATCAGTATCAGCACTTGCAAATTTGCCAAATTCTTTTAAATTTCCATATTCATCTTTTATATAAAATTTAGGATTATCTGTTACAGTATAAAAGCAATTATCATTCATAATATCTTTCTTCTTATACTCCTTATAAAGTCTATTTTACATTATGGTCATATTATATCATAAAGGGTCAGGTCTGTCAACTAAATTTTAAAAAAATTTTTTAAAAAAATATTTTTTGTTGTTCTTTACATTATTTGAGCGCAATAAAAAAGGAGAACTTACGCTCTCCTTAATTATTTTTTATGTGCTTTATTTCAATACTTTATCTCATAATCTCATATTATTTTTACTACCACAATTATAACAAAAATTTAATTCTCCGTTATATGGAAATTCACTTTCACAACCGCAATTTGGACATTTGTAAAAAATTTCTGGTTCACCAGTTTTATTGTCATATCCCTTAATCTCTATCCATTCACCCTCCATTGCTTTAGGGAGAGATTGTTCTTCAGTTATACACATTTTACCCATCTTAATCATTTTTCTTTTTAGCTGTTTTAGTAACTTTAGACTTAGAATTCTTAGGATGATTCTTAGAATTCACAGGTTCTTTATTTTCATTTTTATTTGCGTCAAGGAATTCTTTCATTTGCTCAACCAGAGCTTCATTCATTCTATAAAGTAATTCAAAAGTTGCTCCGCTAATAGCAGAATAAGTCATATGAGACACTTCATATTTTATTTCAGCGTCTGCCATAGATGGAGGAGCTACTTTAAGGACATTTGTATAAATACGAATAGTTGATTTACATTCTGGATTTACGGTAATATTTACACATTTCTCATACTTAGTTCCTTCAGCTCCATCAATAGTGCCGAGAGAAATAGTCCAGCCACAAGTTATATTTGAAGGATTACCTTTAACTGACGTGAAATAACGAATTCTACCATCAGCAATAAATTTACAACCTGCTGTATAAAAAAGTTCATTAAGTTTTAAAACTTTATCAGAAATAAAATTCTGCATAAAAAATTCTCCTTCAATTATTCCTTTTTAACAAGAAGTAGCCCTAAAAATTAACTTCTTCCAATCTTTCTCAATCTGAGGAAAGATACAAGATTCCAAAAACACATCTTTTTGCAATTCAAAATAATTTTTATTATCGCATTGATTTTTATAATAATACTCACAAATTGTTTCGTATTCCTGACAAAGCCAATTAATTTTAAATCCAATAAAAAAATCTATATCTTTATCTACAGTTCTAAAAACAAGTGAATTATCTATGGTCAATTTTAGCAGAGTTTGTTTCAAAAGCACGTCAGAAATAGTAATAAAATCTCCATTCAAGTTAGTCTTTACTTCCAATGGGGTAAATCCAGACCAAAGTTTGCAATAAAGATTATATTTCATTGTGACCTTACGAATAATATAGATAAGAAAATCAGAAAAAGTGTCTATCTTTTCAATATTATCCTCAATATTATTTTTTATATGCCGAACACTCTCTTTTGTTTGAATAAATAAATTATCTGAATCTTGACTCTTCAGATTTTCTTGTTTATCTTTAATCCATTTATTTTTCATAATCGTTTATCCTATTTTAACTTAAACAACTTTTGCTTTTCCAAAACCTTTTACTACATCTGGATTCTTAATCGCAAAATCTTTCATTTCTTTAATTTTAGCCATACAAGCTTCCATCTCAACATCCGTAAGTCCAACCATAGCATCATTATCGTACTGATAACTTTGAACGAGGATATAAGGCTTTTCTACTCCCAAAGGGTGTTTATAAATAATGCTTACCTTATGAAGATAGCCATATCGAGCATTATAACGAGAGTAATGACATCCAAAACGCGGATTATCTTGGTCTATTGTAAATCCAAGATTGGCAAACATTTCATTTGCAGTAAGCTTTTTCTTAAAGAATTTATTAGGGAAATATATCATAAGAAATTATATGACTCCTTTTACATTTTTTCTTTATTATATCATGAAATAAAAGCTTTGTCAAGTAAAATTTTTTAAAAAAATTTTTTAGAAAAAAACTTAATATAATAACATAAAAAGTGAGAGAGAATTAAATCTCTCCCACAAACCATTCAAATTGTTTTTTAATTTCTTTCGTGCTATCTGGTTCAAGTTTAGCTAAAGCTTTTAACAAAGGTTTACAATAACTGGAAAAACTATCAGCAAAAAAATTATAACTATTAGTATTGCTATTCCAAACATCTTGTGCCTTACAAATAGAAATAGCATTTAAAAAAGTTTTTTGATATTCAGGATTAATAGAAACACAACCCTTTTCCCAAATAATATACCTTTTCATAGTAAAATTAAACTCATTTGGAATAATGAGAATAGCATCTGAACCAAATTTTTGATAAAGATTTACCAAACCATATAAAACTTGAAAAATTACTTTACTTCCTTCACTCAACTGTAATTACCTCATCTGTTTTAGTGTTAATAATGTGAAAAGGTCTCTGAACTCCACAACAATTCTTTTCTGCACTTTCAAGAGCTGCTGTAATATGTTGTACAGGAGTAAACTTAGGACAATATTTGGTAGTGCTATAAAGACTACCTAATGCTGCGTATTCTCCACACCCAACAGCATCATATCCATCTTTAGCTTCAAGAATAGAATAATCAGGCTGAATTTGAAATAGTTTACCGTCTACTCCAATAAGGAAATTTGCTCCTCTATCTTTTTCGAGTTCATCAACAATATGTTGTTGAAAAAGATTGATAAGATTTGGGATAAAAGTCTTAACCATATAACGATGGTCGATATTAACTTCACCATCTTTAATCTTATACTTATCAATTTCAGGAAATAAAGTTTCGCTATATTTTAGTAAATCAATGTGTCTAAAGGTAGAAGTGCTCCCCATAATAACATTTTTGAGAGTATCATTATGAAAACATTTAGGATTAGCTTGAACAGCTTTAGAGAATCCATTGCTTCCGAGAGAATCTGAACCAATCCAAGTTACATTATTTTTCTTATCAGTAAATCCTACAATAGCAGTCATTTATTGTTGCGTCTCACTTTCGTTTATATTTTTAGTTCGGTAAATCAATAATATTTTTATTTATGGTAATTAATTTAAACTTTTCTAATTCAAAAAGTACACTTTCTGTTTTAGTTGAGGTAAATTTGCAATGTTCTTTAAAATTTTTCTTAGTTAAGGTTGTAGAATACCCATTTCCAAAAAATGTAGTGTCTTTAAAATTTCTTTTTTTTGAAATAATTGCCTTTATAAGAAAATAAGCGTACATTAATTGAAAACCAGTAGTTTTGTTTTTATTATCTTTTCCCATGACAGAAGAAAAATAATCTTTAAATAATAAATATTCTTCAAGAGTACATTTTGTAAAATTCTTTTCTTGTGAACAGTTATATTTAACTTTAATAGTAAGAAAAGATTTTACAAAAGAGTCTACATCACCAAATTTTTTCAGGAAAGAATCAATAGAATTAAAATCAGAGTTAGAATCATCTTTAGACAGAACAATTTCTTCTTCACTCAAATCTTCATAGTTGTTTATATCTATTAAAGAAGAATATAGCACTTCCTGATTCTCATTATTCATATTAGAAGTTAAAAGCCACAGTGCCTTAGTTATATTTTCTTTGTATTCCTTTTCTTGTAATCTATTCTTAGGAGTAAAATAAGCATTTTGAATAAGTTTTACAGTAGTATCAATAGACCCCAAAATATTTTTATTGATATACAAATAACAATATACAGGAAGTAACCATTGATTTACTTTTATACTTGCTTCAATAACTCCATTAGGAATAGGGATAAATACTTCTGATAAATCTTTCAATTCATCACTCCTTTTATCAGAGCTAAATGCACTATATCATAACTGAGATAAAATGTCAAGAAAAATTTTCGAAAAATACCGCAGCATTTATGCGGAGGTTATAGTATTATCTATTTATTTTATATTTATATCTTATAGTCTTATCTTAAGGAATTTTTGAAAAGTTGAAAAAACGTAGGAAAATCAAGGGAAAAAGAGGAATTTTAGAAAAAAGTTACGCTAACATTTTTGTTAGGGTAAATTTTAAAAAATGCATTTACGCTAACATTTTTGTTAGTGTACCATATATATTATAGTATGTGTACACTAACATTTTTGTAAAAATGTATTTGGGGGAAATAAAACTTAATTTTTATTTGATGGGTTGAGAATGTAGTAATATAGGACATTGTTAATGTTATAGGGAGAATTTTGTTTTGAAAGTTGTTATTTTCAGGAGAAATTTGAACTGTAAATTTTTCTTGACAAAATGATAGATTTGTGCTATAATGTGGATAATAAGAAAAGACAATACAAGATATAGACATTGGATGTGATATACCCAAAAAATAGACATTCGTAGTAAGACATAGTAAGAAAGTAGACATTTAGAAAGACAAGGTGATTATTATTGCTGTAGAATAAAATAAAGATAAAGGAGCTCAGAAAAATGTAATTGCTTAATATTTTTTTTATGGCAAATACATATGTGATAGATATGATTGTTTTAAATAAAGGTAAAATTAATCCAGCAAAGCGAACAGTTTATCTTGATATTGATGATGTAATTCTGTGGAGTGCTGGTACTATTGTTGAAATGCTTAATGACCGATACGGCCTTAATAAAACTCGTGATGATATTAAGGATTGGGGTTTTAAGAGTATTAAGCGTGATTTAGATGTTCAAGAAGTTCTTGATATGTTTTGTGAAGATGAATTTTGGCAACGCAATAAACCAAATCAGGAACTAATAGACGCTTTTGAATTAGATGAAAATAATCAAGATGGTTTATTCCAGAGCTATAATTGGCGACTGGTTACAAAGCGGGATGAAGTTAATTTAAAGAAAAAGTTCGACAAGATTTTTTCAATCCCTTTTTTTGCTCGTCATAAAAATGAAATCGGCTATTATGGTTTAGAACATGATGAAGATAAAGCTTCTGTAAGAATGCTTGGTCGGATTCAAATTGATGATTATTATTTTAATTTAAAAGATACAGATGCAAGTGTAAAGATTCTTCTAAAGAATAATCTTGATGCAAATTATAATTCACATTATACTTATAAAGATAGTTTACAGAATTTATATGTTTGTGATAATTTAAATCAGGTTATTGATATTCTAATGTTTGCTAAAGATGATGAGATTAATGATTTTATTAGTGAACTTGAAGATATAGAAGAAGACGAATAATTTAATAATTTAAAAATAAAACATTTTTAAGAAAGGTAAGTTAAAGTGCGTTTATTTTATACTGTTAAGCTTAGTAGTACAATTTTAAAAGACAACAAGTATAATCTTAATTTGTCACTAAGAGAATGCTTTAAGAGTGGTTTGGTTGTTTCTTTAGCAGATTCTCAAATGTTAAAAAGCATTCGTGATATTACCGATTAGACTATTGATAGAAATTTACTTGAGGAATGGTATTTCGAAAGAGATAAATTAAAAAAGAAAAAGAAATGTAACACAGAAGACAAAAAAAGAATTCATGAGCTTCAGGATAATATTTATGGAATGATGTATATTCCACAATATATTACTGTAACAATGGAAAGTGTTACGGATTATAAGAAGATTTATGAAAAGGGTTTTGTTTTTAATCATCGTTGGTTTAAGCGAATTTCATGCTCTGCTTCTCAAGCACGAGTAAGTACAGTAGTGTTTTGTGATAGTGGAGATGAAAATGATTTTAAGAAACAAATTGAACGTCCTGACAGTATTCGTATTCAATTAAGAGATAGGCTTGATAATGGACGCGATATGTTTCATCCTCTTGCTGCGAGTAAGTATAATGCTTATTTTGGGTTGTATTCGAGCGCTACAAAACAAGTTACTAAACCGAGATTTTGTGTTGTAAAAGATTATTGTGAAGTTCGTCCTGTTGATGTTGACTTTGTAATAGAACAACCAGCAGATGAGGATGATATTATAGAGCCTCGTACAATGGATGTTGAATTTAATTGTTGGGATGGTTCTGGTTTAATTAGTCCAGCTATGGCTGAAGTCTGGGGTAAAGACCTTGGAGAAGATTACACTCCCTGTCAGTTTTGTATTCGTTGTGCTTTCACAAAGGGAGCTTTGAACGAGTTTGATTTTGTAGAGTGGTGTAAAGAAGAGAATGACGGAAATTATATTATCAAAGATGTTTATCGGAATGACAGAGATTTAAGAGAAGTAGATGTAATTCTTACTGAAGGAATGGCAAAACTTTGGGATAGTTGGGAATCACAAGAATCATTTGAACAGAATTGTGAAAAGAATCGGATTATTTGGGGCGTAACTAAGTATGCTCCTAAAAAAGATAAAGAAGTAAATACAGCAAACTATCAATTTCTTCAAACATTAAATCTTACAGATGATATGGTAAAAGATGTTTGTTCTGAAACTGTGAAATATATTCAAGGCGTAAGCTATGATAATATTTATTACACTCTTTTGTTTTTAATGGGTGAAAATCTTGATGAAAAAAGTATTGAAGCCTTTTTAGCCTCAAGTGATAATTGGTGGTTAAAAAGTTTGGTTTTGAATCATAATCTTTTTAATGATAAGTATACAAAGGAGAAAATTCGTGATTTTATTGTTAGAAAGATAGAATTGGCTTGTTTACGGAAAATATTAATTCGAGGCAATTTTCAGTGTATTGTAGTAGATGGTTATGGGTTTATGCAGTCTATTACAGGACATAAAGTTACAGGATTACTTGAAGCTGGTCAAGCGTGTTGCAATTTCTGGAATGAAAGACGGGTCAATAAAGTTGATACAATGCGTAGTCCTTTAACTCATTTTAGTGAACATTACCCTATGGATTTGGTTGATAATGAAAAGACTCGTAAATGGTTTAGTTATGATTATAGTGGTTATATTGTAAACTGTCATGATGCTCATACTATGAGATGGGCTGGGTCAGACTATGACTACGACATAATTTTTTCGACGGATAATCCAAATTTTATTAACGGTCGTTATCCAAATCAAAGAGTGGTAACTTACCAAGCGAAAAAGCCAAAGAAGGAAATTTTCAGAAAAGAAGATGGTACTTTTGATAGAGAGGCTTTTGATAAAAAACTTTTTGTAACGGATACATTTAGTTTTGGTACGAAAATAGGACAGATTAGGTAAAAGTGGTCTGGCTATTCAGCAATGAATAGAAAAATAAACGTGTGTGAACTTAGAAATCTAAGGTGTGGGTTTAATAACCTGCTAACGGGGAACCCTAAGTCGAAAGATATGGCAATCCCGTGGTAAGAAAAAGGTAATTAACAATGGGTAAAAATATTCCAAATAAAATTGGAAAGCGATATGGGCAATTAGAAGTAAAAGAATATCTTGGTAAAGGTGTTTACCGATGTAAATGTGATTGCGGCAATTTTAGAGACGTTTTGACAAATAGTTTGCGAAATGATAGAAAAGGTATTTTTCGCTGTGAAGAGTGTCAAGAAAAGTATCTAAAAAGTTTGCGAAGAGATAAAAAAGTAGGGCAAAAATTTGGACTACTTGAGGTAAAAGAGTATCTTGGTAATGGAAAATATAAATGCTTATGTGACTGTGGAAATTATACAGTAGTAGACACAAAAGAATTGAGTCATGGAAAGCATAGAGGGACAAAATCGTGCGGTTGTTTAACTCCTCATTTTGAAAAGGATGAAAACTTTTTTGAAACAATTGATACCGAAGAAAAGGCTTATATAGCAGGTTTTATTGCAGCGGACGGTACAGTAGTATACAATAAAACTTCTCATGGAATAAAAATTACTTTAAAAAGTAAAGATATTGAATTGCTTGAGAAAATAAAAGATGCTATGGGTTATACTGGTAATATAAAAATTGCTAAAATAACTACTAAATTACCTCAAGGAACAAATTGTTTTTCGGAAGCAGCGACATTGTTTATTTCAAGTCATAAATTACCAGAAGATTTAATATCTTTAGGAATTACACCTAAAAAATCTTTGACTTTAAAAATAGAATTAACAAAAATACCAAAAGAATTATGGAAACATTTTCTTAGAGGGTATTGGGATGGAGATGGTACTATTTCTCTAACCCGTGGTCAAAGTGGAAAGATTGGATATGGAGTAAGCTGTATATCGTCAAAAGATTTTTGCGAACAAATGAAAGAGATGATAGAAGAACTTCTTCCAGAAATCCATCCTCATATAAATGATATAAAAGATTCTGAATATACTAAAGTTATTCGCTTAAGCACAAAAAATGCCATGCTTAAATTTGGTAATCTTCTATATAAAGATGCCCATATTTATTTAGAAAGAAAATATCAAAGGCATTTAAGAAATTTAAGGAATATAGAAAAGATTGATAATTGTTTAACTTATAATTTACGCAATCTTGAATTGGAAAAAGAATAATTACCTTTTTAAACTGTAACGACTATCCCGTAAGGGAGTACATTTACGGTGAAACTCCGTATTTGGAAGCGCCACGCATCCCATGAGGATGAAGATATAGTCTACCCTCTTAGGAAACTAAGAGATAAGTGTACAAATACAATTTCGACAATAGTAGGACTTTTACCTCTTTTTCCAGAGGATTCGAAAGAAAGAGAAGTTTTGATTAATCGAGTAAAGGCGGGGTGTGCTGCACAAAGCAGACAAATTGACAAAACAAAAATTGGTCAAAATGTTAAAGAACTTGCTACAGTTTGTCGCAATTTCCAACACATCGAAGAAACAGATGATGAATTAACAGTAGAAAAGAAGAAGTTTTTAAATTCTATTCTTGCTGATAAAAAACCTTATTTTTTTAGATACAAATATACTCAAACGGATAAAGAATTGAAGCATTATCTAAAGAAGAGAGATGAAAAGCTTAAAAATAAGTTTGGTAATGCTTGGAGTCTTGAAAGACTTTTGAATACACCAGAAGATGAACTAACAGAAGAATTGAAAGAATTTAAAAGACAGTATTACGATTTTCTTCCTGTTGTTGATTCAGATTGTGTAATGAATAAGATTAGTCATTATATAGAAAGCATTGATTTTGAGATAAAGAAGAAAGTGCGTTCTTCTGATGCGTTTGATTATAGGATTCTTCAGAGTGAAAACTTTATGATAAATAAAAAAACTTATGAACAGATTTATCGTAAAGTAGAGGAACTAATAAAAAATTGGGCTTCTACAAAAAGAAGTGAAGATAAGACTAAAAAAGCTGAAGAACTTTTTGAAAAGGGAATTTTTTATTTTAAATTCAAAGAAGAGTTAGAGCAAATTTGTCCCAATGATAATATTTTGGCTAATCATCTTATTACTTTGTTTTATGAAGATAAACCATCTTATAATAAAGGAATTTTATGGGATACCTATGGACGACAAATTTATGAAAATTTAAGAAATAAAGCGAATTCGTGTTATTTTCCGCAAAAAAATCCAAATGGAACGCTTGAATTTTTATATGAAACTTATTCTATTGAAAAAATAGATTTTCAAAAAGTTGATGGAGAATTAATTAAAGATGATTTAGATTTATAATGAAGAACAACATATAAAAGAAGTTCTTGAAAAAGGTTTGAATCCAGATTGTTGGAGAAAAGATTTGGCTTTATTGGTAAAATATTTTAAAAGCCAAAATCCTCGCCCCAAAAAAAGTAAAATAAAAGAAGAACTTATTGAAAAATGTGTAAGATATGTTCCAGATTTTGATAAAATTCAAGATGCTCCAAAAACAAAAGCTTATATAGATAAAGTGTGGAGAGAATGGAAAGTAGATGGTGATAATCCATCCACTTTAAGAATAATTAATCACATAGATATTACCAAAGAGGAATTAGATTGGTTTTTGAACTTAAGTGAAAGTTTTACTATAGATAATGATTTAAAACTTTCTATCCAAGAAAAAAGATTCCCTGCTAAAATTGGTAATCATCCTATGACTTTTACAAGAGTCAAATTTTTATTTACCCTTTTTATTTGGACTAAAATACAGAATGAATATATGGGTTATGGAATTTATCACGATTTAGATTCTTGTAAGGCTAAATTAAGAAAAGATGCAGATTTACCAGCAAGTTTTAATATTTTAAATGAAAGAAATATTTTAGAAGATTTAGGATTCGTTAAAACAACCGAGAAAAATGTGGATACTTTAGCTATCTTTTTTGAAAAAGAACCAGTATTTTAGACTGTATTAACAGAAAAGAATAAGGTGACTTTAACTGAAGAAGATTTATATAATTGTCGGAAATGGTTAGAAAAAAAGAAGTTTGGTACTTTTATTTGTAAAAATTGTGGAAAAGAAATAATAAAAAAATCAAAAAATAATAAAAGAGGACGACCTAATCTTTATTGCAAGGAATGTTCACAAAAATTAAATACAGGACGAACATTCAACACAAAAAAAGAAAAAATAGAAAGTATTTGTGAAATATGTGGCATTGAAATTGGAATGGTATCTAAATATAGTCCTCATAAAATATGTAGCAGTTGTCAAGATAAAAAAAGAGCTTTAGTTCAAAAAAGATATAGAGAATCCCATAAAAAAGATGAGACCTCCAGTAAAAATCATTGTCCGTAAATGCTTGAAATATAAGGCTTTTTAACAGATTTTTTATGAAACGTAAAAAATGCCTTATGGAAGAAGAATAAAAACTTCTTTCAAATTTAATGAAAAAGGATTGATTTTTTAATGATTAAGATTTCCCGTTCCCAGCGTGACGCACTTGAAAGTGTAGGTCTCTTGAAGTATCGTCGTAGAGGTTTTAATCCTCAAGACCAGAATTTCTCAGTTGTAAACAAAGAACACGTCTCTCGTGATAAGACATATTATGTTGTCGAAGAGCCTGAGATTATGTTGTTCCTTGGCTTTTATGAGAATCAGAACCTACAGATTATTAGTAAGCGTCAGTATGACCAAGGTATTACAAGCAAGCTTTTCAATGAATCTCAGGTTCAAAAGTGGGGAGAGTATAATCCCAATGCTATCGTATTTGTTGATTATGCTGGTCGTTATCGTGTAAAGCGTATTGCCAAGATTATGATTGGTTTGGGAATTTGGAAGCCCAACAACGCTCGCAAAAATAATGTTGTTGAGAATGTAGAAGCTCAGAATTGAGCAAGATTAAAAGGTAATTTATAAAGCAAATTTAAAATTTTAAAGGATTAAAAGGAGTTATAAAAATTATGATTAAGAAGAATGATATGCTTACTGCTATTGCTACCAAGTGTGAAGAGTCTGGTTTGAAGATTACTAAGAAGGACCTTGATACTGTCTTTAAGGCTCAGAGCGATTTCCTACTTGAGACCATTGCTGCTAATGAGGAAACTAAGATTGGCGAAGTTCTCAAGGTCGGTGGAAAACATGAGGATTCTAAGCAGCGTCGCAACCCTGCGACTGGTGAGACTTTCATGAGCAAGGCTTATGATGGTAAACCTTATGCTAAGTTTACATCTGTCGCAAAGGCTCACTAAGATACAAAGTAACTATTAATAGGATATTAATAGCTGTATAAAGATACTTAAGGCGTAACGCCGTTTGCCCCAGAACGTTACTGAAAAGTAGCGTTCTGGGTATCATTACAAATCGTATAAAATATATAGCTATATAAGCAAAACACGAATAAATTGTATATTTTATAGAATTTGTAATAACGCTTAAAATAAATTAATTAAAATATTTAAAGGAATGATAAAAGGATATGCAAAAGCCAAGAAAAAGTCTATGGAAAATGGATACTGTAACCCGCAATGACTTTGTTAAAATGGTTATGCGTAATGCAGATAGTACCGATAAAAAAGAAGCTGAAAAATATGTTGAGGCTTTTGAAGATGCTGTTCTCGAAGTTATTGCTCGTGAACAACTTGTAAAATTATCCTTCGGTACAATTTATGGAATTTTTAAAGCTCCTTGGAGAATTACAGGAAAGTTTAAGGCTGAACATAATGTAAAAGCTCGTAGGGGCTGGAGTGATGCGAAACATGGTCAACCTAATATTATTTGGTCTATTCTATCAAAAGAAAGTGATACAGTAGACCCTGAAGAGTATTTTAGTTGGCCTGAAAATAGATATACGAAATTAGCATATCAATATAGAAAAGATATGGATTTACCTGAAATTCCTGAATTTGAGGGAATGACAGAAGAAGAAATTCTTAACCAATGCACAGAGTTCGAAAAATCTCAGCTTGGTAAAAAAGCTCGTGCAAATTATGACCTTTATGAATGTTATAAGGTAAGGAAAAATCATGATAGGTCTGTCCATACACAAGAATATTGGATTGAAAAACAAAAAGCCAAAGGTATTCCTGAAGACCAAATTCAACGTCTTACTTATGAAGAAATCCTTGAAATTCAAGATAAAAGAAGACGTGATTATATTGATAAGCAAATGGATGAAAAGATTCGCAAAAAGGTCGAAAGGTCTCGTAAGAACGAACAAAACCGACGTGATTATTATGGATTTCCCCCATTACCAGAAGATATGCCTACATCTTATGAAATTGCCGCAAAGCAATATTTAATTGATGTCCGTGGCACTTATGATTCTTTGTTTGGTGAGGGAGAAGGAAAGATTCCAGATAGAAAGGCTGATAATAATCTTCAAGAGTTATTTGCTGAAAGACGTGAGAAAAATCGTTTGAGAAAAATGATTGAAGATGGGTCTATTTCTGATGAAGAATATGAGGAATATGTAAATCGGAATCCGTATAGTGGAAATAACTAAGTGAATTGAAAGGTAGGTGTTGCTTGATGGCGATGACCGTAAAGGAAAAACAGTTGAGACAACTTGTTGTTGATACTGCTGAAGCATGGGTTGGAACTAAACAAGGTGATACCAACCATAAAAAACTTATTGAAACATATAATAGTATTGTTCCATTGCCAGAAGGCACAAAAATGCTTTTATCGTGGGCGTGGTGTGCCGCTTCAGTTTCAGCATGGGCATAGATGTTGGGATTAACAGAGTATATTTTTCCTGAATGTTCATGTAACCGCATGATTAAGCTTTACAAAAATAAAAAACAATGGGTTGAAGATGATGCTTATGTACCAGATATGGGAGATATTCTTTTCTATGCTTGGAAAGATAAAGGAGTTGGTGATTGCGAACTCGAAGCTGACCATGTTGGTATTGTAAAAGAAGTTAAAAATAACGTTATTTATGTTATCGAAGGAAATTATTCTAAACAAGTAAAAATTCGTCAAATCAAGGTTAATGGTAAATATATTAGAGGTTTTGCTACGCCTGATTATAAAACTGCAAGCAAGAATTATAATTTTAAAAAGAAAGTTACCATTAAGCCTACTAAAACTACTACGACCACAAATAAGACTGATACTACTATTACAACAGGAAAAGTTTTAACAATTGCTTCTACTGTTCCATATCTTAAGAGTGGGGATAAAAACGAGGCTGTTAAAGTCATGCAAACTGTTTTAATTTATTTGGGTTTTAGTTGTGGAACAAGTGGTGCAGATGGAAGTTTTGGACCCGCAACAGTTAAAGCAGTCAAGGCTTATCAGAAGGCTGTTGGGATTACCCAAGACGGTATTTGTGGAAGAGATAGCTGGAAAAATATGCTACTTGGAAACAAAAGTAAATAAAAACGAATAAAATAGCAGAGGGTCTTAATTGACCCTCTTTTCATGTATAGACGAAGGAGGTTAGAAGATATGGCAAAAATTTATGATGCAACTACAGGTAAGATTATTGATAAGGACACTGGCGCGGAAGTTACCATGCCTTCGTCTTCTATTTAGATTGGAGAGCTAAAAGTTGGTTCAGCAAACGAATTCCGTACTACTGGTAATACCAATTTTGATAATACAAAGACTCAATTTGAACAGAGTTATAGCGATACCAATCAACAAATTACAGAAGTGTATAAAGATATGGTTGATGTCGTTATTAGTACCGAACAACCTAAACATCAAAAGGTTGGCGATTTATGGTACAAAGTCATTGAATAAGATTTAACAAAATTTTTATCTTATGATATGTAAAAGGTTTAAAAGGTGGTGACTTATGGCTAAATTAGGTCAGGCTGCCAGAGTTAGAGAATAGCAAAAAGCTGAAAAGGAAATTAATGCTATTCAAAAGAAAATGGAACTTCAAAATAAAAAGGCTAATTTTGGCGAAGGTTGGAAAAAAGCCCTTGGCACAGAAAGACAAAAAGCCATGCTTGAAATTATTGGTAATGACGGCGCACCTAAACTTGAAGATTCTATTGATATAAATGCTTTTTTAGAGCCAATTGAATTCTTTAGAGATAAAGAAACGGGCGAAATAAATAAGATTGATTTTCAAACTTATTTAGACGCTGAAAAGGCTTTTCAGGGTGGCATTGATGAGCAAAATGAAATTATTGCGGATGAAGATGATGTTACTCCTGATATAATGGAAAAAATAAACTCTGGCAAAAAGAGTAAAAGTAAAAAGAAAAAAGAAGATGGAATTAATGTTCCTGAATATTTACAAAAATATTATACAGTATGGATGAAATATTTTGGAAGATATGTTCCATTATACAACAAATATGTTTGTACTTGTTGTGGTAGACCTTTGCCTCAAGGTGAATATTATCTCAATTATAATGAGATGGATTTGGCAAGAGTTGAACCAACAGGTAAAATGCACACTCATTTATGTAAAGATTGTTGCAAAAGATTATATGAATATTTGTTTTTTGAAAAAGCAAAAGAAGATGGTCAAGTTGCGATGATGTGGTTCTGTAGTGCTTTGAATATTTATTATGATGAGACCATTTATCTACAGGCCAAACAAGAGTGTTCTAAAAAAGATAGTAAAAAACATATTATTGATAGTTATATGTCTATTATGAATCAAAGTGCTACTGCTAAAGGAAAAGTATTTCTTGAAAGTAAAGATATTCAAGGAATGATTGGTAGCGGTGGAGTAAATGGTAATGGTAGACAGGATAAAGATAAAAAGATTATTAATAGCAAAGACGGTAGTGTTGGTGATGATACTGAAAATGGGTGGAGCAAGCAAGACTTAATCAACAAAAGAAATGTTGTTTCAATGGTTGGTTATGACCCATTTTATGAGGAAGAAGAAGATAATCGTAAAAAGCTTTATGCCGCTTTATTAGGTATGCTTGATGATGCCGCATCAATGGACGGTATGAAAGTAAACGCTGCTGTGCAAATTGTTTTGGGTTATTCAAGACTTGAGGTATTGAATAGGCGCGAAAAGAATTTAATGTATGGTGACGGTGACATTAGTCAGCTTAAAGCTATTGCTGATTTGAAAAACAAACAACTTGATATGATTACTAAATTTAGCCGTGATAATGGCTTTGGAGAAAAATATCAACAAGGTCGTAGTCGTGGAGAAGGTAGCCTTAGTGGAGTTATGTCCAAAATGGCAGAACTTAAATATGAACAAGGTCTACCTAATAGATATGATATTGAGACAAGCAAGAGTATCGAGCAAGCCGCAAACGCAAGCTTTAAGGCGATTATGAATCAATTAAATATGAGTGATAGTGAATATAGGGTCACTACTGCTGAACAATTGAAGAGAATAACTGAGCTACAAAGAGAATTGTCAAGTACAAAAGAAGACCTTAGATTAGCTAAAAGAGAAATAGCTGAATTAAAGCTCGAAGAAAAAGCTAAAGAAGAAGGAGTTTATGACGGTGAAGAAAAGTGGGGTGGCTATTAATGGTAAACCCCCTTTATAATGAGTACGATTATAAAATTCCTCCTAAAAGACTTGAGCAATTTTAGAAATATAACGAAATAATTCAATGGGGTAGACAAAACCCTACAAGATTCGCAGAACTGGTTTTTGGAATACAATTTACAGACCATCAAAAATGGATGATATTATCAAGTTGGGTGCCAAGTACAGTTGTATGGCTCTGCTCGCGCGCAACGGGCAAAGCAAAACCACTTTACACCCCCTTAAAATACAAGAAAAAACGGGACTTAAAAATCAAAAAGGGCATCCTTGGAGAACTTGAGGTGGGGGATGAAGTTTATAATGAAAATGGTAAATTAGTAAAAGTAACTCAAATAAAGCCTGTTATTTTTGAGGAATTATACGAGATAGCGCTTGAAGATGGAAGCATTGAAGAGTGTGGTCCGTATCATGAGTGGTGTGTTAAAGAAGACGGTGTTGAATGTGTTAGAGAAACACAATATATATATAATAATTTTAAACAGATTTTGTTTGAATTACCTAAATTTCCCAAAAAAGATGGCTATTATAAAAAAATTGTGGGCATTAGAAATACTGGTAAAAAAGTAGCAATGAGATGTATTTCTGTCGATAATCCTACAGGTTTATTTTTAAGCGGAGATTATGATAATATAACTCATAATTCTTTTATGGCATCTGTTTTTTTGATGTTAAGGTCTTTATTATTTGCTAATAATAACTGCTATATCATGGCCCCTTCAGGAAATCAAAGTCAAGAAACTTTTACTAAAATGGAAGATATTGCAAAGAAAAATATTGCTTCTTTGACTGGTACTACGGATGTTTTCTTTAATGAATGTATGCGTATGAATAGCATTGCTGACCCGTTTACACATAGTAAACAAGGATTTACAGTGAGTTTGTATAATGGTAGTACAGTAAATAGTTTGAATAGCGTAGCGAAAAATATCGTGGGCATAAGGTCGAACACCTCATTTTTTGACGAAGCGGGCAAGATAGATAGAGACTACTATGCTTTAACTTTGCCTTTTACGGTACAATCGGCAGACTTTATTACTGGTACTGGTATTAATAGTGAAATTTATCCCAAGCAACTTCCAAATAAGAATGTTTTTCTTAGTTCTGCTGAGGGAATTGATAGTTATTTATTTGAGATGTATAAATTATGTTACAATAAGATGCTATTAGGAGACCCTGATTATTTTGTTTGTGACATAGATTGTAATTTTAGTTTGCATCCATTAATGAATGGTAAGCCTTACATGGCACAGCTTAAACAATCACAAATTGATGATGCAATGAAAACTAATCCTTATCGAGCAACAAGAGAATACTACAACATCTTTGATTCTGACGGAGGAGAAGATGTTTTTGTTAAGCGCTCGGTAATTTTAAAAAATAGTTATTCTTATTTTCCTGAATATTTTAATGATGGAGTGAAGAAATATATAATAGCATACGACCCTTCAAGTAAGCTTGATAATAGTATTGTAGGTATTGCTGAACTGTTTAGAGATGAAGAAAAAGGTCTTATGCTCAAGATGGTAAATTGCGAAAACTTGATAGAGCTTTTACCAAATGGAGAAAAGGCAATAATACAAAAACCACAACAAATTGAATTAATAAAAAAGATGTTGTTGGATTACAATAGAGGCGCACTTGATTATGAAAATATTGATTTATTTATCATTGATGCAGGTGCTGGCGGTGGCGGATTTGATATTGCGGCTTTTCTTATGAATGAATGGCTTGATGATAAAGGTAAATCTCATTTGGGTATGATTGATGAAAATGACCCATATATGAAATTGCGTCTTGATGATTATCCTGCTAACGCTAAAAATTTGCGCTTGTTTAATTTTAAACGTGATAAAGTTCAAGCTTACGAAAGAGCGCAACAAGCGGTAAACCAAGGGCTTGTGATGTTTCCTAAAAGTTTGAACGCAAAAGACGAAATGGAAATTGAAGAAACTGATACAGATGGTAATTTAACTATGCGTTATGAAAAAGTTTCTTTTGATGAAAAAGTTTCTCTTGTTCAATTAGATTTGATGAAAGAGGAATTAATTGCTACACAAAAATATAAAAAGCCAAATGGGACAATTCAATTTGATTTGTCACATGAAGCAAAGCAAAAAAATATGTTTGATGATAGAGCAGACGTGTTTTGTATGATTTGTGATAGGTTAATGGAGCTTCGAGCGCAGGAAGCACTTACGCTTGAAGAGAAGCCAGTAACAGACTTTAAAGATGCTTTAGGGCGATTTAGAGGAAACAAAAAAGTTTCTGAGAATCCGTTTAATAATCGTAGTAAAGCAAATCCCTTTGCCAGATATGGAAGGATGAAGTAAATGGGAGTGCGAATGACGCTTGAGAATTTTAAATTGAAGCTTGAAAGTTTATATCCGCAATTAGTGCTCATAGGAGATTATATAAATTTAAGCACAAAAACAAGATTTAAGTGTTTAGAGTGTGGGTACGAATTTGAAAAAGAGCCCACGATAATGTTTGGAAAAAATGGCGGAGGATGTCCTCGTTGTGCAGGAAGAGCGCAATATACTTTAGAAGAAACCAGAGAAAAGGTTAAATTGGAACACGACAATATTACTTTTAATCCAATTCGGGAATGGAAAGGACTAAAAACCAAAGTAAAATGTTTTTGTTCTATCCATAATTATGAATGGGAAACTTCTGCTAACGGATTATATAAAGGAAGTAATTGTCCTGTTTGCTCAGGCACAAAACATTACACTACAGAGGAGTTTAAAGAAATTGTTTCTAATGAGCATCCAGAATTAGAGGTAATTGGAGATTATGTAAGAAATTCTGTTCCAATTGCTATTAGATGCAAAAATTGTGGAGACATAACGTATAAAAATCCTCGCAACCATAAAACTTTTGGATGTCAAGTGTGTGCTCGGTCAAGAAGATTAACTACAGAAGAGTTTAAAAAATTACTTGAGAATAAAAATCCAGATGTAGAATTATTAGGCGAATATTCAGGAAATGATATAAAAACTAAGTTTAGGTGTAAAAAGTGTACTTATGAATGGAATACTGAACCAAGAATTATAACCAGTCAACTTTCTGGATGCCCAATATGCGGAAGCTCAAAAGGGGAACGCTTAATATCTCAATGGTTAAGAAGTCAAAAGATTCCATTTCAGCCACAAATGACTTTTTCAGGTTGCAAAGACAAACAAGAGTTGCCGTTTGATTTTTATATTCCTGCTATTAATATGTTAATAGAGTTTGATGGTCCTCAGCATGACGCGCCAGTATAGTTTTATGGAACCACAAAAGAAAGAGTTGAAATTGTTTTTGAATATACGAAAAAACACGATAATATGAAAAATAATTTTTGTGAAAGAGAAGGATATTTTTTGTTTCGAATTAAATATAAAGATTTAAAAAATATAGATTCAATACTTGCGGATAATATTCTTCCTTTGTGGAATAAAGTGAAAAATAATAATGAAAATTAATAATTAATAATTCGTCGCTAACAGCAATATTTTATATTCTATAATTAACAAGAAAAAATACTAAAAAGGTATAGTTGATAACTTACACAGAAGCTAATCAGCACAACAGTTATTATCTGAGTTTATGGGGAATTGTAGGATAATAACTATTAAATTAATAAAAAATGCGACGAGCCTGTGTGGTATATGGTGGCGCACAGGAGAGACAGGAGATTCTTTTGGGTGGGGGGAGTCTCCTGTTTATTTAAATTAAAAATTAAGCGTGAACTTATTAAGGTTGTTTATTGACAAAAATTTAGGTTTAGAGTTAAAATATTTTAAGCTTAAATTTTTTTGAGTAAATAATTACGACAACACGAGAAAGGAGTTAAAGTACCGCAGATGTTACAGATTAAAGGTTCAAGCATAAAATTAACTCGTGGTGACGATGCAGTTTTTTCGATAGATGTTTATCAACCAGATGGTACATTATATACTCCAAGTAAAGGGCAAAGAATAGTGTTTTCAGTATCGCGTTAGCCCTCAAAAGAACCAAATCCGAAACCTGTGATTCAAAGAGAATTTTATCAATGTGAGACAGGGCAATGGATGGTAGAAATTAAGTCGATTGACACAAAATTTCTTGAATATGGAAAATATTTATGGGATTGTCAATTTTTCTTTGAAGATGGAGATGTAAACACTATCTGTAGTGGTATGCTCGAACTCCTTTATGAAATAGGTTAAAATTGAAAAGGAGGTAGAGCATGGCAAGAAAAAGTAATGAAAGTCAAAGCAATGAAAATAAAGACATAAGTTTACAATTCTCGTATGAGCCAGAAGGAACTAATCTTCTTGGACAAGACGAACCAGAAAACATAAAAACAACTTCTTCAAAATGCACTCATGGGTTAAAAGGTGTTTTAAATGTGGGTGTAAAAGAAGTTAAGTCTGATAAGAACATTTCTGATATGCAAGATATTGATATTAATAAGGAGACTCTTAAAGAGGGTGATTTGTTAATATATGATAAAGCTGATAAGAAATGGAAAAACAAGTAGTTTGAAGAATATTATTCTGGTATTGTGTTAGATGGTAATGTTGACTTCTGAGATATAAGAAGTCAATGTTGACATATAAATAGATAAGTGCTTTATCAAATTTGATTTTTAGTTTTTAAAGAAAGGAGAAGAGAATTAAGTAATGGCAGATGTTAAGGTTTTAAAAACAACTATACTTCTTCGTCGTGCAACTCAGGCTCAATGGGATGCGATTGCGGGTACTTTTATCCCCAAAGCTGGTGAGCCTTGTGTAACACTTGACGGAAAAAACAAAGGTCAGATTAAAATCGGTGACGGTACTACCCCTTGGGGTGAGCTTAAATATGCTGGCGTAGTTGAGGGTGCTCTTAATTTTAAGGGTTCTGTTCAGACTAAAGCTGAACTTCCTGAAGTTGCTAATGTTGGTGATATTTATCAGGTAATCGAAGATAGCACGATGTATATTTGGGATGGCGATAGCTGGGAAATTTTCCATGCTATTGATTTAACTGGATATGCAACTAAAGAAGAAGTTAACGCTCTTAAAAACGAAATTAATGAAGAGCTTAACAAATATGCTTTAAAGACAGACCTTGATGTTATTAAGATTTATGGCGAGTCTGTTGCCGAAGATACGTCCATGTCTGTTGATGGAGTGAAATATGATACTGCAAGTGAGGCTATTAATGCTGTTCCTGATGGTGGTACAGTTAAGATGTCTGGTGGTCTTGGAGAGAATGAAGTAATCAATGTTGACAAGAAACTTACTCTTGATATGAATAATGCAGTAATTGTAGACAATGAAAAAACTCCTGTCACTGTTGGTATTAATGGTAATTTGACGTTAAGTGGTGATGGTAGTGTTGAATGCAATAAAAATGGTAAACCAGCTATTAGCAATAATGGTACGTTGACTATTGAAAACGGCAATATTACAAGAACTGTTGACGAAAAAGGAAATACTTATTATACTATGGTTAATCATGGTAATGTAACTATTAATGGTGGTATTTTCCAAGCGCCACGGGAAGTTTCAAGTATGATTGAAAATGGTTACTTGGATTATAATTCTGGTAATGCAGAAAGCGGTTATATTGCTGGTGTAAATGCACAATATCCTGAACTTACTGTTAATGGTGGCACATTTATTAATAATTTTTATACTATTAAGAATGATGATGCATCAAAGTTAACAATTAATGATGGTATGTTCTATGGTACGATTTTACATAATGGTATTGAAATGATTATCAATGGAGGTCATTTTACTACTATTGATGGATTCTATCCATTAAGCATTCGCAATCTAAGTGATGATTTGAATCCTGCTAAGACTGTAATCAATGGCGGTATTTTTGATGGTAATTGTAAGACTATCATTAAAAATAGTGGTGAGAAGGAGCTTGACATTCAGATTAAGGGTGGTAAGTTTATTCTTCCTGTTGAAGAGCAGTATATTGCAGAAGGCTATGAGCAAAAACTCGTAAATGGTTATTATGAAGTAACTAAGAAGGCTTAAGAAAGGAGGATAACCGAAAGTTATGTTTAAAGTAGCTTATGCGAATAAAGATAAGATTCAGAATAGCATTACTCAAGGGGTTATCCCCGCAGAGAGCTTAATTGTTACGAACAATGATAACAAGGAAGCTGAACTTAGCTATTATGATGAAAATGGCAATCTTAAGAGTATTGTAAAGAAGACTGCGTTTGCAAGTAAGAATGAGGCATTGCTTTGGATTGCTAAATATGATTATTCAGGTGTCAATATTAGCATTTTCGATGCTGTGACAAGCGATTGGAATAGCTATATTGTAGGTGGAGATGGAAGTTTAAATAAGATTGCCAAGGCAGATGAAGTTGCTGGCGATGTGATGGAGACTTTGGAAAACGTCTGGATTGACGGTGGCTCTGCGCCTGAAGTATAAGTGAGGTGGCTGAGATATGGCTACTGAAAAAAGAATTGTTGTAAATGGAATCTCTTTAAGAAGAGATTTAGTATATAATTATCAAAGAGTAGGAGACAAATTCATTCCTAAAAAGGGTGAAGTTTGTCTTGTTGATACTCTCGACGCTGGTTTACGCGCACTTGTTGGCGATGGCGTAAAAACTTATAACCAGCTTGATTATGTAGACTATATTTTTTATAGGGGACATTTTGAACAGGGAAATTTTTGGAAAGATGAAAATCTAACCGAAGAATTAGAAAAAAATACCAATAAAATTTATATTGCCACAAATAATAACAATAGTCTTTATATTTACAATGGTGTAAATTATGAAGTTATTGGACAACTTCCTTATGCCAATAGTAAGGAGGCTGGCATTGTAAAGCTTTATGAGGAAACTGGTTATAATATAGATGGAACTATGACTCAGAAAGCTATTACGGAAGAATTGGAGAAGAAAGTTGAAGTCTCTGTTGATGGAGAAACAGTTTTCTTTAGTTAAATTAAAACATATATAAAAAGCAATTTATTTTGATAATACAGGAGGTTTATATTTATGGCTGATAAATTCCTTTCTATTTTTAATGTTGGTGGTGTAGATTATAATTTGAAGGACGCTGCTGCTACTGCCAAGCTGAGCACTTTGCTCGGTGAACAGACTGTTAAGGAGCTTGGCGCTGCCGCATGGAAGGCTGTCGCCGCTAATATTTCTGGCGAAGGTCTTGTTGACGCTTCCGTTGTTAAAGCTTATGTTGATTCTCAGGTTGGTCAGATTCACAACTTTGACGTTGTAATTGATGCCGCTGGCACTGCTGCTGGTCCTTCTGTTACCGCTTCTGCCGACACTATGTACAAGATTTATCTTGTTCCTACTGGCGAAGCCGCTGCTGGCGAATATATTGAATATATTACTATTAAGAGTGGCGATGGCGAAGCTGCTACTTTTAAATGGGAACCAATTGGTAGCACAAAGACTAATCTGACTGGTTATGTTCCTACTACTACCACGATTGCTACTATTAAGCTCGACCACAACATCACTGTTGCCGAGCTTCAGACTGCACTTGGTCTTAAGGCTTTCGCATATGCCGCCAAGGGTACTGCCACTGTTGCCGCTAAGACCGTAAGTGACGTTAAGGCTACTGGTACGAGCACTGGCTCTCTTACTGGCGATGTTGCTTATGATAAGACCGCTATTACTTCTACTGGTACTGTGACTATTGAGGGTAGTGTTACTGGTGACGCAATCAAGGGTGGTTCTATTGATGTTACTCTTAAGGATGCTACTGCCGCTTCTGAAGCTACTGTTACTGCTACTGCTTATAAGCCCGCTGGTACTGTTGCTACCACTTTTACCGCTGCTGCTGAAGGCGCACAAGATGCCATTTCTTTTGGTGGTGATGTTTCCAAGCCCACCGCTACTGTTACTCCTGCTACTGCTACTATTAAGGGTATGAAGACTTCTGGTACTGCTTATTCCATTACAGAAGGTAATGCTGTAAAGGGAGAAGATACCAAGAGCGATTTTGCTACCGAGGGTGTTGTTGCTTCTGTTGACGAGGCTACTGAAACTCTTACTTTTGCGGCTGCTGGTACTTCTAAGGCTGTTACTGCCGCTGGCGCTGTGACTTATACTGCTCCTGTTTTGACTGGCGCTCTGCCTACATTTGATGAGGGTACGAGTGTTATGACAGGTGCTACTGTTGATGTGTCTAAGCCCACCTTTACTCCTGACAAGTATTCTGTCAGTAGCTCTTTTGATGGAAAAGAAGAGGCTGGCATGAAGGTTAGTAAGGTTACTTATGTTAAACAGGCTATTGACAAAGCTGACTTTACTCCTGTTGCTGCACAGCTTGGTTTCTCTGCTGATGAAGCCACTATCTCTGTTTCTGGTGAGTACGACAAGGCTAATAAGGGTACTCTTGCATTTGCTGGTGCAGATATTGAGCTCGCTGTTGGAGACATTGCTGTTCCTTCTCAGACCATCGAGGTTACTCCTGTTGCCGAGTAATTTTGCCTCTTTTAAAATGTAGGTAACTAAGAATGGATATATCCAAGATAGAGTTGCCTGACGGAGTTCAATATAATATAAAAGATGCATATATAACTCATGTTATAAATGTTCTTTTGGGTATTGAAGAACCCGATGAGAGAGATGTGAAATGATTTTTATATGAGTGGAGTTGTAATATACTCCACTCATTTATAAAAATGAAAGGTGGTGTGAAATGATAGACAAAGATACAAAAGTTTTTTTGCAAGCTAAAGAAAAAATAAGTAAAATAGATGGGAATTTAATTTTAAAGCAATATGTTAATAACAAGCAATTAATGACAGTATATTGTAAAAAATGCAAGTAGACTCATCAAGTTTCACCAGCAACAATTTTCCATAGAAAGTATAAAGGATGTCCTTGCTGTAGAGGAGAAACGATTAAAAGGGGATTTAATACTTTAGGAGATTTACGACCAGATTTAGTCAAATATTTTGTAGATGAAAATGATGCATATGAATTTGCTTTGCACTCTAAGAAAAAGGTTGATTTAATTTGTCCTGATTGCGGAGAAAGAAAAACAATGATAGTAAACGATTTAGTAGTCCGAGGTTTTTCTTGCGGAATTTGTGGAGATGGGGTAAGTTATCCCAATAAAATTTTAAGAGCATTACTTAAAGTTTTTTCTTCAAAAGTGGACAGTTTTGAATTTGAAAAATCTTTTAATTGGTCAAATAATAGACAATATGACGGTTATTTTATAAAAAATAATAAAGAATATATAGTAGAAATGCAAGGCGGGTAGCATTATAAAGATGCTTGGGCTTCTAAAGAAGAAACTCAAAATGTAGACAAAGAGAAAAAATAGTTAGCTAAAAAACATGGAATAGATATTATTTATATAAATTGTTACAAAAGTGACTTCGATTATATTAAAAACAATATAAATAATTCTATTTTAGGATAGATGTTTCAAATAACTGAGGAGTAGTGGATAGAAATAGGAAAGTTGTCTTCGGGAAGTTTAGTGAAAAAAGTTGCAGAATTATATACAACGGGCTTATCTTAGCAACAAATTTCAAAAGAATTAGGAATTCATTATTAGGTTGTAAGGAGATATTTAAAGAGAGCTTCAAAAGTTGGGTTATGTTTTTATCAAGAGAGTGTGTTTTCTGAGCCGTAGTCAATTAGAGTTTATAGTAAAGATAGACAATTAAAAGGAGAAGCAAGTTCATATCGAGATATGGTTCGTTTAATGAAAACAATGGGAGAAGAAATTAATGTAACAGGACTAAAGCCTCATTGCCAAAACGGTAAACCATATCACAGATATTATTTTGTTTTTACTAAAGACGATATTAACAATAAAGCAAACGATTAATAACGCTCAAATTAACCGTTTGCAGACAATGAGCGAGTTTACAAACGATTAATCAATGCCGAGAGAAAGACATTATATCTTTCTCTCGGTTTGACTTAAAATTAATTATTTCAATCAAGCAAAATTTTTATCACTTTTACTTTTTTAAAGTGAAAGTAATAGCGAAAAGCAAAAGTACATTTAAAAAGTAAGAAGTAAAAAGTAAAGAATAGAGAAAGTAAAGGAGGTAAAAATCAACAATGGCGTATATAAAGAGAATTAAGTTGCCAAATGCTACAGAAAGTTATGATATTTATGACCCTTCTGCTGTGCATTCAGTTAACAATAAAACAGGTACAGCAATAACTCTAAGTGCGGCTGATGTAGGAGCCCGTCCAGATACTTGGCTTCCTTCTAAATCGGATATAGGTCTTGGCAACGTTGACAATGTAAAGCAATACTCCGCAAGCAATCCTCCACCGTATCCTGTAACTTCTGTAAATGGACAAACAGGTGCGGTAACAATTGAATCTGGTGGAAGTTCCATTCCAGTACAAGCGAGCACTCCAATAGGGCAAAAAATTGGAGACCTATGGTTCAAGGTTGTATAACATTAAGAAAGGAGAGGACATATGGTTATAAGTCAAGTTAAGGTTAAGTTCGCTAATAATGAGCGAGAATTTTTTGTTTCAAGGTCTGTCGCAATGATGAAAATTTCTCTCCCTTCAGGAGCAGTAAAGGTAGAAGGACGCATGACGAAAGAAGAACAATATGTTCAACTTTCTGGGGTAAAGGCAAATTTAGATGTATCTGATACAGCGGAAGCGGGAATTACTACTTACGAGGTAGCGGGTATGTATTCGATAAAACTAACTAATAATGGTGCTCCCGAAGACGGTGTAGTAAGCACATTAATTGGTTAATGATAGGAGGTATTTTAAATGAGTGCTTCTTATCACGGTAATTATATTTCATACCCAGCTTTAATATATTCAATGGCAGCATTAAAGCGTGGGGGTGGAAGTGGCTCTGGTATGGACCCTTATGAATATGCTAAGAGCATTGGGTATACTGGAACAAAAGAAGAATTTGACCAAGCCTATTTATTAGCTTTAAGTGGTGGGTCTATTGAAAACATTCTTGACGGGGGAATAGCTGATGAAGCGATTGACCTTGTTTGGGATGGAGGGCTTGCTGACGAAAAGCTTAGTAAATAAGTTTAAGTTGTTAAAGTGTAAATTAATGTAAACAGACACCCTTAGATTCAGAAATGGATTTAAGGGTGTATTCAATATGAATTAAGGGTCAATGGCAAATTGCCCTTTTATTTGACCAGACAGACCCTTTCTATAAGAATAAAAAGAAGATTTTATTTATTTTTATTTTAATGATAGAAAGGATGTATTATGTCAAAAAATATTGTAATGCAATAGAAAACTGCGAGTGGTTACGAGGAATTGTATCCTAAAGCTAATGGAGATGGTAGTGTTATTGTGAATAATACTACGAATCAGTTTTTAGGTGGAGGCTCGACTGTTGGAGATGCTTTAGAGTATTTAAGTAAGTTTGGTATGTACTGGTGGAAGAAGGTAGAGCAAGTGCCGACTTATGGAATAAATAACACTAAAACTCTATCTCGTGTGGATTCGGGTAGTGTTTCATTTTATTCTGCTGGTATTATTTATTCAAATTATCCTCCTTCCTCGTCGGTTCCAGTAAACGATTCCATAACTAATAAAACTTATCCGTTTCAGTGTTCCGCAACCGCGAACGTGGATGCAAATGGAAAAATAACATTGGGTTCAGTAGCAAGTGGTTCCTATTGTTATTGGGAAACTTCCCATTATAATGATGAAGATGGAGAAGGTTATAACACAAGAGAACGGGTCGTTACAAGTTTAACTGCGCCTTTTTATGTAAAAACGAACAATGTGATATATTATGTTACAGGTTCTTTATCTATAAACTATATTTGGTTATATGACAGCTCAGGTGACGTAAAATATAAACAATTTCATTTGTCAACTGAAAATGGTGCTATTTATATCCCAGAATCTTACATATCTTCCTACACAACAACGACAACCTACATTTGTTCTTCAGACCCGAATGCATATCCAGACCAAGGAAACACAGACTCTTCAGGCGCAAAATACTGGAAGGTAGGACAACCTTGGGAATTTTTACCGAAGTTAGGAAAAGTTGAGACTGGGTATTATACTGGAACTGGAGACGGGAATGTTACATTGACGTTTGAGAATGCACCTCAGTTTTTATGTGTTGGTGCAAAAAATGGAGGGCGGGATGCCCGAATGGATTGGTGGATAAAAGATTCAGACCGAGCTTTCGAGTCGCCACGGGATTCTTATATCCCAGTGACAATATCAGGGAATAGTCTTTTATTAAGCAGTTCTTATCTCAATAGGAATGGCGTAGCTTACCAATATTTTGCAATTACTCAATAAAAGAAAATCCTAAAATAAAGGTTTTTACAGACACAACAACAAAAGTAAAAATCCACAGAAATAGTTTCTGGATAAATCCAAGATTTTATTCTGTGTTTGTAAAAGCCTTTATTCTAAAGGTTTTAGATTTTCAGAAAATGATTTTAATATTAGATATTTAAAAATAATGCAAAGAGAATCTAAAGAAATAGCCCTTTCCAAGATAGACAAATAAAATCTTGGTTTCTTCTCTCCTTTGCGGAAGGGAGAAATAGAGTAATGAGCAAAAATATAGTGATGCAAGAGCTTACTGCAAATCGGTATGAAGAACTCTATCCTAAAACAAATACACAAGAAATAATTAGCAGTAATACAACAATTAATCAATTTCTTGGTGGGGGAGAAAGTTTAGAAGATGCTTTGGGGTATTTAGCTGGACTGAATCAACATTGGTGGTTAAAAAAGAGTGAAGAGAATGTTTATGGGGTTGTTTAGACAGAAGTAACAACTAATATTAAGAGCTCATCTTTGGCTTATGGACGTTTTGGAAGAGAGAGTAGCAAAACAACTTTACCACAAACAGTAAAAGTAGAATGGTCTAATTCTTTAAAAGCAACTGCTAATGGATTAGAAATGGTAAATTCTAACATAGGAACTTTTTAGTTTTATAATTGTTGGTATGAAAATGGCGATGATGGAATATCATCATTTTATTTTGAACCAGATGCTCTAACATGGCCTTTAACAAATGGAACAGACCAAGCATTAAAAAACAAGTATGTAAGATATAATGATGGTGATATTTATATAGCTCCTAATGGTCTAAGTATAGAATATGTTTCAGATAGTAGACAAGGTGCTAATTACAGCAATATTTATTTAAGTGTTAGAACCTTTACTTCTGGTAGTAAGAAATACTCTGCTTATGTTTGTTCTTCTGCTCTGTTGGGAACTTCCTCAGTATATTCTTATGTTTCATCTACTAACCCGTTAGCTTTTCCTGATGATGGAGAAACATAGGATAATGCCCAGTATTGGTATATAGGACATCCATTTGAAAATGTTTCGAAATTTGGAAAAGTGGAATTGCGGCGATATTATGGAACACGGTCAGGTGTCCCAAGTGTAACTTTTGAAGGGACTCCTATGTTTTTTGCAACATATGATAATACCTCTACAAATTCATACACGACATTTTATATAAGAGATTCAACAAAAGACCCTGCATTTTTAACAAGCGGAGGAGGATATAATAAAGGAAAGCCAGTATTATCAGGCAAAACTTTAACATTTGGAACTCAGTCTACAACCAATGCCGCTAATGTTCTGTATACTTGGTTTGCAATAACACAATAAAAAGCAATAAAGGTTTTTAAAAGTTTTGAATAAATTCGAGCTTTTATTCAAGATTATTAAAAGTCTTTATTTATAAAGACTCAAACATTAAAACATTTCAAAATTTTAATTTCTTGATTAAAATTCAGTAATAAATATATTGAGAAAACCAAGGAATTAGCCCTTTTTCGAGCTCAGGCAAATAAAAGCTCGAATTTCTTTTGGTCTCCTCAAGAAAGGAGATATAAAAGTTGAGTAAAAATATTGAAATGCAGATTAAAACTGATTCTCGGTATGAAGTCTTGTATCCAGAAACTTTAACTTCATAGCTTAATGGAGATATTAGTTCAATAGATGGATATGTAAAGCCTTGGAAGGTTGGGGATGTGCTTGTCACCAGCAGAAAGGATTTGAGTGATAATTGGCTGTTGTGTAATGGAACGCAAATAACAGGTGCGGATTATCCTCTTTTAACTAACATACGACGGAATACACCTTTGGATACTGGTTATACAAAAGTTGATACAACTGCTTTCGATGGTATGTATGAATGGCAGACAGCGGCAGTGATGGGAAGAGTTGGGGTATATAACGTTTTATTTGCTTTGAGTTTGAATCATAATAGTTTGGGAATGTGGTATTCATCAGATGGAGAAGTTTGGACTCTTAAATAGATAAATGGGGTAAGCATGGGGTCGGACACTCTCTCTGCCTTAACCACGCCATCTGGTAATGACCCTCTAATATGTTTATACGACACTCGGACAGAAAGCCATTTTCTAATGAAAATAAATGCGGATTTAAGTTATACAACATCATCATCTGTTCTTAAATTAACATCTGCAAGGTCGATGTGTTTTAAAGATAATAAAGTTTATATATGTAAATCTTCGAATGGTTCAACGGGTCCGGCTATAAGCACAGTAGACATAGATTCCAATGGTAATTTTGGGAATGCTATAGCAACAGATATTACAGGTCTTTCTCATCCGGCGACAAGTTACACCTATGCACAAGTGTATACAAATGGAACAACTGTGTTTGGAGCATTTGCTTACAACAGTTCTCCAAGGGAAATAGAGTTCTTTAGTTTTAACGGAATCTCGCACACAAAAATAAAAACTGTGTCAGGACTGTCTTTGGCAACAGTGACTTATGATGCCGTTAGAAATCGTTTTGTGTCGATACGGGATGGGAATAATCCTGAATTTTATGTTAGTGAAAACGGGGTGGATTGGGTTAGTAAAGGTTCAGTTCCTTAGAAAATATCGGGAAAGCCCCTTTATATAACAGAAAGTGGGGATTATATAATAAATCCACTGTTTGCGTTTTCAGTAGACGGAGGAGAATCTTGGAGTATCACTAATAATTCAGGCTTGTAGGGTTTAGCGTCTACTTAGATAAATGGCAATTGGTATACTTTTTCTTATGAAAATTATAATTCAGGAAACAATAGAAGATTTTAGATGAATAAATTATTAAATAAGAAAGTTTTACCAACTTATGCACCAGCAGATAATCTCTCTGCTTACATAAAAGCAAAGGAGGGAGAGTAAATGTCAGCGAATCAAATTCAAAATCCAAATCCTAATTTGTTTAAGCCGATTTCACGTCCGACATTACCCGCAGTACAAGGATATGTAGAAGTTGATTATGACAATCAGAGAGTATATAAAGAAGTCTCGACAGGAAAGTTGTATTATAGCATTCCGTCTTACAATCCAACGAATGAACAGCAACAGATTGCTGATAACGAGCTTGCAATAATGCTATTAAAGCAAGAATTAGAGAACAAGTAAAATTTAATATAAGTTTCAAAAGAAACATGAAATGACAAAAATCTAAATAAATTCAAATTTTTATTTGATTGTTCAAACACCTTATTTTACTTAGAGAAATTTTAGTTAAAGATAAAATCTAAATTTTTTTCTATTAAAAGGGCATAGACGAAAATAAAGATAAGTCTTTAGATTAAAGTAAAATCTAATATAAAATTCAAAGGGTAAATAAAAATTTGATTTAATCTGTATAAAACGCCTGTTCTACTTTTTGAGAAGAAAGGAGAATTATGGCGCAAAATATTGAAATGCAATGTAAATAGAGCAATGGTTCATATGAGACTCTTTTACCAAAAACTCAAGCAAGTCTATTGGAGATAAATAATACTGACCTCGGAAATCATTTGGGTGGTAACACTACGGTTGAGGGAAGCTTGGATTATTTAAGTAGGATGTATGCTTATTGGTGGAAGAGAGAAATAAGGATTCCAACTTATAACATATCAAGGGAAAACAGTGTATATATAAACGGATATTCTTATGGCTCTATGGGTAATTATAGTAGTACACAGTATTTTACTTTTTATCCCAAAGTGGGAAACACATTGAGCACAACAAGAGATGGTACTGTATATATTGCAGACCAAAAAGATTTTACTGTCAACGCGGTTTGGGAAAAGATAAGAGTTGAGCCTGAACTTACTATATCTGGAGGAGGTTTAAGTGGTACAACAACCGACATTAATGCTGTTAGTGGAAAATACTGGAATCTTAATGGAGTAATTTGTTGTGATAAGGACCAAATCGAACGAAGCTTATATATGTATGTTGAACAGGATGGCAATCCATGGACAGCTTATTTTAACGCTTGTGGCGGAGAGGGCTATTTGTATAAAATGGTTTCTTCTGTATCAGGCTACACAGATGGTGGAACAGACTATGTTTATTCCTTTTCACGAGGCGCATATCCAGATTCAGGCACAGTAGGAAATTATACCTATACTTATCTTGGGATTCCGTTTGAGAATGCGATGAAAGATGGTCCAAAGTAAAGAGTCCGCGAACGAAGCAAAAGCTTGAATTATTTGAAAAAGTTGCAGAAAATCTCCATTAACAAATAAAATTGCATTTTTATTTACTACAAAATTGAATAAACTATGGCAAAGTAAGAGTTTTGAAGTGGGAATTAAAGGTTTTAATGCGTTGCAGAAAAAGGAACGTTAAACTGCACGGATTGGATGCTCCATAAGTACCCGTTCCGACGTAGCTTCCCGTCTAAATTCTTGCTTTGCCATCCAGTGCAGTGCTAATTGCACTAAACACTTGATTAGGAGTTGCTGTCGCACCAAGACCGTACAAAGCTTTGGTCGCGGTGGTTATTGTCTCATCTTTTGAATATACATCTTCTATTTGCGCAGCTATAGTCTGCGGATATAGAATATCGTACCCAGAAGATGTTTTTTCTTGCATTTGAATGTTTTTTGACATTAAAAAGTTGAAAAAACACCTAAACATCAATTTTAGAATTTTGATTACAAATGAGTAATTATTCTAAAATCTGTGTTTTTTCTTCCTCCTTTCACGTTAAATATTTTCGAAAATATTCACTTGCGAGAAGCGAAATCAAGGATTAAACCTTTAAAATAACCTTTTTAAAAGGGCTGTTATGTAAACATAAAAAGATTGTTTTAAGGGCTTAAACTTAAAAGTAAAAATTCTTAAGTTGACACTAAAGAAATATTGTTTTGCTCAGTTTAACGTTCGAATCTCATAATATCCCGCTGTAACGTTTAACTTCGCCCACATATACTCGTTCCCCAACTCAAAATCTAAACGAGTCTGAGGGAGTAAAATATCATAATCAGTCCGATTAAATTCGGACATTTGGACGTTTTTTGTGGTTGACATTTTGCACCCCAATTAAATGAACATTAAAGGATTCAATATACGTTTTCGATAGCGAAACAGTAACGTATACTTTTAGATACAGTGATTCAATTACGTTTGATGAAGATGGAAATTTGTCACTCACAAATCCTTTAACGTTTACAGCTACATATTCTCAATTTCGTAATGACTATGGAACAACTCTCCTTGGGAAATACCTTGACACTACTGGTCTATATCAGGAAGCTGGGATAATATTTATTCCTACTAACGCAACTATAAATTATTATAACGGCAGACAAGTTAACATCAAAAATTTGTATGTCATAAGCGTTCGATTGTGAGTGATAGTTAAAATGGCAAATAAAAATATTATCATGCAGGAATTTAATGGAACTGGATATGATACTTTATATCCTCAGATTATACCCAGCTTCAATCAAGATGTTAATTTAAATTCTAACAGAATCGTTAATGTTTCAACTCCTATTCAAGATTCTGACGTTGCTGTAAAATCTTATGTGGATTCTCATTCTTTTAAAAAATATTTAATACGGCAAGACTCTGCCACGAACGTTCAATCGAATTTTCAAATTAGATGCAACCATTATTTGTTATCAAAAAATTATATAAATTCTATCGCTTTTTTGTTTTTGGAAATGAGTTATTATGCTTCATCTATTCCAAGCGCAACAAGTGCAATACAGTGGAAATGCGGGAATAAAACTGAGAGCATTATAAATATAGTAAAGCCGTATTCTGGATGGCCAGAACAAACTTCAACTTATAGTTTTTCTGCCTGTTTGTTTCAAAATTCTTGGGTTAACAATTCAAGCTTTCAGGGAGAGAAAAGTATACATTATTTCGTGAACGATGGTTTTGTTTTTGATGTGTATTTAGCCAACTCGGATTCCTATGTGGATGAAGCGTTTACAGATATACGAAAAAACGTGGAAGGAAATTATTATTTAAATTACACTTGGAAAATGTCTGCTTATTTATTACCAGATTACGAAATTTAATTGAAATATTGTTCGATTTTAAAATTAATCAGCTATGGATAACACACAAATATAACCCTAATTATGCGGCAGGAATAAAGGCAATGCTATTTTTCCCTTGTTGGTATATAACAAATTTTAATAGTAGACCACGGAATAGCTCTTATTCTTATTATTATATTTCAGCTAACGAGGGTAATTATTGGTATTGTTATCTTAAAAATAGAATGTGTTTATAGGATAATGGGAAAAAGATTTTGTGGGAATATGAAACCAGTGCCGCCTCCCAGTTCAATGAAGCAAATATTATCTATTATTATATGGGCTTTTAAAGTAAATAATAAAACATTAATTATTCTTACTTTAGCCGATGGCGATGTAACCGTATTTCCAGCCGTTCTCGTTAAATTGCTGACCTGCGCTGTTGTCGTTATACCAACTAATAGTTGTCCTTTCAATTTTATAATGTGTGTTTCCGTTCCCGTAGCCGGTTGACAAGCCTCCATTGCTTATCGTGAGGACTAAACCTCTACCAGCTGATTCCACATATCCATCAGTTGTTGTTGTTAACCCTCCTACTGAAAAAAACTTAGGCACAAAACCAAGCGTCAGTGTATTAGGATTATCTGAATAATACATCCCCGTGCCAGTGTACGAGCCTGTAGCGATTCGCACCTTGTCGCCGAGCTGACCCAACGGCTTGTATGTGTAACCATCACTCACGGCAGGTGGATATGCGGCAGGAGACGGGGAATTAACGTAACCAACAAGAGCACGGTTTTCATCATATCCAACATTAAATGCACAACAACATTGTAACTTGAAAAGATAATTGTATCTTTTTGAATTAGAGTGCTGTTGACATTCTCTATTAATCACCCAATTTTATTAATACCACTAACCAACAGCACTCTTCTATTCAGATAAAAGTTTAATTTTATTTGGCAAATTTGAGTACATAATTGTTGCAAATGCAACAATTTGAATATATTTTTTATAATAAAGGAGATATTTATTATGGCTATTTTTACTCGTATTGCATCCGATGGCAAGCCCATCGAAATGACCGACCGTACTTTCCCCGATGGTAAGACCAAGCTCTCCATCATTAAGCCCACTATGGCTCGTGATATTTCCCGTGCTGGTAAAACCGTTAAGGTTCAGCCTTGCTGGGAAGTTGAGTATGATGAGAATGGTTATGCTGTAAAATGCACCAACGTTGGCGGCAATGTTAAGGCTCCCGCTCGCAATCTCGCTTTCCGTAATGAAGCCGTTAAAGAGGGCTGGAAGGATTGTGTTGCTTCTTCCGATGATGGTGCCGAGTTCACCCTCTATGATGGCAAGCAGAATTACGTTGCTAAGGTCAATATTGTTACTGGCGAGCAGACCCTTAACGTTGGCGACTCCAATGACAAGGAGCTTGTTGCTCTCATGCAGTCTTATGTTAATGCTTTTCTTGCTGTCCTTGGCAAGTAATTAATTTAGGGCATTCCAAAGATTAGTAAAAGGGAGACTCTTAATTGAGTCTCCCTCTGTTTAAGGGTTAATAAAAGCATATTAGATTGATATATTTTTATGAGTTCTTAAATTTTAATTGTTAATAGATTATTAACAGTTTGTTTATTATTGTTGTCAGAAACGGGTTCTTTGTTGACAACGATAAAATTCGTTGATTTTTTGTTGCGATTAAAGGGACGTTTAATGTCATATTCGTCACAAAATCTTTTCATGGTTGAGCGATTAACATGAAACAAATGAGCTACTTCAGCATAAGTATTATCTTGCTCAATAAGAGTCTTGATAATGTCTTGGTGTGGAATGAGTTTGTTGTTACTATTTTTACTGCCTTTGGGCCTTCCAAGGACTACACCTTGTTCTCTGCGAAGGGCAAGTCCTTGCTTTGTTCTTTCGCTTACCATTTTTCGTTCGATTTCGGCTGAAAGCCCAAAAGCAAAAGCAAGTACCTTTGATTGAATATCATCACCAAGGGTAAAGTTGTCTTTAATAGAGCGAACTGCAACTCCTTTTTCCATACAAAGAGACAGGATATTGAGAACCATGTAAAGAGACCTGCCGAGACGACTTAGCTCGGAACAGATAATCATATCGTCTTTCTGGACTTTTTTAAGCAAAAGTCCAAGCTTGCGTTTATCAGGCGCTTTTCCGCCAGATACGGTTTCTTCAATCCAACCGTCAATCTTAATGCCTTCATGTTGACAGAATTGAAGAATTTCAAAACGCTGATTTTCGACAGTCTGCTTGTCGGTGGAAACTCTGATGTAACCATAATTCATAAGTTAGTGTCCTTTCAAAAGAAAAAAATAATGGGGTAGCTAACTACTATTATAGTGCAAACTCTACAAAATTTCAAGGAGTTTAGCGTAAAGATTTAAATTTATTCAATAAATGAAAAGGAGATAAGTATAATTATGTATATTATTTCTGCAACTGCTAACGGTAGTGGTGGCTATCCCCCTCTTCAGGAGTGGCATTCTCAGACTTGCCCCACAGGTTATTATTTCTATCCAAATGAATATTTTGGTGTTTTTTATCCTCAAGGAAAGCGCGTTGCTGGTTTTGTAAAATATGAGGCTGACGAGGATACTAAGACTGTTATTTCCGTCACTTGGAACGATGAGGCTTATGATGCTTACGTTGCAACGCTTCCTGACCCTGTTCTTGCCGCTCGTGAGAACAAGATTGCTGAAATGAGTAAGGCTTGCAATCAGACTATTGAAGCTGGAGTTGATTGTGAGATTGGTGGCTCTGTTAAACATTATAGCTTAACATCTAACGACCAAGCTAATATTAGTAATATGTTTAATGCTATTCTTCTTGGTGCTGATGGTTATCCTTATCACGCCGATGGCGAACAGTGCTCTGAAATGCCAAGGGCTGATATTATTAAGCTTTACACCACTGCTCAGGCTTTCATTACTTCTCAAGTGACTTACAACAATATGCTTAAGGGTATGATTAATGAAATTCCTACTGAGGATGAAGTTAATAATATTCATTATGGTGATGAGCTTAATGAAACTTGGAAAGCAAGGTATGACTCTGAGATGGGTAAAGCTGAAGCTCAGATGCAAAAGATTCTTGCTAATCTTCAGAAACAGAACACTGCTGATTCTACGGGGACTGAGGCTTAATTATGAATAACAAGTTGAGTAATTGGGTTCTATCCCTTTTGCTCTGGACTTGGGGTGGAACATTTTATTTCTTTTGTGAAGTTGTGTATAAAACATTAACTCACCATCCTGAAAGAATAAGCTGGACGATGCTTGTTCTTGCTTTGATTCTTTGTATTCCTTTAGAGAGATGTGGTGCTGAGTTGGTTTGGGAAATGCCTATATGGTTATAGTCTATTTGTTGTACTTTGGTTATTACTGCTACCGAATTTGTGGCTGGATTAATTTTAAATGTATGGCTTGGACTTGGAATATGGGACTATAGTGACCTCCCTTTTAATTTAATGGGGTAGATTTGTTTAGAATTTTCTGCTATTTGGCTTATCTTATCTGTTTTTGGTATTATTATCTTTGACTGGATAAGATATGTTGTTCAAGGTGGGGAAAAGCCTCATTATCATATTGGGATTAATAAATATTGTCAAGTGTGCAAAACTCGTTTGGCTAAAATGAAAAGCGAGGGTTGATTATTTGTAGAAAAATGTTAAAGGAAAGGTGTATTTTCTATCTGATGGAGAATACATCAAAATCGGGTTTACAACAAAAACAGTTGAAAAACGCATTAAACAATTATCCACGGGGTCTGCAAAGAAAATATTTTGTTTGGGATATTTTCAAGGAACAATGGAAGATGAATCTAAACTCCATAGGAGATTTGGCAAGTTACGCTTGAGAAGTGGAGGAGAATGGTTTGCCTCAGAATAGGAGTTAATAGATTATATTAATTAGGTTAATGAAGAAATAAATGTTTTTGTTGAAAAAGATGAAAACAGGGTAATGAAATATAAAACATTGCCACTCTGAATAAAGGGAGGGCATTTCATGGATTATATGAGAAAAAGAGTTGCGGCTTTGCTTTCTGTAAAAAGCATTGTCACAATTCTAACTACAATTGTTTTTTGTTATTTGGCGATTGTTTAGATTATTTCTGGTGAACAGTTTATCGCCATATTTACCACTATTGTTGCTTTCTACTTTGGTACTCAGACTCAAAAGATTTCTGATGCTGTAGAAAGAAATAACGGAGGGGAGGAGTGATTCCATTGGCTACATTAGATAAAAAGACCGAAGATAATATTACTGAAATTACGGTTAAGGTAAAAACGCCCACAATGAAAAAATGGGGTTATGCAAGTTGGACAGTAACTATTATTGTGACTCTTGTTACAATTTATTGCTGTGTAATGGGTCTTGGTGATACTTCAACTCTTGGTACTCTTTGCGCTTTATGTTGGGGCGAAACTGGCGTTTATACAGGCTGCTATGCTTATAAGTCTAAAGCGGAAAATAAACTTAAGATTACACAAGGTTTCATTGCTGAAACTGCCGATAAATATGGCATCGAGGCCATCACCCCCATTATTCAAACAATTTTGGGAGACTGACGCTTTCTCTATGTTATAAGAGAGAGTGAGATAAGAACGTTCGTATCTTGTTAGCGGCCTTGAAGCCTATCTCCTGCTTCGAGGTCGTTATAGAGGATATGAAATGGATTCCTCAAAAATAAAAAGATAAAGGTTAAAAGGGCAAACTAATGCTGGTTTATAAAATCATAGGAAATTTTAATCAAGATGAACGTCTTGTAAAAATATTTGATAAATTAAAAGAATATTTTTATTTTGTTTATGCCGATGGGGTGCTTCATATTGCTGTAGCCAATTATGTAAATAGAGAGCAGGCTTTAGAAGTGTTAAAGAAAACTTTAAAGCCCGCTAAAGATTATTTTACTATTGAAATTACAGAAGATAATCTGGGAAAAGAAACTCCCTTTTATTAGGATTGGTGTAAAGAAAATCTTGTTCGTATTGATAGACAACGCTATGAAATTGAGAATCAAAAAAAATTAAAGATGGCTATGAAAGCTATTGATATTTTTGAAGAAAAGATGCAAGAATCTTTGAAAGAAAATGATAGAAAGGAGGAATGATTTTTTCGAATGGACGAAAAGAAAAAAAGGGGTCGCCCCAAGAAAAAAGAACCAGAAGTTAGTTCTGTTGAAAATGAGCAATCTAAAACTATAAATATGTCTTCTGAACAAGTTAGAGAAGAAAAAATTACTTTATCTCAAGTTCAGGAAAGATGGCAAAGAGTTTTTAGCGCCTACGCAAATTCTGATTTTAAGACGATTGCTGCAAATTGGAAGGGCGCTTGGAGCCAACTCAATAATCCATTTTTGCAAAATGCGAGGATTAAGCAAATCAATTCTCCTGCTAAGAAATTAGACCAAGAAGCTGTTCAAGATGCTTTATCTAATCCTGAAAATAGTGAAAAGCCACTTATGCAACTTAGTATGTGGCTCTATTATACAAATTATGTATACAACCTATTAATTAAATTGAATCGTGATACAGCAAAGTATAATTGGTATTATCTCCCTTAGTATGTTAAAGAAGCTGATTTAAAGAAAGATGATTTTAAAAAAGAAGCTGAAATGGTTGATAAGGCTATTAAGTCTTTTGAGCCTAATTTAACATGGAAAACTGTTACCACTCAAGTAAGTCTTGAGGGTAAAAGTAGCTATCTTACAAGATTGAGCTATGACAAAGATTCTGTTGATTTTTGGAGTTTGCAGAAATTAAATACAGACATGATTAAAATGACTGGATTTGGTAGTAGATAGAAGTTTATTGCAAGCTTTAATATGATGATTTTCTTACAACCTGCGTATAGTGTTGACCAATATCCTTAGTTTATCAGAGATACTTGGGCAGAAATGCTTGAAGGTGGAATTATCATTGAGGATAAAAAAGGTAACAAGAAAGTAAATCCAAGAGCTAAATTGCCTCGTGGTGGTATTCTTGAGAGTAAGGGAGATGCTTATTTTTATTGGGTGCAACTTCCTCAAGATTTGTGTTATACTTTCTATAGTGATGGTGCTCATCCTAATATGTTGCCTGATGCTATCGGTTTGTTTAATGACTTAAATGAACTTGATGATTATCGTTGGTTACAGGCTAATTTGTTAAGTAAGGGCGTTACGAGTATTCTTACTGCTGAAGTTCCTTTGGTTTAGAAAAAATAGACCACGTTCATAGTAATATGTTCGAAAAATTATCTATCGAAATGCTGGAAAATCCTAAAGCTTAGTCAACCTTAAGGGTTCTGAAAAGAGAAATAATGACTAAGATTCTTCTATGGTTAAAACCTACGGAAGAGAGTTACTAAATAAAAAATAAAACAAAAAAATAAATAAGAGAGGAGGAATGTTATGACTTATGCAATGTATATAGAGCCTAACGAAAACGAGTCGTATTAGGATTATATTAACAGGTTGAAAACAATTAGAAATTTAGGAAAGAAAAACAGACCTGAAAATATTTATACTGAAGGTCATCATATTCTTCCAAAATGCATGGGAGGAAAAGATAATAAAGATAATATTATTATTCTTTTCCCTGAAGAACATTATTATTGTCATAAACTTTTGGCAATAGAAAATCCAGACGTAAAATCTTTATAGTTTGCGTGGTGGATAATGTGTCACAAAACGGACGGGGATGCAAAACGATATTACGAAGTAAGCGTTAAAGATTATGCTGAAGCGTCGTCTCGTGCAGCTTTATTGAGTTAGCAGATGAATGGTAAGCCCATTGTGGAATTAATTACTGGCACTATCTATCCAAGTGCGGAAGAGGCCGCTCGTCTATTAAAAATTACTCAAGCATCTAATATTACTTCTTGTTGCAAAGGAAAAGCTAAATCTGCAAATGGTTATCAATTTTGTTATTTAGAAGATTATTTAACGGGGAATTATGAAATTAAAACCAGAGGTCATAATAAAAGAATAATAGATATTGATACGGGAGAAGTGTATGAATCTGCTAAAGAAGCGTCTGAAAAATTAGGGGTTAATATGATAAAAATAAGAGACGTATGTAGGGGTGTCCGAATTACTACAGGGGGACATCGTTTTGCATATCAAGAGGATTATTCATCTGGTAATTATAATCCTAAATTGGAAAGTCGTCTTTATCGCCCAATATAGGAAGTCGAATCTGGTAAGATTTACGACAACGCAGCGGATGCGGGTAGAGATTTAAATGTTGACTCATCTGGTATTTTGAAAGTTTGCAAAGGGAAATTAAATGCTATAAAAGGGCATAAATTTATTTTTTATTTAGAAAATGTAACTGAAATGGACAATCAGCAGCCAAGCTCTTAAATGAGAAGGTTCAACGACTATCCCTTTAGGGGAGTAGGTTTGACTTCATCAATCAAACCGAAGCGGTAGACATCTATTTAAATAGATGAAGATATAGTCTGCACACAATAGAAATATTGTGGTTACGAAAGTAACGGTATTGAGATTGATAATCTCAGGAATTTAAATATTCTAATACTAAACAAATAATAATGGAAAGACCCGACTGCGGGTAAGGATTCTACAGCGATTAGTGCAGATACAGTAATGGGCTTTAGTGACCTGTTTAATTCCAGCGTATCTTCTAATATTATGAGCTTTTTTGCTCCCTTCAAAGAATTTGAATTACATACACTTGAAAATCAACCTGAGAATATGGACATTATTTATGACCGTACTCGTGATTTGATTGCAACATCTGGCAATTCTGCTCTTATGAGTATTACTGATAAGCCCAGTATTGCATCTGTTAAGGCTGCTCAATATATTCAAGAGTCTCGTATTGATTATATGGTTCGTCAATATGAAAGCTATATGAATTATATAATTAATAATACTCTTGGTTTAAAATATGAATGGAGAATTTATCTTTGGGGTGGTATTTTCACTCATAATGAGGAAACTAAACAACTCAAAGAATTGGTGTTCTCTGGTGTTGAAGGGATGTTCCCGAAACTGCTTTCTGCTATGGGAATGAGTGTCCTCGATTATTCTACTTCAACTTCTTGGATGAAAGAGCTTAATATTAAAGTTGAAAAGGTTCTCGCTCAAGAAAATGTTGAAGAGTCGAATAGACTCGCGTTAAAGACCGCAACAAACAAAATTTCTGCTAAAACTACAACTACAACTTCTGAGGAAAAAGTAACTTCTAAAGATAATGTTGGCAGACCTAAACTTGATGAAGATGAAATCACAAATGATTCTACTGCTACTTCTGCGGACAATGGGACTAATGTTTCTGACATCAAGGAATTTAGCGTAGCTAAATGTGCTATTTGTGGCAAAGAGCTGGATTATGGTGAAGAAGGTATTTGTGATGAATGTTTGGAAGAAAAATATGATGAGCGTATTCGAGAAGTTATGGGCATAAAAGGTGAACAAGACAAAGAGGATGAATAAAAATGAAATAGATTAAAAAAATGGTGGTAGAAAATAAAGATGTGTGTGTTCACGACTTAAATTGTGAAAATAATACTCTTAGAATTCTACCTAAAAGGGTTATGACTGTTCCTCCGACATTAATTTGCGTATGTAAACTTTGCAATCAAGGTTTTAAGTTTGTGCAAAATAGTGACGGTTCATATAGTGAAGAGTAAGTAAAAATGTAGGAAAGGAGTTAAGTATGGTTAAAAATAATTTTACCCCAGAAGTAAAAAAACTGTGCAATGACTTATTAACCGCATTTTTTCAGATGAATCAAGACTGCGACAATATTGCGTATGCTTTGGATAGCTATCTCGAATGCCCTAAAGCTTCGAGTATTTATCATCTAAAGTTTGCTCATATTTGGCCTTCAGATACTTTCGCTGACCATTGGAGCGAAATTCTTGTAAATGAAGGCATCGTTCCTCACAGGGGTTCTCAAGCTGGAAACGATGAGGAATATACAAATATAGTGGATGCTTTTGAGGATAATTATCGCAATGTTACAACCTTAAAAGATTCTGTTCTTAATGCTATTGAGATTTTAGATTATGAAAAAGGTTGTAAGGTTTTGGTGCTGGAACTTGAAGAGTTTGCTCGTATTATGAGCGGACTTGTCCATCAAAGTGATATTTGGCGTGAAAAAGCAAAAAATTATCTAAATGATGGCAAGGTCTATAAATTCGACATTGATTTTGAAGATTTCACTGTGATTTAATAGTTGGGACGATTATTAAGGGAAGGAGGAGATTAGCTTGGATTTACTTCAGATGAAGGATTTACTTTCCAACTCTGGTTGGGGTTTAATCATACTTCTCACTTTAATTCAAATCGCTCCCATTAAAATCAATCCTTGGAATTCTGTGCTTAAATTTTTAGGCAGATTGATGAATGCTGAATTAAATGAGAAAATGGATGGTTTTAAAAGGGACTTAAGTAGCGTAAAGGAAGACATTGGAGGCATGAAAAGAGATGTCGCCACGTTGCACAGCGACGTTGCTTTGGTTAAAACAGACGTTAATACTATGAAAAATGATATAAACGGTATAGGTGGAAAAGTAGACAAATTAAGAAATATTGTTGATGAAAATGAAGCCAAACAAGCCAGAGTCAGAATTTTGCGCTTTAGTGATGAACTTTTAAATAATATTCCTCATGGTGAAGAACATTATGTTGAAATTTTAAGATGCTGTGATAACTATGAAGAATATTGTTCCGCTCATCCAAATTTTAAAAATAGTGTGGCAGTAAATAGTATTAACGAAATAAAGAAGTCTTATGAAGAACATAGACAAAAGCAATTAAACAAACTAAAAGAAAATTAAATATGTTTTATATAAATATAAGTAAACCTTACTCCAAAATTATTCCTGAGATGGATGTTTATTACGGAAGGTGGATGAACGTAATAAAATGTGAGTTTTATTTTTGAGGAAAGGAGGGAAAAGTTATTGAACGAAAGTAAAAAGAAATTAACTTTTGAACTTTCTCCTGAACAACTCCGCATTAAAACGCTTTTAAATAAGGAGTTTTTAGCAGTTGATATAATGGCTATTTCAAATGTTTATCCAAATCGCAATAAGAGTTATTTTACAGAAGATTCTATGAGGAATGCTATTCCCACGTTCTATGAGAAGCCTATTCTTGGTTCTTTTAGTGCTTTTAAGGACGACTTTGGTGGGCATGATAATCGGCTCGTGTCGGACGAATATGGCGTTCATGAAGACCATGTTGGTGGAAGATATGAAGTTCCTCTCGGTCTTGTGCGTTCTAAAGACCGTGTTGAATTGATTGAAAAAGATGGACTTAAATGGATTTCTCTCTCTGCGGCGCTTTGGGTTAATTATTCTTATCGTCAGGTTAAAAAGCTTCTGAAATCAAAAGGTAAAAAAGTATCTGTTGAGGTAGAAGTTACTAAGTCTCATATTGATAATGATGGTATTGAAGTTATTGATGAATTTAGCCTAATGGGTATTACCATTCTTGGCTCTGATTATACAGAGGCTATTCCTAATGCGAATATTTCCATTCCTGAAATTGAGGGAACTGAATCTTATCAGATGCACAAGAAGAGCTTAACTTTTGCTTATCAAGAACTCGATAAGTCTCTTGGTATTACTCCTGAATCAAATGACAATTCAAATATAAATAAATCAAATTTCTCCGATTCTCCTATTAATAATGAAGATACGGAAGAAATTAAAATGGATAATGACGAGAGAGGAGGAGAAACAGTTCCAATGTATACGCTTGAAGAAAAAAGACAGATGCTACAGGCTGCTTTGGCTAACGAAGACCGTTGTGCTTGGGTTGTAGATGTAAGTGATACTGATGTTTACTATATGGTTGACGGTGAAGCCACTTTCTCCGCACCTTATTCTATTGAGGTTGACGAAGAAGGTAACACTGTTGTTTCTGTCGATGAAAGCGCAAAACAGCCTGTTGTTCGTTCTTGGAGAAAGTATGATGAGAACGAAGCCGAGGCAGAAAAAGAAAACTTTGAGAAAAAGACCGACGAGCCTGAAAAGGAAGAAGAGTCTTGTGAAAATAAAGAAGTTGAAGCCGAAGATAAGAAGGAAGAAGAGTCTACCGACGAAAAGAAAGAAGACGAATCTGCTGAGGAGAAGATGTGTGAATCTTGCGAGCCTGAAGAGGAATGTAAAATGTCTGAGGATGAGTGCAAGATGAGTGAAGATGGCTGTGAGTGCGAATCTAAGGAAGAGTGTGCTGAAAATTCCGATGAGGAAAACAAAGAATGCGAATCTGCTTCTGAGGATGAATGCAAGATGTCTGAAAATGATGAGTGCAAGATGTCTGAGGATGAATGTAAGATGAGCGAAGACGATAAAGATGATAAGGATGATGATTCCGATGAAGATAAGAAAGAGGAAGAGTCTGCCGAGTCTGCTGGCGCTATTGAAAAGTGCTCCGAGGAAATTCCTAATGAGCCTGAAAAAGAGCAAGTTGTCTTTACCGTTGGAGATAAAACTTATACGGAGGATGAATTCAAAGCTGAGTTCGTCAAGATGAGTGAGATTATTGCTGATTATGAGGCTAAATTTGCCGCTACTAAGAATGCAGAAATCTACTCTTTTGTTTGTTCTGTTATCGACAGTGAGGAAGACCTTACTGCTGAAAATAAAGATATTATTAAAAATGCTATGAAAGAGAATTGCGATAAGAGCTCCTATAGTGCAAATGAGACTGCTCAGGAAGCCGCTGAACATCTTATTGCTGATGCTCTTTATCAGCAAAAAAAGATGGCTAAAAGCTCTAAAGTTGAAAAAGACTTTAGCGTAAGCATAATCAAAGAGACTTCTACTGTTGTAGCTAATACTGCTAAGAATAGTATGGAGGATTTGAAGAATGCTATTGCAAATCTCAATAAAATTTAACTATAATAGGAGGAAATAATATTATGAAATTCATCGAGAAAATCCTGATGGCTTCCGAAGATGTTCAGAGCTATCTCGTGACTGGTCGTTGCGAAAACGAGCTTGCCGATGGTTCTATCGTTACTATTGGCGACCTCTGCGACCATGCTGTTTATAAGAATGTTAAGGATATGAATGCCCGCAAGCTTACCGCTGGTTATACCAAGGGCAAGCGTTATGGTATCGTTGACTATGTTGGCGTTTCTCAGGGTACTATTGTTGGCGTAGTTTATCGTATTGGTAGCAAGATTTGCGGTCTTCCCGTTCCTGCTAATGAGAACACTCGCGTTCGTATTCCTCAAGTCGGTGATGAGTTCTACCTCGCAGACGACAATTTCTCTGCCACTCCCGTTGCTGGTACTGTTTACACTGGTTCCACTGATGGTTCTTATGTTGCTGGTACTGAGGGTGAAGGCTTTACCTTTAAGGTTGAGTATGTGACCGATAAGATTATGGGTCAGGTCAACGCTGGTAAGAAAGCTTACTGCACCGTTCTGTCCGTCTAATCCTCGCGGATAGATGAGATGGTTTTTTGAATATATACTTAAAAAGATTAGATTAAGGAGGATTATGTTGTTATGAAACACATTTTTAGCTACAATAAGTTCAACGATGAAGCTCTTGACGGCATTGTTGAATCTGGTTATGCTCTGACTCAGGCTTTCCTTGAGGGTAAGGGCAATACTCATGAGTATTCTGAAGCTAACAAGCAGTTCAATGAATCTCTCATGAAGTTCTGTGCCGAGGGCAATGTTATGAATTACAGTGGTCTTGAGGATATTAAGAATCCTATGGTTCACAAGAATAGTTCCTTCCTTGAGAAGTTCGATGTCGTGCTTGCTCAGATTCTTACTCCTGTTATTCCCACTGTTGTTTCTTCTGGTTATGACCAGCTCTATGATGTAACTCAGGTTGGTTTCGGTGACTCCGCAGCTTTCCAAGTTGAGAGCAATGAGCTCTTCATCGTTAATGACCTTGCTGAAGGCATCCGCAATGGTGCGCAGCAGACTGCAAGCAACACTGAATATACCATTCAGGCTCAACGTCAGACCATTAGTCTCTATTGTGACTGGTATCATGTTGCTGCTGGTAAGCAGAATTGGGGTTCTCTTCTTGCCAAGGTTGGTGCTTCCTTTGCCGCTTATGTCATGGGTCGTGTCGCTAAGGTTATGTCCGATGTTATCACCACCGCTGGTGAGCACGGCATTGCTGGTTATATCGCTAATGGTATGACTGATGCTAACTGGCTCACTACGGCGCGTAACGTTTCTCTTGCAAATGGTGGTGCTCAGGTTTACGCTCTTGGTACTAACATTGCTCTTGCTGACGTTCTTCCTGCTGATGCTCAGTCCTTCCGTTATGGTGAGGCTGGTTCTATCGTTCGTGATGGTTATCTTCCTGAGTACAAGAAGATTCCTCTAATCGAGCTTGGCAATTGCCTCGTTCCTAATACCATCAACGGCACTCCTGAAGTTGTCCTTGATGATGATATTATTTATATGATTAACCGTTGTGCTTAACAACAGAGAGTCAGTATGTACAGTAATGTGCATATAGAGATTGATATAAATCAATCCAATATACTACCTGAATTGCTGGAAACTCTTAAAGCTTGATTCACTACAGCGTAAGAAGTAATTCTAAGCGCGAAAGTTACGAAAGTAGAAAAAAGAAATCAAGATTTCTCAAGGTTAAATCCTAAAAGAAATGCCCAAAATAGATAATCAGCAGCTAAGTTGACTCAATTTGTAAAAAAGTTTACAAATCGTCAAAAAGTTCAACGACTATCCCTCTTGAGGGGAGTACATACAAGCGTATGGAAGTGGGTAGCCCCTATTATTTTAAAATAGGGTGAAGATATAGTCTGAGCTTATATGAAAGTATAAGAAGTTCGTAAGAGAACTGTATGAGTAGTAGCGCACTCATATGAACAAAAGTTATTTTAAAAATGTTTGCTTTAATTTGTAAAAAAGTAGGTGAAAAACATATAGATTATAGTTCCTAATAATAATGAGTCTTATGATAATTATATTAAAAGAATATTTAATAGTAGAGAGAATAAAAAAGATAAAGATAATTATCAAGAAAAACATCATATTATACCTAAAACAATGGGTGGAACAAATGATTTAAGCAATTTAATATATTTGTACGCACAAGAACATTATTACGCTCATAAATTATTAGCGCAAGAAAACCCTCATGAAAAAGGATTACAGTTGGCATGGTGGAATATGTGTCAATGTAAAGAAGAAGGGCATCGCAATTATAAAATTTCTGCTGAAGAATATTCATTGGCTCGTATAAATGCGGCTAAAATTAATTCAGAAATAAGAAAAGGAATAAAATTTTCTGATGAGCATAGAGAAAAACTTTGTCAGCGCGGTAAGGCGGTAATTAATTTAACTACTGATAAAGTTTATAATAATGCAAAAGCCGCATCTGTAGATACTGGAATAAAGGCTTCTCATATTGGAGAATGTTGTAGAGGAGAAATTGCCAGAGCGGGAGAATCTGATGAGGGGATTCCTTATATTTGGAGATTTGTTGGAGAAGAAAACAGAGAAGTATCTAATAAGAAGATTTTTATGAGAAAAAAAGTAATGTGTGTAGAAACTTAGATTGTTTATGAAGGTATAAGAGAAGCCTGTAGAGATACAGGTGTTGATAGAAGTACAATAAAAAGAGATTGTGAAAAAAGTGCTTCAAGACAAAGTAAAAATAGATTGCATTTTTGTTATGTGCAAAGCAAATAAATTTTAAAATAACGTACTGGCCCATGGGCTTCTACAAACCAGTTCACGTTGTCATGGAAGGCAATAGTGTTAGCGTTCAGCGTGACCCGATGTATGCCGCTGACCATACTTATGGCTTCACCGTTGATATGCGTCTCGGTGTTGGCATTGTGATTGGCTCTAAAATCGGTTGCATCCAGCTTCAGTAATTTTAAGTTAATAGCTTAAAGCAAAGAAGAAACTCCGAAAGGAGAAATAAAAGATGATTTTTATTCATTAAGATAAAATCATAAATTTATAAAGATTTAAAAGGTTTAAAAGGAGGATACTTGAAAATGGCAGTATCTAAGAAAAACAGTACAACTACTAAAACTGAAAAGGTTGAAGTTCTAATTAATGAGCCCGCTGTTGCGGAGGTTTCGGCTTCCGCAACAGCAGAGGCAGAAAAAACCTCCGCAAAGCAGGAACAGCCTTCTATGGCTGACCTTATGGCAATGTTTGCATCCATGAAAGAATCTATTGATTCTCTTAAGACAGATTTGACAAATGCTAAAAAGGAAAATGAAGAGCTTAAAACTCAGATTGAAGAAGCAAATACAAAGGTTGAGGAGGCTGAAAAGAAAGCCGGTATGATTCCTGAGCCAAAAGATTCCACTGCTGAAAGCACTACTAATCGTCTTCTTGACATTATTGCGAATCGTAAATCTGAGAAAGAAGTTGTTCTAATCCATAATCGTGAGATTATTGGTGGTGGTTCAACTGCTCTGCGTTTGACTGGTCTTTCAATTGATTTCCATACTTTTGGAGAGCAACGTCTTCTTAGTTGGCAACAATTCGAAGAGTGTGTTTCTAAGTATCGTCGTTGGTTTGACAAAGAAATCATTGTTCTTGGACCTGAATCTGCGGATATTGCGGAGCGTTATAATGTACCTTGTTTGAATCGTGAGGGTAAGCGTATTATTACTAAGGAAGACCTTCGCACACTTTATCGGAAGCCCGAACGTGAGCTTGAAGACTTTTATCAAGACCTCACTGATGAAGATAAGGACTTTATTTGTTCTTATTGGCTTGGTAAGTGTTATAGTGGAGACCAGAATTATATTAATCGCGGAAAGATTGAGATTCTAAATCGTCTCAATCCTAAGCACCCCTTTACAAACTATATCGTAGAAATGAACTTTAAATCTATTCAGTAAAAATAAAAGGAAGGAGGATTAAAATATCTGTGGGTATTTTATTTAGCGATATTTATAAAAAGGCAATCGCCCTCTTTGATGACCCGAAGATAACTCGTGCTTACGAGACGAATCAACTTCAATTTTATAAATTGATGTATACTTATTTGCAGAATGCGATTGCTATGTTTGACAATCCTCTTTCAGTATCGTTGCGTTTATCTAATTATAAAGAACCAAATGGCACAATGGAAGTTTTTGATGGGGATGGTGTAAATAAAGTATTTACACTTGACCCTGATTTTGAGATACTTAATAATAGTGTTTACTACTATATTGAAGGAGAAGCTGTTGTCCAAGCTAAATTAGATAAGGAAAATCGCACTGTTGAATTTCCTGATATTATTCCAGAAGGACAACAATATTCCATTGAACAGTATTATATTGGTGAATTTACAGATGAATTTAAAGACTTTAATAATAACGCACAAGGTAGTAATGCAGTTGCGATAGGATATATTAAAGACATCCTCGCTCGTTTGCTTGTAAAAGCATGGGCTGAGGAAGAAAGAAATATGCTGTTAGATATACGCAATATTATGCAAGATAGCGACTTCAAAATTATGTCAAATGACCGTATTTTAAAAGCTAAAAATGAATGGATAGCTCAAATGAATGAAGAAATTGCAACATATCAAGGAAGGTTGGCTTGGATGATTCGCTTTATGCGGGGTTCAAGTTATTTGGGAAGGGGATAAAGCGAATGGAAGAAATGGAAAAGATAGAAAATAATTTTAAAATTGTTTTGTCTATAGATGAAAAGATTAAATGTTTAGAAGAACTTGTAGTTCGTTTAAAGAAGATTCTTTATGTCTATGACCGTTCTTTAGAACCCGACTCAAAATATAATTATCGCATTTATTGCGGTGGTGTTGCTATGTATATTTCTTCAAGCAATTATTTATTCAATGGCGAATTAGTTAGTGTTGTTGTTAATATGACTTCAATTTTAAATAATAAATTGGAGAAAACGCAAATTAAAAAGCTTGTTTTTGACTCTGTAAATTATGTTGAGTTCTTACTTTCTTCTTACAAGGATAAAAAAGAGTCTGATAAGGAGTGAGCTATGGCTGTAATTAATACAACGAATGTAATAGATAGCTCCATGTATTTGAAATCAAAACTCCCAAAAAACATGGTTGGAGAAAACTATTATATTGAAAATTTACAGGATAAGAGAAACAAAGATTGGGCATATAGATATAATGTGGTTGGGATTGAAGAAGAAATAGCTAAACCCTTGAAGTATACTTGCGAACTTCCCGCTTATACACCTGTGGATGTGGTAATACGTTCTGTAAAAGGTGAAAGAGGAGAAGACCTTGGTACAGATTGGGAGGAGCTTAGTTTCCGAGATTTAAAATATCCCATTGGTGTAGGCAGAAGGTATAGATTTTCTCTTGATTTTCCAGATATGGCAAAAATGACAGAAGATGAAAAGCATTATGATACAAGTGTTTGGCTTGCGATTAATGAAAATCCTGTTGCTCCACGGAGGAGCTGCGTAGTTCGTAGGTGCAATGGAAATATTGCATTGGTAGGTTCTCCTGATAGGTCTTACCAAAATATCACTGAAGCAAGATACGAACCATGCATTCAAGTAACTGAACTTAGATATATGAACAAATATTACAATCAGACGCTTGTAATTCCACAGGCAGAATGGTATGTATATTTACAGTTGAATTATTTTACTAACTTTATTAAAATCAATGACAGATTAATTCTGGGCTTAAGTGATGTAGAAGACAGAGAAAATAATTCTGTATATCAAGTGAAGGCAGTGGTGAAAGCTAATTCTCAAAAAACTTTTGCCCGAAATAATCAGACAAGTATAGAAGACATACCGTTGATTATTTTAGCACTTGATAAAGATGTGGCAGCAGATGGAGACGATTTAATAAATCGTATTCCCAATCAAGCTCCTCTTTATAAAGTTGAGCAAGAGAATCCTGTCTATGAATATTATATCGAAATGGAAAATGCTGAAACCGAAGAAACAGTATAGCCCGATGTAACAACTGACCTCATGTTAGGAGAAATGGCGGAGTTTAGAGTTTATCTTGCTTTTAACGGCGAAAAAGTTGATGGCAAACATAAGTTTGTTTTTGAGGCTAAATTGGGAGGAATTAAGCAAGAAAATTGGAATAAATATTTCAAATGTAACTTCGATGAAGAAACTTGCGTATTTACAATTAAGAATCTCAAACAATGCAATAGAGGGGTTGTTAATGTGGAGTTAAGATGCGTCGATGAAGATTTGACTGCTCAAGCATAGTCCGTTATTCAAAATTATACTTTTAAATTGGGAGGATTTTATTAATTATGTTAGATAATACTTTTGCTCCTAATGCTCGAAACCGTTTTGTTACGCTTGATGGAATTGAGGATAGGATTATTTATTATTTACTGTCTCCCAATAATAAAACGGAAGAAGAGTTAAAAGCTACTCATACGATATGGAAACTTTTAACTTATAATACGGGGGATGCTTTAAACAAGAAATTGCCCTCTTATAAAAAAGTTGTGGGCTTGATTGCGAACGATGATATAACACAAACGGATAAGAGGATTTTTAGAAGTCCTCATTTTGAAGACGCTTTTTTGACAGAAGCAACTTTGCTTAAGGTGTATATAGATGGTATTATTCCTAAAGACCCATATAAAGCAGTTGTTAATGTCGGTATAGATATTATCACTCATAACAAGTGTATTAATATAGCTGCTAATGAAGAAGACAAAGGTTTGCCCATTGATATTGTCGATGGTGTTGAATACTATGTTGAGACTAAAAGTAGAATATCTGTTTTAACACAAGCTATAATTTCTTTGCTTAATGGTGCTAATGTTCAAGGTGTTGGATTGATGGAATTTTCTGGAACGATGAGTCGTTTTCAGCAAGCTCAATATGGCATTTGGAATAATAGAAACTTTGAGGGAATTAAAGTTGTAATGGGTTGTTGGATGAGTGGGGTGTCTTAATAAGACATGATAATCTCAAAAGAACTCGAACAAAAGATAACTGTTTACGAGCAAGCCTACTTTTAGACAGACGACCCAGTACCTTTTAAGGGAGGGTTAAAAGTTTATCCTGTTATGGCACGAGATTATTATAAATTTTATAGCACTCTTGGTTGTTTAACATAGGATAAAACTGTTAAAAAAGTTAAATATGTTGACGAAAATGGAATTGAAAAGGAAAAAGAAGTTGCGAATCCAGAAGGAATTGCAATGAGCTATATGAATTATTTAATTAAACAAATGGAAGATGAAAAGATTGGTGGGTTTGTAACCAGTCAAGTGATTCGGATATTTGAACTTTGTTTACATGAAAAGAATCGGCTATATTGTCCTAAATGTGGGAAGAAGATAGAAGACGAAGAGATTGCAAAAAAGCTAATAGAATTAGATAAAGAAATAGCTAATCTTGGAGAAGACATTTCCGATGAAGATAGATAGCTTAAAAGATTATAGATGCTACAATCGCTTAGTGTTTGCGAATGTGGGGGATAGATGCGTGAAGTTTATAGTATTAAGAACGAGAATGGGCAGAAGAATTTGATGATAAAGAATGTAGTTTTAACCAATAAGGATTTAGAAGAACTTACCGCAATTATCACACATTATAATATTTTAGGGTATGATGGAGATAAATATGTAGACCCTAACTTGAAAAAAGATTTAGAGTTAAAGAAGGAATTGGAAAACAAGAACTATACTGCTCCAAGTCTTGAAAAACAAATGACGGGAATTTGTATTAGTGCTCCATATACTTTTGATAAATTAATGAATGAAGTAACACTAAGAAAATTAGCTTTAATGTTAAAAATGATAGATTCTCAGAAGATGTATTATGCTCAAGTCCAAGCTTAGATGACAGGATTAGTTGACTTTAAAGGGAAACAACCTACTCATTGGCTTTGGGGAGATGATAAGAAAGATATGTCTAAGGAGATTATGACTTTGAATGATATTCAAAAGAAATTTGCTGCTGTAACTTAAGAAGTTATAGTAATTATAAAATAAGGAGGATATACTATGGTTTTTATTGCTGGTGTTGGCCACGCAGTCATCATGGATGGCGAACGTCTTGTGGCTACTGCTAATACTTTGGTCGATAGTTCTATTACCATTGGCCTGACTATGGAAGATGTCAAGGGCGGTATGGGCAATAAGCTCTACGGCCGTTACGCTCACGATGCTACCTTTGGTCTTAAACTTACTGATGCTATGTTCAATCTTGAGTATCTTGCCATGAATACTGGTTCTGACATCGAGCTTGGTGGTGACGTTTTTGCCACTGGTAAGATTAAGTCTGACACTCAGAAGAAGATTGTTCTTCCTCAGACCGCAGTTCCTGTTTTCGGTGGCGAGAATGCTAAGGTTGTTGCTTATGCTTTCGAGTCTGGTACTAATGCCAATTATGTTGCTTATGAAGTTGCAAAGGCTGATAATAGCATTACTGTTGATAAGGCTTCTACTGAATATTGCCTTCGTTACATGATTCACAATGACTATGCTTCCAAGATGGTCATTAGCTCCAACTTTATTCCTAAGACTCTTAGCATTATTCTAACTGCCAACCTTTACTCAGGCGGCTCCTGTGATTTGGAGACTTCTACTCTTGCTGGTTCTATCCAGATTAAGATTTATCGTTTCATGCTTAACGGTAATCAGGACTTCTCCATGACCGCTACTGGCGTGGCTCAGACCTCTTTGGAGGGTACTGCTCTCGCGTATGGTTGCCAAGGTTGTGATGGTGATGGTGCTTATGCTGAGATTACTCAGGTTTTCACCAATGTTTCTGCTGACAGCTTCTCTGCTCTTATTGTTGAGGATGCTGAACGCACTGCTGCAAAGGGTGACAAGCTTCCTATCGCTGTTTATGCTTGCCCCGTTGATGGCGCTCCTATAAAGCTTGCTAATAGTGACATTACTGTTGCAACTGGTGAGGGTTATACTTATGCTGATGGCGTTATTACGATTAGCGATAGTGCTACTGGCGCTCTTAATATTGCTATCACTTCTGCTAAGTTCCCCGCACTCTCTGCTTCTCTTAAGGTTACAGTTGCGTAATTAAGAAGGAAAGTAAAAGAATAGGAGAATTAAACTATGCTCTGTAATTTTGCGGAGTATAACAAATTCAGACGTTTGATATGCACATTGGGGGAGAATGAAACTCCTCCAATGTGTCCATATTAGAAATATTGTCATTTATCTAATGCATGGGAAAACTCTCCTGCAATGAATAAATGCACTAAAAGGAGTAATCAATATATGGACGAAAAGAAAAATAAGAATTATTACAAAAAGCCTGAAAAGGTTGCTCTTGAGTCTAAGGCTGAGGAAGTCCTTGAAGTGAAGAATGAAGTTGATGAAGAGATTCCTGTTGCAAAGGAAGAAGTCTTCGAGGAAAAGGAAGCCATTGTTGAAGAGAAGAAGAATACCATTAAAGGTAAGGTTCGTTGTGTATTTGACAATGGTGATATTGCCGTAAATCTTGACAACGGTGAATTTGTTATGAAGTACGGTTATCCTAATGCAAAAATAGGCGATATTCTTGACTTCGAGATTTAAGAGAAGGTATTAAGTTTTACAAAGAGAGAGGATGCACATAGTAAAAACTGTTAACATTCTCTCTTTTTTTAAAGTTTAATACCAATAAAAGTTTGGTTTTATTTTCCGTTTAAAAATGGATGTATTTTTAAGGAAAAAATTTTCTTGACAAACACAAGATATTGTGTTATAATTCAGCTAAATTCAAGGAAGAGACAATAAATCTATCGGATTGGGAAGTGTAAATTTGACTGAATGAACTATCTGGTTGGGTTTTCCAGAAAGTTGAAAAGTTGATTTGTAGCTCAAAAGGTTATGGCTATTGCATTGGTCGCACGGCACGAATTGGTAGTAATCTCTTCTTTGTGTTTGATATAATTTTATTTTATATTTTTCATTTTTTATTATTTTTTAATTCTATTTTTTAATTTTTGGAGGATTTTTATTATGTATGATTTGATGAACGCTGTAAATTCCATTTTTGATGACAGTCTCTTTTTCCCTTCTATGAGAAATATTCGCTTTAATACGGATGGTGTACTTGATATGCGTCCTGCAAAGTGGTATATTTGGAAGGAAGATGAGGGAGATGAAGATTCTAAGATTCCTGTAACTAAGGGTGTATATGCTGTAGTTAAGTGTCTTGGTATTGCTGAAGAAGATGTTTCTGTTAACCTTAAGGACGATTGCGTAATTGTTCAGGGTAAGACAGAGGTTAAGGGAATTACTTATTCTCAGTATGTTGAGCTTCCTGTTTCTAAGGAAATTCTTAACAATGTTGAGAAGATTCAGTATGAAGCTAAGAATGGATTGGTGTTTGTTTATCTTAAGACTAAGATGCCTGAAAAGAAGTCGCAGATTCTCATTGAGAAGATGTGAGGATGATTTAAAGGAAAAAGGTAAAATTAAAATCTACAACTAAGAGTCGAAAAAAGATTTTAGTTGTATTTACTGCGATAGGGGTGGAATATCCCCTATTGCGGTCCTACCTTGACAATTTAAAAGGAGGATTTATAGTGAGTAAATCTGATAAAATTCGCGTGTCGTTTAAAGCGAGTGGAGCAGCCGAAGATGTTACAGGTTCATGCACAGTTATTACTTGGGGCAAACCTGAGCGAACTATTATAGTAGACTGTGGATTGATTCAAGGTGGGCAATCTTTGTTGAATGAATATAGAGCTAATAATGCAAGATTTCCTTTTAAAGAAAAGGCTGTTAATTATGCTTTTATCACTCATAATCACGCTGACCATCAAAGCAGATTACCATTGTTGGTAAAGCGAGGCTTTGAAGGACGCATAATTATGCCAAAAGGTAACAAAGAGCTTTTTAAAGTTATGTGCCTTGATAGCGCTAAGATTATGGAACGAGATGCGGAAGATTTAGCTCGAAAAATGAAAAAGGACGTTCCTCCTATTTATGAAGAGCATGATGTGCGTAAAGCATATGAAATGGCAGAGGAATTTCCGTTTAATGAGAAAATTAAGCTGGATGATGAGGTAAGTTTTCAATATATTCCAGCTCAACATATAATTAATTCGGCTCAGTTGATTTTGTGGATTACGAATAAAAATGTAACTCGCAAAATTGCTTTTACAGGAGACCTTGGGAATTTAAATGTTCCTAATCTTTATTGTAATACTTTTGAGCCAATTCCAAATGCTAATTTATTGATTGGCGAATGTACTTATGCAAATAAAGATAAAAGTGTAAAGGCAAAAGATAGAGAAAAAGATTTGGAGAAAATTAAATCTGTTGTTTATGATACCTGTATTGATAATAATGGTAAAATTTTGTTTCCGTCTTTTTCTTTAATGCGCAGTCAAGTTATATTGACTATTTTATACGATTTATTTAAAAACGATGAAAAGTTTAACGTTCCTGTAATCATAGCTTCTCCATTAACTTGCAAAATTAATAAATTATTTGATGAATTGTTGGAGGAAGAACAACTTGCTAAATGGCAAGAGGCTTGTGCTTGGGACAAAGTGCGCTTTATAGATAACTATGATGAAGTAGAAGCTTTACTAAAACAAGATTCTCCAATGATATTTTGCTCAAGTAGTGGAATGCTTAATGCTGGTATGGCAGTAGGAATTGCAGAAAAACTTCTTCCTCATGCTAAGAATTGTGTTTGTTTCATTGGTTATTCTGTAGAGGGAACATTGTCTTGGAAGATTAAACAAAAGAAAACTAAGACTGTTAATATAAATGGCAAGCCTATTGCGAGTCGTTGCAAAGTTGTGAATTTGCATAGTTTTTCCAGTCATATTCAGAGAGATGATATTATTAAATATTATTCTGGTGGATTTGGAACGGGGACTTATGGGAAGATTTGTTTGCAACATGGGTCAATGAAAGACCGTATTGGTCTTGCCAGTGATTTGCAAGAAGCTATTGAAAAACGCAATAGAACAGATAAAGTTGTTGTTGTAAATAAATCGACAGAGATTTTATTGTAAATAAAAAATTAAAAATAAAAAGGAAAACAGTTATGAATCTTAGACAATTTGTTGAGGAAGCAATTGAGATGCTTCCTGATAATTGCGCAGGAGAATTTTTTATGGGTGAAGATATGGCTTGGTATTCAGAAGAAGACATTGCATATTATTTACGAGCTCTTGCAGATTCAGAAGATGATTAAGATTTATTCTTTATCTACAGAACTTAATTTAGGCGTGGATAAAGCTTAAATAACCTATTGACACAAGAGGTCAGGGTTTTCGACGAAGCCATATATGGGGCTATCTTTCCGTGTATGGTGGAGATTTCAAGGGTTGTCAGGTTTCCACAGGATAGCAAATGAAAACTGTCCGACCAACATACTTTCATGCGTAGTTTCAAACGGAAGAGAAAGGCGTTTCAAGATGTCGGCATAAATCTTGATTATCTCATCTGCCATGTGTAGAAGGAGTTTCTTGAGACGTGTATTATATAATATGCGTTCCATGCTAATTGTTCCATCAAGTTTGAAAAGAACACTTGATGGCTTTCTGAACAAACTTTAGATAGTGGAAGTTAGAAGAGCGGAGTACCTGTACTTGGCATTGATTTACAAGCTGTCAGCGCTAAACTTTAAATCCAACAGAGATTACCGTTACTTAGCTTATATAGAAATATATGACGGTATATAAAAGACTAAGCTCTTAATAGTTGAAGTTGCAATCACTTCTAAAACATTGTATCGCTACTAATCAAAAGCGGTTGGAAACTTAAAAGCGAGATTTTAACTTGCAAGAAATTGTAGGTTTTAATATAATTTTTAATTGTTTAAAAGGATTAAAAGATATTATGGAAAAAATTAAAAATGATGTTTTTGATTTGTTTGAAGTTGAAGGTGGGATGCCCCCTGAAGCGAATCTTTAGCTTCCAGACAGAGAGTTAGTTGCAGACTGGAAAGGCTATAAGTCAAGGAGTTTATACATTTTTGATGATATAGACGACCGTGTAATGCTCTATGTAAAGAACATTATTCAATGGAATCGAGAGGATGAAGAAGCTGGTATTCCAGTGGAGAAACGTACTCCTATTACTTTGTTTATTAATTCCTATGGTGGAGATGTTTCAGTTTGTTATGCTCTTGTGTCAGCAATGCGCTTGTCTAAAACTATAGTGCGAACTGTAAATGTTTCAGTGGCGTGTTCGGCAGCAGGTATCATTTTACTATCTGGTACTCCTCGGTATCGTTATTGTTTCCCGATGAGCTTTTGCCTTCTGCACCAAGGGTCACGGACATTAGGTGGAACTGCATCCCAAGTGGAGAGTCAGCAAAACAACTATAAGAAAATGATAAAGGTTATGGAAGAACATATTCTTGAGAATACTAAAATTGAGCCTAAAGAGTGGACTAAGATTAAGACAAAAGAAAATTATTATTGGCCTGAACAGCAGGTGGAAAAAGGTATAGTAGATAAGATTTGCTCTTCTATTGATGAAGTATTATAAAAATATTTAAAAGGGAAATAAAAGATAATGGCTATAAAAGACATTCAATATCCTGTTGAATATTTACAGGAAATGCTTTAGCTTCGTAAAGATATAAATGAGGGAAAGCGTTGTTGGGCTGATGCCGTAGGCATTCGTGCTAAGTACAACCTTCCTCAAGTAGCAATGAAGACCATTAAAGGTGGAGCTTTTTTGCTTGATGAATATTTAACTATGGGATGGATTAATCCACCAGTAGGGACAAAGATTCCTCAGTCTACAACTTCTCTTAATGCAGATGGTAGTAGAGGTTCTGAGAAAGTAATTGAGCTTTCAGAAGATGAACTTAATTCAAAGGAAGCTTTGCTTAAGGCTCACGGATTTAATCCTGTTAATTGGGAGCTTATTTCTGCACGAAATTCTAAGGGGCAGATGGGTGATGGTAGTGGTGGTTTAAAGAATCTTTATTCTTCTAAGATTACTGTTAAGCCCACCGAAACTGGAATTGATGTAGATGAACTTATGAAGAAGTTTGAAAAATTCAAGCCAAGTCATAAGAGAATAGCTTTCCGTTCAGAGCCAAAGAATCCAAAGTATTTGATTATTAATCTTTTTGATTTGCATATTGGTCGTGCTTCTTATGAAGCTCAGACAGGACTTAAGTATAATCTTGAAATTGCAGAAAAAGAGATTATGCAAAATGTAGAAAAGTATATTGAGCATTATACAGGCAAATCTATTAAGAAAATTGTGTTCTGTGTAGGACAGGATTTGATGAATAGCGCCGCTAATGGATATACTTCTTCAGGTAAGCATCAGCAAGATAATTGTGCAGCATTTATGGAAATTTTTGATAAGACTACAGAGATTATCATTGATGTTATTGATAGGCTTACTTCTCTTGCTCCTGTCGATGTATTACTTGTGCAAGGAAATCATTGTAGGAATGAGGAGCTTGTATTTGGTCGTTTACTTGAGGCTTACTTTAGAAACGATACTCTGGTAACAGTTGATGCTACACCGAGGTATCGTAAGTATGTAAAGCTTGGTAATACACTTGTGGGTTTTACTCATGGTTCTGATGAAAAGGAACGTCTTGGTTCTTTAATGCAGACTGAGGCTAAGATGGGCTGGGGACTTACAGAGAATCATATTTGGATTACTGGACATTTGCATCATTTGGCGGTAAAAGAAGCAAATGGAATTGAGACATGGACTATTCCATCTTTAACAGCGGCAGATGCATGGACAGCGAAAACTGGTTTTACATCAGCAAAGCGTAGAAGCTGTTCGTTTTTAATTGATGATATAGATGGTATGGAAGAAGTATTCTTTGCCAATCTTGATTAATATAAAATAAGAAAATAAAAAGAGAATTTTATTAGGTAGTTTGAAAAATGGGTAAAAAGAATAAAAACTGTAACTTTTCTTAGTTTGATGAGCCTGAAATTGGTAGAAAAAAGAAGTTTTCTAAACCCGTAAAGGAGGAAAAGTCTTTCGAAGAAGAGTTCTTTTCTGAGCAAGAGATTAAGAAAAGCAAAGCCAAGAATAAATGGGAGCAGAAAAAGGCTTTTAAGAAAAAAGACAGGTATGATGATTATTACGATGAGTTTAATTAACATTTAATTGAATTGACAAGAAAGGAAGTGTAAAGTAGTAAGGTTGTCCTTACTGCTTGCGCTTCCTTTTTTTAACCTCAGTAGATTAGGGGATAATTGGGGTATAAAAGGGTATAAAAGGTTTAAAGGGAGATAGAGGAGAAAACATATTATGAATCAAGGAAAGAAGTTTGAGCATAATTTTAAATAGGCGTGTGAAAACGATGGAATATTTTGTTTGAGATTGACTGATAGTGACCTCAGTTTTAATCCGAACAAAGATTTGAGGTCTCGCTTTACTGTGAAACAACCTGCGGATTTAATTGTATATTACAATGGTTATCTTTTCACGCTTGAATTGAAGAATACGAAAGGTAAGAACTTTTCGTTTTAGAGAGACCCTAAGTTACCAGATGGTATGATTCATTATCACCAGATTAATAGTTTGGTAAATATGGGTTTGTATGATGGAATTATTTCGCGGTTTGTGTTTAATTTTCGTCAAGAGATGGACGAAAAGCATGATTTAGAAGAACGAACTTTCTTTTTAAGTATTGATGATTTTAGCAGATTCATGGTTGAAAGTGATAAGAGAAGCATCAACATGAAAGAAGTAATTGAATATGGCGGAATTGAAATAGAAAGCAACCGAAAAAGGACGCAATTTACATACGCAACCAAAAACGGTTTTGAGGAGATTATAAAGCAGAAGGGAGACTTGTGATAGAAATGGGTAAGTAGGTATATAATAAAATATACTCACCAGAAATATGGGAACAAGTTCCACAAGAAAACAAAGAAATTCTTGCGGATTTTATATAGGAAATGAGAGCCAGAAAAAGAACTGAAGGCACTATTAAACAATATCAAAATGATGGTCGTGCTTTTTTGTGTTGGGCAGCGCAACACAAACCTCGGAAATCCATCTTAGATTTAAAAAAAAGAGATTTTCGTGATTATGTTTTATGGGGAACAGATGAATATAAATGGTCAAATTAGCGCGTAAATCGAGTTCTTTCAATGATTCATATGTGGACTCAGTTTCTTGAGGATGATGAAGATTAGTATGAAGATTATGAAAGGTCGGCCAGCGAAAAAGTAAAAGGACTAACAAAAGAACCTGTCAGAGATATAGTTTTTTTGGAAGATTCTGCTATTTTAACTGTAGTTGACCGTTTAATTGAAATGGAAGATTATCGTCGAGCTTTATTAGTAGCGCTATTTTATGATACAGGGTCTCGTAAAGCAGAAGTTCAATAGATTCAAAAAGAAAGTTTTTATGACGATAGTAAAAATATGGCAAATAAAGTACGCGCTAAAAGAGGTAAGATTTACAGACCTATTTATCATTCTCTTACTAAAAAATGTGCAAAACTTTATTTAGAATAGAGAGGGCAAGATGATATTCCCGCTTTAATATTAAATAGTGAGGGGAAACCAGCCAGTGTAGAAAATATTTATGAGTGGATTGTTAATTTGCGTCCGATGTTTGAAGAAATCACGGGAAAAGAATGTGCGCTGAATCCACATTCCCTACGCCACGCATTTATTTAGAATCTTAGTGATGGCACTCATTATTTATGCAGAGAATAGAATCTTGGTAAAGTGCCGTTGGATAAAATTAAAATTCTTTGCAATCACTCGGATTTGTCCACTACCGACTCCTATAGAAAGGATACCAGTTTAGAAGAAATTGGAGAGCTTTTCAATATTGATATGGATGATTAAATATACAAAATAAATGAATAAATATTCTTTAAAAGAGGATTTAAAATGAACGATAGTTATTATATTTATAATATTAACCAAGCGAAGTTTATTATTAAAGAGACGCAAGATTTTTCTTTTGATGTTGGGGTAGGGAAAATGGGTGATTTATATATCCGTTTTGATAATACTGGGGCGGTAAGAAAAGCTTTAACTCTTTGGAAAAATAAAAAAACGATTAAAAATAAAAAAGGAGATTTGAAAATATGAATATTAATTTTATTCAGTATGATTTAGACCATTTTAAAAGTTATAATTTATCTTAGTTAAATAAGCATTTAAATAGAATCGTAAGGGTTGATTTTAGTTATATATCGTCAACAGATGAGGCGCGACAAATAGCTCATTTTTACAGGGAAGCTAAAGGAGTTTATAAGATTACTGATTTAACAGATAATAGAATATATATAGGTTCTGCTGGAAGTAATGGGGGTTTAATTAAACGACTTAAAAGACATTTAAATGATTTGAAAAAAGGAGAGCATTTCAACACACATTTACAACGTTGTTATAATAAGCATGGATTAGATAAATTTGATTTTTAGGTGGTTGAATTTTATGAGTGGAAGCCTGAGTTGACAATAGAGCAGAATAAGCATAATATAGAACTTAGAGAACAATATTATATAGATACAATGAATGCAAGGGGAAAAGATACTGGATTTAATCAAGCAGACCATGCTCATGGGGGCTTTAATGATGTAACTTGGGAAACACTTGAAACTCGTTCTAATGTTACTATTAAGTAGCTGAAAGAAATAATTTATTTGTTAGAAAATACAACGATGCTTTGTAGAGATATTGATGCAAAAACGGGAGTAAGAGCTGGGACAACTTTACGTTTTTATAAAGGATAGAACTTTAGTAAAATTGCAGAAGAGTGCCATTTTAAAGAAAGGGATACTTCGCAAAAAGGTGAAAACAGCATTAAGGTTAAATTAACAGAAATTCAAGTAAAAGAAATTATAGAAGAGTTAAAAATTGGGACTTCAATTCCTCGTTTAGCAGAAAAATATGGAGTGGATAAAGCATCTATTCATGATATAAAAAACGGAAGAAATTGGGCGCATTTAACGAAGCGGATAAAATTTTATGATTATCCTAAAGCGAAAAAAGACGAAGAGCTACCTCCTGTTTATCAATATTCTTTAGATGGAAGTTATCAAAGAGAGTGGGCTAATTATAGAGAAGCGGGTAGATATTATGGATTATTAACCTCTTCTATAAATGAGGGAATAAAAAATGACTCTCTTTATATTTGTAATCATCTTTGGTCTTATGAGAAAAAAGATTATATTATCCCGAAAGCACCGATAGAGTTATTTTTTTATTATAACAAGGATGGAAAAGAGGATGCTTTTTTTGAAGTAAATAAAGGAAAACCATGTGATTGTTGTGCTATGGTTTTTGTTCCTTTAGTTTTATTTGATTTAAAAGAGAAAAAATATCTTTGGACATGGAAAACTAAAAGTGAATTAGCAAAGAAGGTCACAGGGAAAGCAAGAGTTCACTTGTTTGATGCATATAATATATATCAAAACAGATATAAACTTTTACCTATGAGAGATGTGCCTAAAGAAGATTTGGTTATAATAAAAGATTTGTTGGAAAATGGAGAAGAAATGGATTATTCTATTTTAGGATATACTGACAACGTAGCTCGCAGTCAATATAAATTTCCACTTCTTCCTGAAAATCAAATAGATTATACATAGATTTAACATACACAAATAAAAGGTTTAAAAGGAGAAATATAAATGGAAGATAAGAAAACTTTGGGAAATGAAGTTCCTAATCTTGATGAGAGTTATCTTGAAGATATTAAAACTCCCCCAGAAACTATTGATGGGGTGAATATTAAAAATACGCTCTCTTATTATGTAAATATGATTACCAAGTTTGTTCGTGGTAAGGCAACTGTTGAAGAGCTTGATGAACTTGGAAATGAAATGATAATTCGTGAATATATTCCGATGAAAGAAAAATATCGTCTTATTGCTACAATTATTTTTAAGATGGACACGGAAACCGACGATATGGCTGAAACAGTTGTAATTGCGAAAGAAAAGAATTTGTTCTTTGATGTTCTACTAACTGCATATTGTGGTATCAATTGTGAGAACCAAGATTTGAAGACCTATGCTACATATGACCTGCTTTATCCTATTTTGTCTAAATATGTACTACAATTTTGTGGAGAGGATTATAAAAAGCTTGTTGAGATGCTTGACTCTTCTTTAAATATTTATCGTATGAAGGAACTGAATGAAATTCTTGGTAGTATTGATTATGCTGAAATCAAGAAAGTTACTCAGGAGAATGAAGCTCTTCTTAAAAAGTTTTATCAAGAAAAAGACGCTCTTGAAAAGCTCAAAGAGCTCTTTGTGGCTACAGACGATAATGCGCGTAAGGTTGTAGATTATGCAAAGAATGAGGCTGTTATCGAAGCTGGTAAAAAGATGGCTGGCGAAAAAGAAGAAAAATCTGTAGAGTCAGTAGAGGAAGTTAAGCCAAAGAAGAAGGCTGGTAGACCTAAGAAAACAAAAGAGTAAAATTGTATTATTAGATTGAACCCGTATTTACGGTGTTATAATACCTCTTAATAGAAAGAGGGTATATCCTCTAATGGGAATGAGACTGATTTTTAATTGGTCTCATTTTCATTTTCATTATAGGAAAGGACAGAACGAATGAATAACTTTATTGATATTACTCAACTGGAAGCTGCTATAAAAGCAAAAATTTAGAAGGAATTTAAGAATGTTGAAGTACAAGCAAAATCAAAAACCGTTGCAAATTTGCCATCAATTAAAAATGATATTTTCGGTAAATTTGTTTCAATAGTTAATTCAACATTTATTGAAGTTTTTGATTAGTATTATGGTAATAATTATGATGTTAATGCATTAATTTCATCAATTCAATATTATCAAGGAAATGATTTACGTCCTGATTTTTCCTATGATGAAAGAAAGTTTTTGTTTACTCAAAGTGTATTAGATGGATTAGATAATAATAATTTAAATGCTAAGAGTCAAGCAAGTTTTAAAGGACAAAGACCTCCCGAAGAATATATTACGGGATATATTGAAAACTTCTGGCAAGACGACCCTAAATATTGGGAAGATAATGAAAAAGATGAAAATGAACAAGAGGAAAATTTGGTGCAAGATGCTTTAGATGATTTGCACAAACAAGACAAGATACCAGCAAGTTCATTGCAATTTGTCCCTGTTAATACAATGAAACGATTAACGGGTGCAGTAAGTGTTGCAGAAGTTTATAAAATGGCGCGTTATAAAGCGTTTGCAAGATTTAATACTGAATTTACTACTCAAATCAAGCCGAACATTCAAAAGAAATATCGGTTGAAATTGTGATTGGAGGTTAATATATAATGGCAGATGAAAAAAAGACTGTTAAAGTAGAAATTGATTATGATAGCAATGCTAAAGAGCTTGAACAACAAATAGCTCGTTTAGATACTCAAACTGAAAATTTAATTGGAAGAGTTTCTTAGTTAAGAGAAGCTGCTAAGAAAGCAGATTCTGCTCAAGCTGAACAATTTAAAGCAATGGCAGACCAATTAGAAAAAAGCTATCAACAAAGTAAAGAGATTCAAGAGCAATTACGAATGATTGAGCAGCAAAGAAAGAAAGCTGAAGCTGACTTAAAAAGAATACGCAATTATACTAATGCTCCTGTTGAATTTGGACAACAAACAGGAAAATATGGAACCCATCCATATGTGTCTTCAAAACTCTTTGCTGGTCAACGTAATCCATATGCACGTTCTAAGCAAAATGCTTATTTTAAAGGTGATGAATTAATTAGTGCATCAACTTTAATGAAAATGTATTCTGAAAATAGACCTCGGTTAAATAAGACTGAAAGTGTTAGAAAAGTTATTGAGAGGCTTTTTAAAAACTTTGAAAATCCTGATAGTTTAGTTTTTAAACCAACAGGAGAAAATAGTGATGAAGAGGAACTTCTTACTGAATTGTCCTATACTATGCAAAAATTCCAACGCGCAGTATTTGGGGCGGCTAAAAGAGAAAAAATTAATATTAGTGGTGTTGCTGCCCCCCTTAGTCGTGGAGCACAAAAATTTTTAACGGGCAATTTGTTTTATCAGGTAGGTGATTTTACTTCGGGGTAGAGAAAAGCTACTTCAGAAGCATAGGATAAAGAGCTTGAAAAAATAGCAAGGGGATATTATGCAACGGGACAAGTTTATTTAGACGAAGAATATGAAGCCCAATTACTTAGACGTTATGAACGAGAATTTGCGAAGGACCAGATAAAAAATAAATCTATTGTAGAAAGAGCGCATGAAATTAGAAGCGGTGGAAAAATAATTCCCGATGCAGCAAAATATGGACAAGAAGGAAAAATTGCTTCTGTTAGGAATCTTGTTCGCTTTTTAACAGAGGGAGAAGTAGCAAAATCAATTCCTCGGTACGAAAATCGTTTATCTGATGAAAATAAAGGCATTTTAAAAGAAATGCAACAACTTTATGATTTTATTTCAAATGACAAAGAACTTTCTAAATTCTTTAGTTTTGATTCTGGTATAGAAGACCCCCTTAAAGGAACTGAAGTCCAAGAAAAATTAGTTTCTTATTTAAATACCTTATGGGAAAAACTTATTCAATATAGAGAAGAAAATAACAATAAAATGTCTCAAAAGGTAAAGAAAGCTCTTGATTTTAAAATTTCTGATTTAAGTGCTTTACTACGGTCTTATGATGTTGAGGGTGGCGTTGCCTCTAATGATGTAGCAAGAGTTTTTTATAATCAATTAAATGAACATATTGCTACTTGGTATGATAAAGATGGTAATTTAGTGAGTCGGACTTAGAAATATAGCTCTGATGCTAAACGTTCTTTTTTGGCAAAAGAGGGTATTTTTACTGGTGGAGCTTTCCCTGTGTCTTCTATTCCTCTTTCTGTTATGGGGAGTATGCCCTACTTTCCCGCGAAAGGTTATGATGGAGAAAATATTGAAAAAACGAATTTAGAATGGTTGCAAAATCTTGTTGAAAGAGCAAATAATTTACGAGAGGGCATATCTCACGAAGAATTAACAAAAGGAAAAGCTTCCGATGAAATTACTGAATTATATGAGACATTACTTGAGTCTTTAGGGGCTGTATTTGAAGATTTAACAGAAGAAGAAAAACAAGCAGGAAAAGATATTTTAAAAGAGGGAGGCTTTTCTCGCCTTTCTAATAAATCAATAAAAAAAGACTATGACATAAGTGAAGAGGATTATTTACATAATATTAGCAACTTAAAACAGGAGGCTATGTCTGATTTTACTCCTTTAGAAAGAGTAAAAGAGATTAAGCAAGAACTTTCAGACATGGAAACTTTTGTAGTCAAATATAATTAGAACGCATTGGAAGATGCAAAAGAACAAGAAGATATGATGGCAGAAAACACAGCTTTTGCCAGCAGAATTCGTGCTTTATTAGATGATTTGCCGGACCAACAAACTTTTACTTATCAAGATTTTGAAGATATTCGGGGAGATTGGGCTGGATTTAATTTACATGATTTTTAGGTGTTTGGACAAGGCGCAGAGGCTAAGTATACAACAAGAGAAGCAATGGAGCAAAAGATTGTAGAACTCTTGAATAATAAATATGCTCCTTATACTTTAAATCTTGAAAACGAATTAAATTCTGCATTAGGAGAAGTTAATAAAAAACTTTATTATGATGCTCTTATCCCTTATGTCGAAGAATATATGTCAGTAGACTCTAAAGGCATGAAAGCGGCAATAACTAAGAGGGTTAAAGCTGATTTGGGCGCAGATTATGCTAAAGTTTTTAAAACCGATAAAAATAAAATTTTAGACTATCTTACAATAAAACCTTTATTTAATCCAAATGAAGTTATTGAGGCAAAATTTGAGGATGTTACTTCTAATGTTCCTCAAATAAAAGAAGAACCCAAAACTAAAGTTGCCGAAAAGACTCAGATAACTACAGTTGATAATAATTCTTATGAGCCTGATTATGAAGCATTACTTGACTCTTCCACTTTATAGGAACAAGTAGAAGAAACTACGGAAGCCATTTAGAAAGAAAAAGAAGAGTTGTCTGATACTAAAGCTATTGAAGAGCATAGCGAAGCAATAAAAGATGCTGCTGAAGCGGAAAAGGCTAAAATAGTTGTATCAGGAGATTTACAACAAGCTTTAAATAAAGAAAGTGAAATGGCGACAAAAGCTGAAGAAGATGTGAGTGAAGCTGTTCAGTAGAATTATCCTGATGAAATAAGTTTTGGGAAAATAGACGATTTGAAATTTGATGATACAAAGCATCAATATAGTTCAAACGGAGAAAAATTCTATTCTATTACTCAATTGCGTGATTTATTATTAAGAGGAAAAAATCCCGCTTTTGGTGAAGATTTAAATCGCATTAAAGAATATGCTAATGCTCATGGTTCTGTGACAGCCACAGATATGGGAATGTCTCAAAAAGATTTTGATTTTATGTCAAAGGGTGTCATAGGACAAGGTATAAAAGGAGACGTTTTCCATTCTACCATTGATAAAATAGTGAAAGCGGGAGTAACTTCATTAGAAGAATTGCAACAAAAAGATTTATCTGCTTTCCAAAGTTATCAAAAAGAAAGAGAAAATGCTCTAAAAGAATTGCAGAAATATGGATTAGGAGAAGATTTCCTTGCTTTAGAGCAAAGTGTTGAATCTTATATGTCTGCAATGAAAAAGTCTGGATTAACTCCTACTGCTTTTTCTGAACAACGCTTAGGTTTTCAAGTAAATGGACCTAAAGGACAATTTAAAATCGGTGTAACGCCTGACCAGCTTTATTCTTGGGGAGTCGGTGGTCAACAGGGTGGGGCATTTGTTGATAATAAAACAGGTCACGTTTCTGGTTATGAATCTTTACAATTAACAGCTCAATATTTAGCAACTAAAGCAAATGAGGCTGATTATAAAGATTTAATTGGCGAAGTGGATTTAACTGATGATGCTGTAAAATTATATATTGCTGATATAAATGATGGCGTTACTAACTTAATTGAATATTAGATGATGTCATTAGAGGAGTTTTATTCAGCAATAGCAGATGCTTATTCTGTAGCTAAGGGAGAACGTTCTCATTATACAAAAGAAGAAGTCACGGAAAAATTAAATCGACAGTTAAAGAGTGGACGAATTGTAGGAGAAGCTACGACTCAAGCCCCTTCTAATGGAGATATGTCTTGGATTAGAAATCCATCTAATAGAGGTTTTGGAGTAGGTATGAGTGCAGATGAGGTATTGGAATCTGTTGATAATAAACCTGCTGAAGAAAATCTTGATTGGAGAAAGGGTATTCGTGAATATGAAGCGGCGACAAAAAATATTGTTAAAGCTTTAGGTCAAATTTATGAGTCTCAACAAAAAATAAAACAAATCCAAGAAGAAATTAATAATCTTCAGAGCAATGAAAATGGTTTAAATAAAGAGCAATTAGCACTTTTGGAAACACAAAAAACTGCTGAAGAAAATAAATTAGCACAAGCTCAAGTAGCTTATGAAGCTGCGGGAAAAAGAAAAGAAGAAAGTGGAATTAGAGAATTGGTGTAGGGCGCTGGTAGTGATGCTCTGCCAATTCAAATGGCACGACAAGTTCAACAAATTGATAATTATGCTGAAGCTCAATTAAGAGAATTAAAAGCAATTGTTGATGCTAAAAATACTTATCAAACTAAAGGTTCTTCAACTAAGTGGATTGATAAGTCTATTACTTCTTATTTAAGTCAATATAAACAAATTCTTAAACTTCAAGAACAAATTGACGCTGGTGAAAAGCGTTTAGCTGGTACAGGGTTAAGAGGAGAATCCGCAGACAATGCTCGAAGTGTTGTTAATATGCGTAAGCGTCTTTTAGCTCAAATGCAAGCTGAGTCTCCAACGTTGGATTTAGAAAAAGGTACTCTTAATGGACAATAGCTTTCTGAGGAACAATTAGTTAAGCTTAAGAAAGAGATTGCTGTTTTAGATGCTAATCATCAAATCCAACTCGAAAAAAATAATGTCCTTCAAAAGCAAAGTGTTGGTTTAGTCCAGCAAATTGCTAATGGCTTTAAAGCTTCTTTCCGTAACTTAACGGACTATTCATTGGCTTATGCGGTCATTGGTAAGATTAGAATGGCTTATAGTCAGTTGATTAACTATGCTGAACAACTTAATGCTTCTATGGTTGATTTGCAAATCGCAAGTGGATTGACTTATACTAATATTAAGAGTATGATGCTTGACTTTAATGATTTAGCTAAAACTGTAGGTAAAAGTACATTAGAAGTTGCGAATGCTGCTAACGATTGGTTAAGAGCAGGTTATGAAGGACAAGAAGCAAGTGAATTAACTAATGCTTCTATGCACTTAAGTACACTTGGTATGATTGATAGTAGTCAAGCAACGAGCTATTTGATTAGCGTGTTGAAGGGCTGGAAAATCGAAGCCAAGGAAGTCATGGAAGTTGTCGATAAATTAACAGCGGTAGACATGGCCGCGGCTGCGAGCGCTGGTGGCATTGCAGAAGCAATGAGCCGCGCAAACAACTCAGCACAAATGGCTGGCGTGTCGATGAATAAATATATCGGATATTTGACTACGATTATGGATGTTACTCAGAAGTCCGAATCGTCGGTCGGTGAGAGCATGAAAACAGTTTTTTCACGCTATTAGAACATTGCGGCTGGTAAGTTCACAGCAGCGCAATCCGATATAGATTCAGAGAATTATAATGAAGAGGAATGGTCGGGCCTAAATGTTTGGGCCACTGTAGCATAATACATAATCTACAGTTAAAAATCTTTTCTAATTGACTTGGAAATCCTTGTGGCGAGGATAACAGGGCCGAAGAAATATTTAAAAAATAAATGAAGAAAGGAGGAAAAATATGGTTGATTTTGAACAATATGTAGATGTAACTATAAATAGAGCTAATAGAAAAGGCTATAGAGAAATGGGATATGAATGTGATTTTGGAGATGTTATTTCTGTTCGATTTAAAAATTTATATCGTCCTCGGAATCAGTTACGAATAAAAGTGATTTGTGACCATTGTGGAAAAGAATATGAAATGAGCCTAAGTAATTATAATGCTTTAATGAGGCAGGAAGATAAAAGGAGTTTTTGTAAAGAGTGTGCTCATATAAAAGAACAAGAAGTAACCTTAAAGAAATATGGAGTGAAAACTGTATTTGCTTTGCCTGAAATGTAGCAAAAGATAAAAGAAATCAACTTGAAAAAATATGGGGTGGAATATGTAACTTAGACGGATTCTTTTAAAGAACAAAGAGCTAAGACTAATTTAGAAAAATATGGTTGTGTGTCTCCTTTTGGCGATAAAAAGGTAAGAGAAAAATCTCAAAAGACTTTACAAGATAACTATGGTGTTTCTAATCCAGCTCAAAGTAAAGAAATTCAAGAAAAAATTAGATAGTCTTTTTATCAGAATAATTCTCAAAAAGTTTCTAAACAGCAGCGAGCTATTTTTAATTGTTTAGACCAAAATAAATTTTGCTTAAATTATCCTTTACTAAGATATAATATAGATATTGCAGATAAGTCACAGAAAATTGCCATTGAATATAATGGTGGTGGACATAATCTTTAGGTAAAATTAGGAACAATTACACCTTCTTAGTTCATTCAAAAAGAAACTTTTCGTAAAAAACAATTATACAAAGAAGGATGGAAAATTATAACATTTGTTTCAGAAAATAAAAATTTAATTCCAGAAGAAAAAGAATGTCAAAAATTAGTAAATAGTGCATATGCTTATTTTAATATTGAAAATAGACATTGGGCTGAATTTTTATTGGAAGAGAGAATTGTTAAAACAAGTTGGTTTTCTATGTCTTTTGAAGAATTTATAAACAAATATTTCACGGTGAACGACTAACTGAAAAGAGACCTTTTAAGAAAGGTTAAGTGATAGTCTGAACTCTCTTATATGCCACATAAAAAAGAGAGAGAAACGGGAGCGGTTTGAAATAAAAACCAAGGAAGATTCCCGTTCGCCTATTTAAAATAGGTCATAAAAGTAACAGAATGAAACGATGTCGAAACAGCGTTAAAAGCGCTTGGCATCAAAATCCGTTCCTCAGTAGACACATTTAGAGATTTTGACGACGTAATGGAAGAGATAGCATCCAAGTGGGATACATATTCTTCCGTACAACAGTCTGGTATAGCAACGTCGCTTGCTGGTGTCAGACAAAGAGAAAATATTATTACATTATTTGAGAACTGGGACCTTGTAAAGAAGTATGAGGACATTTCTGCTAACGCCTACGGGACAGCGGTAGAAAAGATGGAAGCTTATTCACAAGGCGTAGAAGCTGCGCGTAAGCGTGTACAGACTGCTTGGGAAGGTTTTGCGTTAGTTATCAATGAAAGCGGAGCTCTTGAAACTGCTTTTAATGCACTTGCGGCAGCAATTGAAAATTTACATTGGATTATTTTAAGTACAATTGCGGCGTTAGTAGCAACTAATCCAGTAGGAGCAATGACTACAGTTTCAAGAGCGTTTAGTAAATTGGGCTTAACTTTAAGTACAAGCGGATTAGAAAACAAGCTTGGTTTAATTGGGACAAGTCCTATTACAGCGGCTGCCGCAAAAAATATGCGTAATGAAATGGCAGATGCGGCTTTTATAAGACAACAGCAGGTACTTTGGGGAGATAATTTAGGCAAGTTTAAAGGTAATTTAGACAATGACCGTTTTGCTGGATTTGTTAATTATCAAAGTGACCTTATTGGACTTGATAAAACTGGTAGTAATCGTAGTTTTATTAAAAATTTAGCAACTTTTGCTGGGGCGTTAGGTAGTAAAGACCAAAATAGTATTACTCAAGCAATGAAACCTTTTAGACAAACTCTTTTAAGTGGAGAACAGGCTCAAACAATTTTAAATACTGCATCTAAGCAAACTGCGGAAGCGCTTATTAAAAGTAAAATGGGAATTGTTAGTGGACAAACCGCCGAAGAGAAATATACTCGTGCTAAACAATTAGCGGCGAGAGCATTGTTAAATGATGTGGCTAAGGGTGAGAATAGTAAATATTATGATGCCGACGCTCGTAGAAACTTTATCGCTGCTACAGGTGGTGGAGCGCGTGGACAAGAAATGGACAGACGTAAGCTTGCTCGTGAAGGCGCTTTAAGCATTGGTAGTAGTCTTATTGGGGGTATTGGCGGTAATTAGCTGGGCGGAAATATTGCTGAGGCTTTGTTTGGAGAAAATGCCAAATCAGTAGGAGAAAGTATTGGTTCTATTTTAGGACTTACTATTGGTTAGTCAGCAATGACTTCTATGTTATCTGCAATAGAAGTTTCTGGCGGTTTTATGGCTGCCTTTGCAGCATCACCAATTCCTTTTATTGCTATTGGAGCTTTAATTGCGGGAGCTATTTGGAAAGGTATAGATGCTATTAATAAAGCTCGTATAGAAAAAGCTCAAAATGAATTTAAGGAACTTAAAAACACCTATGAATCTCAAATTACTGCATCTTCAAAGGCATCTCGTTACGATGAACTTGCAGAAGGTGTGGACCAATTTGGTCGTAATGTGTCATTAGCAGACGAAGACTACAAGGAATTCTTAAGCACTTCTAATGAATTGGCTGAATTGTTCCCTGAATTGGTCGTAAGAACAGATGAAGCAGGAAATTCTTTCTTAGGCACGGCTGGGAAAGTAGGAAAACTTACAGAAGCAATAGATGAAATGGTTAAAAAATCTCAAGACGCGGCAGACCAAGCTCTATTGAAAGATGATGTTTTTGGTACAGCTTTTGAAGATGTAAAAGCCAATAGTAAAAAAGGCGAAGAAGAAATTGCAAACCTTCAAAAAGCTATCAATATTAGAAAACAAGTTCTTAATAATTTAACCAATGAGGAAAAAACTCAAGGCTATACCGAAGATAGATACGGGAAAAAGCACTATATTTCAGCTTATGAGCGCGAAATCGACGAATTTGAAGCTCAAATTAAAGATATTTAGAACTTTGATTTAAGTGAATTGGTTGATTACAATAATGCTATTATGCGACAAGATGAAGCTTTGCAAATCACTTTAAATTCGCTTTCTGAAGAATCTGCTATTATGGCTAAATAGACAATGACTAATGTGTTTTCCAACCTTGATATATCTGAATATAAAAATAAAGATGAATATCGTGCCGAAATAGAAAATTTGTCTAATAAAATTGCTGAAGTCTACAAAAATAATTCTCAGTTAGTAGAGCTTGAAGCTAATCGTACTGGTAATGCAGGAGAATATTTTGGTAATCGCAAAAAATTATTAGATGACCTTGTGGATTCTTTTGGCGGCTATGCAGACTTGGATGAAAGTGAAAAGAAAATACTTATTGGTATTGGTTTTGAATTTGATGAAGATAGTCAAACATGGGTTGACGCTAAAGATACTATTCGTACTATTGGAAGAGAATTTGGTTTTAGAAAAACTAATAAAAAGAATGGTATTACCGCTGAAAATCTTGGTCAGTTGTCTACAGAAGATGTTGATAAAGTATATGGGTATTTAAAGAGTGGGGAAATTAATAAATACACTTCGATGGATACTATTGTTAATATGCTTTATGCAGACAGAGAAGTTCCTGAAAATATTCCTATAATGACAAAATATGTCGAAACTTTAAGTAAACAAGCAGAAGAGGCTAAAAGTGTTCTAAGTGATATGAGTTTTGATGATTGGAAAGCTATGGATAAAGACCAATTACAAAAAACATTTAGCAGTTTACCTGAAGCTTGGAGAAATGGTATTAAAGGAATAAAAGATGCTATTGACAATGGCGATTTTGGTGAAGATGAATTAAAAGATAAACTTGATTCTTTGTATCAAACATTGGGGTCAGGAGTAATTGATGCTTCTTCTGAATTGGCTAAATTATCTTTAAATAAAGTATTTTCCGCATCTCAATTAACTGATGATATAGACGGAATTGTAGATAGCATGAGTGAACTTCAAAAAGCGCTTAAGGCCGTAGCTGAAAGCTACGATGCTCTAAAAGAAGCACAAAAAGAACAAAATGTGCATCGGAAATTAAGTTTATCCACAGTTGTTGACTTGTTAGCTACGAACATGAATTATGCACAGGTTTTGGAATTTGAAACTGATGCAGAAACAGGAAAGACTACAGCAATAAGATTAGCGGCAAATGCTCAACAGATTATGAATCAGATGCAAATAGACGCAATAAAAGCTAATTTGGAAGTCGCTATAGCTAATAATAATCTTGCTATTCAAGAAAAACAAAAACAAATTTCTTTGCTAAAGGGAGAAACGGTTACTAATAACGCAAATAAACAAACCGAAGATGCAATTACCTTAACTCAAGTTTGGGGTAAGGTAACTACTCGGATTGCAAAAGCTTTAGCAAGAGTTGTTACTTTGCTTGGAGCATTAAAATCGGGAAGTAGTATTAAGAGTGCGCTTGAACAAGCTGAAAATGCATCTAATGCTATTAGCGAATGGGATGATGTCGAATGGGTTACTAAATATCAAAGTATGTCCAGAGACGAAAGAGAAACTGCTATTTAGAATTTAAGAGATGAAATAGTAGATTTACAAAGCGAAAATAAAATTTATCGTGATACGGCTGATAATTTAAATGCTAATAATATTGGAAGTGAATTGCGTGGTTATGTAAAAAATAACGATGAAAATGCTAAGAAAGAATTAGAGGATTGGCTAAGTGCTCTTGAAGGAGTATATAATAAGGAATTCTATCTACGCAAGTCATTAATAGAGAAAGGCAATCTTACTGCCGAAGGCCAAGATATGTATATGAGCGGAGCTTATTATGATAAAATGAGAGACGTTTATACATTACAATCTAAGTATTATGAAGCTCAATTGCCGAAAGGAAAAGCAATTACTGAATATACTAAAGACCAATTAGCGTATTATCAAAAATGGCAAGAAGTGCAAGTAAAATTAAACAATCTTGATGATGAGCAGGTAGAAGATAAAATCAACATTTTATAGCTCCAAGATGTGTCTTATGACCAGCTTATTGCTGCTCAGGAAGAGCTAATTAAAACTTCTGATACTTTGGAAGAGCAAATTACTCGCGAGAATGAGCTTAATAATCTCATTAAACAACGTTATGAGCTTTATAGAGATATTGCAAGTTGGCAGAGAGAAATGTTGGATATTGCTCTCGAATATGAGAGTGGAAGTCCTGATACTGCTTTGTATGCTGACCTTGTTAGTCAAAAGAAGCAGAATCTTGAAAATGAGATGGAAGCTGTTAAACAGAGAATGGCTGAAATTCAGGATTCTAACCGCAAGGATAAACAAGAAGAGCTCAGAAATCTTGCTAAACAGTATGCAGAACTTTATAAAGAATATGCAACTGTTGATATTGATGTTCTTAATGATAAGCTCGATGTCCTTGAAAGAAGACTGGATTTGCTTGAAAAGAGCAAACCTCAAGAGTGGGCAAAATATGATGATATTGCGCCTTATTATCAGCAAAACATTGGGTATCTTGAACAAAAAGCGGCTTTGATTAGAGAATAGCTTGAAGATGTTTCAATGCTTACTGATGAGCAAGTTCAAAATTTGGTTGACCAACTTAATGATGTTACCGTAGCCTTACATGAGGCTCAAATGCAAATGTTGGAAGACCAAAAGAATTATAAGGAAAGTCAATATAACGCTTTAGTTTCTAAAGTTCAGGAATATATTACTGAGCTTGAAGATGCTATGGATGAGATTGAAAAAGCTTATGAAGATGAACTTAAGCCTTTGGAGCAAATTAATGAGGAATTGGAAAGACAAGCAAAACTCGAAGATTTGCTTGCTGCGAAAAAACGTGCGGCTCAAGAAAAAGAGAGGGTGGCCTTAAATATGCCCTCTATAAAGATAGCTATATAAGTCAATAGCCAGAGATGGTCGAGACTTAGGAAAGACTTAACATAATTATTTTTATTTTAAAGAAAGGAGGAAATTAATGGGAATAATTTATAAAGCAACTTTTTAGTGTAATAATAAGTCATATATAGGGCAAACTACTGGAACTTTAGAAAAAAGAAAAGCGGAGCATTTTAGAGATTCGCAAAGAAAAACAACTTATTTTTATTGTGCTATAAAGTCTCATGGTTGGGAAGATTTAAAATGGGAAATTATAGAAGAATGTCCAAATGAAAAATTAAATGAAAGAGAAATTTATTGGATTGATTATTATAAAACTTATATGAATTTTTCTGATAGCAAGGGCTATAATATGACTTTGGGCGGCGAATCAGGGACTCCTCCGATTTTCTTTTCTACACAAGAAGAAATAAATAAGTTGTTAGAAGAATACAAAGAATATGGTGATATTGGATATTTAACAGAAATGTATAATTGTAGCTATACTGTTATATATAACATATTAACAGGATTAGTTAGAACTGAATTTACACATTTTAAAGAAAATGATAAAACTTTTTTGCATAAATATATGAAGAAAGGTCTGAAATATTCTAATACTCAAATAGATGAAGTATTGATTCGCAATAAAAATGGAGAATCTTGTCCTGATATAGCAAAAGATATGGATGTCCCTATAAAGTGGGTTCAAGATATTTTAAGTGGAAGAACTTTATCTAAAAAAACTGGTATATCTAAAGTGACAAGAGAAGAAAGATAGTATTATAATCCTGTTAATTCAAAAAGGACAAAAGAAGAAGTTTTACAAATGGTGGAAGATTTTTATAAAAATGGACTGAAAAACGTTGAAATTTGTGAAAAATATAATATTAATTCTGCTCGTTTAAGTGAAATTTTAATGGGAAAAACTTGGAATAAAATTACAAGTTTAACCAGAGAAATATATGATAAAGAAGATGAAAAACGTAATCCTCCTAAAGTACGAGTTCGTAAAAAAGAAGCATTTCTTTACACGGATGAATAGATATTACAAATGGTTTCATTATATAAAGAGGGGAAAACTAAACAAGAAATAGCAGAAAAATATAACACTACAACAGGATATGTATATAAAATAATAACTCGGCAACGTAGAAAAAATGTTACTCATATTAAATAATTATGTTAAGAATCCTCAGAGACTGTAATGGTTTTTATGGTAACATAAAGACCTTCGCTATCATACTATTATTAAGGCTAATAGTATAAGATACAGTCCGAACTTACGATATAATCTAAAAATGAAACGTAAGAGTTAGGTTGAAAGACCTAACCGCCACTATTAAAAATTTTTTAATAGTGGTCATTAAAGTAACAGATTGGTTCCGCGAAGGTGTGGGATGGGTATACGAATCCCCACGTTCCAAACAACGTGAGGCACAAAAAGACCTTGATGATTTTAAGCGTCAAGATAAAATTGACGACCTTACAGGCACAAAAGACGCAGAAAAAGAAGCTCTTCAAGAAAGAATTGACAACCTCAACCTATACCTTAAAGCATTAGAGTGGAGTTGGAATGAAGCTGAACGAATCGAGCGTGACAGACTTCTTGCAGAGATGATGAATATTGACCAATCTCTTTCCAATGAAGAAATTCAAAAAGAGATGCGTCAACGCATTATGGACGATATGCAAAACTTCATTGAAGTCCAAAATAATGATTATCAAAATTATCTTGGCATCTTCTCAAGTTTTATTAATTCTTATACGCAGTTGGTTCTTCAACTTGCAGAACTTCAACGTCAAGCACTTTCTTTGATTAATTCCAGTCAATATTTAGGTTCAAATGCTGGGGGGTCATTCTCCATTGCTGATGCAACAGGTGGCGGAGGCTTTGGGAATGCTCTTGACCGACTTGATAGCGGTGTGGATTATTCTCGCAATTTCCAAGCTGAGATTAATGCTGCTCTTAAAGACCCACGGAATTATGGTCCTGATGGACAATTAAATGCTGAGGGCAAAGCTTATTTAGCGAAACTTGAAAAGTATCGTAACGAAAAAATCGACTTGGGCCTTGGTGGGAATTATGAAAAGACTTATAATTACACTTCAGGTTTTTCTTCTGGCGGAGGCTCTGGGAAATCTTCTGGGGGAAGTGGCAATAAGACATCTTCCAGCAGTCCTTACAACTCCAAAACAGATTATAATAATGAGTCTAAATACCTTGATAATCTTATCAAAAACGGCTCTGCTGGTCAAAAAGCTTGGGCTCAAAATCAGAAGAAGGAGCTCGATAAGGCTCAAAAAGGTTATGCAGACGGCATTGAAAATGGTCCCGTTACATATACAGGTCTATCAATGTTGCATGGCACATATTCTAAACCTGAATATGTTCTCAATTCTGACCAAGCTTATAATCTCTTACGCAATTTGGCTACAACCAAATTACCTGAATACACTTCCACTTTAAGTCAAGACATGGGAGTTTCCTATGTAATTCAAGGTGATGTAGTGCTCGAAAATTGTGACGACCCAGCGCAATTCTGGAATCAGGTAATGGCCGCAACTCACAATCGTTACAATGTAACAAAGAACAAGCGTTAAAATAATTTACGCTTGATATTTTATAGCAAATACCTTATAATACAGGAAGAGGTTGAGGATTCAACTCGCCTCTTCCTCTTCCTATTAATTTTTGTAAAGGAGTTGATTAATATTTTATATAAGTCGAGCAATTTAACCCCGAACCTTGGAGAGATAGATGTTACAGAAAATAACACTCTTTCAGCTTAGGTTAATACTACGGGTACTACAGTAAAAGCTTGTAGAGTAAAAATAATTACTGGCGATGGAAATGATGTTCTTTATGATTCAGACAATGGATATTCTTCAACGAATCTTCCTCCGAACTTAAAGAAGCCAGTTGTTAATAAAGGCATAGTTAATTTTGATTTAACAAGCGAAATCTGTACCGCAAATAATGTTGTAAATGGTAAAGACTATCAATGGAATATTAGAACTTATGAAGCCAAACGTGGTTCTACTGCACAACCTCAAACAACGGTTTGTCAAGGTTTTCTTGTGGGTTCTACTAAATCTGTAATTTGGACTTCTTATATTGAAAATTCTGCTATTAATAATGCCTTGATATATGATAAGTATATTGAGATTAAGGGTTATGATAATTCTGGTAATAGTAATTTTATGCCTTTACCAGACCCCAATACAGAACAACTTGTTATTCCTACTGATAAAACTTTTAAGGAAAGAAAGAAAATTTATTGGGTCGAAAACGAACTTGGCTGGAATAAAAATTATACTAAGCTTGAATTTGATGACCTGTTTACATACAGTTATAAAGATGGAACAACTTTTGATGTATATCAATGTGATGACCAACATACTTTAACCTCTTTTTATGTGAATCCAAATGATGACCTTGAAAGAGCAAGATGGGTTGAAATTTATAAATCAGACGGGACTTCAATTAATGGAGCAACTGCTGTAAAATATAAAATTATTGGTTATGGCGAAGAAACAGGGGAAATTAGACTTCAAGAAGCTCTTCCCGAAGTTCCTCAAAATGGTTGGACTTATAAATTATTTAAGAAAGACACTGTAAAAGATACTTATGAAGAAGTTGTTGTGCCTTCTCCTAACAATATCTTGGGTGGTAGTCCTCTTGCAAGTGGCAAATTAATTTCGAATCGTAATGCATCAGAAGGAGTCACGGCACAATATTTTATTCAGCCTAATATTAATATTGGGTCTGATAAGTTCAATCCTGCTGAAATTGTTTTTGATAAAACAGGTGCAAGAATTGATTTATATGAAAAAACTTCCGATACAGTTGTTCCTCGGAGAACTACTGATATTACATTTGACAAGTTGGATAATACCCAATGGCTTATTGAAGTAAAAGATGGTATTGTTGAACAAGGTACAATTCCTATTGCTCCTAAGACTCCATATACTGCTTATACAGATTTTATGGATTCTATGCCAAATGCAATTTTTTATGCAAGAACGAAGCCTAATTTAACTATTTTCTATAATAATTTAAACAATCAAGCAAATGACGTTTTGTATATTACGCCTGATGCACAAATTGAGACTTTGATTAAACAACATAAAAATGTTTATATTGAATTGTTTAATTCTGATGGACAATCAGTTGCAGAAAAGAATAAGATTATTTCTTATGACAACGCGATTGGTTATGTAAAATGTGCAAATTCTTTTGATTTGTTCTATGAAGACGAAGTAGAATTTTTCACTTATAAACTTTATACTTATAATGCTGATACGCAAGTTTATACTGAATTAACAGGAGTTGAGAATGCTCAAGCTTCAAATTATGCTTCAACTACTTCAGGCACTCAACCTTGGAGAGATGTACATTTTAAGACAGATTGGGATTCTCCTGAAAATGTTCAGGTAAAATATTATAAGTATACTTTATATGATTCTTTGGGCAATGTTGTCGCTCAAAGTGAAGATATTTACGACAGCTTGTTAGAATGGTCTTTTAGAGGATTGCAAACTTCAGATGATGTGGAATTGCCTAACAAGTATACAATTCAGATTGATATTACCGACCAATATGGAGATGAATTTATTCAAACAGCAAATTTTACAATTTGGTATCAAATAGACCAAAATGTAACTCCATTAGCAACGACTTTTGATTGTAAAGAAGGTGCAATTACTCTTTATGCAAACGCCCCTGTTTATACTGCACCTGTTGAAAAGAATGGATTAAAAGCTGTTGATGAAAGCAATATTTATATTTTTGGTGATGATTTACCTTCCAAAGCTATTTTGAAAATTGGGGATGGAGAGTGCTTGTGTTATGACAGGTTGGTAAGTAATGGAAATCCTCTTGTTTTTCCGCCGAGTTTTGTTTTCTTAACAAGATTACAACTTACACCAAGATTTAATGAGCTTACACCTACTCCACGGAATCAAATTGTATTTTAGATTGCGCATACAGCACAATATGGTCAAGAGGCGATTGGTGATACTCCTGCCACAGAAGAGATTATTGATACTTTAAAATGTGGTAGTACAGAATCTTTCTATATGGATAGCACAGGAAAGATTGTCCCGAATCCAGACCAGTATTTAATTAAAGTATATAAGAATGATGAAACCGAACCTTTAATGTGCTTTAAAAATGGTACGGCAAATTCGTTTAATATTTAGACTGAGGATAAGCGTTTTGATGGTACTACGGGTTACTTCTTTAGTCCTACAGCGATTAAGAACGCTTTGCAAAGTCAGACAAATATTCAAATTGTTTCTGCATTACCTCCCAGCATTACTCCTGAAATTGCTGCGAAGAAATATTTGCTTACTGCAACTACAGGTAAATATTTAAGTGGAGGTATTTATAAATACAATACCATTACTGAGGAGTGGGAACTTCAAGCCGAAGATTATTATTTCCTTGAAAATATTTCTCAAGTTGATGGTGCAACTTATGAAAGTTTGGATGTTCCTACTGTTGCACAAGGAGAAAATGGGGAAATTCTTTGGTACGATGAAACGGAAAATCCTAATAGTGATTTGTTATATATTGATTCTCATTTGATAAATGAACTAAATACAAAGGCATTTAATGACCGTTGGTTTTTAATTGTTCTTAAAGTTATTCGTGAAAACAATAACAGTACAGTAACGTGTGATATTAGAATTGAGACCAGAAAGGAGGTCGTAAGTCATGGCGAATGATACCGAATATAAAAATTATTTGTTTATAAATAGCAACATTAATGTTGACGTTCTTCGTCTTGACCGCGATACAACTATTAGTCTTGATGGAACGAATAAAGACGGAAAAGATATTTATGCTTTAACTCAAGAAAAGAGTATTACCGCAGATACAATTCTGTTTAATACTTTTGTATCAAATGGAGAGTATCAGATTGATGGACAATATTTTGACCCTGAATCTGAAGAATCAGGTGCTACTTTCTATATTTATAGAAAAACACCTTATCAAAAATATTATGATTATATTTGTTCTCTTGAAAATGGGGCAACCACATTAAGAGATTATAATATTGCTAATAATGAGTATTATCATTATTTAGCCGCAACAGAAGTAAAAACAAGTTCTGGTATTAAATATAAAATTTATCAGAATGAAGAAGAAACTCCTGAGAATCCTAAATATGTTCAGGATAGTGAGGGCTTATATTATCTTCCTGTAAAATGGGATAGTTGGCAGATTTGTGACATTGAAGAATCTGATGAGGAAAACACTTTCATAAAAACTGGTAACACTTGGAATTTAGGTTTGAACATGGAAGATGCTGCGGTAACTCAAAACACAAGTGTTTCTATGTGGGAGACTCTTGGTAGATTTGATAAATATTCCGTAGGTCAGCGTAATTATGATAGCTCTGCTGTAACGTGCTTACTCGGTGATATGAAAGAAGTTCTTCATGTTGAGGGGCCTGTTAACACTATTGTAAACAAGTATGAATATACAGAGGATGCGTATGCTATTTCAAAGTGTGATTATGATGAAGAACTTTCAAAAGCTACTTTGCAAAGTCAAAACAGAATAAAAGCAATAACTCGAAAAAATCTTATTGACAATAAGTATCAAAGGTAGTATACTAAGACTGAGGCTTGGAAAGAGTTTTGTAGCAATGGCAAATTGAAATTGTTAAAAGATATAAAAGGTAATAAATGGATTTGTCAAATTCAGTCTGCTCCCACAAGAACAGTAAATGGTATTAGTAATTATCTTTTGACTACTATTACTTTTGAATGGAGAGAAGCTGTAGATGCTTCAACTTCTGTAGTGGTATAGGTTGAGTAATAAAGAAAGGGGGATGCCGAATAAATGAAATTGTTTGGAGAAGTATTATTTTCAAACGGTGAAGATGAAGACATTCCCTTTTCTAAACTAAAAAGACTTTTGGAAATGCCTTATCTTAAGCCGAGATATAGATTAAGTGTTTTAACGCAAGATGAGCAAGTTGCATATATTATTCCAGAAGGAGATATTGTAGCTGATAGTATTAACTATACTGAATCATATCAAAGTGGACAAAGACGTAATATTTCCCTTGAATTAGTTAACGTAGATGGACGTTATACTCCAAATGTAAATGGACTTTGGGTGAATAGTCGTTTTAGTTTTGAAATAGGAATTGAATATTCAGGACGTATTATCTGGTTTCCTAAAGGAATCTATATTATGGGTAATGTAGACCTTACAAGAGGGAATTCAGAAAAAACAGTTTCTTTACAATTACTTGATAAGTATGCCATTTTTGAAGGAAAAACTGGTACTCTTGAAGTCGCTTATGAGGTTGAGCTTGGAAGTGATATAAGAGATGCGGTTAGAGGAATTTTAAATTTTTCTCTTGAAAATGGTTATATTTTAGATTATAAAGATGTTATCTTTGACCCTTCTTTGGTTGGAATGGTAACACAACAAACCATTCGAGCCGAGCAAGGTGAGAATTATGGAACAGTCATTGATGCTTTAGCAACACAATTATCTGCTGAATATTATTATAATAATGTTGGTAATCTATGTTTCTATCCCATCAATGAAACTGTAGATGATAGTGTTAAACCTATTATTTGGACTTATCCTTCTTTTGGAAGAGATTTGCATAATATGAGTTTAAGCTATCAAAATGAAGATATTGTAAATTGTGTTAAAGTTGTGGGAGATAATGTTGACGATGGCATTTATAGCGCTGTTGTTACTAATGAGAATCCCAGTTCTCCTATTTGTATTCAACAGGTAGGAAGACGTACTGCTCCTCCTTATAGTGAAGCTAATGTGTGGAGTGATGACCTTGCGCATGACCTTGCAATGTATTATTTAAGAAAATCAAGCTTTGTTGCAGTACAATTTTCTTGTTCTGTAAGTTTTAATCCTGTACTTACTGTAAACAACATTTGTGAAATTGAAGATGATTATTTGAATTTGAAGAGGAATAAATTACTTATAACTTCAATTTCTTTCACTTCTGAAAGTGGACAAATGAGTGTTGCTTTTTGTAACACGGAAGATTTACCAAGTAATACTAAGAGGACTTAATGAAAGGAGGCTGCTATGAGCAGACGTAAAAATAATATTCAAAGCGATTATACTATGGACGATTTAGCAGACTCCCTATTAAGTCGCATATTAGCGTGTGTAGACCAAAAAGCATAGTCTAATGATATTACAAAAGGGGCTATTGTTACCAGAGTTAACGAAGATGGGACAGTAAATGTTAAACTTCCTGCTGATGAAGAGGGTCACGAATTTACAAAAATTTCCAATCAAAGTGTCTATGAATTATCTGTAGGAGATTCTGTTGAGCTCTATTTAAAAGGCGGTCGTTATTCTAATTGTTGGATTATAGCCAAACATGGAATGGGACGGAAAAGAGTTGCTTTAGAAACTCAAAAAGGTAATACTGTAGTAGTAGGTGGAGGAAGTTCAACGGGTGGAGGTTCTGGAACTATTCCTGAAAGCATACTAAAGCACTTAGTTGATTATAATAATCCTCATAGAGTTACAAAAGAACAACTGGGCTTAAGTAAAGTGGTTACATCTATTAATGGTGAAAGTGGAGATGTTACTATCCCAACAGTTATTAATGATGCCAAATTAACCATTCAATAGAATGGGACAGAAGTTGGCAATTTTACGGCAAATAGTGCTGTAGATAAAACTGTCAACATTACTGTTCCCACTAAACTTAGTGAGCTTGAAGATGATTCTTCTTTTGCTAAGACGAGTGAATTGCCAACAAAAACAAGTGAGTTGGAAAATGATAGTGGATATATTACTTCAAGTGATATACCATCTATTCCTGTTACAACTGTTAATGGAAAAACTGGGGCTGTTGTTTTAAATGCAACAGATGTTCGGGCTTTGCCTAATACTACAGTAATTCCAACTACTACGAGTCAACTCACAAATAACAGCGGTTATATTACTTCAGCGGGAGCACCTGTTCAAACGGTTAATGGAAAAACTGGTGCAGTTCAATTAACTGCGACAGATGTGGGTGCTATATCGGCAGCCGATATATCTCAAACATTAGGCAATTCAAGCACAAAAGTTCCAAGTGAAAAAGCTGTTGCAGATGCTATGTCTGCGGCAGGATACGGCGATATGCTTAAAGCAAAATATGCTAATAATAGCACGGATGATACTGTTGACAAAGCGTTTTCTGATGCCAACGGTAAAAACATTGCTGATACATACGTTCCAAAAGACGGAGGAACGTTAAATAATGTGGACGCAAATACTTTAATTACCACGGGAAATTATTTAATCGGAGAAGGTTGTACTAATTTCCCTGATGGTAGTTAGGGTAGTGTGGTTTAGGTTGTTGGAGCGGGAGGTTCTGCTTACCAAACAACAGTAATATACGCAACAAACACTTATGCTCATAGAGCATATAATGGAACCACTTGGACTGCGTGGAAAGATGCGAATGGTGCGGTTGTCTCTGCAACATAGCCTCAGTATCAAAATGTTGGTAGTCTATGGTTCAAAGAAATTACCTGATTTCATTCGTTGGGTAATAAATAACAAAAACATTTTTAGTAATCCTTTATTTCGAAAATATTTATTTTTTAGGGTGAAACCTTTAAATTTAATAAGACAAAAAAATAATTTTAAAAAACATAAAAAATTTTTCTTGACAAACGGTGAAAGGTGTGTTATACTTCAATCACAGTGAGAGATGAATTGAGATTTTTGGTATGGCACACCTTTTTTCACCGCTCACATTTTCCCAGCAAATATAGACGAAAGGGGTAGACAAATATATGGTAACGAATCTTATTTGCGATGCTTGCAAGTTCCAGCCTAAGTGTGTTGGCTATAATAAGCTCAAGCCTTTTACAGACGAAGCACGAACCGACCTTGGCATTGAGCTTGAGATGCAGAAGTGCAACGATTTTGTTGATATGAATGACAATGATGAAGACGCGGGTTGATTTCTTCTGAGGCAGAGATTCATTGACTCTAAGCACAAAAATGCTTAGCCAAGTGAAGCCATTTTTGGTGGATTTGTACAAAAAATAAGTCAATAAACAGGCTTAAAAGGCAAATAAAAAGACACTTTTATTTGACGAACAAATTTTAGACATTTAAGGAGATATTTTTTAACATGAATAATAATTCTGACCAGATTCGTAGACTTTAGAACGTTGTAATCCTTGAGGGCGCTCTTGCAGAGCTTGAGGAACCTCGTACTGGCACAGGTAAAGATGGTATTAATTACATTTCCCTTCGTGGTGCTGTACAGTGTGGCGATACTGGCGTTTACACTCGTAGCTTCCGTGCCTTCATTAAAGAAAAGAAGACTAACGGTGAAGATAGCAAGGTTTATAAGGATGTAGTTGAGTGGCTTAAGACCGCAACTCCTATGACGAAGAACGCTGAGAATCCTACTATGGTTCGTCTTCAGGGTAGCCTTTCCGATAACGTTTATGTTAATCGTGAGGGTGTTCTTGTTGAGGGTACTGAGGTTTCTGTCCAGTTCTTTAATGAGTTTAAGTCTTTCAATGCTTCTCTACAGCTTGAGGGTTATATTAAAGATATTAAGCCCGAAGTTCGTGGCAAGGATGATGATGCTCACGAGACTGGTCGTTATAAGATGCACTTTATTACTCGCGACTTCTATGGTAATACTCTTGACCTTAAGAATATTATCGTTCCCGCTGAGACCTATGACGATATTCAGTCCATTGGTTATGATGAGGGTGCTACGGTTTCCATTAATATTGACTGGATTCCCTCTCAGACTGAGGAAGCTCCTAAGAAGAAGTCTGGTGGTTTCGGTAAGCAGGTAGACCTCGGTTCTACCAGTGGTAATTCCTATCTTGAGATGATTCTTGTTGGTGGTTCTGACCCCTATGATGAGGATTCCAAGGATGCTCTTAGTCCCAAGATTGTTCGCGCAATGATGGCCGAGCGTACTGCTCACATTAAGGAAGTTGAAGCGAATGGTTATCTTGGTAACAGTAATAAGAGCAACAATGCAACTCCTACTAAGGCTGGTGGCTTTGGTACTGCTAAGGCTAAGACTGGTTCTTTTACTACTATTGAAGACGATGACGACCTGCCGTTTTAAGTCGTAAGAAAGGGGTAAAAGAATATGAGTATTTTTGATGTAAAGCCTAATGTAGTAACTCGTGACCTTAGTGGTAAGAGTTTCCTTTTCTATGGCGAGCGTAAAAGTGGTAGTGTTTTGTTTTGCCACTCGTAAGAGCAATCTTATGAAAAAATAAAATGCGGAATTAAGCGAGAAAACTGTAAAATGTCAACTCGAACCGAAGTTTTCCTTAAAAAAGAAAACAGGGGCAGAGCGTAGTAATTGAACCTTGAAATTTAAATAGTAGGAAAGGAGTGTTTCATGGGTAAAATGAAATATAATCTAATCGAACTTAATGAAAAATTCGGTTAGGAAGTTGTAGAAAAATACAAAAACGGAGCTTATGCAAGAGATTTATCCGTGGAATATTTAAACAACGTTAATGATGTTCGATATATTTATCGTTTATTAAAATTAAACGGGGTTTAGAAACGAAGTTTAAGTGAACGGGCAAAATTGAGAACAGAAAAGCGGGATAATCCGCAAGCGTGGACACAACAATATAAAAGAAATTCAGAGTATTTTGAGAACTGGTCTTATAATATGGCTTATATTCTTGGGCTTCTTGCAACCGATGGAACTAATAGTTCTTTAACAAATATAGTAAAAATAACTTTGCAGGAAGGGGATAGCCATCTTCTTGAAGAAATAAAAGAAGAATTGGAATATGAGGGACCAATATATCATAGCACTTCTCATTCTTCTAAATATAAAAAAGATTATCCTATTGCCACTTTTTAGATTCGAGACAAAAAAATTAGTGAAGATGTTTATAATTTGGGAATAGTGGATAATAAAACTTTCGTTTTGCAAGATTTCAGTTTTATTCCAACAAAATTTCAAAAAGCATTTATTCTTGGGATAATAGATGGAGATGGTGGCATAGATAGGATTTGTGGAGACAGATGTAAAAACAGTGTCCAAATACGAGTTCGTTTTTGTTCGGCTGCGAAAACTTTTATTGAGGGAATAAGAGATATGATGCATAAAAACGGATTTTCTGAAATAAAAGTTCATTCCACGGATTTATAGAGAAAGAATACTTATTACACCTTAGAATTTTCTACTTCGGATATTATTAACTATCTTTCTTGCTATGAAAATGTTGATATTTTTCTCAATCGCAAATTGGATAAAATTTTAAGTTTAATTGAAGAACGTATCGAATATGAAAATACTATAACAGAAAAATGGCGTTTAAAAATAAATATCACAGAACAATTTCAAGAATATAATATTACCAAGAGTCCGCATCACCCTGATAAACTTAGGGTTGAAAAAGTACGCCAAACTGAATCTGAAATGACAGATTGATGAAAATGAACGAAAGTTCCAGAGCATAGGATAAAAAGCCTATGGATAATAACAATGAAAACAACTAACGCTTGTAAATTCCCGAAGCATATTTTGTTGGCTTTCGAGAAAGGATATGGTCTGATTCCACGGGCAAATGGTTATCCAATTAATAGTTGGCGTGAAGCTCTTGAAGCTAAACGTGATTTGTTAAAGGATGCTAAGGAAGTGGAACAGGGTAAGAAAGCCGAAACTTTCTTCCGAACCGTTATAGTTGATACCGCTGATATTGCTTACGATATGTGTGAGCGTTTTATCCTCGATAAAGAGGGTGTTGAATATCTCGATGAAACTGAAAAGATGCGCGGTTATCGTGCAGTTTCTCGTGAGTTTGATAAGTTCTTCCAAGATATTGTTCGTGCGGGATATACGTTGGTATGTATTTCTCATGCAACCAGCAAACAGATTAAGGAAAAGGGAGAAAAGTATGATAAGACAATTCCCACTCTTCCTGACCGTGGTTTCCTTGTAATTTCTCGTTTGGTAGACGTTTGTGGCTATGCTTCTTATGAAACCGATGAAAATGGTAATACCACTTCTATGCTTACGCTTCGTGGCAGTAAGTATCTTGAAGCAGGTTCTCGTAATAAGTATATGTCCGATTGCATTCCTTTCACTTATGAAGCTCTTTGCGCAGATATGGCTCAGGCTATTGATAAGCTTGAAAAGAATGATGGTGCTACTGTTACAGATGAGAGCAGTAATCTTTTTGTTGACAAGGATGAACGTAAAGATGTTGATTTCCCCTCTTTGGTAGGAGAAATTAAGGCGTATGCCATTGCTATGCATAAGGCTGAAAAGACTTCCGAATACAATAAGATTGTGACTGAATATCTTGGTAAGGGTCGTGCAGTTAAAGACTGCGATGAATCTCAGACTGATATGCTACTTTTGATTCTTGATGAGCTTCGTGATTGGGGCAAAGAAAACGGAGTAGATATTGAACGCAAAGTTTAATTTCTGAGATTTAAATTAACTAACACAAAGGAGATTGGAGAAAGTAAACAAGCTGAATCCTTTCTCCTTTGTTTTTCTAATTATAATTTTACAGAAATGGGGTGTTATTATCGGTAGAAAGCCAAATAGAGTTTTTACTTGTGCTCGGTGTGGACTTTAGTATCCGTCTGAATTGAAAATTACAGTTGCAAATAAAAACTATTGTCCAAGTTGCGGCACAATTCGTCGCCAAAGAGCAGAAGATTATAAAAATCTCTTCAATTATATTTTCTTTACTATGGGCTACGATGGAGAGTTAGACCCCAAAAAAATGTCTGTCCCTGTAAACATCCTTAAAAAAGGCTATCATATGGATGCCTCTAAGGTTCTTTGGACTCTAAAATATATTAACGAGTACGAGAAAAATAAACCTCGGAGAATGCAAACAGAGATGGATTTAATTAAACTGGTAACTTCTTACTATCTTCAAGCTAAATTCTTTTGGGCAAGTTGTGAAGAATTAGACCAGAGTTCTACACAAGAAAAGATAGATGAAAGTTTAGATTTCCCAGTTCATCAAGTTGTTATCAATCGTTCTGACCTTGAAAAAGCTCGTATTGCAGATGAAGAGAAAAGAGCTCTTCGTGAACATCGAGTGATTCCAGAAGATTATGATGGCGATATTGATGAGTTGGATTTTGATGCTTTTATTTGGGACGCTGATTATGATAAAGAATTTTTGAAGCAACGCAAAGAACTTTGGGAAGCTGAAAGAGCAAAAGAAGAGGAAGAGTCTTATTTTACAGATGAGATTTTACCAGAAGACCTCAATGAAGAGGATTTACTACTTTATAAAGGGGAGACAGATTCGTGGCAAGTAAAATAAATTTCGACCAAGACGATTATAATTCTCGTATTGCTGCCCTTGAAGTTATTGGCTGTATTATTTAGAAGCCAGATTTACTTGCGGGGCATAGGCTTGAGAAAACGGATTTTACGAATCTTATAGCTCAAGCTGTTTTAACTGCGGTTAAATATCTCTGGGCAAAAAGAGTAGAGTTCATTGATATTAACATTATCAACGAATGTCTCTCCAAAAACTATCCTACATTTTATCGAATTTATCAAAGAAGTCAGCGGGATAACTTTGTGGGTCAGGCAGTTACAAAATGCCATCCTATGAACTTTGAAGCTAACTATAACGAGCTTAGAAAATTTTCTCTACTTCGTTCTCTTATGAATCAGGGTATTGATGTAACTGATATTTATGACCCAAATGAGTTTGATGATGATGAGGGAGAAAACAAGAAGAAAGAATTTGTTAAAATGACAACAGATGATATTCTTCTTAAAATCCGTCAGAAACTTATGAGTACTACACTTGATTATACAACTAAAGCTGGTCGTGATAGTGTTAAAGCTGGTGGAGCCGAGCTTCAAAAATTTGTTGAAGACCGTAAAAATGGTGGCAGTTATGGCTTAAGTTATTCAAGTAATTTTTATACTACTATCACAGGTGGTATGAAACCAAGACATTTTAATATGATGTCTGCTGGCACTGGAACGGGAAAGACCCGCCAATCAATTTCAAACATTTGTCATACTTTTGCAGTAGAATATTATGATAATAAGCTAAAGAAATTTGTTCCAAATCCTCACGGGACTCAAAATGCAGTCCTTTATATTGGAACTGAGATGGAACTTATAGATGAAGTTGAGCCTATTATGTTGGCTTATATTGCAGATGTTCCACAGGACCACATTATGGATTACACTTATGCAGATGGTGAATATGAACGAGTTCTTTATGCTATTGATGTTCTGGATAGAAGTCAAATTTATCTTGAATATGTCCCTGATTACGATATTTCTACTCTTGAACAAACTATAGAAAAATATGTTCTTCAAAAGAATGTAAGACACGTTTATTTTGATTATATCCATATTACAACAGACCTTATTGCAGAATTTCAAGGAGAAGCTAAAGCAAAGATGCAACTCCGTGAAGACCAAGTTCTTGCCAATGTTGGTACAAAATTAAAAGAACTTACTCGCAAATATGATATAAGTCTTGATACTTGGACTCAGGTTTCAGGTGATTGGAAAAATGAAAATAATCGAGACCAGACTATTATTCGTGGTTCTAAAGCTCTTGCAGATAAGGCAGATATTGCAGGACTTATGATGCGTCCTACTGTTGCAGAACTTAAGAAGATTGACCCAATTTTAAAGAATCGTTTTGGCGGACAAAAACCAAATGTTTATTATGCGATTTATAAGAATCGTGGTGGCAAATATGTAAATGTCAAAGTTTGGCTGTATGTAGATTATTCTACTATGCGTGTATCTGACCTATTTTGCACAGATTATGATAATAAACTTATTGACAAAGTATTTTTGCCTGAAACATTTGTTTCAGTAAATGAAGATGGCATTGTCAATTATAGTAGACATAAAGAAGATGTCCCTGTTGTAGCAACAGGCATTTCTGCAAAAGAGAGTTCTAATGGAGATACCACAAAATTAACAAAGCCTACTAAATATGAAGCTATTTATTCTGATGAAACTGGTGGAGATGACCCAGCCGAAAAAGCCATAAAAGAAGCTATGGTGTCTGGTGAGGTAACTTCTGTTGTGAGTAAAAAACTCCAAACAAGACTTGACCTTGAAAAAGAAAATGAAGAAAATATGTATTCTACTAAAGTAACCAGAGAAGATTTTGATAATGATGGTTGGCCAGTAGATAAATTTAGTGAAATTGAGGAAGAGGAGTAAAATCCTCTCCTTTGGTTAACATTATGATAGATAAAGACGAATTATTAAAACGTGTTACACCTGAGATTGTGATTGAAATAATGGATGAAAACGGCGCTCCTTTAAATCATACAAGCAGAGATGGTTCAACTGGACAGCAGCTTTTGTGGTTTAAAACTATTTGTCATGGAGGTTCTAAACCTAAACTCTGTTATTTCACTCAGTCAAAAAACTTTTTCTGTTATACTTCATGTGGAGCAATGAGCTTTTTTGAGGGGATTAAAAGAATTAGAAATGTAAGAGATAAAGACTTTTATAAGGGTGTTATTCTTTATATCGCTGATAAAGTTGGGCTAAAATCAACTCAAGAAAAGGGTTTTGGTACTTATCGTAAAGATGATAGAGATGATATGAGAACCCTTGAAGATAATATGAGTATTTCTGGTTGGGGAGATTGGCGCGAAAAAATTAAAAATCAAAACGAAAATATCAATAACAAAATTATTCAAGACGAAACAATTCTAAACTATTTTGAAAATAAGATTTATGATGGATGGCTCAAAGAGGGCATTTCAGAAAAATCCATGAAAAAGTATGGAATTAAATGGTATGAATATCAAAAGCATATTATTATTCCACATCGAAATGAAGATGGACAGTTAATTGGTATTCGTCGCAGAAGTCTCAAACCAGAAGATAAAAATAATAAATATATGCCTGAATTTATTGAGGGCAAAGATTATGGACATTCTTTAGGTCTGAATCTATATGGACTTTATGAAAATAAAGCCGCAATAGAAGAACGTGGCAAAGCTATTATTGTTGAGGGAGAAAAAAGTGTTTTGCTTTCAGATACTTATTTCGGTAAGAATAGTATTGCTGTAGCTACTTGTGGCTTCTCTGTTTCTAATAAGCAAGCCAATCTTTTAGGAGACCTTGGTGTAAGACAGGTTTACCTTGGATTTGATAAAGACTTTGACGAGTTTGACTCAAAAGCAGTTAAGGGGTACAATAGCAATCCTGCAACTAAAAGAGACTTTGAGATGTATAAAAACAAAATTATTTCCATTGCTTCAAAATTAGCTGGAATGGGTTTTGCTGTTTACATCATTAAAGATAAAGAGGGTAAACTTAAAATCAAAGATTCTCCTTTTGATGAAGGTAAAGAAACATTTCAAAAGTTATTCGCAAGTGCAGAAAAGTTTGATATGAATAAGTTGAAGTGGAATCAAGGGTGATAATTATGTAGACGAGGATAAATAATAAATGAAAAAGTTACAATGGAAGACAAGATTTAATACTTAGTTTAAGGAAGAAGTAGATTTCTTAGATACTCTTCTTGAAAGCTATGGTATTACAGACATAAAGAGTTTTGTTCATCCTGTCAGAAGTGAGTTGAATGACCCATTCTTGATGAAGAATATGGATAAAGCTGTAGAATTAGTCCATGATAAATTAAAAGAAGATTGTAAAATTCTAATTTATGTGGATGGAGATTGTGATGGTGCAATGGCAAGTTCTGCCTTAACTCAGATTCTTAAATATATTAAACCTGATGTTAAGTTAGACTATACTTACGCTTTCCAGAAAGACCACGGACTTACTATGAGTAAGTTAGCAAATTTTACAAAAGATGAATTTGGATTGATTATAATTCCAGATGCATCAATGGAAGCTAAAGATGCTATTGAAATCACAAGGAATTTTTCTGCTCCTATTTTAGTTCTCGACCACCATTTAGTTTCATCTGAGACTCAAGATACTTGGACTGGCGAATGGATGGATAGAGAAAAGGCAATTTCTATTTATAAAGAGAACCCGTCTGAGTATAAGACTCGTTTTCATACGGATTGTTATGTAAATTATTGTTTGCCTGTAAATAGTACAGATGGTCAGTATCCTTGTACTGCGATTTGTGGTACAGGAGTTGTAATGAAATTTGCAGAAGCCTATTGTGAAAAATATAATGTTGATACAGAAATTCTCGACAATATTATGGAGCTTGTTTCACTTGCTGAGATAGCAGACGGAATGGACAGCATGAAGCTTGAAGCAAGATGGTATATGCTTGAGGGACTAAAAGAGTTCTATTGGCATAATGATTTCATTAAAGAGCTTTGTGACCGTTTGGCTGACGAAATGCCTTATGGTAGAACTATTAGTTCTATGGGCTGGACTATTGCTCCTAAAATTAATGGCGTATTTAGATATGGCACAGAAGAAGAAATTGTTAATATGTGTCGTGCTATTCGCGGAGAGCAAGAAACAATAATTTATAAACCTCGACGTAAGAGCAAGAATGACCCTGTGCCAGAACCAGAAGAGCATACTCTTCAATGGGATATGGCAAGGACTTGTTGTAATGTAAAGAGTAGACAAGATACAGCAATACGTTCATTCATGGAAAAAGTTGAGGAAATCATTAAAAAGACAGAAGCAAATAAAAGAAGTATTTTATTTGTTGATTGTACATCAGTCATAGACAAAAAAACAGTAAGTGGTCTCGTGGCGCGGAAATTGGCTACAAAATATTACCGTCCTGTCGTTCTTATGAGAGATTTTACCTCTACTGAGTATGGAGGGTCAATGAGAAATTATTCTCAGGGTAATGTTGATGATTTAAAGAGCTTGCTTGAAAAAGCTGGGGTCGTTTGCAAACGGCATTCAAATGCAGCGGGAATCCATATTGAAAAAAGTAAGCTTTCAGAAATTCAAGCCAAGTGTGATGAGCTGCTTCCTATTGATTCTCTTGTTACAATTCATCAGGTTGATTGGCAAGTAGACTTGGCTGATTTGAAGAAAGAATATATCTCAGAGGTCGCAGAAAACTATGCTATCTGGGGTAATACTGTTCCATCTCCTACTTTCGCCATTACTGGTATCAGAGTAAATGCAAGTCAGATTACTCGGTCTGGACCAAATGGAGCTAAGACTTTTATTCGTTTTAAGGCTAATAATATTTCTTTTGTTAAGAAGTATTGTGCTGCTGGCGAATTTGATACCATGACTATGAAAGATAGAGTCGGATTTGGGGTTAGTAAAAAGAATCTTTTAATGAATGTTATTGGTGAGTTCCAATATGAAAAATATGAGGATAAAAATTATCCTGTTGTAAAGATTCTTTATTATGATGTTGAAGAAGACCTTGAGGCTAATGAAGCTGATAAGCAAAAAATGGCTGGTGGAGATTGGTCTGAGATTGAAGAATCTACATCTAAAAATAAAAAGGTTGTTGCAAAAAATGCAACGCCTGTTGCACAAAAGGAAGAAAAGAAAATTGATGCTGATGAATATCGGGACGATTTCTATTTCTAAAAAGGCTTTAAAGTTGTGAACTTTTGAACTATATAATAGGGAAACTTTCTTAGAGGAAGTTTCCCTTGACAGATATATTTAGACGTGATATAATATAGACAAAACTATGGAAAGGAGAAGAACAATCGAATGTTTGTAGGTTTGCATAACCATACTGATAATGGGTCAAACATTCGCGGATTTCTTGATAGCACTAATACTATTAAAGGACTTCTCGAATATACACTTTAGGTAGGACATAAAGGGGTAGCTATTACAGACCACGATTCTGTTGCAGCTCATGTTAATGCTCTGACACAAATGGCAGAGCTTCGTGAGAAAGACCCCGAAAAATGGAAAGATTACAAATTAATTCTTGGTAATGAGATTTATCTTTGTAGTCGAAAAGAAATTGAAGAAGATAAAAATTATACTTTTTATCATTTTATTCTTATCGCAAAAGATGAAATTGGACACAAACAAATTCGCGAACTAAGTACAAGGGCATGGATAGATAACTCGTTTACATGGGTTAATATTCGTACTCCAACTTATTACGATGATTTATTTGAAGTTGTTGAATCTAACAGAGGGCATTTAGTATCTTCGACAGCTTGTTTAGGTGGATTTGCACCGCATTTAATTCTTCGAGCTTACAATGAAAATCCATTACAGCCAGATTATCATGTGGTAAAAAAATGGTTGTCTCGAATGGACCAATGTTTTGGGCATCGGAATTTTTTCCTTGAATTGCAACCCTCTATTCAAGAAGAGCAAAAAATTGTTAATCAAGCTTATATTGAATTGTCAAAAGAACTTGATATTCCTTATGTTATCACTACTGATGCTCATTATCTTAAAAAAGAAGATAGACCTATTCATGAAGCTTTTCTTAAATCAAATGATGATAGTGGGAAAGAGCGTGAAGTGGGAGATTTTTATGCTTCAACTTATGTAATGTCAGAAGAGGAAATTCATTCTTATATGGATGAATATTTAAGCGCAGAAGTAGTACAAAAAGGTATTGATAATACCATGTTAATTTATAATATGGTTCAAGAATATACTTTATTTGCAAATCTTGAAATCCCTTATGAGCCAGATGATTTAACCGAGCCTAATTCAATTTTGGTTGAAAAATATGTCAAATATATTCCGATGTTAGATTGGTTTGCTAAATCTGATTTTAATGGAGACCGACATCTTGTTCGAGAGATTGTAAATCGAATCGAAAAAGATAGTGACGAATTAGCAAACAAGGAAACTTACGATGCAATTCAAACGTGTCTTGAATCAATAAAAGCAAGCTCAGAAGCGAATAAGGCTCATTGGTCTGCTTATTTGTTACAAACCAGAGACCTTGTAAATGCTTGCTGGGAAGTTGGTAGTTTAGTTGGACCAAGCAGAGGTAGTGGTCTGCGGTTTATTCTTCTTTATATTTTAGGTATTACCCAAGTTAATCCTTTAAAAGAAGATGTAAGAACTTTTTCGTGGAGGTTCCTTAATCCAAAGCGTGTTAGCGTTTTGGATATAGATATTGACTTCGAGAATGCTTATAGAGACGATGTTATTGCTTTACTTCAGTATAAATATTGTGGAGACAACCAAAAAGCTGGTAATCGTCGTGTAATGAAAGTGCAAACACTTTCTACGATGAAAGCTAAAAGTGCTTTACAAACAGCTTGTCGAGGTTTGGGTTACGCTTCAGAAGAAGGGCAATTTCTTGGCTCATTTATTGGTCAGGAACGTGGCATTCAGTATACTCTTAAACAAACTTATTATGGAGACGAAGAAAACAATCTTCCTCCCAATCAAGAGTTTAAGAATCTTATGGACGGTCAATATAAAGATGTTTGGGAAGTAGCTCAAAATATTGAGGGTTTAATTAGTGGTGTTGGTAGTCATGCAGGAGGCGTAATTCTTTCAGCAACAGATGTTGTAGACCACGCTGCGCTGATGAAAACAGCAAGTGGAGATATTATTACTCAATTTGACCTTCATGCCGCAGAAAAAGTCTCTCTTATCAAATGGGACCTCCTTTCGATAGACGCATTACAAAAGGAGCACGTTTGTCTAAATCTTCTTATGGAAGATGGGTATATTAAAGACCAAGGTAATATTAGAGACACTTATGAAAAATATCTTGGTGTTTATAAAATTGAGCGAAACAACCCTGAAATTTGGAATATGCTCAATGAGCATAAAGTAATGTCTTTTTTCCAAATGGAAAAGCAAACAGGTTATCAAGCTATTGCAGTAGCTAAACCTGAAAGTCTTTCTGACCTTTCTGCTTTAAACTCAGTAATGAGGCTTATGGCTCCAGAACCACGGGCAGAAGCTCCGTTGGATAGATTTGGTCGATTTAAAAAAGATATTACCCTTTGGTATAAAGAAATGACTGATTATGGTTTAACAGAACATGAGCAAGAAGTAGTAAAAAAATACGCTGAAAAGAATTATGGACTGTTGCCCAATCAGGAAGATTTTATGATGGTAGTTCAAGACCCCGAAGTAGGTGGATTTGACTTACTTTGGAGCGACCGCCTTAGAAAAAGTATTGCGAAAAAAAGTCCAAAAGCTTATCTTGAATTACAACAAGAGTTCTACGATAATATTAGAGAAAAGAACCTTAGTCCTAAATTATGTCATTATGTTTGGGATGTATTAATTTCAATGAACCGTGGCTACGGTTTTAATGCGTTGTTGTGGCGCACACAAGCTTAACCGTTTCATCAACAGGGTTAATCTCTTTTAAGGATTGGCAATCTTAGAGGTTAGCTAACGAGGGTAAAATCTCGTGTCAAATCAAAACAAATTAATATTGAAAGGAGGAATTATGGTAATATATAAAATTACCAACTTAAAAAATCAAAAAGTTTATATCGGTCAGACAAATAATTTTGATGCTCGTATGAGGAATCATAAATCTTGTGCTTTTAATCCTAAAGCAAAAGAATATGGACTTCATTTGTATTATGCTATTCGTAAATATGGATGGGAAAGTTTTTCGAAAGAAATTATAGAAAATATTCCAGATGAAGAAAGTCAAGAATATGTAGATGAAAGAGAACGTTTTTATATTTCTTTTTATGACTCTACAAATCGAGATAAAGGATACAATGTAGATTTAGGTCGGCAAAATGGGGCAAAAAAACAAAAATTAACATTTGAACAAAAAGTGTCTTTAAGTAAGATTTTTACTTTAGAAGAGATAAAAGATATTCAACAGATGTTAATTGATGGTAAACCTTTAATTGAAATTAGAGAAAAGTATTATCCTCGTTTAACGGATAGTCTGTTGACCAATATAAATGTGGGTTTAAATTTTAAAAGAGAAGATTTAATTTACCCTTTACACGATTATATGCATGATGGACATTCGGATATGTTTACTCGACAGGAACAAGAAGAAATTCAAAAAGAATTGCAAGAGGGCAAATTAACTTATGTTGAATTGGCTAAAAAATGGGATATAAAATCTGTTCGGATGTTATCTATGATTAATAATGGAAAGATTTGGAAAAATGATAAATTACAATATCCATTATCAATTCGTGGGAATTCTCGTTTACATAATTTTAATTCATGGGTTAAACTTGTTCAAAAAGATTTAATGGAAAGTAACCTAAATCAAACTGAAATCGCAAAGAAATATCAAAAAAGCTATTCAACAATAAAAAAAATAAACAGTGGAAGTTCTTATTATAATGAGAATTATCAATATCCATTAACTTCTAATAGAAAAAAAGAATTTTAATTTGTTTTGAAAATGATGTATCGACTATCTTGGGTTAGACCGAGAGTACGGGAGCTATTGATACGCTCTTGGAAACAGCTTGCGACTGCTAAGAATGCCAAAACTTAGACACAGAAAAGTCGTAAAAAATAGTCAGTTTTAACAAAAAGCACATACGTTAGCCTATTCAATCGTAGGACTTCAAGAAGCCAATCTTGCTTATCATTATCCTGTCCTTTATTGGAACTCAGCAAATTTGATTTCTGATTCAGGCGGAGAAGATGGTAATGTAAACTATGGTAAAATTGCAAAAGCAATTAGCAATATTCAAAAAGAACGGACAAAAGTAGCTCTCCCTGATATTAACAGAGTAAAATTTGGTTTCCGTCCGAACGTAGAACTTAACGAAATTATTTATGGACTTAAGCCTATTCAGGGAATTGGAGCAAAAGTAGCAAATGGAATCATTAGTCATCAACCTTATGCATCCATGCAAGATTTTTATAATAAGATGCAATCTTTTAAAGAAGAAGCTCTTGAAAACAAGTTTGGTGATACGGCAATGATTCAACTTATAAAAGCAGGTTGTTTTGACGACCTTGAAAAGAAACCAAGAACTGAAATTATGGCAGATTTTATCCGCCAAATTTCAAGTCCTATTACAAGTCTTAAAATGGCAAATATTGAGGACCTTAATCGTCTTGGCTTACTTACTGAAGGTCAGAAAAAGTTTGAACTTCGCTTGTATCGTTTTTGTAAATATGTTTGTCAAAAACAATTTTTCTACAAGCAAGAAAAAAAGTCTCCAAATACGGCTTATTATTATTTAGAGAGAAAATTTGCTGAACCTTATTTTGAAGAAAATTTTATGTCTGAAATGCAAATTACTAAAGATTACGAGCTAACAGACAATGGCTTATATGCAGTAAAGAAAGGCAGTTTAGACAGAGAATTTAATAAATTAACTAAAGACTTTAGAGAAAATGTTCTAACAAGTCAAGAAATGCTTGATGCTGTTAATAAAGACCGTTTTGATAATCTTTGGAAAGAAAAAGCCACGGGAACAGTTTCTAAATGGGAAATGGATTCTATGTGCTTTTATTATGGACCTCATGAACTTGAAAATGTTAATCGTAAAGAATACGACATTGTTAAGTTTAACGAGATGCCAGAAGAGCCAGTAATTGCAGATGTATATTATTATCGCAATCAACAAAAGCCTCGATTTGTTTTAAATCGTATTTGTGGTACAGTTCTTGACAAAGACAGAACAAAACATACTGTAACATTGTTAACACCTGACGGAGTTTGTGATGTTAAATTCTATGCAGGAGCGTTTTCTTATTGGGACAAACAAATTTCTCAAATTGAAGCTGATGGGACAAAGAAAACACTTGAAAAATCTTGGTTCTCTCGCGGTAATAAAATTATGGTAACAGGTTTCCGTAGAGGTGAACAGTGGGTAGCTAAAAAATATAAAGATAGTGTTTACAATCATTCTGTCCAGTTAATTGTTGATATTGACGAAAAAGGCAACTTAGACCTTAAAACAGATAGAATCGAGGTGGACTCAGCTAATGATGTAGCAGTCTAAAATAACAGAGCAAGACAAAATCATCAAGATTCATGCTACATTAAACAATGTAATTTTCCCTAAAGGTGGGTTTTAGAGTATAACTGAGCCCACCTTCGGGATAGTATCTTGGATTATAGTGTCCGTAGATGATGGAGAACCTACAAATGATAATTTTGGTACAATTACAGTAAAGGGGACATATCCTTGTAATATATCTCCCAGAGCAAATTATATTATCATTGCAAAAGAGGTTGAACATCCTCAGTATGGAACACAATATGATTTGATTTATTTTAATGAAGAGTTTGATATGACAAAAGCAAGTAATCAAAGAGCTTTTCTTAAAACTTTTTTGACAGATAATCAAATTGAAGAGTTCTTTAAAATTTTCCCTAATCCAATTCAAACATTGGAAAAAGGCAATCCAAAAGAGCTCACAAAAATTCATGGTGTTGGAGACTATATTGCCAACTGTATTCTTGAGCGTTATGAGCAAAAGAAAGATGTGGGTCAAGTTTATCTTGAGTTAGATGGGATAGGACTTTCTTCTAATTTTATTACTAAATTAGTTCAAAAGTACAAAAATCCATCAGTTATAGTTTCCAAAGTAAAAGAAAATCCTTATTCATTAATTAAAGATATTGACGGAGTAGGATTTTTAACTGCTGATGCAGTAGCTCAAAAAGCAGGATTTAATAAAACAGATGTTCGAAGAATTAAGTCTTTTATTACTTGGTTTTTAAATAAAGAGGGTGATGAAGGACATTCGTATATTTCTGCGCAGGAATTAAATGCAAATATTTTTGAAACATTAGGTTCTCCACAAGAGATTGTAGAAAATTATGACGTATCAGAAGATGCAGATAGTTCTATTCCTCGAAATAATATTGCCAAAGCTATAAAAGAGCTTCAAGATGAAGGGATAATAGTTCTTGAAAATAGTGAGAGAAAAGCAGACCGTAGGGTTTATTTGACTAAATTCTATAATCTTGAAAGAGATATTGCTTATCATTTAAAGAGACTTCTCAATGCTCATAGTGATTTTGTCATTGAAAACTTTGATGAAAAAATCAAGAAAGCAGAGGAAGACCAAGGATTTGAATTTACTCAAGAGCAAATTGATGGTATAAAATTAGGTTGCGAAAAACAAGTCTGTATGATAACTGGTCTTGCAGGTAGTGGTAAATCAAGCCTTGTAAATGGTATACTTACTGTTTTAAACAATTATACTTTTGCTCAATGTGCTCTTTCAGGAAAAGCTGCTGCGAGATTGCAAGAAGTTACAGGAGTTTCAGGAAAAACAATCCACCGTTTACTCGAATACAGTGGAGATGGATTTGTTAGAAATGAAGAAAATCCACTTGAAGAGAACATCATTGTTCTTGATGAAATTTCTCTTGTTGGCGGTGAAATCTTCTTAGATTTGCTTAAAGCAATTCCTAATGGCTCTAAGTTAATTATGTTAGGTGACTTTGGGCAGTTAAGTTCTGTGGGTCTTTTAAATCTTGCTTATGATATGATGAATAGTAATCTTATTCCAGTAGTAAAATTACAGCAAGTTCATCGCCAAGCAAAGTCTTCTGGCATATTAACGATAGCTTATCAAGTGCGTAATGGTTATCAACTTTATGAAAACTATGCACAAGAAAGTATTGAAACTGTCGGAGAAAAGAAAGACATGATAATAGATGTCAGTCCTGATAGTGATGATGATAGAGATAAGATATTGCAATACTTTGAAGAATATTATAATTCTCCTTTAGTGGGAAGAGATATTGAAAAAATTCAGGTAATTTCTCCCGTTAAAGAGAGAGGAGATACTTGTGTATTTAATTTGAATCAAGACATACAAGAACTTGTTAATCCGATAGACCCGTTTAAAAGAAATTATGTTGTAAAGAAACAGCGTAAAAAGGTTGACAAAGATTTTAGTTATGTGATTCAAGAGAATGATAAAGTTATGTGTATTAAAAATAATTATCGTGTTTTTAATACAAGTGGGGCTCAATCTGCAATGTTTAATGGTTGGACAGGAATTGTAAAGAAAATTGATGATGATAACATGATTGTTGATTTTACTTTGGGAGATTGTCCGATTATTATTCCATTAAAAGAAGTTGGCAACTATATTATTTTGGGATATGCAAGTACAGTCCATAGACTCCAAGGAAGTTCCGCAGATGTGGTAATTGGAGTGTTAAATTGGGGTTGTCCTCCAAACATGGCTTCAAAAGAGCTTGTGTATACTTTAATTACTCGTGCTAAGAAAAAGTGTATTTTGGTTGCAAATACAGGGACTTTAAGAAGTGCGATAGGAACTGATTCAGTAGCCTATAAGAGAACGTTTTTGCCAGAGATGCTTCAGAAAGATTTTTATTGGCTTCGAGCAGAATACAATAAAGAGAAGAAAGCAAAAGATGAAGCAATGAGGGCAAGGATGAAAGAGATTATGGCAAATACTGTAAATGTTTCTGAAGAAGCAGAAGGTTCAGAAGAAAATTCTTAATAAAAACGCAAAAAGCTCTTGACAATCAAGAGCTTTTGTGTTAGAATACAGACACTAAGATAAAAAGTAAGATAGGATAAAAGGTGGCTTTTATATGTCTTCTAATTCTAATAAATATTTTTATTCTAACTGTTTCATTGAAATGGTTAAGGCAAAACTTAAGAACCCAAAAGTGAAAATTATGTACTTACCAGCTTTCTTAAATGAAGTACCTTGCCCACATTGGATGTGGCTTGACGAAGAGGGTGAACATGATTTCCATTATCGAGGGAAACTTCCTTGGTATAAATGGTTTTGGCATAAAGGGCATATTAGAACTGTTCATAGAGGATGCTATAAAGGCTGTATTATGCAGATGATTGAAAAAAAATATTATGAGGGAAAGCATGAATAAATCGAATATCCCAGCTACTTTTAAAGAAGTTGGTTTCAATGAAAGTTTTCATATGGGAAAATCTGAGAAACTTTCTTATTATATAGATAAAAACCTTGACTTTTGGTGTGAGCTTGAGGGAGGAGAAATTATTAAATGCCCTTCGGCTTATCGTATTGATGCATTTACTTTTACTTGGTCTGGCTGTCGTTATTGGTATGATGAAGAGACTAAGCGCCATTATTATGTAAATCCATTTTATGATGGAGAAACATTTTATCTTTATGCATATAGTTTCGGAGAACTACTTGAGCTTATTAGGAAATTTGTGGAGCCAAGTGATGAAATAGGAGATGTACTTGATTCTTCTACCGAAATGAAAACATATAGGAATACAATAACAGAAATTTTTAAAAATTAAGGAATAATTGTTATGAATCGTGAAGAGCGTAGAAATACAGTAAAGAAGTTACAGAAAAAAGGTCTTAAACGCGAAACTGCTGAGACTATTGTAGAACGTATGGATTTTACCGAGCATCATTTTAGTAGAGATGTTTGGGAGGGTGAAAAGGTTAAGTTGAATTATGACCGAATTACCCATTACAAGGACTGGAAGATTCTTCGTCAGGAATATAGAGATTTTGTAGAAGCTAATAAAGATACTGTTTTTACAGTAGAATTTGATGATATTCGCAAAAAGGAAGCTGAGAAGAATGATGGGCTGAGTGGTCTTTGTCAGTTTGTAGAGGATACTACTCCTGTGAAGTGGTTATTCTATGCTATTGACCTTATTCCTGAACCCAATCAGACTCGTCCTAAAACTGAAACTGAACTTCAAAATGAAGCGTTTTTGGCTCATGTCAATGAAGTTTTAAAAGGTATTGAGTAATGGAAAAAATTGTTGTTGGGGATAAATATATTTTTGTCCCTTCAGAAGAACAAAAATTAGCAGATGATTGCTTGCAACTTTTAAGCGAAGAAGTGAAAAGGCTTAATCCAGATTGCGAAAAAGTTGCAACATTATCTTTTGATGATAAAATTTATGTTGTGCCTGTAAATGGGCATAAACCATTAAAGGTAATGTTTGATACAGATGAAGTTTGGAAAGTATCAGTGAACCCAGAAAATGAAAAAGAATTAATTGCTGAACGTTTTGCTACAAGAGAAGAACGAGAAGAAATTCTTAAAGCTTTAACTGTGGGTGGAATTAACTCTTTTAGGTTGGAGGATTGACAATGACTAATCTTGTAATTATGGTTGGACCTGCCGCAAGTGGCAAATCTACGCTTGCAAATAATATTAAAAACGTTTATGAGCGTAATGGACAGAAAACTATTGTTGTTTCTTCTGACCAAATTCGCGTAGATTTGTATGGTGACATTAATGACCAGACTCATAACGATGAAGTATTTAAGGAAGTTCGTCGTAGAATTAATAATTGTATTGGGAAAATGAATGTCATTGTAGATGCTACCAGTATTAATGTAAAGTCTCGTATTCCTCTACTTGACCTTGTTCGTAAAAATTCAGATGTGCGTAAAATTGCTATGGTTATGACTACTCCTGAACCTGTATGCAAGATGCTTAATCGTAAGCGTGAGCGAAAAGTCCCTGAGTATGTTATTGATAAGCAGATTGGAAATTTTGAGATTCCTTTTTATGAAGAAGGGTTTGATGAAATTAATTTAATTGATTGGAATAGCGGATATTTTAGTTATGCTAAAGATGAATTAATAAGAATAATAGTTGATAAAGATGTTATTCAAGATTTTATGAGAGGATTTGACCAGTGCAATTCTCATCATAAGTATACTCTTGATGTTCATTGTCAAAAGTGTGCAGAAGAAGTCGCAAAACGAACCGATAATGAAATCCTTATTCGCGCAGCAGAAATCCATGATTATGGGAAGATGTTGACGCAGGAAGAAAAACCTGATGGTAGTGGTGAATGTCGCTATTATAGCCACCATAATAAGGGGTGTTATGAGTTAATGCATCCTCTTGCATGGGTTGGTTTCGAAGATTATGATAAGTGTCTTGAGTGCTTATTCTATGTAAACTTTCATATGTTGCCCTTCTTTATTGAGACCGAAAAGGCTCAGAAAAAGTGGGAGAAAATTATGGGAAAGGAAAAGCTTGATAATCTTTTCTTATTTAATAAATGTGATAGGATTGCAAGTGGTACACAGTAATGTGGAAGCATCCTCTGCTTGGATATATTAAAGAAGTAAAAGCTCTATATGCTTATAATCACAATCCTATTCAAGATTGGAATTTTAAGCATTGGCTTGAATACCTTTCTGAACAATCAGAAAAAGCTTATATTGTAAGTCTTTTGGATTTGCTTGATGTATTTGAGCCTCTTGATATGACCATTGATAATGAATATGTGCTTTTCCATTACAAGGGTTTTATTGACCTTAGTGATATGGGATATTCTGAGGAAACCTTTTTCTATCTATATGATGGACTTTATCGAGAGTGTCGTTCTTGTGTCTTTGATGTAAAGAAAGAAGAACTTGTACTTTGTTCTCTAAATAAATTCAAGAATATGGGGGAAGATGCTTTTGATTGGTCTGAAAAGGCTATTCGAGAAAAGTATACTTCTGCTCAAAAAATTTGGATTACCAATAAAATGGACGGTAGTTATCAGCAATTCCGATATATTACTAATTCTGATGGTTCTGGAACAATTTTTGGGTCGGGTTCTCAGGCTATTAGTCTGAATGAATCTTGGAGACTAAAAGAGGGATTTGGTCTTTTGACTGATTCTCAAAAGCAAATGATTAAGGATTATCCTGATTATACTTTTATTTTTGAGTTCATTTCTACTAAAAATGCTATTGTTGTTCATTATACTAAGGAACAAGAGGGAATGTATCTAATTTCTGCTCGTTCTTGTGTTGATGGAACTGAGATGGATTTTGATACTGTTCGTAGTATTGCTACTCTTTATGATAGTAAGATGGTAGAGTATTACGATTCTGAAAATCTGGATTCGCTTCTTGCTCAGGTTGATAACTTTTCTTCTAATGAAAAAGAGGGCTGGGTTATCCGTATGCGAGATGAGAACGATAATGATTTTCGCGTGAAAGTGAAAGTAAACGATTACGTTTTAATGCATCGTGTGATTAGTAAGCAAGTGTCTCCTAATGCAGTAATTGAAGCGCTGGCTTATGACAAGTATGATGATTTCTACTCTAAAGTCCCCGATGCTTTCAAAGATATTGTAAAGGGTTTTTATCTTGAGACTGTAAATTATATTAATACTCGTACTACTGCGGCTATGAATTGGTATTATCAGATGATGGAAGAGCTTAAAAACCAGCTTAAAAATTATCCTGAAAATTATATTAATAAGCTTAAGATGGTATGGATTAGTGAAAACGTGCCTAAGTGTATTGCAAGTGATGTAAGGAACATGGTAAATGAGAAAGAGACTCAATATCTTATTCGTCGTGGTTCTCCTTATCGTCACGCAGAGATTCTTAAACTAAAGAATCAGCATGAAAAGGCTATTAGACAAGCAAAAGAAAGACAAAACAATTTAAAGAAAGAAGAGTGATTACAATGGTTAATGTAAAGATTAAGAAGTTGACCGAGACAGCAAAGATTCCGACAAAGGCTCATGCAGAGGACGCTGCTTTTGACCTTTATGCTGACATTCCCAATGATACTTTTATTCCTTGGGGTAGCACAGAAGAGCGTAATGGTTTGAAGATTCTTCCTCATACTACTGTAAAGGTTGGAACAGGTGTAGCAATGGCAATTCCTAATGGTTATTGGGGTGCTATTTATGCTCGCAGTGGTATTGCAACGAAGCAGGGATTGCGTCCTGCTAATGCTGTAGGCGTGGTGGATAGTTCCTATCGTGGCGAAATTATTGTAGCTCTTCATAACGATTCTTCGGAGACTCAGATTATTGAGCATGGACAGCGTATTGCTCAGTTTATGCTTGCGCCTGTTATTCCGACAGAGTTTGAAGAGACTGACAATCTTGATGAGACTTCTCGTGGAGCAGAGGGCTTTGGAGATTCTGGCAAATTCTAATCGTATAGACGATAATAAAATTCAGTTTTTATTTTGAGGTAAAATAAATGACTTTTAATTTTTTTAAGTGCGACAAATGTGGAGCTCGTGTAGGGATTGACCTTGCTAAGAATTTGCCTGATTTTGAAACTCCTCGATATGAGGAAGATGGGACAATTTTTTTCAAGGATGCTCATATGATTTGTCCTGTTTGTAAGGGTGAGATGAGCTTCGTTTTTGAAGAGAATGAAGATTAGAATAATAGGGAGGACCAGTAATGGATACTCCCAATTATAATAAATTACTTTTTTATGATACGGAAACAGTAGGGATTAAACCCCCTTATATTATAAGTTTGGGTTATATCTTATGTGAAAACAATAAAATTGTTAAAAGAGATATAATCAAATGCAATCCAAAATATCACATTTCAGAGGGCGCATCTAAGGTAAATGGATTTACAGATGAGATGGTAAAAGATTGGCCCACTTTTGAGGAAGAGTGGCCTAAGATTGCACCATATTTTGAAAATGCTATACTTGTTCGGCACAACTTACCCTACGATATTGGCAGTATTAAGGCAGAATTTAAACGTTATAACCTGCCCGAACTTCACGGTTTTTATGTGGATACTTTACCTATAGCAAGAAAGTATATTCCAAAGCCCGAAGTGCCGAATCATAAGTTAGGAACTCTTTGTGAATATTTTGGTATTAATCTTGAAAATGCGCATACTGCTGACGCAGATATTTATGCAACTATGAAGTTATTTAATAGATTAGTTAGAATTACAAAAGGACAAATGGACGTAAAGGAGTTTTAAAGGAATATATGGTAACACTTTATTCTACAGGGTGTCCAAGATGTAAAGTTTTGGAAAAGAAATTAACTCAGAAGAATATTGAATTTGAGTTAAAAACTGATTTTGATGTTAATGCTTTTCTTGAAAAGGGATTTTCTTCTGTACCACTTTTGGAAGTTGACGGAGAAATTTTAACTTTTGAAAAGGCAAATCAATGGATTAATAATAATTAAAGGGGGAATTTTATATGGATATTTCACTTCGTCTAACCAAAGACTTTGAAAGATGCCTTGAAGACCTAAAAAAGAAATACGGTGAAGATTTCGAATATATTAACGGTGTTCATTCAAGTTAGCTGGATTTTTCTGAGTTCCTTGATAAATTTGTAAATCAGAGCACTATGGCAGATGCAACAATTGACCCCAATGCTAATGCTAATCATCGTGATATTCGTTCTTTTATGACAGAAAAAGGAAAGAGCGAAGATAAGCTTTTTGGGCTCAATAAAATTTTCCTTGAAATTAAAAAGAAATGGGGACTTCGTACTGCTAAAGCTTGGCTTGAACAAGAATTTAGTAAAGGATTTTATTTGAATGATTCTTCGTCTGCCAGTTATTTCCCTTATTGTTGGGCGAATGATTTGAGCCGTTTAGCAAGAGAAGGGTTGTTTTTCCTTGGAGGATATAATAATCAACCCCCAAAACATTTGGATACTTATTTTGACGATGTTATTGAATTCGTTTCATTCCTCAGTAACCGTCAATCTCGGGCCGTTGGGCTTCCAAATGTAATTGTTTGGGCTTATTATTTCTGGAAAATAGATGTACAAAATGGACATTATTTTAATGACCCAGATACTTATTTAAAACAATATTTTCAAAAATTTGTTTATAGACTTAATCAACCTTTCTTAAGAATTGACCAATGTGCGTTTACAAATGTTTCTATTTTTGACCGACCCTATCTTGAATCTTTGTTTGGCGGTCTTGAATTTCCTGATGGGTCATTTGCTATTGACCAAATAGAGGAAATTATGAAGTGTCAGCGTTTGTTTATGGATGTGGTTAGCGATATTCGAACTGAGAATATGTTTACTTTCCCTGTGTTGACTTATTCCCTTTTATATAAAAATGGAAAGTTTGAAGACGAGGAAACAGCACGATGGGCTTGCTACCATAATATTAAGTGGTCAGATTCTAATTTCTTTGTATCTGATAATGTGGGTGTTCTTTCAAATTGTTGTCGTTTGCTTTCAGACACACAAAAACTTGATGCTTTTGTCAACTCTATTGGTGGTACAGCATTGTCTGTGGGCTCTTGTCGCGTAAGCACAATAAATCTTATGCGTATTGCTTACGAAACTAAATTTAACAAGAAAAAATATATCGAGCTTCTTAAAGACCGTGTTCTTTTGGATTGTAAAGCTTTGACCAGTATGCGCCATATTCTTAAGCGAAATATTGAAAAAGGTTTGCTTCCCAATTATCAAGATGGGGCAGTTGAGCTTGATAAACAATATTGTACCATTGGCATTCTTGGTATGTATGAAGTTATTGACTCTTTCGGTTTAGTTGAAACTGATGAGTTTGGAAATAAGAGTTATACTGATGAAGGACTTGAATTTGCTTCTGAAATATTAGATACAATAAATCAAGTTAAAGATGAATTCGAGTGTGATTTTTCTTTTAATATTGAATCTATTCCACGGGAAAATTGTGCTGGCGTAATATGTACTGCTGACAATCTTTTGTTTGAACAGGACAAATATTTTATTTATTCTAATCAATGGATTCCACTTACAGAGCAATGTACAATTAAAGAGAAATGTCGTTTGGGTAATATCCTCGACCAGAAATGTGGCGGTGGGTGTATTGCGCATATTGATATTGAAAATCGTTTTGCTACTAAAGATACAGCATGGGAGATGCTTAATTATGTAGCATCAAAGGGAGTTATTTATTTTGCTTTCACAACTAAAATTAATGTGTGCGAAGATAAACACTCTTTTATTGGGGCTCAAACCTGTCCCATTTGTGGCAAACCTGTGGCAGACCAATACGCCAGAGTGGTAGGATTTTATACTCCTGTCAGCAGCTACCAAAAAATTAGAAAGAAAGAATTTAATTTAAGACGCTGGTACAATGTGCTTGATGCCGATTCTATTATGAAAGGATAAAATTATGGAAGATAAAATTCATCTTAAAGGTGTAATTATGGAGGACTTTGTAAATTATGCGAAGCCCTCTATCTTCCTAATCACTTGTCAATGCGATTGGAAATGTTGTCATGAAGCAAATATTCCCATTTCTGTATGTCAGAATGAGCCTATTGTAAGACAACCCACAAAAGAATTTTTAATTTCTTCTGTTTACAAGGCTTATATTGAGAATGAAATTACAAAGGCAATTGTCATAGGAGGACTTGAACCCTTCATGCAATTTAATGAGATTTTATCTCTTTTAAAATATTTCAGAGAAAATAATTGTTATGATGACTTTGTAATTTATACTGGATATTATAAAGAAGAAATAGAAAAAGAAATTAAGCAATTAAAAAAGTATCCTAATGTAATTTTAAAGTATGGACGATATAAGCCTAATACGCCTTCGCGTTTTGATGGTATTCTTAAAATTACTTTAGCTTCAGATAACCAATACGCAGAAAGGATTTCCTAATGTTAAAAATTGTTTTAAATGATGATGTTGATTTAGTAGAGGAAACTAATAGACAATTAGCTGAAATGAAAGTTAAATATGGAAAGCAATATTGTCCATGTGGTTTAACACAAACAGATGATATGGTTTGTATTTGCAAATCTTTCCGAGAACAAAATTTTGCAGGGGAATGTAACTGCGGAAAATACAAAAAAGTTGAAGTTTGATTTTAAGGAGGAACGCAATAATATATTGTGTTCCTCCTTTTTTATTCTTTTTTATTTTGTAAATTTTCCTTGACAAATGGAATGAAACGTGTTATAATTTCAACAAGAATATAAGAACGGAGGTTCTGATTTTATTAATACGCAGATTGAAGAAAGACTTGAAACAGATTTTAAGACATTAACCGAAAAGGGTTTTGAGGTAGTAGGAGTGTATCTGGCAGGGGCGCAAAATTATTCTTTGTCAGATGAATTTTCTGATGTTGACACAAAGGCTATTGTGCTACCTCATTTCGAAGATATTGTTCGTTCTAAACAATGGGTAACAGATACAATCATTAATGCTGACGATTCACATACGGAAGTTAAAGACATTCGTAATATGTTTGATTGTTATAAGAAACAGAACGTCAATTTTCTTGAGACTCTTTTTACAAAATATTATTATTTAAATCCTGATTATACAGGTGAGTGGCTTGGAGCAATTGTTAAGAATCGAGAAAAAATTGCTCATTATGATGAATGCAGAGCTATCAAGGCAATGTATGGTAATATGCTAACAAAGTATAAAAATATGTATAAGTCCATCCCGCATAGTGCAGCCGAAATTGAACAGTATGGATACGCTTTAAAAGATTATCATCATTTAATGAGACTGGCACAATTTATTAGAAGATATATTTCAGGCGAGAAATATGAATCTATTTTAATTGCAGAAGACCGAGAAAAACTTATTGAATATAAGCGCATAGGTTTCCCTCTCGAAGAAGTTTCCAAGATTGCAGAAGAAACTCTTAACACGACAAAAAAGTTAGTGGATGATACTTTAGTAGAGTGGGAACAGACTAAAAAGGTAGATAAAGAAGCAGAAGAAATTCTTCATCGGGTAGAATTTGATTTTATTAAACAAAGTCTTTTACATGATTTGGGGACAGAAAATGGATAAAAACGAAAAATTGTGGTTTTCGACCAAAAAACGACCGTCATACCACAATATATTGTGGTCAGAGGATTTTAGAGACACAAGATGTTGTGGTGAACAAGCAAATAAAATCTGTCTTTTATTTGGGGATGTTTCGGACGATGATTATAGAAAAATTTTAGATGCAAAAGATGATTGGAGACACGCATAATGGAGAAGATTACTTTAGACAAAATCAATATTGGAAATATTGTAGTTGCAAGAAATGGTTGGACGGGTTATATTACAGAAATTGAGGAAGTCGATAACAGCTTCGTTTCGAATTTAACTAAAAAAACTGTTGAAACCTCTGCGAAAGTTCTAATTGGGGTGAGGACAGACGGAGAAAAAGAGGGATTCATTTTTAGATGCCCAGTATATATGGTTGGAAGAACGTTTTCGCAAATTGGAATTTATAAAATTAATGACAATAGTGAAATTATTAGTGCGGCTAAAACAATCAAAAAGCTTCCAGAAAATACTCTTGCTTACAACAGAAGAATTGGTGAATCTAAAGTTTATCAATATGAACATTTAGACGAGAACGTTTTAAATAAAATTAATGAACTTGTTGACGCTGTTAATAAGTTGAACGGAGTATATAATAATGAGTGTTAATATTATTGAAAAAATTAAGTCTCTTACAGAAGAGTTAAAACATTACGCTTGGGCTTATTATCAGAATGATGCACCTGAAATTACAGATGCGGAATATGATAAAAAATGTGACGAACTTAAGAAGATGGAAGATGAAGCTAATTATTGGCTGGCAGATTCTCCTACCCGAAAGGTTCAAGGAGCATTGCTCGATTCATTAAAGAAGGTTAAGCATCCTGTTCCTATGCTTTCTGCTGATAAATCGACGGACATTGCGGATGTAATTAAATTTGCAAGGAATAAGGAAATTACTATTAGCTATAAAGATGATGGTGCAACACTTGTTCTACATTATAATAATGGTGAACTTGTTCAAGCAGTTACTCGTGGCGATGGTGAAATCGGTGAAGATGTTACCCATACTGCTAAGATGATTAAGAATATTCCGATGTGCATTTCTTGCACAGAAGAAATAATTGTTCGCGGCGAAGCTGTTATTCCTTGGGATAAATATCGTGAGATGAATGTTGACGGCACTCTTGGGCATCCGAGGTCAATCGCGGCAGGTGGTCTCCGTCAGCTTGATTCAAAGGAAGCTGCAAAGCGTAACATTTATTTCTATGCTTTTAATCTTGTTAATTGGAAAGATACTGGTGTAACAACTCATGCTACAGCTATGAAGTTTTTGGAAATCATGGGCATTCCTGTTGTTCCTTATGCCGTTCTTGATGATTATGATGCTGATTCGATTAAATACCTCACCGAAATGGATTTTAATCGTGAGCGTTATAACATTCCTACCGATGGTTGGGTATTCCAGTTTAATGATTTAGCTTATGGTGAAAGTCTTGGGATTACTGCCCATCATCCTCGTAATCTGTTTGCATTAAAACCTGAGACCACAACTTATAAAACAATTTTCCGTGGAGTGGAATTTAATCCCACTCGTACTGGTTTGATTTCTCTTACAGGATTGTTTGACCCTGTGGATATTGACGAGACCATTGTTTCTCGTGCGACACTTCACAATGTTTCTTACTTCAAAGACCTTGAGCTTGGTATTGGAGATGAAATTGAAGTCGCAAAGATGAATGAGATTATTCCTGCTATTCTTAAGAATAATACTCGTTCTAATACTTATAAGCTTATTGAAAATTGTCCTTGTTGTGGTTCTAAGCTTGTGTTGAATCAGGCAGAATCTGGTACGGAAACTTTGATTTGTCCAAATGAGAATTGTGCTGCTAAACAGCTTGCTCAGTTTGTGCATTTTGTTTCCAAGCCTTGTGCAAATATTGAGGGCTTGAGTGAAGCAATCCTTTCTAAGTTTATTGACCTCGGCTTTATTAAGACTTTTGCGGACATTTATCATTTGTCCGACCACAAGGATGAAATCATTAAGCTTGATGGTTTTGGTGAAAAGAGTTATAAGAAGCTTTATGAAGCTATCGAGCTATCTCGTGAAATTAAGCTGAGTAATTTTATCACTGCCCTTGGTATTCCTCTTATTGGAAAGACTGCTGGTAAGACTGTTTCTAAGGCATTTAATGGTAACTATGGTTTCTTCCAAGATGCGTGGGAACATGGATTTGATTTTAGCACTCTTGATGATTTTGGTAAAGCAATGGCAGATGCTATGAATGATGCTTGGGTTAATCCTAATCCTCTTTGGGCTGGACTTGATAAGGAGTTTAGTTTTATTGTGGAAGAAGCCCCAAAGATTAGTGCAGATGATTTTATTTCAGGTAAGACTTTTGTTGTTACGGGCAGCTTTAATAATTATAAGCGCTCAGAATTAGAGCAAATTATTACTGACCGTGGAGGAAAGCTTTCTGGTTCAGTATCGGCTAAGACTTCTTTCTTGCTTACAAATGATGGAGATAGTGGCTCAAGTAAGGCTGAAAAGGCTAAGAAGCTTAATATTCCTATTATGTCAGAAGACGAATTTATTAAGAAAGCAGGACTTTAAAATGGAAACTATTAAACAGTTTTTTGATGCTTATGCTTTTCTCTCTAATTTTTATAATGTCCCTGTAAGTTATAATGGCTTAACCTATCAAAATTCAGAAGCGGCTTTTCAAGCGCAGAAAGAAATTAGAGATGAAGACCGCAAAAAATATACTTCCATGAATCCATCTCAAGCAAAACTCGCTGGTAGGCATTGTAACTTGCGTAAAGATTGGGAAGATATTAAAGAGCAAACAATGTATGAGATTGTTAGTGCGAAATTTACCCAGAACAAAAACCTTGCCAAACTTCTTATTGACACTGGCAATGCATATCTTGAAGAGGGTAATTGGTGGCATGATACAACATGGGGAGTTTGTAATGGGGTAGGCCAAAACAAACTCGGAAAAATTCTTATGCGTGTTAGAGAGGAGATTGCTACATGAATCAGTTTATGGCAACCCCTATTGATAACACTAAAGATGGAGAATGTTCGCAATGTGGAAGATGCTGTAGTGCAATTTTGCCTGTAAATCCAAATCAGATTCTTCGCATTAAAAAGTATCTCAAGAAGCATCCAGAGATTAAACCGCACAATTATACTCCTCTTTTATCTTCTAATTTTATGGATATTTGCCCATTTCTTTCTGAGGATAAAAAGTGTATGATTTATGAGGTAAGACCTGATATTTGTAGGAGATTTATTTGTTCAAAGTACAAAGACCCTAATTACAAGCCAATGGATTATCGCTATGTTAAGCTAATTAATATGCTTACAACATTTAGCAACGAACCTTGTCCACAAGCTCCAAATCTTGATGGGCTCAATGAAATTCTGGAAGACCAGAAAGAAAGGGCTTACGGTAAAAAGAATGTACGTTAAATATTATTGCTCTTATTGCGATAAAGAGTTTCAAGATAAATTATCTTGCCTTGTTCATGAAAAGATAGAACATATTGGCTATACAAAAGACGTAGCAGAGATAATTTCTTGTGGCTATCATCCTTGTGATTATTGCGCTCATGCTTTTTATGTGTATGGTTGTGAGCAGGATTGCCAGTATACATCAGAGTGTATGGCGAAACATAAATGGGCTAAGTTTAAGTATAGTGAGGGACGCGATGAAAGAGCTTGAGTATACACATCAAAATAAGAAATTTGGTGAGTCACTATGAATTATTACATTTCTGATTTACACCTATTTCATACGAACGTAATTAAGTTCGACTCGCGCCCATACGATACAACAGAAGAAATGGAAGTAGACCTTATTTCTCGCTGGAATACTCAAGTATCTAAAGGAGACCATGTATACTGCCTTGGGGATTTCATTTGGAAAGCTGGTTCTGATGAGTGGCTTCGTATTATTCATAAATTAAATGGCAATATTCATTTAATTTTGGGCAACCATGACCCAAGACAATATTCTACAGGAGTTCAAAAAGCTTTAACTGAAATTACTCATTATAAAGAACTTAATGAAAAAGTAGACGGAAAAGATTATCGTTTAGTCCTTTCTCATTATGCAATTCTAAGTTATTATGGTTCTTGTTATCCGCAAACTTTTCATTTGCATGGACATACTCATGTAACTTCTGAGCAAAGCTTGGTGGAAGATTTTGCAAAAATGGCAAAAGAGAAATTAGCTCAGTCTGATAATCCTTATCAAAACAGAGCTCAAATGATTAATGTTGGTTGTATGATGCCTTATATGAATTATACTCCACAAACATTTGAATATCTTTTAATGAAATACAAGAAAGGAGAAACAAGAGCTTAATGAAAGTAACACTTTTGAATCCAGAAGTTCTTGAAAATCTTTATAAGAATCATGGAGTATTTGCTTGTGAATGTTATAATACTCCAAAGAAATATGCGGAGCGCGTAGGAAAGAATTGCGAAGATTCTGGACACATGAGCGGTTCTCGATGCGAATATATTAAATTTGAAATTGAGGGCGATAGAGGAACGTTAGAACAAATGATGCGTTCTGAAATTGGTGTCCGTTATGATAATCAAGACAAGTATGCTTATATGGATTTGATTGAAGCTATTCCTCGTGTCAGTCCTGATGAAGTTGTTAAGAACATGAGCTCGTTTCGCTACATAGATACTAATAATTTCACTTATATTACACCAACTCATATTGAAAAGAATGAAAAAGCTAAAGCTTTGTATCAAAATCTTATGAGCCATATTGACACAACTCGTAAGCTTATTCGTGACATTCTTACAGAAGATGGGGTAGAAGCTCACGCAGCGGTGGAAGATGCGAATTATATTCTTCCTCGCGCTACAAATACTACTTTAGCTATTGGTTTTACTCCTGAAGCTTTGATTACTTTTATGCATAAGCGTTTATGTTCTCGTGCTCAAGAGCCAATTCGTAAGATTGCAGTTGAGATGAAGAAACAGGTTGCAGAAGTAAATCCTCGTTTTGCAAAGGAACTTATGCCACATTGTCAGTATTTAATGTGGTGTCCAGAGGGAGCAAAATGCTGTCATGCTTATCCTACCAGAGAAGAGCTTGCAGAAAAGTTGAAGAATCTTAAAAATAATACTTGACAAATAATAACACCTGTGGTATACTCAGATTAGAAAATGAGAAGCCATAGGTGTTTCTCTATATAAAGGAGAAAAATATGGGTAGAAAGTTGCCTTATAAAACCTTGATTTTAATGGATAGTTAGAAAGTAATTGTCCATGATTTAGCTTATGATGCTTATGACCAGATTTGCGAAATTAAAGTGATTGAACAAAATCTGTTAAATAAGTTTACAAATAAATTTCAAAAAGTAATTACTGGTATTATTCTTTCTAATGATGAATATACCTTTGAATATGATTGTTACGGCAAATGTGTTAACGGCGAATTTGATGTGGAGAGTTTAAGATGAAATATCAAGTATTTTTTAAAAATAGCAAAGGAAAGAAGTTTTGGCTAAAAGACTGTGAAACCATTGGTACAGCTTTTGGTATTGATTCCGATTTTTCTGAGGGTTGGAAAGTTATTAAGCGTCATATTGATGCTATGAATGATGTAAAAATCATCCAGTTAAAAGAGAAATATGGCGAACAATACGATGAAGAAAAGGCAAAGAAATCTACATTTAAGAGTTATTATACTCGAATGAATTTCAATGAAGATATGAGCGAAATTATTATTGATGTGGGTTCTTGGTCTGAGTTTTATATTTTTAAGAAAATTGAAGAAACAGAGGAAAACAAAAATGCTTGATGTAAATAAGATTCTTAAAGAAGTAAAGCAAAACAGTTACGCTAAGGTGTTTTATTTTATTCCATGTGGCACATTTGATTCAAATAGTGATTTTGAAATTACTATTCCCACTCTCAATGGTAATCGCCCTTTTAATTTTTACATTTCTTCTATGCAAGCGGATGAATTTATAATTGACGGAACAGGTAATATTATCCCAGTAAATGAATTTTATGCTCAAGAAGAAAATTGTAACGCATATATGGAAGCCAATTATGATAAGTATGACTATTTTCCTGTTGGGTCTATTACTACCTGTCCCTCTTTGGCTGAATTTTTTCATACTCGTGATGAAGCAGAGGGTGTAGGTTATTATCTTTGCAATAAATATAATGGAAAGGTTTTGATGAAGTGAATAAATATAATGTTTTCGATAAAATTTTTCATCACAAGTCTTTTCTTTATTGGCAAAATTTAAAGATGCTACCTCGTCAGTTGAAATGGGCTAAACAGAGAGTAACTAAAGGATATTGTCGTTCGGATTGGTATGACATGGACAGTTGGTTTGCTTATGTCGTTGCTAATATGTTTGATGAATATGCAGAGAATACTTGTTCTCATCCTTGGGAGATTAATGACCCAGATGATTGGAAAGATATTCTTAAAGAGATGGCAACTCATTTGCGCAATGCTGGAATTGAAGAAATTGCGGATGAAAAATATTCTCACATGGCAGATAGCAAAGCTAAGATTCGTGAGCAAAACAAATGGAGAAAAGAAGAACTTCATAAATTCTGCGAACTTTTTGAAAAGTATTATTTTGATTTATGGGATTGAGGTAACAAAATGATTTATATTTATGATGTTTATGCATATCTTCAAGATATTGTTTATGTTATTCATGACACAGAAAAGAAATTAATTGATGCTGGGGCTAAAATTACTGATGTAAGAATTATTCCTTACGATAAAAGCATTCTTAGTGAGCAAGAAGTCGTAGCTTATATTTATTATGAGGCTGAAAAGGAGATTGAGTTGTGATTTATTTAGACCATGCAGCAACTAATCCAATCAATCCTCGTATTTATCAAATATTAGTAGAAGACCTGCAAGACCTGTGGGGAAATGCGAGCACCATGTATGATATTGGTATGGAATCCAAACGAATCCTTGAAGCAAGTCGTGCAAAAATTGCACATTGTTTAGGTGTAGATACCGATGAAATTTATTTTACTTCTGGTGCTTCTGAGGGGAATAGTTGGGTTTTAAATCAGAAAGGAAGATGTCTCTGTTCTCCTTATGAACATGATAGTATTCTTTTGAACCCAAAGTCTTGTATTATTGATGATGATTATCTCAATATGGCTGTATTAGGTGCGCTTTCTAATGATATTTTGATTAGCTCTTTTGAGAATTTCCTTTTAAGTTGGCAACTTGTAAATTCTGAAACGGGAGAAATTTTTAATCTTAATAAATATAGTCATTATGCACATGAACTCGGTATGGCATTTCATACTGATATTACTCAAGCTATTGGCAACATAAAACTTAATCTTAAAGGTTGGGGAATAGATTGTGCAACAATGTCAGGACATAAAATTGGTGCTCCTAAAAATATTGGAGTAGTTTATTTTAACAAAGAAGTATTTCCTCCTGACAAAATTAAGCCTCTAATCTGTGGACATCAAGAAAAGGGAACTCGTGGTGGAACTGAAAACGTTCCTTTTTGTCACGCTTTGGCATTGGCAGTCGATGAAGCTGTAGCATTGCAAGAAAATAAAATGGCTTATTGTAAAACCTTAAAAAAGGCATTTTATGATGAGCTTATGAAAAATAATTTTGTCAATGATTATGTTTACATCGTCTCTCCAGCGAATAGTGTAAATTCTACTATTAATATTTGTTTCAAGGACGTTGAGAGTGAAGTTTTGCAGATGATGCTTAATCAAGACGAAATTTGTGTAGCAACTGGAAGCGCGTGTTCGACGGGAACAATGGAACCAAGCAAAACACTCGAATACATGAAAGTGCCAGAAGATTATATTCGAGGAGAAATTCGCCTGACTTTTGATGAAAGTAATGATATTGGTGATTTAATTCTTACGGCACAAAAACTAAAGCAACATTATTTGGAGTTGATTTCAAATGGCTGATTTTAAATTAAGTGAATATCAGGAAAAGATTCAAGATTTCTTTTTGAACCATCCGCATGACAATATGCTTGTTAATGCACTGGCTGGTAGCGGTAAAACAACAACAGTTAAGTTGCTTTTAGATGATGTAAATGTAACTTCTGTTTATTTAGCTTTTAATGCTTCTGTAGCAGAAGAATTTAAAGTTAAAATTACCAATCCGAAAGTAAAAGTTTATACTTTGCATTCTTTAGCATATAGCATAATGTTAGCAAATTTACCAGAAAATCAAGGTGGGTTTGGAAAAGGAAAAGCTGAAAAAGTTTCTGTTGATAATCTTAAAATTTATAAGATTGTAGAAAATTATGTTAATAATTATGAAAAGGGTATGGACTTTTTTGAACTCTTTTTTTGGAAAGAAAATTTTGTGGCTTTATATAATCTTATTCGAACTACTTTAATTGATTATACAAACATTGTATCATTAAAAAGACTTATAAAAACACATGGTCTTTTTATTGATTATGAACATGGATATAATATTCCAAATGATACTGTTTTATTAAAAGTTATTGATTATATTGCAAAAGAAGATTTAAAACAGTTTGAACAATATAAGGTTATAGATTTTGGAGCAATGCCTTATATTACTTATTTAAAATTAAAAAATAAAGAATGGAAAGTTCCATATTATCATCTTTATTACAATATTGGTATTGATGAGGCACAAGATGTTTCTGTATTGTTACAAAAATTTTTACCTTTTATAAAAAGAAAAGGTGGACGTTTTATTTTTATTGGCGACCATCATCAATGTCAACCTGCTGGGACAAAAGTATCTTTAATTGATGGACAAGAAAAAAATATTGAGGATTTAGTGTATGGAGACCGTATAGTTGAGTATTCTACTGAAAGAGGAGATTTTAGAGTTGATGGAGAAAGGTTTGGGACAGGAAATAGTGGACTAAGAGAAGATGGTAGTTTTCGTCCCGCTCGAAATAATCAAGCCAATGAATTAAAAGGTGTTAGTTCAAAAGGAAATACTGATATTCGTTATGAAGTAATAGATAAACAACGTTTTTATGTAGACCATTTAATTACGATTGAAACTGCAAATCAGAAAAAATCTTCTTATACTACCAATCATAATTGTTTTGTTAAATTTAATCGAGAAGCGACTCAAGAAGCTACTTGTTTATATTTAATGGAACGTAGAGACGGGACTTTTAGAATTGGCATTGTAAAAATGTATGCCTCAACTAAAGTCTTGGGCATAAAGACAAGAGCAAGGTCAGAAGGTTTTGATAGATGTTGGATTCTTAATATTTATGATAATCGAGAAGATGCTTGGGTAGCAGAACAAACCTATTCTTTAAAATATCAAATTCCACAAATTATTTTCCAGACAGAAAAAATTAATTATACAGAAGAAGATATAAAAAAGATTTACATGGGGGCAGGAGAAAATTTAAGAGCTCATGCTATTGCTTTGTTGGAGGAGTTTGGTCGAGATATAAATTATCCTTTATGGACAGTAGATAATCTAAAAAATCATACTGCCAGAGACCATTGTTTTATTACTCAGGCTTGTAATATTATCCCTAAATATATGGACGCATTGAGTTATGAAGATGCTAAGACTAATTTGCAACCAAGAAAAGGTGAAAAATGGGGAAAATATCGTCCTATTTACACTAATATTACAAATTTAAAACATACTTATGGTCACTTTGTTGTTTATGGCATTACAACTTCTGTTTATCATTCTTATGTGGCAGATGGATTAGTGACGCATAATAGCATTTATGGCTTTGCTGGGGCTGATAGTAATTCTTTTATGCATATAAAGGAAAATTTTGCTCCGATTGAAACATTTGACCTCCCTATTTGCTATCGTTGCCCTACTTCTCATTTGACAAATGTGAACAGAACCTTTGGTATTCCAATTCTTCCTCGTCCAGATGCGCCAAAGGGAGAAATTATTAGAATTAACAAGGAAGATATTTGCAGATTTGCAAAGGGTGGAGATAAAATTGTTTCTCGTTACAATCGTTGGTTAGCACCTGTAATTCTCGACCTTGCTACCCATGGTATTCCTGTTTGCATTCCTGATAAAGAGCTTGTAGAAAACTTAAAAAAAGTCGTAACTAAACGAGCAAAGAAATGCCCTAACACTCGTGCTTTAAGGGAATGGTTCGATAAGGATATTCGTAAATATCAAGAAAGAGTTTCCAAGATTGTTAATTCTAAAGTTCTTAATGAAGAACACAAAGAAAATCTTTCTTTAAAAGAACAAGTAGAGACAGTAGCAGATAGCAATTCTAAAATTGATAATATTAATTTCGTTCTTGAAATTCTCAAATACTATCAAAACAGGTCAGGAAATACTTCTACTTTAGAGTTTCAGAAGTATTTAGATAAACTTTTAAATACTTCTCCATCTTCTGATTGTGTCACTTTAAGTTCTGTTCATAAAGCAAAAGGGCTTGAAGCAGATAATGTTTTTGTCTTAAATGAGGGGAAAGTTTGTTTTGACCCTCGAAATAGTCCAGAACTTCAACAACAAGAAAAGAATCTTAGCTACATTTCTTTGACCCGTGCTAAGAATAAAATGTACCTTGTAAAAGAACCATCAGCTCAAAATACTAAAAGAGGTTAAAATATGGCAGATAAAAATAGTCAGGTTTCTATTTTAGGGTGTTCTCCCCAGTGTCCATTCTTCCCAAAAAGTGTTGGACGGGTAGTTGATTGGGCATATGATGAAAAAATTCCTTGGCTAAAACGCAGAGCAAAGCCAAAGAAATTTATCTGCCAATATGATGGCTCAGTAATTCGTAGTTGGGATAAACATCCTTGTGCTAAGAAATTAGATGAATTAGCTATATCTAAAGAAGAATTAAAGGAAGAAGCTAAAGAAAATAAAAAGAATAAATCTAAAAAGAAGAGGTAAAATAAAATGAAAGAAGCAAGCGGCAATTATTTTTATAATCCCAATATTAAAACCAACTCTAATGATGGTGATGGTTTTTATTCTGCTGGCACCTCTACAAAAGATGCTGCTAAGGATTTGGATTTCTATGGAAAGTATTATCTTGGGCTAAAAGAAAAGCTTAAGAAATATAACATTGATATTGAAGATAATGAGGACATCGAAGACTATGAAGATGCAGAAGAATATTCTCCCATGTACGATAATTACGAAGAGCGTCAGGTCGATTTGCTAAGTCTTCCTGTTTATTATCATATTGCATTTGCAATTCCTGCTGATTTGAGCTTTGGTAGCACTACTGCACGACAAATTGATGCTTTTTATGGACTTCGCAACAAGCTTGAAAAGGCAGTTGAAAAGTATGAGGATGAATGTGAAGACCTTGAAACTGGATGGCTTAAGGCAGGAGATACTATTTGCATTGAGAATATTTTTGTAATGCTTACTACAAATAAGAAGTATCAGCGTCCTACACTTGAAACGATTCGTAGTTGTGTACGCGCTATTGCAGAAGAGTGTTATGAGAATAAGATTCGTTATTTGGCAATGCCTCGTGTTGGCTGTGGTCATGGACATCTTGATTGGGATGTTGTTAAGGAAGCTATCCTTGATGAATTTGACAATTATTTTGATGAGATGGAGGAAGAAGAGTATCGTCCCTTTATCACATTCTGCTATCAGTAAGCAAAAAAATCATAAAAACCTATTGACAAATCATGTGGGGTATGGTAATATAACACCATACCTCATTTGATTATTTATAGAGAGGAGATTTTCTTATGGAAAAGACACCTGTTTATTTGATTATGGTTACATCTGACAACCATAATAAATTCTATAATTGTGAACCAAATTCTGATGGGACTTTTACTGTAAAGTATGGTCGAGTAGGTGGTCACGAAAGCACCAAAATCTATCCCATGTCTAAATGGGATTCTCAAATTAATTCCAAACTTAAAAAGGGTTACGTTTCTCAGACTCATCTTATGTCAGACGTAATTGAAAATTCTAAAGAAGAAGAACTTACAGAGGGAAAGGATAAGTTTTCAATTATTGAAAACAAGTCTGTGCGAGATATTATTAAGCGTCTATATGATTTTGCGAACAAAGTTGTTCAGTCTGCTTATAAAGTTAAATCTTCCGTTGTTACTCAGGCTATGATTGATGAAGCTCAGAGTTTAATTGATAATCTTGCTCTCAATTACGAGAATATGGATTATAATCAGTTCAACAAAAAGCTTTTGGAAATCTTCATGGTTATTCCTCGTAAAATGAGTAATGTAAGTGATTACCTTATTTATAAAAATGACATGGATTCTTTTAAGTCTATTATTGACCGTGAACAGAGCACTCTTGATGCTATGGCAGGTCAGGTTTATAAGCCTGTAAAGGCTGTAAAGAAAAATGCTGATAGCGATACCAATAATAATGAAGTTTCTGTTCTTGATGAAATGGGCATTACTATGGAAGATGCTACTGCGGAAGATGTGACTCTTGTAAAAAAGATGCTTGGACGAGATAGTGACCGTTTTGTTAAGGTTTGGCGAGTTAATAATCACGAAACAGATGAGCATTTTAAGGAGTTTTGTTCTGAATATAAGATTAATAATACAAAACTTATGTGGCACGGGTCTCGAAGTGAAAACTTTTTCAATATTCTTAAGACTGGCTTGAAGATTCGACCTGCCAATGCAGTATACACAGGTTCGATGTTTTCTGACGGGCTCTATTTTTCTACTCTTGCCCGAAAGAGTATCGGTTATACTTCCACTTCTGGTTCTTATTGGGCGCGAGGTAATGCTCAAACTGGATTCATGGCAATTTTTGAAGTTGCTTATGGTAATCCATATACGGTTTATGAACATACTTCTGAATGTTATCATTTTAATTTTAATGTTCTTCAAAAGAAAAATCCTCCTTGTCATTGTGTTTATGCCTCTCCTGAAAAGGGAATGCTTCGAAATCCTGAAATTATTTTTTATCGTCCTGACCAAGTTACGGTTCGTTATCTTGTCGAAATTAAGTAAAACAAATAAAAATAATTGAGGTAAAATATATGCCTGTTAATTTGATTACTCACAATGCAGAATTTTTCTCCCTTCCTTCTGATTTTCTTCCAATTCCTACACAGATTGTTAATTCAGTTAAAGGTAATTATGTAGACTATTGCTATTCTGAGACAATGCTTCGAGAAGTGATTAAGAAAGCAAAGGAACAGAAAGTTAGTCTTGTTTATGAAAAAGTCCTTGACAAATACGGAGATTTGGATTATATTATTATTAGTCGAGGGCATTTCTTTAATACTCAAACCAATGAAAAGGTGAAAGAGCCCATGCAGTTGGACAAGAAGAATTTACCTTTTGGGATTATTATTCGGCAGAATGCTCCAAAAGCTTATAACGATGGTTTACCCAAAAAGCCAAAGGGCGTTACTAAATCCACTAAAAATAAGTCTCAATGGAAGAATTTTTTTGAGGGAAAGACAGGTATTATTACGATTTAATTATCACAAACAATTAGAAAGGACTCTAACAAAATGAAAAAGATTACTAACAGACTGATTGCCAAGTACAATATGTACGCAACGAAAAGTGACTGGGTAAAATATCAGTTTGGAAAGGTCCATATCATTTTTGCAATTATCACAGCTTTGGTTTTTGGTTTTGTTTTTGGTATGGATACTGAACGACAGACCATTCCAGAGCTTCTACAGGCAGAGCATGATAAGGCAGTAAGTGAAACCGCTCTTTATTATTCTGATGCCATTGAAGAGTATACTGAAATTCTTCATCACTATTCAGGATATATTTCTTCTGCAAATTCCGTAGAAAAGAAATATCTACGTTATATGACCAAAAGTGCTCTTTATGCTGAAATTGACCGAGTAGATAATTTCATGCAGAGTTTCGAGGAATTTGGCGCTGCTGAAAATCCTCTTTATGGAGAACTTGACAATTATAAAGAAGAAATTCAGAAGACCATTGCTTCTGGACGTTATCTTTATCCTTACACTGATTGGGATTATGAGATGCTTGCTTTTTGTATCTGGCATGAAGCTGGTTCTTCCTTTATTTCGATGGAAGAAAAGATGGATGTCGGTTGTGTTGTTCTAAATCGTCAGCTTCAGGGTGGAATTGGTAAGCAGATGATTGACCCCTCTATTGAGGATGTTATTAATGAGGGAAAGAATGGCGGTATTGTTCAGTATCCTTATTCAACCAATGAATATTATTATGTAACTATCCCAGACGAATGTTACGAAGCAGCGAGACGAGTTCTTGAACGAGAAGTTGTTGCCCCTCGTAATGTATTGTATCAGGCAACATTCCCGCAAGGTGAAGTTTATCATTCCTATTATCATCCTGAACTTGGTAATACAACCTATATTTGCTATGAATGAGGTAAATTAAATGAATTTGGTAAAAGATTATTATATTGTAGTAGCTGAGGTAAAAGACCCTGAGCGTCCTACTCATTGGGATAGGACTATTCTTGATGGCAAACTTTGTGTATTTTTGCATGAGATTATTACAGGAGAGCATTTCTTCTTTTGTGTGAATTATGGCACAGAAGATTATCCTGATTGGCATACTGTTACTACAACTCGTGTAAAATCTTTTAACGTTGACGGAGATGGAGAAGAAGTAAATTCTGTGACCGTAGAAACTAAAAATACGATTTATCATTTTACAAGATTGGAGACTTAAATATGATTAATTTTAACAATAAAGATGTATGTCCTTGTCTAAATTGTGAGCATAACAATGTTTGTATGTATAGAGAAAAGTTTACATTATATTATGACAAGGTAAA